ATTCTTCACCGGAAAAATATATTAAAACAAGCGATTTATTGACAGAATTTCACTTCGGTTGCAGTTTTAATGTTGACGCAGTGGACACCACCTACTCGTCAACCCACAACTGTTTATTTTATTAGAACTGAAGTTACTATAGCAGAATTTCTATAAATGTCAACATTTTTCAATAAAATGTTTGCTCTTTTCTGATACTTATAAACATGAAAACAAAATTTATATTTCTTATAATAAGTTTCTTACTGTTGGTAGGATGTAACACCGTTCCTAGTTTTACTTCTAATAATATTCTTAATTTAAGAGTGGTAGATGCTTCTCAAAACATACTGAGAGGTGGTCAACCAGATGCGAAGGGATTTATATATTTGAAATCACTTGGTATAACTAATATTATTAAACTTAATTTAGAAGATAATGAGGATGCGGAGGCAACTGCATTAGGAATGACGGTGGTTTATATTCCTATTAACACATATGATCAGGTAATTCATTTGGAAAAGTGGAAGTTCGAGGTTGCGGTAATTGCTATAACTCCGAACACTTTCATTCATTGTGCGCATGGACAAGATCGAACTGGGTTGGTTGTAGCGGGATATAGGATGGCGAATGGAATGTCTAAAGCAGATGCAGAAAAAGAAATGCTGGCGAATGGATTTCACAAAGAATTGATTGGGTTATGGGGATTTTTTAAAAAAATAAATTAATGATTTATCTTTTTCTGTTGATATTTAAGATATATGACAGAAAAACAATCACTCCCATCAAGCGTTTATAATTGGAAGAGACAAAAGCCAGATTCTCGTGATTATAAATTTGCAGAAATACCTTCGGTGAAACGATTAAAAGTAACAACTCCACCACCGGTTGTTAATTTACGAAAATGGTGTTCTGAAGTAGAAAATCAAAAATCTTTAGGTAGTTGTTTTACCGGCGATACTTTAATTCCTCTTTTGAATGGAAAGATAGCTACACTGAAAGAACTTACAGATGGGATGTATGGGAAAACTTTTTGGGTATATGGAAATAAAAATGGAAGAATGGTTCCTGCGTTAGCATCCGCATCTCTTACACAGTATATCGCACCCATTTATAATGTCACATTAGATAATGGGAGAACAATAAAATGTACTGCTGATCATCAGTTTTTGATGCGAGATGGTAATTACAAAAAAGCAATGGAATTAGTATCTGGGGATAGTTTAATGTCATTTAGAAGAAAATATAATAAATTGGGATATGAGTATGTTTTTTGCCACAGTGACCACAAATATCATCTTACACATTGGTTAGTCGGAAGTTATATACATGATTATTCTGTTAATAAAAATGGAGTAGAAGTGATACATCATAAGGATTTTATTAAAAATAATAATACTCCGGAAAATTTGGTAGGAATGACAATACAAGAACATTCAATATATCAAAATAAAACGGCGGAATGTAAATTAAAACGTTTTATCGCAGCGAAAAATAGATGGAAAGATATAACGCCGGAAGCTATGAGTCGTGTTGTAGATTCCGCAGAAATACGTTTGGGGGCAGTGGGAACACGAAGTCAGATAGCAAAAACAGCAAACGAGGTATTTCTTAAATGTGGAAATATTTCTAAAGAACAATGGGAAACGACGGACGTAACAAAACGATTTAAGTTTGAAACGGCGATGAAATATTTTGGAAACCAAGACGAGTTATTGATTGCTGCACAAAATTATAATCATAAAGTCGTATCGGTCATTAATAGTAATACATCCGAAGATGTTTATTGTCTCACGGTACCAGATACTCAAAATTTTGCACTTAATGATGGAGTTTATGTTCATAATTGTACCGGCCAGGCGTGGGTGGGTTTAATGGAGTGGCATGAGAATTTCATGGGAAGAGGAGGAAAGGCATTTCAAAATCTTAGTCGGTTGTTTGTTTATTATAATGAACGGGAACTTGAAGGAACCATCAATGAGGATGCCGGTGCCGAATTAAGAAGTGGAGCAAAAGCATTGGCTACGTGGGGGGTTTGTTATGAAAAAAGTTGGCCTTATAACATTGATACTTTCACACAAAAACCAAGTCCAATATGTTATCAGGATGGAGCTATTCATAAAATTAATAGTTATTATTCTATCAGTACATTTAATCATCTTAAAATGTGTTTGGCAAACAATTTGCCGGTGGTATTTGGATTTATGGTATATTCGAGTTTTGATTCCGATGTGGTTGCTAAAACCGGTATAGCTTCTATGCCAGATATTAAAAACGAGGAATTGCTGGGGGGACACGCCGCAATGATTGTGGGATATAATAATTATGAGAAGCGATTTTTAGTAAGAAATTCGTGGGGGAAAAATTGGGGACTTAAAGGAATTAATGCCGGTTATTTTACGCTTCCCTACGATTATGTGGCTAATCCCAATCTTGCCAGTGATTTTTGGACGGTGGTTCGTATTGTCGAAGACGCATGAAAATAGCGTTTTATAAAGGAACTAGTTGGTTTAGTAAAGCAATCATGCGAATTTCCCGTGGGGGTTATTCTCATGCGGCGGTTCAATTAAACGACGGAACCATTGTTGAAGCGGGTGTAAAAAATGGGGTATGTCTGAGAAAAAGTTTATTGGACGACGTGGATATTAATACTACGGTCGATGTATTTGATGTTCAAACTACGCCGGAAGAAGATGAAATTATTTGTGATTTCTTGATTCGACAAATGGGGAAGGGGTATGATTTCTGGAATATAATTGGGTTTGTATTATATTCATCTAAAGAAGGAAGAAAAGGATATGATCGGTGGTTTTGTAGTGAATTGGTAGTGGCGGCTTTTCGACAAGCCGGAATCAATCTACTCACACGAGTTGACGCATGGAAAATATCACCCACGATTTTATCTTATAGTCCTCTCCTAAAAAGCGGACAGAGAATGCAGATTACAAAAAGTAAACGATTCGGTGGCATAAAACACTCAAATTCAATACATACGACAACTGAAAACTTAGGATAATAGTTTATTTGCGGGCACAAGGACATCATTTTAATGGTTTTTGAATAATTTGAACTATTTATAGGATGAACTATAGATAAAATATGCATATCATTACACCGTATAATCCGTGGGCTCCTAAAAAGAAAAAAACTTGGCAGGAAGAGTTGTGGGAACAGCAAACCATTGCGGAGGCTGAAGCAAGAATGTTAGCAGAAGCTAGTAGCAGGACATTACCCAATAATTCTCCTAATACTTCAATGGCAACGGTTGGACCAATGGCAAATACTATGGCAGGCGGTGGCGGTAAACCCGTTTATGCATTTTTTAGCGCCGGTTCAGACGTGGTAAATTTCGATCGGAGTCCTGCTAGTGGAGATGGCCCAGTCACGGTCAATTTTATAAATTTAACTACAACTCCTCAGTTCGATTCATATAAATGGAGATTTAGTGATAATACTACTAGTACGGATGTAAATCCGGTTCATATATTTCAAAGCGGAAGTACTAATTCAACCATTTATATCGCATCGTTGGAAGTAAGTAATTCTGTAACCGGTGCGCCGGGTGGAAGAAGTCCAGATGTTTTTATTGTGGTAGGAGTTCCTAGTGTAACTGCCAGTTATACGTATACAACTACATCCAAGGTAGCGCCTTTCTCGGCGTCGTTTACTAATACTTCGATTAATACAAGTCAAACAAAAACGACTTCGTATGTTTGGATAATCAAAAACGACAATAATACATACACGTCTACGGCGACCGATTTTGAGGTTAGAATTGATAGTGGAAGTGTTACCGCATCGCTCGGAATGACTGGATCGTATGGATTAACTAGTTTGACTAATTCAATGTTTAAGGCGGCAGCACCCACATTATTAGTATCCTACACCGTGGTCACTTCGTCTAAATATGCTCCCGCTAATGTAACGTTATCAAGTTCATATAGCTATACCGGAATCGGAACTCTTAGTGGACTCTGGCGTGAAGGAGAGTATCAGGAAAATGGCACGGAATATGTGGTTGGATATCCCGGTGCAAAAGTTATTGGGCCGGAAGTTTTCAATACGAAATCGATTTCGGGCGGTGATGGAAAATTCACCTCATCATTAGCAATTACTGAGTCTATATACGGAATTACCGCTTTCTATACTCAGAGTTTCCAGCTTAAATTGCCAACGTTGGAACTGTCATTCGTCACTCGTTCATTTGGTAACGGTGGAATAGAGAATTCTTATATGGAGCCGGTTTCAATGTCGTACACTTCGAGTATCGTTACGGAAGGTATGTATGGGGCGAATTACACATTCCTTTGGGATTTCGGTGCGGCAAGTTTCACAAACTCTCAAGGAGTTTATGCTGGGACTGCAACAACTCAAGGACCGCATTTCCGATCTGATTATGCTCCCGGTTCATACACGGCATCACTGGAAGTTACATCGAGCATTTATGGATTGTCGGTGAGATCAACTCAAAGTTTCGTTGTCGGATCTTAATTTAAACACTCATTATAAAATCAAAGACAAGGCGTTAGTAAAATAACGCCTTTTCTTTTTTGTAACATAATCGTAACATAGATTCATCAATTTCGTTTGCGGTTCTTCATAGTTATTTGCAAATTAAAATTATGATGAAAAATCTAAAAGTATATGTTTATGTCGCCGCCCTGATCATGGTCGGTGTTTTTAATGTTAATGCTCAAACTAATGTTGTATCAACGGGTTCCACAAATAAACCTGTACATAAAACATTTAAAACCTTTGATTTGAGTAATTTCGTCTTTACAGTTGAAAACGAGTTCCGTGCTAAAGACACGGGCACCTCCTTCTTCTATGAACATAATGATATTCAAGCTAAATATCTTTTGATAGACAAATATTTTGATATCTTCACTGATTATCGACTTATTTTTAAAAACAGTGCCGAAGGTAATAATTGGAAAAATCAAAGTATGTTTCTTGAAGGCTTTAATATAAAATATCCCGAACAAACGTGGGGTAAAATTAACCTCCGTCAACGACTTGAAATTGGACTGAACCATGCTCCTACAAAAGACACTTATCAGTGGAATGTGTTTCCCAAATATAATACCCCATGGAAACTTACTAAATATGAAATCAATCCATTCGTAGCCGATGAATCCTTCTTTGACACCCAGCAATCTATGGGCTTTGTAAAAAATCGAGTCTATGCTGGTATAGATTATAAGTTTACTCCCAAAATCAAAGGTGGTACTTGGTACTACTATGAAACCGCTGCTCATTCATCATCAACCGCAAATGTCCTCGTTACCCAGATTAAATTCGAATTTTAAATTAATATGAAATATCTTTTTATAAGTGCTATTCTCAGTCTGTTAATGGTAGGTTGTAATAAATCTAATAACATCGTGACAACCCCAACCACTACCATCCAAGTAAAAGGCTCAGATACAATGGTTAATCTGGCTCAAGCATGGGCAGAAGAATATGTAAAAACAAATCCTGCCATCAATGTGGAGGTTTGTGGCGGCGGGTCTGGTGTTGGTATTGCTGCCCTCGAAAAGGGAATCATTGATATAGCGAATAGTAGCCGTAATATGAAACCCGACGAAATTGATGCTACTAAAAAAATAACAGGTAAGTTACCAGTGGAGTTCGTAGTCGGTTATGACGCTCTTGGTGTATATGTTCATATTGATAATCCCATTAATGAAATTACCATCGAACAACTCGCCCAAATCTATGTGGCAAATGGTAAAATTAATAAATGGTCGGATATTGGTATCAAAATTCCCAATGGAGAAGATAACATTGTCCTCGTCAATAGACAATCTAGTTCGGGAACATATGAGTTCTTCAGAGAACATGTTCTAAACAAAAAAGACTTCCGCCTCGGTTCGAGGGATATGAATGGTTCAAAAGAAGTGGTTGAATTAGTTTCATTTACAAAAGCCGCTATCGGCTATAGTGGTATGGGGTATAATATACCGGGAAAAGTAAAAATGTTGAAAATAGCTAAAGCTGCCGGTATCCCATCCGTCGAACCTACAATGATAAATGCATTAAATAAATCATACCCTCTATCTCGTTCACTATTATGTTATACTCTAGGAGAACCCGCTGGTGAACTGAAAAAATATCTTGATTGGTGCGTATCTCCTCCCGGTCAAAAAATAGTAGAACAAACGGGATATGTTCCACTCCCAATTAAATGAGCGGCAATTATCATTTTGTTTCTATTTATTTTGAAGGAAGCAGAAAACCCATCTGCTTCCAGCGGATGGGATGAATGCGACCCATTGAAAAATAGTTTGATGTTTCTCATTTCTCAAAAATATATATTCTTGTAGAAAGCAATCTTCGGATTAGCATTCTCAAGGGCTGGAAGAGTCCTATAGAAACTCTAATGTTAGAGACAAGTGGAAACCCACTTGCTTTAGCGGGTGGGTACTTCATAAATATGATTAAACTAAAAGATATTTTGTTTGAGCTTATTGATAAGAATGCGATATTATATTTAGGATGGGTTAAACGCAATAACCATGATGTTATGGGAATGGACATTCAGTCTGGGGAGGATGAGACGCATCATAATTATATGCTCGGATTGCCTCCGGAATGGAGAAATGAATTTGATAGTAATTTATTGAGATGGAGATATCGAAAAGATATTAATATTGTCTATTGGTGGGAGTTTGGTAATCCAACCGATGACGAGAAAGAGGCGGTAGAACACTGGATTGAAAAAAAATTAAATCAAAAAAATCCTTCTCATAAAATTATTCCTACCGATAAAAATAATATGACTTTTTGGAAATCTCATGGAGAAGATTAACAATGTCAAATTTTGATGTTGACATTTATAGAAATTCTGCTATAGTAATTCCAGTTCTAATAAAATAAACAGTTGTGGGTTGACGAGTAGGTGGTGTCCACTGCGTCAACATTAAAACTGCAACCGAAGTGAAATTCTGTCAAAAAATCGCTTGTTTTAATATATTTTTCCGGTGAAGAATATTAATAAACATAGGTTAATTGACTAACAAAAAGATGAGAATAGAAATATTCCAGCACGGAGTTTATAGTCCCGAGTGTTTTAAAAACCTAAATTTAGCGAGAATAAATTTCAATAGAACAGGTAACTATCTGTGGGTCAATATAGTGTTGACCATAAACAAAAAAAAATATATGAAAATTCAATCAATCATTTTAGCAGTTTTATTATCTACTAGCACTTTTGCTTTCGCACAAGATACACCTCAACCTCGCCGACAGGGACCGCCTCCCACCGTTCAATGTGAGGGAATGAAAAACTTAATGAAAGCAATGCAAGATCATAGAAAAACATGTGAAGTCTGCAAGACCAATCCTCCTCCGAGAGGAATGTTTGGTCCACGAATGGGCGGTAAACAGGGTCAGGGTCAAGGTAGAGGTCAGGGTAGAGGTCCGCAGGGTCCGCCTTCTTGAAAATAAGTTTTAATAGATATTTCGGGATCTGCTCAATTGACATGGGAGTATATTTGAATATTTTAACCTTCCTCCGAAAGAAATCCCTTTCCTTTAGGTGAGGGATGAATTTCGGAATATAATTAATAATTTTTTGATGTTTCGTATTTCTCAATCATATGTATAAGTAGAAAATGAAATTTACTTATAAATATAGAATGTTTCCGACAAAAACCCAACAATCCATTCTAAATGGACAGTTGGAAACTTGTAGATTTCTTTATAATCATTTACTTGAAATTAGGAAAAATGCATGGGAAAAAGAAAAAAAATCAATGTCCTGTTATGATACCCAAAATCTAATTCCTAAATTAAAAGAAGAATTTCCTCAACTCAAATCTGTTTATTCACAAGTTCTCCAAAACGTAAATGTAAGAATTGATTTAGCATATCAAGGATTTTTTAGAAGATTGAAAAGTAATGAAAAATCTGGATATCCACGCTTTAAAGGAAAAGGTAGATATAAATCCATTTGTTATTCACAATATGGAAATGGTTGTAAATTAGAAAAAAATAAATTATCTATTTCTAAAGTAGGAGATGTTTTCATTAAATTGCATAGACCAATTGAAGGTACACCGAAAACAGTTACTATAATAAAACAACCGACAGGTAAATGGTTCGTTTGTATTTCTTGTCAAGATGTTTCCAAAAAAATAAAGAATTTTCCCAAAACAAATAAAGAGTGTGGAATTGATGTTGGAATAACTTCGTTTGCTACTTTTGATAATGGTAATAAAATTGAAAATCCTCATTTTTTTGAAACCGAGGAAAAACAGTTATCAAAAGCACAAAATAAGGAAAAGTGGAAAGCGGTAAAAAGAATACATGAGAGGATTGGAAATAAGAGACATGAATTTCTTCATAAAATAACGAATGATATTCTTAAACAATATGATTTCATATCTATCGAAGATATTGATGTAAATTCTATTATAAGAAAAAGATGGAATAAGAAGCGGGTATATGATGTAGCGTGGAGTAATTTTGCAAACATACTTTCTCATAAAGCTGAAAATGCTGATAAGATTGTAGTAAAAATAAATCCGGCATATACTAGTCAGACATGTAGTGATTGCGGAACGAGAACAGTTATGGAAGAAAAGGATAGAATTTATAATTGTTCTTGTTGTGGGATGGTAAAAGATAGGGACGTGAATGCTGCAATAAACATTTTGAGATTGGGAACACAATCTCACGTTATTATATAACGAAGAAGCCCCTGCCTTTAGGCAGGGGAGTGTTCACATGCTATATATCATTATGAAAAAGATATTCCATATACTTCTAGTCAGTTTAACCGTGTTTATATTAGCCGGTTGCACCACTGCTTTACAGTCAGATAAAATAATATCAATTAAAACTCGTTGTTTTGGGGTTATAATTGAAACCTCATCGATGTCTGCCAACAGTGTTCCAACAGTAAAGCTTGGATTCATAAGTCAAGTAGTTCAATTAATTCCTACATCTACGAATGTTTTATATGCTCCAAATTATATGGACACTTTCGATCTAGGTCAGGGTATGAGTCCATTTAGCACTACTATATCCGAAGATACCGGGACCGGTAATGTAATGTTAGATCCAGGTACCGCCACCATAATTACTACTAATAAAATGGGATTAGCTACCACTAATCACGCTCCTTATAAATTAGGAGCAAGACTTCGCTCGCCTAAGCTGTTATAGTAACTGGTCTGTTCCAGCACTTCACCTACTGGTGCGGCGGTTGGGCATGCCGACAACAAGCGGAGGTGATATAGTAACTGGTCTGTTCCAGCACTTCACCCAAAGCAAGATTTTTATTCGCTAAAGAACAGTGTGGAGGTGATATAGTAACTGGTCTGTTCCAGCACTTCACCCTAATATGGGCGGTCCCGCTGGGGTATCCTATGGGGTGATATAGTAACTGGTCTGTTCCAGCACTTCACCCTAATTGCATTTCCTTTTTCTCGGTATCGAACCTACGGTGATATAGTAACTGGTCTGTTCCAGCACTTCACCCATCTATGAAAGAACGCATAGTAATGAAGTTAGCGAAAGGTGATATAGTAACTGGTCTGTTCCAGCACTTCACCACGGCGTGCGCCATTTAAGGAATCCCTTAGTTTCGCCGGTGATATAGTAACTGGTCTGTTCCAGCACTTCACCTGTGTCCCTCGTAACTATCGTATTATCAAAGAACTATGTATCAATTTGCGAGCGGTAGTGTATTCTATCGCCCTCGATTTGTCAACATCAAATATCATATTTCGTAAGTTCCACATTATCAGCGAGTTACAAGTTGCGAGCGGCTATGGTATATTTGACACCACCTAACCGCTCGCAAATTAACATAAAAGTCTCATATGAGAAATCCAAAAATTGTAGACGTTTTATTTTAACCGGCATATATATATGCAGATGATTAAACTAAAAAAACTTATCGAGACCCGAGGTCTGGAAACGCAGAATGATTATTCTCGGCAAGAAAGCATTGAACTCACTGGACCTGAAGAAACCGATATTGATTATTATGACGATTTAAATAGAATGGAAAAAGAATCTGGAATTAATATTCTCAGTAACAAAGAATTGAATACTTTAGCGGTTCAAGACGAAAAGCTGGTCGGAGCCCTCTATGTTTCGATGCAGAATGACGAATTTTCCTTTGATGTTATTGTCGATAAATTAGCTAGAGGACAAGGAATTGGAGCTAAACTTATTGATACCGCCCTTTCGCAATATCGAGAGATGAAAAATGATATGAGATTAACGTTGAAATTAGATGTGGTCAATCAATGGGTCGAAAAATATCTTCTAAAAAAAGGACTAAAAATTGTGGGAAAATACGGTACTCATACAATAATGACAATTTAATTTTTCTTGTTATTTGTAGTTGACAGAAACGACAATGTGTGTTATCAATAAAAAAAGTTTAATTGTTCCTCGTGGAACATCTCCACGAGGAATCATATGATATATATTATAACATATGATTAGATTAAAAAATATAGTAAATGGAATATTAGCCGAGGAGGAAAAAAGTTCGGAGGATACGGTTGCGAATAATAAAGGATATAATATAAAAAATATTTATCATGGTACAACCGAGAAATTTAATGTATTCAAGTTTGATACATTAAAAAATGTAAAAGCATCCGATACAGATAAGGTTATATATGCTACAGATTCCGAGGAAGAAGCTAAAATCGCCGGTAGTCCTGATAGCAGTCGATCTAAGGTGATGAAATTATATGGGAAATTAAAAAATCCTATGGTGGTTGATGCTAAAGGTACAGAAAAAAATAAAAGTTTTGGAACAATTGGTTATAAAAAATTAATACAAATGGCTAAAAGTAGGAATCATGACGGTGCCATTATAAAAAATGTTATCGATTTTGGTAATACTCCACAGACGACATACATATTTTTTGATACAAAGGCAGTTAAACTCGCCGGAGAAACTAAAGATAATAGCGGCAATTTAATTCCTTTATCACAGCGATTTAATTCAACCGTAGATGATTTGCGGTTTTGAATTGACATTTAGGAAGAATGTGATAGTCTATTAAACATTTTAAGAGAAATATAGAAAAATATTGTAATTTGCGGAAAGTTGGTTATATTTATAACCATATGAAACTATCGAAATGGGCAAAATTGCAAGGAATAAGTTACAGAACAGCATGGTCTTGGTTTAAGAATAACACATTGCCTATTAAATCTTATCAAACTCCAACTGGAACTATTATAGTAGATGACTCGTTGGATGTCAAAGAAAATAATAATGAAGTTGATATTTACTGTAGAGTTAGTTCCTCTAATAAAAAATTGGACTTAGACAATCAACTTAAATTATGTGAAGAATATTGTATTTCTAATGGATACAAAATTAGAAAATCACTAAAAGAAATTGCATCGGGAATGAATGATAATCGACCAAGATTGAATTTAATTTTGGACAATCCATCAAATAAATTAGTAGTCCTTTATAAAGACAGATTAACAAGATTTGGATTTAATTATATAGAAAAACTATTAAAATCAAAAAAGTGTGAGTTGATAGTAATAAATCAAAACAAAACTGAGGAAGAGGACTTATTAAAAGACTTCATTGCTATTATTACATCGTTCTGTTGTAGAATGTATGGTGCGAGAAGAGGACAATCAAAAGCATTACGTATGAAACAGGAATTGAAAACATGATTAGGAGTTCCAAACATTCTACAAAATTTACAAATCTTCGGAAAATGAAGACATTGGCGTTGTTTATCTCGGAATATAGAAAAATAGGACAAGAAATTGTTGACATAATATGGAATAATGGATATGAAGAATTTAATATTCAGGAGGATAAACTAAATTGTCCGAAATATCTCGATTATAAAAAATTCAACATAAATACATCCTTATCGGCTCGGGCATTAAGTTCTTTGGTTACACAGATATGTTTTAGTTTATCATCGGCAACAAAAAAACGAAAACAAATATTATATGCAAAGAATAAATTAATATCTGAAGGAAAGCCGCTTGGTAGAATTGATAAGATTCTCGATAAATATAAATTAATTAAACCAAATTTTTCAAACATCAATCCAGAATTGAGTTCAAAATGTTGCGATATTAAGGATGGAAATTCTTTTAATTATTTTTTAAGAATAAAATCAATAGGAAAAATATACGGATGTATTAAAATACCTATAAAAAATACAAAAGTATCATTAAAATGGTTAAAAAATGGAAAATTATTAAATTCATTTTCTATTGGTCAGCAATATATTTCCCTACGATTTAATATTACAAATAAAAATGTAAATGTTGGAACTAAAATAATTGGAATTGATCAAGGACTGAAAGATGTCGCAACATTATCAGACCATCAAATAACACCAAAATATGATATTCACGGGCATTCACTTGAATCAATTATAAATACGATATCAAAGAAGAAACGAGGTTCAGATGCATTTATTAAATCGCAGGAACATAGAAAAAATTTTATTAATTGGGCAATTAACCAATTAAATTTTAATGACGCCAAAGAAATTCGATTGGAAAAAATATGGAATATAGGATATAAACGGCGTACATCAAGAAGACTTTCACACTGGACGAATACGTTGATACGAGATAAGATTAAACGGAAATGCGAAGAGCTGGAGGTTCCAGTTATCGAGCAAGATTCCTCTTATCGCTCTCAACGATGTTCTTGTTGCGGATTAGTACGAAAGGCCAATAGAAATGGTAAAATATATAAATGTAAAACTTGTAAATTTGAATCAGATGCTGATTATAATGCAAGTTTAAATCATATTGTAGATTTACCCGAAATCAGTTGGCAGTTTCGCAATCAACGAAATAATCTAAAATGTGGTTTTTACTGGAAGCCAAGTGGATTATTTAGTATTGATGGAGTGGAGCTTAGAGTCCCACTTTCTACCGATTAAGATAATTTTCTATATTTTATCTAACTCTATTAAACAATGAATAAACTAACAGAAAAATCATGATATTAACAATAGTTAGACACCAACTATACACATGGTGAAGTGCTGGAACAGACCAGTCACTATATCACCAACGCATCCAGATTGTAAAAAAATGAGAGAATCGTTAGTAAACAAATAAACAAATAAAAAAATATAAATTATGGGAAATTCAAGAACAATAAAAAGAAGTATCGCCCGAAACCCAGAACGAGTATGGGTGGCTAAACAAACAGCAGCTAAACAAGAAGAAGATCGTCTTAATTCATTGAAGTCGAAGAATAACGTGGAATCTAAAGAAATATCCAAAGATTCTCTTTGATTTTTCAGAAAAATCAATATAGTTATACATGGTTAAAAGTGCGAACGTGGTACAGTGGCCGACTACGCCTTCTCTACACGGAGGAATCATCGCAGGTTCGAATCCTGCCGTTCGCACCAGCTTAGTTGTCGGTTATAGGTGTTGCGGAAGCATACAAGTTTTGGGAACTTGTGGGGAGCGTTCAACTCGCTCATAGCCGACCAAATTTTTGATATAGTTATCTTATAACGGTAATACGCTAGTTTTGCAGACTAGAAATCGGGGTTCGGCTCCACGGAATTTAAATTGCAGTAAGGTGTAAGAGTGCATGTGACTCTCATAAGGTCACGGGCCGGTGCGAATCCGGAATCTGCATCCAATTTTGCTAAACAGCAAATATAAATAAAAAAATAGAAGTTAAAAATATGAAAAAAATGTTAAATTTGGTAGCGGTTATTGGACTTATTACAATGTTGGGCACGGGTTGTTCTACTATTAAAACGTTGACACCGGCACAAGTGTCAATTGGAATTCAACAGACGGCTCAAATTGGTGCAACATATGCTATTCGACAAAATACCAACAATGTTAAATATTTTGTTTTAGCAGACGCAGCATTGAGTACATTTGTTTTAGGAACGGATCTGTCTCCCGCCTCATTTCAATCGGCATTGGCAAATGTCGGATTACAGGATCAGTGGGCACAACTTGCGGTTAGTGCAGTCATTATTGCATATACCGCAACTTATAATCAATATGTCATAAATCAGGTCAATTCTAATGCGATGGCTAAAGAGTTTTTATTGGCGGTTGATAATGGATTTAAAGTAGCATTGGGAAAACCAGTTGTTCCGATGGTTCCCATTGCGCTAAAAGGCGAAAGAACGGGAGCAGTTCCTTACTTCCTTAAAGATGGGAAGATAGATAAGAATGCGATTTACACAAAAGTTTTAGTTACTAAAAGATAATCTTTTCTTAATCTCAGACCCCCGATCCGTCAAAAAGATCGGGGAGTTTTCACTTCTTCGTTCTATTTATAAAGGAATACGGCGGTTTCATTTTATGAAAAAATTATTGAATATATTCTTTTTATTTCTATTTATAATTTTATTTGTTGGGTGTTTATCGGCGGGAAAAGGATTATCAAACACGGAGGTTGAATTGATGCGAGTCAATCCACATATACCAATCAATAATTAAAATATAATATCATATGAACGCCGATTCCGTAATTGTTTATGCGAAATTATTTTGTATATTTGGTGGTACAAGTTTGTTATGTCTTCAAACTGGGCTTTCGCAATGGTCAAACGAGGCGGCAACGCCGTCTAAGGTTCAGTGGATAATGATTTTAGGAGGAAGTTTAGGAGCTGGATTAATGGCAACTGGCGGATTTTTATCTAATGATTATGGGAACTATAGAAAATCGCAGAATGACATTAATAGCAATAGAAGAATGTCTTTAGTTATTCGGAAAAAAAGAGATATGGAAAAATCATAATAAGTTCATTGACTTTTCATTGGACATATGATATATATGTTAGAGTTAAGTGCGGACAGGTGATCCCCGCAATGATACGGGGCAGTCATAGATAATAATGTAAGTTGTTAAGTTCAACCGAAGACTATGATAGGAGTCGTCACCGTAATAATAATGGCGGCTTTGATGATGAGACAAGATTTTCATCTTACACTTAACTTTTTGTGGATAGTAAACTGTGACGGCTCACAGGATAGTCTTGAAAACTATAATGCCGAGAGGCATCTGGATCGACACCAGTACTATCCTCCAATTTCATTTCGGTGATAGTAAATTAAAAAAAAAACTATAAATGAAATATAACCGCATTGTAATTTGGTGTGATGAATGTGATACACATCTCATCGAACCGGGTAAGAAATGTCCTAAATGTGGTCATAAGAAGGGTGATCCTAAGCGATTTAAAAAATGAGTCATATTAAATTAAAACATCTTATTGAAGAGGGGTGGAGAAATAAACTCGGTGCATTGGGATTAGCGGGATCGCTATTAACTTCACCTGCATCTGCATCGCCGACCACAGGAGCACAGCATACCCATAATAAACCTGCAATAAAAAAACAAATTACAAAAGCAGTTCCTAATAAATCCGGTAAACCACCTATTGGAAAATCTAAACAGAACGTTGCTACAAAAAAGGTTTCTAACAAAACGTCTGGTAATCCGCTTGCAGGTAAGCCGAAGCACGGTTTGGGTACAAAAGGTATCCGTAATAATAATCCCGGCAATATTAAAAAGACAACCATTCCTTGGAAAGGAGTAGTAGGAACAGATGAAGAATTTCTTAAATTCGCAACACCGGAAGATGGTATTCGGGCAATTTCACGAATTTTAAAAGTATATGTTACTAAATATAATTTAAATACTCCCTCACAAATTATGTCTCGCTGGGCTCCTCCAATTGAAAATCCTACTAAAAATTACATTGGGTTTGTTGCAGATAAGCTCGGAAAAAAACCAAATGATAAAATTGATATAACTAATGAAAATGAGTTTTCTAAATTAATTTCGGCTATTATTTCATTTGAATGTGGTAGTATGCCATATGATAATGATACTATTAAACGAGGAATCAAAAAAGCATAATCGGCTCTTGACATTTCACCCGACATCTGATATGTTATAAACACAATAGAAAACATTATGTCACGAAAAACAAATGATACAGAAATGGCCGCACCTGTTGCTCCACAGGTGGTTACGGATAATCGTGAGCAAAGTGATACAAAAGCAATCAAGTATGTAGTTCTTCGAGATGGATATAGGGTTTCCGCAAATGAATATAATAAACCCAAAGATCCGAAAGCAATATCGGAATTGAAGTTTTGGAGTAGTGTTGAAAAGAATCATTCGTGGGGAGCCCCCGTGAAGATCGTTCAATATGATAACAAACTCCACCGAGTGTGGGGGGCTAAACCTATTGATGATAATGTAGTAGAAACTATTAATAATTAATTATGGGATTAATTGATAATATCAGAGTGGCTTCTAAAGTGGCAGAAGTAGAAAAGCTGTTTGTAGAAGGTAAAGCATATACCAACGCCTCATTGAAGACTCAACGTCGTTGGAAATATGTAGCAGTTAAACGTCTTAAGGAACTTGACGCAGTTAAAGTGGCTCCAACGAAAGCGCCGGTCGCTGAGAAACGGAAACCGAAAACATAATAGTTTAGTATTCATCAAAAACGCAGTCCTCAAAAGGGATTGCGTTTTTTTGTTTTTACATTTCTGTTTGAGATAGTTATTACTGTAGTATGGTAGTGCTTAGTAAAATCTAAGACAGATGCCACATATGAAAAATATCGACCAAGAAAATGAAAGTTATGTTCTTCCTTCAAATAATGAAGAGTTAAAATCTTTTATCTTCAAATATAAAGTAGACATGACAGAGCAGGTAATTTCCTCAATCGAATTTGCAATAAAACATAAACTACCCATTGCGGAAATATTTCAATTTAAGGGGTCTAAATTTGTGGTTACGGTATCCCCGAAAGAATTCGATTGTAATTTAGAAAATATTTATAAATATTATATTAAATCTGAGCAATATGAATTGTGCGAAAGAGTAATAAAATTGCGTGAAAAACTCCGTAAAAAACCAAATGAAAAAACGAAAAATTCTGCCACTGGAACCCATTGTACAACCACAACTCCCAATTCTTGATACCAGTCCAATCATTCCTCAAAGAAATAAAATAAAGAATCTTTTAAATATTTATCAACGCCCCGACTTTACCGAAAAACAAAAAGAGTTTATAGAATTGGCACTTGATAAAAAAACAAAACTACTATTTGTTAGCGGACCTGCCGGAAGCACAAAAAGTTATTTATCGGTTTATTGTGCGTTGAAATTACTTAATGATCGACGGGTTAGCGACTTAATATATGTTAGAAGTATTGTAGAATCTGCTGAATATAAGATTGGGTATCTCCCAGGGGAAATTGATTCGAAAGTTCTTCCATATATGGAGCCCTTGTATGACAAACTATCAGAGTTATTACCCAAAAATGAAGTGGATTATTTAAAAAAAGACCACCGAATAACTACTATTCCAGTTTCTTTTCTTAGGGGTCTCAATTTCAATGCGAAATGTGTTATAGCAGATGAGATCCAAAACATGACGATGAAAGAGTTAATAACTTTAACGACTCGTGTTGGGGAACATTCAAAAATAATACTTGCGGGAGATCCAGAACAATCCGATTTAAAAAATGGCAACAGGGGTGGATTTGAGAAAATAATGGGTATATTCGATGATGATGAATCCAGACAAAATGGAATTTTTACTTTTAGATTTACTGAAGAACATGTACTGCGAAGTAAATTAGTAAAATTTATTGTAAAAAAACTTAGAGGTCATAGTTAAAATGTTAAAATTTTTGGAGATTTATCGATTCCTTTTTTAAAACTTTTCCAATCAGATTCCCAAATATATTTTATATTATATCCCATAGATTTTAATTTTTTAAATCTATCAAATGTATGATTATACAATTCTCCAAATGTCTTTTTAGATAAATCATTTTTATTTTCCAAATTATATTTTTTAGGATTTCCATGCCAATAATCACCTAGAAATTCATATATTGTATTATCTTCAATTCCATCCACTATAAACGATTTTATAAAAATATTTCTATTAGTGATATTTATATAATTTAAAAATTCGGTTTCTGGTTTAGAAATTCGATGACCCGTGATTTTTTTAACTCCACAATGTTTACATCCTTTTCCAGATAAATGATTTCCTGGAGTTTGCCAGAACTCCTCATGAATTGGACAAATTATTTTTAATTTAGTTATAGAATTTATATAATTTATTTTGGAATAATTATAAAAATTATTGTGAATTTTATTTGACGAATTGACAAATTCATCTTTTGTTAATTTAAGCGTTTTTCCACATTTTTGGCATCCTCTACCCATGAGATGTTTATGTGGAGTTTGTAAAAATTCATCGTGATTGGGACAAATTATTTTCACTCTTGTATTAATATTTTTATAATTTACTTTGGAATAATTATAAAAATTATTGTGAATTTTATTTGACGAATTGATAAATTCATTTTTTGTTAATTTAAGCGTTTTTCCACATTGTTGACATCCTCTATTATTTAAATGACCATTTGGTCTTTGTAAAAATTCGCCATGTTTTTTACATATTATTATAACTTTTTTATTAGATTTTTCATAAATTGTTTTTGAATAGTCATATTTATCACCATGAACTTTTCTTGCTTTTTCGATGAAATCAGTTGTTGTTAATTTTTCCATGATATCTTTCTAGGTTTTTCTTTTTAATTTTTTCGGAATTTTTCCAATAATAACGCATTGACTTTTTTCTATTGGCGTTTTGTTTTTCGTCATCAGTAAAATATTTTGTTTTTCTTCCCATAATTGTATATCCACAAATAGAGTTTGAAGTAAGAAAGACGTCAGAAAAATGTAAATATTCAATCATTTATTAAATGGCGTGTATGTTTTTAGATTCACCGAGGAGGATATTGTAAGAAGTCCATTAACTCGGTTTATTGTCAATAGATTAAATAAAGTAAATTGAGTTGCCGTCATTGATCGGTTATTAAGAGATTTAACTGATAAAAACTATTCTTGAGTAATATGTATAAGGATAGAACCATATGGCAAATAAAAGAATAGATGAGCTTAACGAACTACTACGAAATCAAGTAGACGCTAATGATTTGTTTTTGATATCCGATCTGAGTGCATTAGAATCAAAGAAAATTCGGGCAGATGAATTACAAGCATATATCATAAATGGCGGGTCAATCACCGGATCATTTAATGGTACCGCTAGTTATGCGATACAGGCAAAAACAGCGTCGTGGGCTCCTCCTTGTATTTCTGCATCTTATGCTCTTTCAGCATCTTATGCAGATTTAGCAAATACAACATCCTACGTAGTTTCTTCATCTTATGGTCTAAGTTCTTCTTGGGCGGATAAATCTTATTATTCGGTTACTTCTTCTTATGCGTTGACATCTTCGGTTCAATTAGTTATTTCCAGTGGAATGTCCAATTTTGCCGATACTGCTTCTTTCATGTGGTATGATACCGGACGTTATAACGGAAGAATCTCCTATGCAGATGCATCAACCGCATCCACATCTTCATTTACTAGTTCTTATTTGTTATATACCGGAAGACATAATGGGAGTGCATCTTATGCTTTAACTGCATCCAGTGTTAATACATCGAGTTTTTCTAGAACCGCTTCTTTTGCTAAAACCGCTTCTTTTGCTGAAACCGCATCTTATGCGACAACTTCTTCCTATGCCGAAACCGCATCTTATGCGGTAACATCTAGTTATGTGATAACCTCTAGTTATTCGGAAATTTCTAATTATTCTAATTATTCTTCATTTATTAGTAGACCAATGGGGTGGACTATCATTTCTCCACAGTATTTAACTCAAACGATGGCTCGTATTAATACTATGAGTTTATTTAAGTCAAATGGAGCAATTCCGACTACTTACATAACGGTTACCGGCACGGTGGATTATAAATATATTAATTTTATATCTGAATCTGTAGCATTGTTTGCGGTTAATCAAACAACAACTACTTCTAGTTTTTATGATATGATTCCGATATCATCGAGAATGGAAAGTACAATGGGCGATACCTTTACGGGGTCAGTTAGTCATTCATTTACCTTGCAAGGAGAGGTAGATTTACCATCTGGAAGTTATAGCGTTTATCTCACGGCATCGTCTACTAATTTAACATTCGACGCAACCAGACGAATTAATTTTCGCATTGATAGTAATGCCGACAACTTTTTATATTCAGTATAATATATGGCAAGCATACCCATTACTCAACTTAGCTTTATTCCGCTACCGGTAACAGGATCGGATTTATTGGCAATTGTACAAACCAGTTCGATGACAACTTATAAAGTCAATGTGTTTGATGTCATAAGTTCTTATCCGTTTCCACAGCTTGTATCTGCTTCTTTATTTTCATCGAGGTCATTATTTGCATCGCAATCCATTTGGGCAGTATCAGCTAGTTGGGCATCCCGCTCATTATTTTCTGAAATCTCTTCTCAATCATTATTTTCAGTATCCGCTAGTTGGGCATCTCGTTCTTTAGTTGCGAATAGTGCCTTTTATTCTTCTGCTTCAAAAGAATCGATGTATTCAACGTATTCTTTATATGCGAATTTAACCGGCAGTGAAAATTATTTTCCATATTGGTATACCGACAAAACATTGGATGGTGGAAATTTTCAAGTAAATGGAGGGTTACAGAAAAATTCTCTTTTATATAATTATCCTGCCGGTGCGGGTGCGGGGACCGTAATTTTTGCTCCAGATCCCACTCTTAATCCCGCATCCACGATACCGGGATTTCCCGGCTATTCACAAGCGGGATGGTGGAATCCTTCGGCGGTAGCATGGGATGGAGAAATTTGGTTTGGCGGAGCGGGGATTTTTACGGCCTTGCCAATCGTTAGTACAGTATTCAATGGGACAGATCAAAAAAAGTGGCCATTCGCCACTGCAAGTAATGCAGTTTTCTCCAATCAATATTGGCAAGGGAATTATAATGGAGGGCCTCAAACTATAGGTAGTGCTAGCGATAGTATAGCAACTGCATTCAATGGCAAATGGGTGCGTATAGCTACTCTTGGGGTGAGAGAAGGTCCAGTAGTAGTAGCAAATGCTTCTAAAGGGGAAGTGAAGATGTTGGATACTGGATTAAAAGGGAGAGTTCGGATTAAAATAGCAGATGGCGGGAATAAAAATTACGGAGTTGTTGGATTTTATCAAGATATTGATATGCATCTTGATGCGTCTGGAAATATTCCACTTGCAACTAATGCAACTATATTTGCGGTAGTTCAAGATGGATGGGATGTAATTCGAAAATTAAGAATATCGGTAGATGGATCTGGTAATAATGATCCCATGTTCGCATTGGATATATTTATTAACGATATACCGGATGGAGTATATGGGTTTTATATTGAATGTCAATCATGGGGAGGAGTAAGGTTTTTGGAAACTCCAAATATTTCCCCGATTGCTTTAGTAGATGCAGATACCGACCCACTTTTTCCGAAATATTTAATTTTCCCACCGGCTCCTGGACATTATTCAAATAGACCTTTTGATACAGGACAGCCATATGTTATTGGGGGACAAAATGTCATTATTAACCCTAAAGTCAATGAAATTACTGAAAGTGCCGGTTATGGACATACCAATTTAATAAATCCTTATTCATTAGATGTAAGTGGGTCAATCAATACTCAACAGTATTATGCCAAAGGGCAGGCAGGATTAAATGCAAATTATGTAGCTTATCATCCTAGTGATTCGAAATGGTATAATTTAGAAATAACAGGCGGTATTCCTGTTAAAGCAACGGAGACTACTTCTCCGGTAGCTGGACCTACAGGCCCTACTATTATTGCAGCCGGAAATGCGACCTGTCAAAGAGATATTGCTCCTACCGAAAATTATAAGTATGGGTGTAGCATAACAAGAATAGACAATCAAAATATCGGGGTAACCGGGGGATTTCCTAGTTCATATGCGGTCACTGCTTTAGCTAGAAATTCCGCTGGAACGGCAGCTACAGGTTGTAGAATTAATGATCAAGGGCCAACTGGGTTTACAATTAGTCTGGGAAATTCAATTGAAGACGGATTCAATCCAACGGTTATTCAATTTATTGCGGTGGGCGGCGGATAAAAAATCACGTTTTTTCTTTTTTTCTGATATATATTCATTGGTAATATAGATATATTATCATAATAGTGCCTTTTGTTAGGGCTATTAAAATTAACAGACAATAATTGTTGTTAAAGAAAGAAAATAATATGAATATAAATAATCTAGTACGTTATAATTCAACTTACACTCCAACATTCTTCACCGATTTTTTCGATGACGAATTTTTTGCTCCACATGATGTTTTGATGGATAGAGTTTTTACTAAACTTTTCCCGAATACATCTAAAGAATTAGGTGGACCTTTATTTGAATCCCGAGCGTATCCTAAAGTAGATATTCGAGAAACGGATAAGGAATTTATCCTTGAAGCCGAGGTATCAGGACTTACTAAAAATCAAGTTAAAGTTGAAATTAAAGAAGATTCACTTGTTATTCGTGGTGAAAAACGAGATGAAGAAAAGAAAGAAGGCAAGTATAATGTAAAAGAAATTAAACGTTCTTCTTTTATTCGGTCATTTTCACTTCCATCGGATATCGTAGATAAAAATTCTATTAAAGCAAAGTTTCAAGATGGAATTTTAGAAGTTACAATAGCAAAAACGAAACCTATTCCTCCACCAAAACCGGATGTTAAAGTGATTGACATTCAATAAAGTTATACGTAAACACGTTCAGCCCCCGAACATCGGGGGCTTTTTCATTGCAATGATACAATAGGCGTTATTTGTTATATTTATATGGTATGAAATTTGAACATCTTTTATTAATTGCCGCTCTTTTAATGGCGGTCTGTGGCGGAGCATTTTCCATTATTGGGATATCCACTTTATTTGGAGGAACTCCTATATTAAGCGGGACAATGGCGGGCATTATAGAATTCGCTAAAATAATAGGGACCACGTTTTTATATAGGTATTGGACAAAAACGATGGGGTATTTGAAAACGTATTTAATTATATCAGTTTTTATATTAATGGTAATTACATCAGCCGGGATATATGGATTTTTAGGAAGTTCGTATCAGGGATCGTCTTTAAAATATAAAGCTCAACAGGAACAAATAGTTTTAACAGAAAAGACTAAAGTATATACTCAAACTAAAATTGATCAGTCTCAAAATAGAATGCTTATATTGAATAAAATGCGGGAATCTCAAGAATCTCGTATGTCGGAAGCAATGACAAATTCTTATATTTCAAGAAATCCTATTCAGTTGAAGCAACTACAAGATCAAACTGCTGAAATGATAAAAACAACTGAAGCGGATACTAAGATAGAACAAAATAAAATAGATACCGCCATTACGGAAATTGCGGGTATAGATCAAAAGGTAAATCAAATGAAATATTCGGATACTAGTAAAGATATTAGGACATTTGAATTTATAGCAAAACTTTTTAATACAACTCTTGATAACGTAGCTAAATGGTTTATTTTTCTGCTTATCATCGTATTCGATCCACTTGCGGTTGCACTTATTCTTGCTTATAATGTAATGATATATAAGGAATCGCAGGAATTAGTTCATTTGGACGAAACTCCGTCGAAAGAAATTTCGGTTATCGAACCGTTAAAAAAAGTTTAGGAAGGAGAGGAATCACCCCCTTCTCTTTCCAAAAAATTCCCAAGGTGGAGTCAAAACCGGAACCTATTGTTCCGGTTATAGTCCCCTCTCAAGTAATATCACCGCCCATAGATGACGCCTTTTTTCGAGGATATTTTAAATCATATTAAAATTAGTTGACATTTTTATGAATAAATGATAATATTAATTTGTATTAAAAAATGAAGAATATATCTTTTGGAAAAATTTATAACTATATATGAGCAATTTAGTTAAATTAAAAGCAACTATGGATCAATCTGATATTTCATATGTAATTGAATTGCTCACTAATGCAATACGAGACGAGGACTGGGACAGCGCAATTGAAGCCAGAGAATTTTTAAAAGAATATATCGGCGATGATGGCGGGCCTATCGAATTAGAAGAGTAATTATGTGGCCAATTTATTTGTTGATTTTCTTTATCATTTTTTTATTGATAATGGTAGGATTTTTGTCTAAAGCTCTCATCATTCAAATTAAAAAAAATGAAATTCACGAACAGTGGATCATTGGACTTCAGAACAAGGTTGAAAAAACATATCAAACCATCACCATGTTAGATGATAGGCAAATGTTTGCCAAAGATGATGAGGTGGGAACTGTATTTCAACAAATAGTGGAGATTGTAAAATCTCTTAACGAAATCACAACCAAAGAATAAGTTATGTCTAAAAAAAAGCGTATAACGCATAAGCACTCTGTACAAAAACGGAAGAAATTAAAAAAACATATAGGCAAGTCTCGACCCAAAAAAGAATTACCGGCTCCACCGCCGATAGTGCCCGTTCCTAAAAAGAAAAGGGAAAAGAAAAGGGAAAAGAAAAAAAGCAATATTTATTTTTCACAAGAGACAGAATCTGCCATTGTATTATATAATAATACAGAAAACATGTTAGAACGAAATAAGATTTATCATGAAAAGATAGAATATCCTCTTCAGAAATTAGTTGAAAATGTATTTAATCGGTTTGGGTTTACGTATTTTAAAACCAGTCCACATGATGTACAAAAGGAAGCATTGGCTCATTTAGTTTCTAATATGGGGAAATATGATCCTAACCGTGAAAGTAAAGCGTTTGGAAAGAAAATGAAAAGTAAAGCATTTTCTTATTTTTCAGTCATTGCTAAAAATTGGTTTATTTTACTTAACAATAATAATTACAAAGAGTTTCGAACAAATGTAGAGATAAGCGAGGAGCGGGGAGAAAATACGGTTCAACTTCAGCATGTGGATAAACATCACACTCAAGTTGAAATGGACGAATTCATGACGTTAACCATAGAGTTTTGGGAGACTAATGTTAGGAAAATTTTCATGAAACAACGGGATTTAGATATTGCCAATGCCGTTATTGAACTTTTAAGAAATTCTGGTCGAATTGAGGCTTTTAATAAAAAAGCTCTTTATTTGTATATACGAGAGATTTCTGAATGTAAGACTCAACAGATCACAAAGATTATAAACAAGATGAAGCAATATCATAGAGCTAATTATAAAACATATCTTAACACCGGGAATATAGAGCCATACTCAAAAGTGTGATCCATTAGATTTTTAGTTATTATAACCGATTTTCGGTTAACCTTCGAGAAACCCTCTCAATTCCTTGGGAGGTTTCTATTTATAAATATGCCAGATAACGATTTCGAAATTTTTGAAAATAAATCCTTTACGGGGTTGTGTAAAGATATTTACGATCGGTCAGAAAATAAAAAAGATCAATTGGATTTATTGATAAGTGAATTACGACCATATATTCGTAGTTTAGACGACGCCAGAGAAATGGTACCACTTATTCAAGGATATTTAGAAGTATCGGTTAGAAACGATGAACAGCTTGTTAAATTGGCACAAGTATCTCAAAGACTTCAAACGGCTAAAATGGATAGAGGAGGCGGCGAAGCACTATTAACGGATGCGGAAAAAGAGGCATTGTGGCAAGAAGTGAAAGAAGTCATTGAAGTAGTAAAAACCCCCGTTTCGATTATAACTAGTTCGATTACTCCAAAATAATATGTCATACTGGAATGCGCAAGGAAACAATGGTAGGTCCACTGAAAGCTTTGGACTGGGTGGTTCTACTTCAACGGGTGGCAGTGGGGAGTTTTATGAGTTGGAACCTGCGGTAGTTTTAGATATTGTTCTAGATAAGGATCATCCGATTTTTAAAAAAGATTCTAATGTAAAAACCACCATTGATATAGAACATTGGCCTTCTGATTATACCGGGAAAGCAAAACCAGTCAAAGGAGATATTAACTATACGTGGGTAGGAAGAGCATTGGTTCGGCTTCAATATTCAACCCCATCTGCTAAAAAAGATGATTTGGTTTGGGCATTTCCTTTGGAAGCAGGAATATCTGAATATCCTCTTATTAACGAAATAGTGATGATACTCAAATATCGCAATAAATATTTTTATAGCCGCCGAGTCAATATTGATAATTTTCCAAACGAAGCAGTGGATTTTGGAATTAATCCCATTGTTAGTGGTCAACCTAATACCGAGTTATATTCCAATGCAGATTATGCAGGGAGAAGCTCAAAAACAAATCACGATGGAACGGCAGGGTATAAGGGAGTTGCCGGAAAATATTATAAAATAAATAATCGTATACGTGCGATTAAACGATACGAAGGAGATACTGTTTTAGAAAGCAGATTTGGTCAATCGATTAGATTTTCGGCATATGACGCTATCCGAGCGAATGATATAGGAGATAAGAAAAACACGGATTATGACGATTACGGGGGGAATCCAATGATTCTCATTAGAAACCGACAACGGAAATTACTTAAAAAGGGAGAAACCCTAAAACTTAAAGATAGCCCTAATCCTGCTATAATTACCGGAACGGAAGAAGAAAAAAATGCGGGGGGATTTATTAAAGAGGATATTAATCATGATGGGTCTTCAATTCATATTACCACCGGACAAACTGAATCCAATTGGAAACCTACTTGTTACAAAAAGATGTGGGGGAACGGAGAAGAACAACCTCTTTACAATGGGATAAGTGATTTTAAATATCCCGCTCCTTTAAATGGCGATCAAATTATCATTCAATCGGATAGATTAATTTTCTCATCTAGATATGGCGAAACGTTTCATTATTCCAAAAAAAGATATGCAGTAGTAACCGACAATGAATATACGGTAGATGCTCATCAACAAATTGTTTTAACTACTAATTCAAAAACAGTGCTTAATGCCCCGGTTATTTATCTTGGAGCGTATGATGAAACTGCCGAACCAGTATTACTTGGGCAATCAACTGTGACTTTATTAACAAGTCTATGTGATTGGTTATTGCGGCATATTCATAAACATGAACATAGCCATGTTAATGCCGGTGCGCCGTCTCCTAAAACCACGCAGGAACCTACAAATCCCATGCTTGAAGATCTAAAGACTATTAAATCAAATCTTCAAGCATGTTTAAGTCGCAGAGTATTTGTTGTAGGAGGAGGATTGTCTCCCGGTGCCGACGGAGGAAAATTAGGATAAAACTATGGCATTTACATTACCATCGCCATCATTACCCGTGCCACAAGCGCCACCGCTACCTGCTGTTCCTAAAATATCGCTTCCAAAAGGACCGGCACCTTTAAAAATAAATACTATAACAGGAAAGGGAGTTCCTGGTGGATTTACGGGCACCAATAAATTAATACCGAAGGTAGCAGCCGCAGGAGTTGCATCTAATATAGCCGCAATTGCAGCTAAGGTATCTTCTATAAAAGCATCAATACCCGGTGCAACAGCGGCTCAAGCTAAGTTAGCGGGATTAAAAGCAAAGGCGTTATCTAAAATAAAATCATTAGCTAAAGCTCCGGATTTAAGCAGTAAATTGAAATTACCGGCTCCCCCTAAAATACCGTCGCCACCTGATTTTTCTAGTTTGAATCTTCCTTCGGTTCCTGCTTTGCCGTCAGTGCCGTCAGTGCCGTCAGTGCCTTCGGTTCCTGCTTTGCCGTCATTACCGTCAGTGCCGAAATTACCAACTATTGGGTAAAAAAACTATATTTATAGATACACACATATGAAAAAAGACGATTTAGTAAAAATAATTCGAGCGATTGTTCAACAGGAACTCAAAAGAGAACTGCCCAAGGCGCTTGCAAATGTATTTTCCAATTTAATGGGAACTCCACCGTCAGAAGTTCGTAATATGAAGACGGCAACTCCTATTTATAAGGGACAATCATTACCACATAAACCATCGGCGGAAGAAATGCCGGACGAAATTGATGAAACCATTCAATTAAAACAGCAACTTCGAGAAATGTTTACAGATGGGGAACCGGCGAGACGAACTGCTCCTTTGCAAACAGTTCAACCACCGAAGGTTTATACAAAAAATCCAATTTTTAATGAAATTCTAAACCAAACTCGTCCGTTTAATGGACAAGAGAGAATGGCGATGGGAGTTGGTGGCTCGGGAATGTCGCCATCAGTTATGATGGCAGCAGAGGGATTTCAATCGTCTACCGCAGCTATGACCGGGGTCGGAGAACTCATGGATGGTAATGAATTGGGATTTTTAAATAAAGTTCCGACAATGCCAGGAGCTGGTGGTCCGGTTTTAACGGAACTTCCGATGAATGTTAATACTATACGAGAAGGACAAGTAGGCGGAGCGGCTCCACTGGACGGAGTGTTTGTTGATTCGGCATTGGATTTGAAAAATCATCCTGCGCTTCCCGATAGCATTAAAGGAATTTTAAATCGTGATTATAGATCGTTAGTTAAAGCAATGAATAAGAAGAAATAATATGGCAACTAGAAAAATACCACTTGGATTGATGCTCCCGATTCGAGATGGGAACAGCGGGTATTTTGATCAGGCATACGATACTTTTACACAAAAACGTATGAATATTATCAATTTACTTCGCACAAAAACGGGTGAAAGAAGATTTCAACCTACATTTGGTTCAAGGTTGTGGACTGTATTATTTGAACAGAACATGGATATCTTACCAGATATTATAACAAATATCGTGAAAGAGGATATATCTAGATGGATAGATGGAGTAATTGTAAGAAAAGTAGATATTCAAGTGCCACAAATTAGCGAAACAACTGACTATCGAGATATTTATAGTTTGTTAGTTTCAGTAATTTTTGAGGATACCGCCACTCAACAACAAGGAACCGTTGAAATTTACATTAATAGCGGCAAAATATAACTTATGGAAAAACATACAAAAAATCGTGTCGAGTTCGGGGGTGCGGTCGAACTGATAAACAATGTATTAGGAGATTAAATTGTGCCGACTACCACTTCTAAAAATTTCACTCCAAATTCTAAAGATATTCGATATCTTAATCGGGACTTTACTCAGTTAAGACAATCTCTTATGGATTTCGCCAAAACGTATTTTCCAAATACGTATAACGATTTTTCCACGGCATCTCCCGGCACGATGTTTATTGAAATGGCAGCATATGTCGGAGATGTACTTAGCTATTATACGGATTATGCATTTAAAGAAAGCATGATCCAAAACTCGACTGAGCGTAGAAATATTATATCTCTTGCGAACTATCTGGGATATAAAGTGAAACCAATTCAAGGCGCTATCGGAACCATTGAGCTTTTTCAATTATGTCCAGCCAAAGAAAATGCGGTGGGAGTTTATGTTCCGGATACCGATTATGCACTTAGAATAAAAGAAGACATGCAAGTGTCGAATAATGCGGGGTCGTATTATGTTCTTAATGATTCGGTAGATTTTGCCGTAAGCACTTCATTATCTCCTCGAACGGATGCAGTATATTCCAGAAATCAAGATGGCACCCCACAATTCTTTTTGCTTCAGAAAACCGGCAAGATAGCTGCGGGAAAAGTATCTACAAAAACAATTACAGTGAATTCTCCTACCCCGTTTTTTCAAATATATTTAAATGAAACTAATGTATTGGGAATAATTGATGTGGTAGACTCTAACAACAATGAATGGCATGAAGTCGATTTTCTAGCACAAGAATTAGTTCCGATTGCGATTCCTAATGATTCGGAACATGAAGGCACATTGTCTACCTATAAAGATTCGGTTCCATATATTTTGAAGTTTTTGAGAACCCCTAATCGGTTCACTGTAAACGTAGATTCAAATAACTTTACTTATTTAGAATTTGGAGCAGGAACAGAAGGATTTTCTGAAGAATTCGTGACATTTGATTCCAAATTAATTGGTATCGGATTAAGAAATATTAGTAATTATAATATTCCATTTGATCCTGCTAATTTTCTTAAAAATAAAACCTATGGGGTTGCTCCATCTAACACAACATTGACGATTCGTTATTTAACGGGCGGCGGAATTAACTCAAATTCCCCCTCAAACGCAATTAGAAATGTAGTGTCAGTAGAGTTTGATAATCCAACAGATGGACTTCCTCCGGAAAAAAATAATTTATTAAATACCGTAAAAAATTCGTTGCAAGTTAATAATTCAATTGCTACAGTAGGGGGGAAAGAAGGAGAAACTGATAATGAAGTGAAAATGAATGCAACTGCTAATTTTGCCACTCAAAATCGAGCCGTAACCAAAGATGATTATTTGGTACGTATTTATTCTCTTCCTCCGAAATTCGGTTCTATAGCAAAAGCTCAAGTAATTACTGATACCAGTTTAAACGTGGGAGTAAATAGGGTATTATCGGGAACTATAAATTCAGAAAATATTGCAACAGTAACCGATAATGCAACTGCTAATTATTTCCGAAAAATATCATATGATTCCTCAAATCCATTTTCCATCAACATTTATTTGTTGGGATATGACGAAAATAAAAACTTAACTCCCGTGAATTCGGCTTTGTTAACTAATCTGATTACGTATATGAAACGTTATCGGATTATGACGGATGGAGTAAATCTTATCGATGGTTATATTATTAATATTGGAGTGAATTTTGCAATCACCGTATATAAAGGATATACGAAAAAAGATGTTTTATCGGAATGCATTCAAACTATTCAAAACTTTTTTAATATTGATAATTGGAATTTTTCTCAACCAATCAATCTTAGTCAATTAGAATTAGAAATCGCCAAAGTCGAAGGGGTTCAATCTATAGTTAATTTAGAGATTATTAATAAAACAACGTTAGATGGAAACTATTCTGCGGTGGAATACGATATTTCATCGGCCACCAAAAATAATATTATATATCCATCAACAGATCCTAGTTGCTGGGAAATAAAATATCCTAATAGTGATATTATAGGGAGATGTTCATGATTAAATTGAAAGTATTATTATTTGAAGGTATGACTGATACTCCTGAATTCAAGCAATGGTTTGGACAGAGTAAAGTTGTGGATGAACATGGACAACCAAAAGTAGTGTATCACGGAACATCAAAAAGTAGAGATTTTTCAAAATTCAATAAAAAAGGAGGGGGCTCTTGGTTTACTTCTAGCAAAGAAGAAGCTTCTAAGTATGCAGAACGTAACGATTTTAGCGATATCAGGGGGCACGATGAACATGGAGTTCCATATGGGAGTAATGTAAGCAGTAGAATATATCCGGTTTACCTTAAAATAGAAAATCCCAAATTACTTACATCAAAGGAAATTGAATGGTGGAGACATCAAAAGGATTATCGTAGCGCCAACAAAGAACTTTTAGCTAGAGCATTTGCCGCAGGACACGATGGTATTGATATGGGTAATGGTAATTACGTTGTTCACAAGCCGGAACAAATCAAATCAGCAATAGGCAATAAAGGAATGTTTGATCCTAAACATCCAGATATAACCAAAGAAACTATTTAAAATGCATCACCACCTATTTCCAGAATCGGATACATATGTAACGAATGAATCCGGATTCGAAGATAAAAATTTCGGTATAAATGAAATTCTTCGAATTGGAACTTCTACTTCTCCCATGCGAGTTTTAGAAGACACGAAAGATTATCCTTATTCAAATGTGATATGGACGAATCATTGTATCACAAATTTTACGGGAATCTTAACTGGTTCTTTTTCCGGTGCAGCGGAGTCTGTATACGGAACAATTATAGCCTCCGCTTCATTTAGTTCTTCTTATTTCAATGGATATTTCGATGGGGTTTTAGTAGAATCCAGCGGAGGGTTTTCGGGAAGTGTGGATGGAATTGTTTCCGGTTCTTTAACTGCATCCGTGTTTCCAAATTTCGATGGACAATTAACAAGTTCTTATGGAAAAATTACAGGAACGGTAACCGGAATAGATACTAGAAATGAAAATCATTGGGTAACTACTGCAACTAAATTAGTTGATAGAACTATAATTAAATTCGATTTAAATACTATTTCCGCTTCGGTTGCCAATGGAGAAATTACAAATCCGGAATTTAAATTAAATTTAAAAGTGTGTAATGAATATGAATTACCGATTTCATATGCTATTTATGCGTTTCCAGTAAGTCAAAGTTGGGTGATGGGAAATGGTTATTTTTCTGATGGAGGATCTTATACCGGAGCCAGTTGGTATTATCGAGATTACGTTGCAGGGACGGCATGGTATGCTCCTATTACTACTAGTTTAAGACCAGTCGTTGATTTTTTTAACACCGAAAGTAACGCAACTGCATCTTTTGCATATGGCGGAGGAACTTGGTATTACGATTCAGCGTCAAAACAAGATTTCTCATATGAATCCGCCGATATTTCGATGGATGTTACAGATATTGTAATGACATGGATAAACGGAACACTTCCAAATAATGGATTCATTTTGATGTCATCGGATGAAATAGTGGCCAGTGGTTCCGGATTCGCTTTAACGTTTTATAGTAAAGACACCAATTCCATAAATTCACCATACCTCGATGTAATGTGGAGTGATTGGATAGGAGAATCTGGAAGTGTTGATATATCTAGCGCAAATATAATAACGCCCTATCTCGGCCTTTCGGGAGAGGTGCAAAATGGGTCGTCGTTATCCGGAAATTCGATTTTATCAGGAGGTTCAACAAATGCAAGTCAACTTAGTGGGAGTTTTTCCGGCAGTTCATTGGTTAATTTTACTTTGAATTATATTACGGCTAGTAATGCACCGGTAAATAACTTATGTGTATTTCAATTTACGGGAAGTTTAACGGGGTCTTTTTTAGGAACAGCTTCTTATGCTTTAGGAATAATTTCCGGAGGTATCGTGGATTTTTATACAGATTATTTTACCGGAAATATTGATGGCACTCCTTCCACAATAACAAGCGGAAAAGTATTAAGTAATTCTTCTGTTTTAGGATCAATTACGGGCTCGGTAATTACTAGCACATATCTCGGGGATTTTTCCGGATCAATAACGAGTTCAAATCTGTATATATCGGGGGGTGTATCTGGCACATACTTAGATACTATATTCCATAATTTCAATGGATTTTTTGCATGTAACGGGTTTACCGGAAATATAAGCGGAGTTCCAGTTATAGGCAACGTTCAGGGATTGATTACTATAGATCCAGCTTCGGTATATACCCCAACGGACATGACAACGCTGTATCCGAGCATGCCGTATAATCAATCTCCCTACTCCACGGGATATCAAAATCTTTATTCGGATTCACCTTATAATGGACTTATAAATGTCTGGTATACATGGATGGGAGACACTTGGACGTCGAATGTGCCGGCATATCCAACCTATCCAATAACCACTTCCTGTGGGAATATTCCTCATCAAGCGCAAACTATGATGGGCACTCTTACTAGTGGCGTTTTTAGTGGAAGTCATTTTGTAGCATATTATTCAAACTATTCAATTCTTATTGGATCTTTACAAGGATTTTATACAACAGAGGCATTACTTAATTCAACCGTAACTATTCCTCTCCCATCCGGTATAGATCCATATGCATATGCATACTTCACCGGAACATATGTCAATGGGACGGCAATGGGACTTTATAATTTATATCCCAACAGTCATGATAGCTCTAGTTTTACTGGTCAATTTATAAATGGAGAACTTTTGGGTAGCTATGTTACTATACAATTAAGCGGAAGTATGTATACTTCAAGTTATTCTTATACGGGAAGTGTAAATTATACCTCCAACACATTTAAGCAACTTGATACTAATAGTCCATTTACGGTGATTGTAAAGAATCTCAAACCTACTATTAAAAGCGGAGATTTAATTCAAGTAAATGTATTTGGAAGACAAGAATTTCCTCTTAAAACATTTGAAAAGACATCACAACAATCAGAATATGTTATTCCTAAATTGTTGCCATCGGCATCATATTATGCAATTAAAGATAATATGAGTGAGGAAATGATTATTGATTTCGATCGGTTTACGCAAATTAGTTCAAAGTATCCAAACGGAAACTTTTTCGTATTAGATACCACTGGATTAGCGCAAGAAAGATCGTATCGGGTGTTAATACGAATACATAACAGTTCCTCTATTTATACATTTGATGATAACAATGTATTTAAAATAACAAGATAACCTATGATTTATTTAAAAAATTTAATTTCGAAAGTTCTAAATGAAGGAGTGTTATCTAAATTGGTAAGTATACCAGACCCTCTTAAACAAAAACTAGGAACTGTTATTGCCAAATGGTATTCTGATAAACGTTCACAAGAACAATCGGGAAAATTGTTGCCGAGTCTGGGAGTTCGGCTGGAAAAAATAAAAGTCACTGTCGAGAAACTTGGATTTACTAAACATCGAGACATGACTGGCGCAACTGAAATTGAATTAGCTATAGATATGTTATATCGTTTTCATATGAGGCAATCAAAAAATGTATGACAGATTTTAATAAACAAATTCTGGAATTCGAGCAGTATGGGACGTTTACGTATAAATATGACGAAGTTGGTAATGTCGTCATGAACTCATCTTCGGTGGACTTTGCCCAGAATTATTTAGCATTTCCGTTGGATAATTTTGTTTATAATAATTCTAAAATACTGGGATTTTATGATCCGGTTTTTTCTGAATTTATTCCAACATCGCAAACGGAGGAACAGCAGGTGACTATTGATGTTACCGCATTGCAAGACGAATTGGATGTTGAAAAAGCTAAAAATGCAGCATTAACAGACCAATTGAATTCGATTATAGCCGAGTCTGGTAATACATCTGGTCCCGATCCATCAGCTACACAACAAGTGGTGTTGGAATTGCGCAAACAGCTTGGACAGGGACGAGTCGATTCGGACTTTTCCGTTGATTTTCCGTATTCTCCGGTGATAAAACAAACAAATCTGGCAACCGGTACATAATTTATGGCAATTCCATTTCCATTCGTCACATCTAATCCTGAAAATATTAACACTGGTTCGTATTTGAACCAGAAGGAAACAACTAATTTTGTTTCTAATTTCTTACCGGACTTATGGTATGGTTTTTCAGAGGAGGATGTAATTGAGGTTTCTGTGTTTGATCTTGATCAGAATCCAATTGGATGGAAGACCATAAACACGGATAAGAATTATCGAACAGTTACGTTATCTTATCTTAATACGCTAGATCAAACCATTACTTATTCCTATAAAGAACTTTTAACAGATTTTACTTTATATAAAACCGAGGAAATTCTTGTTAATCCAATCGAACAATTTTCTTCGTCTTTTGGTATTATATCTGGTAGTTATTTGGCAACTTATAATTTTGTTCGGGAAATGGCGGGGAATTCCTTAACGCCGCTTGTCGTAAAAGACATTTCTCCATCAAGAAAAGAAGTTAAACTGGTTCCTCTTTTTAATAATACGGCGAGATACCAAGCATTTTGCACCAAAAAACTTCAAGTTAAAGAGGTTGCACCTTTATTATTAAGATTAACTAATCAATGTCCATATGATCAGATATATTCGAGAATTAAAGATAAATATACCAGCCAGATAATATTTCTAAAAAATTTATTATATCTTCAGACCGACGGAGAGTTCGTGTCGTTTTTAAAAACAATATATGAAGATGTGATAATTTATACATCACCTTCTGATATAACTCAACCACAAGAACGACTCAAAAGAACACAAGGAATTCGAAATTACTATCAGAATTATCTTCTATCTAATTATGAAACTATTACGGATTTTATTGAAATAGACAATTCTTATGATTCTTTTGCAACTCATAGAATAGAGCAACAATTTAAACCTTATGGTTTACAACTTGGTAAAGATTTTATAGATGCAAAACAATTTTTGATCGATTTCTTTACTACCGAATTTTATCATCCTATTACGGTAAGCACCAAAGCATCATTTGATGACAAGTACTATTCGCTTTTCAAAAATGCTTTAAATCTAGGTAATAATACCACGTTCATTATTCTTGATCATGCATACATGGATGAACGAATTACGCTTTCCGATCCACTTACACTTTTAGTTAAACTCAAAGAAGAACTGCCCGATGATGTTAAAATTCAAAGCCAGTGCTGGGTTAGTAATATTAGTCTTGCTCCTTTTGTTGTCAATATCATCTTCAAGCAGATGGGGTCTACAAAAACGATTAAAATATCGTCACCTAATTTTACATTGGAGTCGGATACAATAAGTTTATACAACGTCAATACTTCATATACGGCGAATGAACTTGTTACTCAACCGGCAGGACAACAAAATATCGATATTAGTAAAAAAATAAACGAACTTTCCGTTGATTATTCAGATTTCTCAAATTTCGTGATATTTTCATCTGCCAATCAACGGACAGCCAATTTCAAAACAAAAGTAATATCGTGGTATCAGTTAAGTTCTTCTTTGATGAGTCTCAACACAATTGCGGCTCAATCAACGCTATCAGGGTCGGCATATCCATATTATTCTACAGAGCGAGATACCGTTGAAGGTCAAATGAATGAAATTGTTAATTCATTTGATGGATATGAATCCTATTTGTTTAGAAGTGGTTCATATGAATACAATCCAATTACACGCAAATTTGTAAATGCCTCTTATGTTTCCGATAAAGATACAGATGCGGCATATTATGATAAATCGAATCGAGATAGTCTGATAAGTAATACTCCGGACCATATTGTTTTAGATAGTGATAATGATGAATATTTAATTTTCTTAAATATGATAGGTCATTTCTTTGATAATATCTATTTGTATATTACCAATCTTCCATCTGAAAAATTTGTCGTTAATGATCCTACCAAAACATTTTCTAAAAAAGTTATAGATTATATGTTGGATTCGTTCGGATGGAAATTGGGATCTACTTATGAAGATTTATCGACGATAGATACTTATACAACGTCAGCGATATCATTGATATCCGCCGAAGATAGAACCAAAGCAATTCGGACCCGAATTCTTACTACCCTTCCTCAAATATATAAAACGACGGGAACAGAAGAAGCCATAAAATTGTTATTAGCATGTCATGGTATTCCTTCAGATTTATTACAGATTCGAGAATATGGGGGATATGATTATTATACGGGATCAATGGTCACCTACACCAAACGGGAACGGGCATGTATGTTTGGGATTTCGGGGTCCGGCGCAACCATAAATCAGGTATATGAGCCAAGACCAAATGTTCGAACGGCAGAATTTAAACTAACAATTAATTCTCCGGAGATTTATCCCGAAACAAAAAGATATAGAATTGTTGATTCTAAAGTTATTTATTCGGTTAATTGGGGTGGATATCCTGATTCGTTTTTCCCAAATTGGGAAATAGGATTTTGGCGGGAATATGGAAAAATGGGGCGTATTTATGCTTCTCTTCCAACTCGTTTAAGTTCTTATTCCGGAAAAGATGTTATAGGGTATGGCAATCCAAGGATTTTTTTAACTAGTAGTTTGTTTCCGCTCTTCGATGGCGACATTTTTAATATCCGACTTCGAAGAAATAATCCAGATCCATATTTTCAATATACGGCAGATGAAGAACTGGTAACAACTCAATATGATTTAACCGTTCAAAGAAATGAATCGGGAAGAGTTGTTTTCAGAAGTATTGATTCCAAATTGGGATTATTCGAAGATAATATGATTTGGGATGGTATTTCTACTTTTGATCCTCCATCAACCGTCGGAAGTTTAGGAACTACTAATACGGCTTCAATCAATTGGGGAATACAAGGTAGCAAGGTTGATTTCGCATTCGGAAATGCAATGATATGGGATGTTCCTATCTCCGATACCGATTTTGACATTCATTGTAATGATTATAGCTCGTTTGCATATAGTGGATCAGAGGGAATGATACATCTAATTGCCCGAATGGATGCCGATGAAGCAACAAATTTTCTTACTATTTCTTCATCTTATCTTTATCAGACTCCTACGGGAAGTTCAACTTATGGATTTGGTATTGGAACTATTTCAAACAAATCAGAATATTATCCCACTTTTATAGATAAGTACGGGGCGTATGTGTTATCATCAAGTTATATGGGGAGTAACATGTCTCTTTATAATAAACCCATTATCCCAATTGGATTTTATTATAGTTCTCAAAACTATTTTCCTTTAAATCCAAATATAGTACAGACAACATATTGCCCTAACTTAACGACATCGCTCGTTGCTCCTAAATATCCATACGAATACGTGGTAAAAGATATTGAGAAAATATATACAACTCCTTTCTATGGTCCTAATCGGTTTAAAAATGAAAAAGTAAACAAAAAAGAGCAAGAAATATCTGCCCGGCTGGATGATAAAGATCGTTCAACCTTTGACTCGGGAATGGGAAGTCAAACGGATTCTAATTTACTCGGATTATATCTCGATCCTCAAGATGCTAAAAATCGAGATATAATTAAATATCTCGGAAATCAAAACCTAATGGAATTGATTGCGGACCCTTCGGATATGTATTCGTCCTCCTATTCTAACTTAACTGCTCTAAATCGGGAGTATAATTCATTCGGGGATAGGCGGGTATTATATAATGAACTTATTACGCTTTATAAAATCTATTTTAATCGATCGATATTCGATACCGTAAAAAATATTGTTCCCGCCCGATCTGCGGTTAGAACGGGTATTTTAATTGAGCCAACCGTATTAGAACGTTCAAAATATCAATATCAACCTATTTTTTCTGAATCCAATACAGGGTCGGTTGCTTATTTTGATGTTACCGCCAGCCATTATTGGAGAGATCCTATTACTAAACTATTAAAATTTTCGGGGTCGGTTGGAAATACCAGTAACGGAAAATTAGAAATTCTATATGGGGAATTTAATATTGCGGGCGTTAGTTCTTCAAGTTTAGATATGTCCACTCTCCCGGTTAATCCGCATTTCGATGTTGATATATCATATATTAACGAAGCTAATTTTAATTATCCTATTAATTATGGCGGAGGATATATTACCGATTTAGCGGACGAATTTCAAATGGGAAATTATGGAAGTCTTGGGAATGAATGGGGATATTCCGATGCTATAGGAGTCACTCCTCAAGGAAAATTAGAAACACATACACATCCATCTGGCAGTGAAAGAACGTTCATAGTAAAAAAATGGGATAAATACACCATTTATGCTAAAACGGGTCCATATGTCAAAACTTCCAACAAATTTGCAGATTTATATACGTCTAGCTCTATTTGGCTGTATTCGCTAGTAGGTATGACTCCCACCGGATATAATAATTTATTCTATACTTCTAGTAAGAATGAATTATCAGGGTCAGTGTGGGATTTAACTCCTACCAGAAATTGTGATGACGATGGATACTGTTATTATCAACACTATGCAAATACGGCAAAAAAGACCCCAAATCAACGAATAAATACCATCAAAGCCACGGATATGCATATAGGACCAATAGTATATGCGATAACACCGTATTATGATATAGCGCAAGATACATATTTTGAAGTTTTTGGAGGATATCCTAGAAATCACTATACTCATAAGAGAATGCAATTCTCCCCATTGAAAATGCAAACAATTAGCGGCAAAGCAACCGACCAAACTTATCAGATTTATGTTCGGTCGAGACAGACGGTAGAAACAACAATAGACGATAAATCAGGAATTGGGGATGCTTCGCTCCCAGTTCAGACAATTCAAACCAGCAATATTAATTTGATTAAGAGTAACAACGTCATTAATATGTGAAAAAAGAGGTTCCGAGTAATACTTATAACAAGAGACTAATAAAGAATAGGAATATAATATATGGGATATAACGATAATCAAACGGTGACAATAGATGCAATTCTAACTAAAAAAGGGAGAGAATTATTGGCAAAAAATGGAAACCTTAACATAACTAGTTTTGCGTTGGCAGATGATGAAATTGATTACTCCCTTTATCAGCCAAATCATCCAAATGGGAGTGCATTTTATGATATTGCACTGAGAAATATTCCAATATTTGAGCCGTTTACGGATGAAACACAAGTTATGAAATACAAATTAGTTACATTAAATCAAGGAGTGACGTCTATTCCTGTTATTACGATTGCCCAAGACAAAATTAGTGTCAATCGAGATTTTACTGGTCAGATTCTTATTTCTCCTTCTACTAATCCCGCCTATAATTTAACCGCCGGATATACCGCTATTTTGGGAAATAAAAACGTAGGAATTATTGTAGTTCAAACAAATAATTCTCTTAATTCGGTCTCAAATACAGTGCCAACATTTGCAGGCGATATTAATACCGCAAGTTCTCAGGTGGTTGTGGGAATGACATTTTTATTCGTTCCTAATTCTCAATTAGGAAGAACAACCACAACGGATTTAACGATTGTTGGAAATGAATCGGGGGGAAGCACAAGCATCGAAGTAACTGTTATTGTTCCTACTACAAGTTAAAATTGATTTATGATATTCAACACTTTTCAAGATACGGATATTGTCACCGGACGAACAACTCGGGTAGCCAGCGGATTTTGGCCAGGCGGCGTGACTAATTGGAGCCAAAGTTTATTTGTGGACGATTTATGGGACTTAACCGGATCAATTGCTACACCCTCGCCTGCGTACGGGACGTCTCTTTATGATGTTCGGCGAACCATGTATTATGTGAATGTGTTTCCAAATGCGACATATCATGAACAACACGATCCTTATTTTTCTGCTACATATGGACATATTGCTGGGAGCGGTTCATTTAATATTGAAACTTCGAGTATTTTAGTAAATCCGACTAAAGCAATTTATACACAATATAAAAATCTGCTTTTGGGAACCGGAGACGTAGATGGAAAATTTAGTTTTAAAATCGGAAGTGCGGGAGGAACTACTAATGCAAATGATATATTTGTTTTAACTTTTTCAACCTATAAAATGAAAGATCGGTTAGACGAAGGGATTTTTCAAATTTCATTTTCCGGCTCATATGGATGTAAAACTTATATAGATGATTCTATAACTGACACTCAAGTAAAAACGGTATATAATTTAATCTCAGGATCATTAGAATCAGGTGTTGCTCCAAATGCAACATATGATGGAGTTGGATTATTTTATCCGAATAATGGTATGTTAGTTATTAATGCTCAAAAGTTAGATGATATAATTGGAATGCAGGCGTCAACTACTGTAAATTATAATTCCGATGGTGGTGGAAAATATTATTATTCCAGTGCGTCTTTTTCAACCGATTATAGTCAAAATTCTAAAGTTATCGTGGAGGCGATTAAAGCGGCAGGATCGAATACCTCGATTCAAATGAAAATACGAAAATCCGAATATGTTCCGGCAAGACATTATTTTATTCGCATTAAAAATAGAGACTTTAATTATAGCAACAATCCGACATATGTTTACGATGGGACCGATGGAAACCATGCCAATGGAACTATTCGTAATAGCGATTTTGTAGACAATCCAAGAACTTATCTGACGACAATCGGATTATATAATAGTGATAATGAATTAGTAGCTGTTGCAAAATTAAGTCGCCCCGCCGTAAAAACTTTCGATAATGAAATCTTGTGCAAAGTTCGAATTGATACGTGACAATGAGCCATTAATTAAACTGAGAGCCGATAGTGTTTTGGAAAATGTCATTGATCAATTTTAGATTGATACTTATATTTAACAATGTTAAAGCAAATTCAACGCAATAATTTTCTTACGGTGCCATTTGTTGCTTCTAAAAAATGGAATTTACGTAATATTGATAATGAGGCTTTAGCTGTTATTGATGATGAATACATTGCATTAGAATATGTAGATTATTATGGCAATCCTCTTCTTAATCGTGATTGTAACATAACGCTTGAACAGCAACGTAATAATAATGTTATTTTTGAAATAGGTAGAAAATCTACCGGAATTTTTTATCCAGATCAGGAAGAAAAAAATGATACTGGAACTTATATTCGACTGGTATATGATCAGACAAAATTAGCTTTTTATAATGAATATAAGAATCCTTTGAAAATTTTTGGGGTGGAGAATATTGATTTTGGTAATAGTAGAATGTTTCGATATATTGCAGATGAGTTTCGAATGTTTACTCTTCCAAAAGCATTTTTTGGAGATTCTATTAAAAAGAAAAGCGTATCCTTTATGGATAATGCATTGGATGATTATGTTCAAATAAATGATGATGGATATGGAAATTTGATAGCTACAAAAAATCTTTTTTCTAAAATTCAAGAGGTTAGAAAGTTTTCAAATGCTTATAAAGAAGGAGATGCCGCAAATGAATGTCCCCCAGTTGTGATTCCTACAACCACTACGACTACATCTACCACGTCTACTACATCTACGACTACTGCACCGACAACAACTACTACGACTACTACAACTACTGAAGCTCCTCCACCAACAACTACTACAACAACCAGCACAACTAGCACTACCAGTACTACAAGCACAACATCAACAACCAGTACAACTACTGAAGCTCCTCCTCCACCAACAACAACAACTACTACGACTACTACAACTACTGAAGCTCCTCCTCCTCCAACAACAACAACTACTACGACTACTACAACTACTGAAGCTCCTCCACCAACAACTACTACTACGACTACTACAACTACCGAAGCTCCTCCACCAACAACTACCACTACCACTACGACAACTAGTACCACATCAACGACAACAGCGCCTCCTACATGTCCTGAATGTTCCACTTACTCCGCTACAACAGTATATTGTCCGAATACTGTTTTGTTATTCTCAACACAGGCTCAGTTCTGTCAAGATTTAAAAGATGCTTGGGGATTCGGAAGCGGTCATTCTGTTTTTATTTGGAAACCAATATATGATGGTATTAATGGAGCAACGGTTATTTCTAATCTTGCTACATTATGTGGAATGACGTTTACCCAAACATCCACTACATTGGGGAATACAACTTGTGAAATAACTCCTCCCGAAACAGAGTTTCGGTTTACTGTGCCGTAATAAAATAATATGTTATCTGTTATAATTCCCTGTTGGAGAGATAATTCCAATTTAATTAATACTTTACAATCGATGTATTCAACTTCCACATCGGAATTTGAATGTATTATTGTGGACGATGCCTCTCCTATTCCTGTCATTATTCCAAATGAGTATAAAAATAAATTACGACTGATAAGAAATAATAAACAACTTGGTTGTGGTAGATCCAGAACATTAGCCGCTAAATTAGCTACTCAGAAATATTTATTTACCATTGACAGTCATACAGACTTCGAACAGGGGTGGGATGATGTTATAAAAAAGAACTTAAAATTTGTAGATAATAATACTATTATTTATTTTCCTCTTAAAATTAGTAATACTTGGGATCGTAATTTATACGATTTTTGCGATATACGTTATGGAAGTTTAGCTTATCTATATAATCCCCGAAATAAAAACTTTTTAGGCGTAGAACAAATAGTCAATACAAAAATTGAACCTAATTGTTTACATGCATCATATGTTATTAAACGAGATTATTTTTTATATTTAAAGGGTTTACTTGATGTAAAATATTGGGGTTCCGATGAATTAATATTAACTATTAAAATATTAATGACAGGAGGAAACATAAAACTAATTCAAGATGTTATATTAACACACGTTGATTTACGGAGTGGAATGCACATTAGAAACTTGTATTATATCTATTATAATATTCTACGAATTGCAAAAACACTAATGAGCGTAGAAGAGTATAATGAGTTTTTGAGTTTCATAGATAAAACTCAAATACCCGTTCAATCATTTAAATTCTTAGATGATGATGTAGAAGAAATAGAAGAATTTAAAAAGTATTATAAAGAGATTTTTATTCACGATTTTTCTTGGTTAAAAGAAAAATTAAATTTTGATTTATCCGACAAAAATAATCCTTTACATTACAATGCATTATTAAATCGAGATACTATAAATAAACGATTAGAAAATCAAAAATTAATACACAAAGAATGGCCTGTAGTCAAAAATACATGGGAAAAGGCAGACGCATTTATAAACTCGGTAGCAAGCCGAGGAATTTTATCGACAACGATGAATTTAATTGGGATAGATAATAATTCCGGAGAAAAAGTATCGGAAGAAATTTATACTATAAGGCATAATTCTTGTTTTGGAATAACCGGTTCTAACCAATGTTCTCAACTTAAATATGCGGAGAACTTTGGTCATTATTGCGGAGCGTGTGGATGTGGGCAAACAAAATTAGCTAAATTGGATGGAGATGGATATAGATATACAAAACTTCATTATCCGTATCTTGAATGTCCATTAAAAAAACATGGATTTTCTAATTATATTGAAAAAAAATCAATTCTTTCAATTATTATAACTTGTTGTAATGAAAAAAAAGAGTATCTTAATAGAACAATTGATTCTATAAGAAAAACCGCTGGGAATGAACCAGAAATAATTATCATTGACGATGCTTCTATTATTCCTATTGAAAGCAATGAAAGAGTAATACGAAACGATGTTAGAATTGGGGTAGGAAGATCGAGACATAAAGGGGCTATAGCGGCTTCCAATCAATATTTACTCATTACAGATGGTCATATGATTTTCGATAATGGGTGGTATGAAAATTTCATTGAACGGGCAAAGACAGCCAAACTAAATGACATGTTCTGTGGAACCTGTTTGGGATTAGACGAAAAAGACAAAGATTTATCCGCCCATAAAGGAGCATACCACGGAGCAAGAATAGAGCTTTACAACGAAAAAGAAAATCAAATATTAGAAGGAAAATGGATACCCGAAAAAAGTGAAATGGAATATGAAATATCTTGCTTAATGGGAGCGTTATATTTTGTCAGGAAAGACTGGTTTTTAAAGATTCGTGGATTATCCGATATTAAAATGTGGGGATCGGATGAGCCGTTTCTAAGTCTGAAAACACTATTATGCGGCGGACATATTTTTTTGCTAAAAAATGTGAGAGCGGGACATGTTTTTAGAGATAGTGCGCCATACACTACAGGAGTAGAATATTTGGTCTATAATAAAATTAGAATGGCAAAAACATTATTACCGGATGAATTGGCTAATAAACTTATAGATAAATTACCGAAGGATGGTAATTTTAATGCAGCAATGAAAATGTGCGAATTGGAGAAAACTGAAATTGAAGAATATAAAACATATTATAAATCTATTTTTATAAAAGATTTTTATGAATTTTGTAAAGAATACGATATAAAATTATTATGAATGATATAGTAGAAAATATAATTAAAGAAAAACCAGAATCAATTCACAAATTAATACCATCTGAATTTTTTACGAAGTATGATTCGTATGACTATGTGTGGAGTGGAAATTGTTTTGAATGGTATTATGCCATTAGCAAAGTGATACAACCAAAAACATTTATGGAAATCGGGGTCAGATTCGCATTTAGTTTTTTACCATCTATGATTGGCGGAGATAAACTTGAATATGCTCTTGGTTGGGATTTAGAAACGTATGGAAACAATACAATAGCAATTGACAATCTTACAAAATATTATCACGGATCATCTAAATGGGAAATATTACATGTAGATTCACAACTACAATCGGAACTTCCTCAATTTTTTGATTTAGTAAGTATTGATGGTTGTCATGAATATGATGGAAAAATTCACGATTTAAAAATGGCAATGAATAATTCTAGATATGTTATATTAGATGATTATGATTATCATTCCGATGTTCGTAGAGCAACAGACTTCTTCTTAAAAGAATATAGAGATAGAATTGAATGGAATGAATATATAAAAACATTTAGAGGAAGTCAACTTATAAAATTTAAATGAAATATTTAGACTTTTTTGAAGATGTATATTATATCAATTTAGATTATAGAATTGATAGGAAAATACTATTTGAAAAAAGAGCATCTGATGTAGGAATTATTCCTAATAGATTTTCAGCAATACAACCAACTGAAATAGAATGTCAATCGATTACTCCTTTTAAAGAAATAAGAAGATTTAAAGTTGGATGTACAATGTCTCATCAGGCAGTAGTTAAAATAGCTAAAGAAAAAAATTTTTCAAATGTTTTAATATTTGAAGATGATTGTCTATTTTTGGAAGGATTTCAATCAAAAGCTCAATTATGTGTTAATGAATTAAAAAATTTACATTGGGATATTATATATTTTGGTGGAGAACCTAATAATCAATGTGTAGATATATCAGATAATTTGGTAAAAATAGAAAATGGCGGAGTTTATTGTTGTCATGCTTATGCTGTTAATAATACATTTTATGATAAAATACTAAATGTAAATCCTCATCAGATAGATGTTATAGATATATTTATTTTAAACTATGAATGTTCACGAAGAATATATCTTTTAAGTAGAGATTTACTAGCTGTTCAAGATGGAATTTTTTCAGATTTAAAACAAGGATTAAATGAAGCTGCAGCTTCTTATATGAAAAAAGGGTGGGATAAATACGTTAATAAAAAATAATGGAAAAAATTATACATCAAATTTGGGTTGGTAAATATAAAATGCCAAAAAGAGAAAAATCATTTGTTGAATTAATGAAACAAAAAAATTCCACATGGGAACATATGTTGTGGACAGATTTAGAAGTATTACAATTAAATATGCCCCCAAATATAAAAAATGCTTATAATTATTTCTTAAAAGACGATGATTATGTTGCTCAAGCAGATATTTTAAGATTATTTTTAGTTTATGAATTTGGAGGTATATATCTAGATGTAGATTTTGAAACCAGAAAGGGATTTGATGAATTAAATCTTTTATCATATGATGGATTCATATGTTATCATGATACAGATATTAGAGTTGATACCATTCCTAATGGTATATTTGGTAGTAAAAAAGGTAATAAATTATTTGAATTTTTAAATAAAAATATATCATCTAATTATCATACTCCTTATGTTGTAGGAAAATTTATTAAACAATATTACAATTTAAATCTAGAAAAAACAGAACATCTTGGTGAAAATGGATTGTTAAATTATTTTAAAAGAGATAATATATTTTATATGCCATTTAATGACTTTCATAACAATTATTATTTTCATCATGCGTTATATTCTCATTCACCAGAAATGAAACGAAAATTTAAAGAAGGAAAAATAGAATGACAAATCCAAAAATTACATGCCTCACGTCTACTTATGGTAGATTATCAAAATTAAATGAAGCAGTTTCCTGCTTTTTAGATCAAGATTATGAAAATAAAAAATTAATAATTCTCAACAATCATCCAACACCTTTAATTTGTGATTTACCACAAATTATTGTATATAATGAACCAATATATCCTACTCTAGGAGATTGTAGAAATAGATTAATAGAATTAGCAGACGGTGATTTTATCAGGACGTGGGATGACGATGATCTTTATATGCCTTGGACACTTTCTCAAGGAATAAAATATATAAAAGATAGTCCTGCATGGAAACCAAAAAAATCTTGGTTTTGGTTAAAAGAAAAAAATCCTGAATTGGCTGAAAACGTATTTGAAGCTGCAATATTAATTAGAATTGACATTGCTAAAAAATATGGATATTTAAAATCTTCTGGAGGAAATGAACATGAAACTTTATGTAAAGGCATAGAAAAGGAGGGCGGTTGTAGTAACGACGACCTTGGTGATTTAGCATCTTATGTATATCGGTGGGGATGGGGAAGTTGGCATATTTCAGGAAGTTTAGGTAGCAATACCATTGAAAATAGAACAAAAACGTGGTGTGAACATAATAATGATGTACAAAACGGAATTATAAGAAAAGTAGATTTATCCGAATATTGGAGTCATTTCCCAACGTGGAATCCAAATTTACGAGCTTTCAACAAACAACTAGTTTAATTGGCTCGGTTCTTTTCAAATTAAATAAGCGTCAAGCTGATATGTATTAAGTAGAATGTATATTGAAGTCCACAATGCAAATTACGGATATGCCACTGCCACGTATGGGGATTACGTTGCCATCGGTAATCCAGTTTTCCTACGATATACCGGGAGCACTCCTGATGTATACTATACCGGATCGGTAGATGTTTTCCGATATAATAAAACAACCGATCAACACGATTTAATTAACACTCTTTTTGTTCACGGGGCGGGATTAGAAACCCTATTAGCCACCGAACTAATTGATCCGTTATTACATACAGAATATGGATCTTACTGGTCGGCAGACTTGGACATCTGGATCGACAGAGAGAAATATTATTCTTCTATAGAAGATGGGACAGGTGTTTCTCTGGATATGTATGCCAAAACACTGGTAGCGGGAGTTCCATATTATAGAGTAAGATTTAAGACCGATTATGTTGAATTATTTGCTTCGGGATCCGCCGTCGATATTTATGATTTCACACGAAAAGAGACAATTCCCGGCACAGACCCTTATGTTGGTTCTTTGATGAATCCACATAGTTATATAACTGAATCATTTGGAATAGGAGTGGGAATAAATAGCGAATGGATAGCAGTAGGATCTCCACTAGTAAGTTCTTCCTGCGGAATGGTATATGTTTATCAAAATATCTCAACTGGAAGTAATAATTTTAGTTGGTCTCTTTTTCAAACAATAACTTCTCCAAATCCCATGCCAGAGCAGCAGTTTGGACGAAGTGTAAAATTAAATAAACAAAGTGGATATTACAGTTCTAGTATGGTGGTTGGATGTGGACTATCTTCTTCAAATGAAGCTTATTATTTTGAGTTTATTAGCGGAAGTTGGATTTCCAGTTATACTTTTAAACCAACCACCGATATTTACCCTTTAACATTCGGCAATTATCCTCCGTATGCTCCGACGATGAGTCTAAATAGTGGGTTTGGATACGATGTCTCTTTATTTAATAATTCGGTTATTATTGGGGCGTATGCAGATAGATTGGTATACGAGTATACCGGCTCCTCTCAATTTCAACAGGGTGCCGTGTATATATTTGAAAAATGTCATGACGTGCCGTTATCCAAGTTTCGATTGGCGTTAAAAACATATGGAACCCCCCTCACATTAAGAAACAATAGAATGGGATTTTCGGTTGATATGTTTGATAAATATGCCGTTGCCGGTATACCCAAAATAGATTCATTAGATATGACGCCTTGTTTCGTTCAAGGTACATTAGGGCAACTTCACTATTGCGATCAAGCATTGGAAGACATGTTGCAAGGTCAAGCTATGTTACTTGAAAAGAACACTTCTTCTTTAGATTGGGAAATTATAAATGTTTATCAAAAGAAAAAACGCTTTTTAAGTCCGCATCGACACTTCGGATGGGATGTTTCCGTTGACGGAAGGTCTATGGTCGTGGGTGCCCCCATGTATTATAGCGGTTCCAGATTTATTAATATTGAGACAACTGCCAGCAGTGGAGTTACCATTGATGATATCGCAGGTAAAGCATATATTTATAATTTTCCTAATCTCCGACCCGAATTTCATGTTGGAAACGTATTTTACCGAAATGGAAAAATTGTTATAATGACGTCCGGATCGGCATTCAATGGACTGTTTTTAAATCCCGTAAGCAATATAAATTATGAATATGATTTAACTTACAACAGTCAAAGAACAATTCATGAACAACAGATTTTATGTAATGTGGAACCGGGAGAATTTAATGTTAGTACAAATCCATCCGCAATAATGTTACCTTCTTCGACATTAGATCTAAATAAAAATGGGAAATTTGATTTTCAAGATGTAGACGTTCTTTTAAGATATTTACAATATAAACAAGATTCAACCACCGACTGGAGTTCTTCTATCTTGTCCGCCGATGATGAAATAAGTTTTTATAACTATAACGCATCACAGTGGAATAACACCGATTCAGTATGGAGTTCGAGTTTTTATAGATTTGAAAACGTCGATACCACTTTTATAGATTCTTTGGATATCAATTTCGATAATAAAATTAATGGCTCAGATATGATCGTATTGTGGAAATATTTTTCAAATAGATTGGAAGAAAAGAATTACAATACCTGTGTTAATATTAACTGTAAAAGAAAATTGGTAAGTGAAGCGATTAGTTATCTAAATTCAATTTCAAAAAGACATTATCTTCCACAAATTTCTCCGGAGTTTTTTAACTATGATACTTTAAGCGCAGGGGATAAAACCGGATCATTTCTTGCACCGATGGTATCTACAATTGGGCTATTTGACGGGCTAGATCTAGTTGCAGTGGCCAAATTAGGATCGCCGGTCAAACTCCCTAAAACATTATCAACAAATTTTTGCATCAAAATGGATTATTGATGATATTTATAGTTAGGAAATAACAACATATGCCAACACTTAATATTAAAACGGAAAATGCGAGACCCGCATTGACTCAAAATCTTAAAGACTTATATGCCGCAATGCATGTAGGGGGGACGTATGATGCTAAAGCTCAAGTCATTACAGATGGGACTCATAATGAATTGTTAGATGTGTTTGGAACGGGAGAAGCCAGTAAAACCGTTAAAGGATTCAAAACTAAAATGCAAGAATGGGCAACTGAATTCATAATGGCAAAAGACGCACCGAATGAAGGGAAAGAAACAACTGGATTGTTAACTAGCGTGTTTGGACACCATTCCACTACTCGTTATAGTAATGGCCGAATTCAAGATTAAAAAACTAAAAAGTTATGTCGGATTTAGGACATTGGATGCTTCCTGCTGATGCATTACAGGATATTCCTGTAGATTCCATTGGATTTGTTTATTGTATTACTAATAAAACTACTAATAAAAAATACATTGGCAAAAAACTATTAGAAAATAAAAAGAAAAGAAAGCCATTGAAAGGTAGGGTTAATTCTAGAAGATATAAAGTAGAATCTAATTGGAAAGAATATACCGGATCATCTCCTATATTAAATGCAGATATAGAAAAATGCGGCAAAGAAAACTTTATATTTGATATTTTATCTTTTCAACCATCTAAACTTCTGTTAGCATATTGGGAAACTAAAACTATTATAGATCGAAATGCTATTTTTAGTAATGAATACTATAATGAAGTTTGTAACTTACGAATACGCAATAGAAAATCACAATGAAATCCGGTTATTTATATATTGTTATAAATCCTGCCTTTCCGTTATGGTGCAAAATAGGCATCACTACCAATCTTAAAGAACGAATTTATTTGTACCAAACTTGTGATCCCCACCGAGGATACAAACTGGTGTATTCCCTTTATCATCCGGATTACAAAGAAGCTGAGAAAAAAATAAAAAAAGCTATAAAACCATTCGCAAAATCAATTAAAAACGAATGGGCCGAAATTGATTTGGAAATGTGTAAAAGTCGCCTTCAAGAGTCGCTCGAATCCTATCAATCTGGCGAGTGGATGTGAAAACTCCCCTACCCTAAAGGGATAGGGGCTTCTATGCTGTTCACAGCAAGAGATTGTCTTCCCAATCTCAAAATGTTTCTTGCCGCATTTATGTCTCTATCCATAGATAGACCACACGAACAATTGAAAACTCGATCTTTCAACTCCATTATCGTTCTCGTTCCACATTGGCTGCAAGTTTGACTAGTATAGGCAGGGTTGATTTTTATCAATATCTTATCAGCATATGCTGCTTTATAAGATATTATGTTTCCAAACATACTCCACGCTACATCATTTATCTGTTTACTACACCATCTTTTCTTTAACAATTTATTTGTTTCAATATCTTCTATAAATATAAAATCATATCTGTTTAATATACCATTTGTTGTTTTGTGAAGAAAATCATTTCTCTTATTTACAATTCTCTCATGAATTCTTCTAGCAACTTTCCATTTTTTCTGTCTCTGTTTTTTTGCTAATTGCTTTTGCTCTTTCTCAAAAAATCGTGGATTGTTTATTTTAGTTCCATCATCAAAAGTGGCAAAAGATAGAATCCCAACATCTATTCCAGTTTCTTTACCTGTTCTTCTAAATTGTTTTTTATTATTTGGAATATCGCAACAAGATATAGAAACGAACCATTTATTTGTTGGGGTTTTGGCTATGGTTATAGTTTTTGGAGTTCCAAATAATTTTCTATGTAATACAATATCAACTTCTCCTACTTTTGATAATAATAATTTATTTTCTTTTATTTCGCACCCATTATTATATTGCGGGTAACAAATAGAAAAATATCTACCTTTTCCACGAAATCTAGGATATCCCGGAGTATCTCCATTTTTCAATCTTCTAAAAAATCCTTGGTATGCTAAATCAACTCTTATTGCTACATTTTGTAAACATTGAGAATATACAGAAGTTAGTTGGGGATATGTTTCTTTTAAAATTGGTATTTGTTTGATTGAATCATAACAAGACACAGACTTCTTTTCTTTTTCCCAACTATTCTTTCTAATTTCAAGTAAATGATTATAGAGAAACCTACAAGTTTCCAACTGGTTATTCAGGATTGTCTCCTGTTTCTTTGTTGGATATATTCTGTATTTATATGTAAGTTTCATTTTCTACATATATGTATATCAAAGAATGTGAAAACGTTGATTTATTTTGAATTATTTTTCTCTTGGTCGAATTCATCCCCAAGGCTAAAGCCGTTGGGGTTTTCTTCTCCCAAGATTATAAAAAGTTGTGTTTTCTTGAGTTTCTGATAGTGTTTACCTCATGATTTTACAGTCGAATCTCCTTTCTCTTCTTAATGAATTGATTGGTCAGAATGCCAAACTTCGAAAAGGAGGCACTCAGGCAGTTTATTTTTGTAAATGTGGGCATTACAAGCGAAAACTTGAAGTTTTATTAGACCCGCCGTTTTATTTTAATTGTTGGGTGTGTCATTTTTCCGGAAATATTTACACGCTGTTCAGAGAATACAATGCCCAACCATCTCATTATAATCGGCTACAAGATATCGTCGGAGATTCGGGCGGTTTCCATTTAAAAGGAGACGAAAATAAAAAAACAGACTTGTCTTTACCCGAGGATTTTATATCTTTGGCCACTCCCCCAAAGCCCGATGCGCTTTATTCAGAACACATGCAGGAGTATCGTAGAGCAATGGCATATTTGAAAGGCCGTGACATAACGATAGAGGATATTTGTCGGTATAATATGGGTTACTGTGAAGCCGGAATTTATAGGGATTGTATTATTGTCCCATCTTACGACGATGAAGGAAAACTTAACTATTTCTCGTCTCGTTATTATTATCCGCATCCGTGGCTGAAATACAAGAATGCCCCGTTTTCAAAGAACATTGTCGGGTTCGAATGCTTCATCAATTATGATGCCGACATTGGAGTTACAATAACGGAAGGAGTATTTGACGCAATATCCGTTCGAAACAATGCCATCCCAATGTTTGGAACATTCCCATCAAGAAAACTATTGGATTGTCTTGGATTACATAGAGTTAAACGTGTTAATATATGTCTAGATTCAGATGCTATTAAAGAAGCATTAAAAATATATGAAAAACTTGTTCTAGACGGGACTGCATCCGAAAATATTCACCTTCTGGTTCTACCTGAAAAAGATCCATCCGAAATGGGATTTGATTGGATTCATCGTATTATAACTCAATCCAAACCAATTTCTATGAAAGAGGTTGTGGAATTAAAATCAAAATATTGATGTAAACGGAAATCTAAGACCCAAAGATGCATTAAGAGAAAAAGAAATAAGAGATCATTTGAAATGTACATTTGTAAGAATAAAAGAAACCAATTTCAATGAAGAAGACGCAATAAAAATTATTTATGAAAGTATTACAAGTTCGGAATCAAAACTTTAAAAGAATAATCCATCTGGCAGATGTTCATATTCGTCTTTTAAAACGACATATAGAATATAAAGAAGTATTCGATAAATTTTTTGAAGAGATATCCATATTATCGAAAGAAGAAACTTGTATCTGTATTCTCGGAGATGTTTTTCATTCAAAAACCGATCTTCAACCGGAATCTATAGAACTATGTAATTATTTTCTGTCGGGGTGTGCTAATAGGTTTCCAACTATTTTAATAGCGGGAAATCACGACGCTATTTTATCTAATAAAACAAGATTGGATTCGTTATCTCCAATCGTCAAGGCGTTAAATAATCCTAATTTGTATTATCTTAACAAAACCGATTTATATGGATTTGGAAATATCCTATTTAACAACATGTGTATTTTCGATGATCCAGAGAAATACATGAAGGGATATGATATTCCAGAGGTATATCGAAATCAATATTCTCATATTATAGCACTTTTCCATGGAGCAGTGGATGGGTCAGTTACAGATACCGGATTTCGAATGAATAATCCCGCTATCATGCCCCCGTTATTTGATTGGCATCATATCGCATTATTAGGAGATATACACAAAAGACAGAATATACAGGAAGCAATACCAGAAGAACATAAACCGTGCATTCATTTTTGCGGCTCATTATTGCAACAAAATCATGGAGAATCTTTACACGGTCATGGATATACATTATGGGATTTAAAAGATTATTCTTATAAACACGTTGAAGTTCTCAATGATTATGGACATTTTACATTAGAATTAAATGGCGGGCAAATATTAACTAATTTAGACGATTTGCCGAAAAAAACATATCTTCGAATAAAATGTTTAGATACTATACCTTCAGAGGTCAAAGCTACCGAAGCAAAACTTTCATTGCTTACAGAAATAGTTGAAACTGCCAGAATTCGTATTGAGTCTGAAACAGATAAACAGGCAAAAAAAGAACGAGTTTGTAAAGATGTGAAATTGGCAGAAATTGCAGATGTCGATTATCAAAATAAACTTATTACTGAATTTCTAGAAGTTAAAGAGAATCTTCGAGACAAATCTAAGGTTGATAAAATTCTTCTTATTAATAGAGAAGTTAATACCGAAATTAAAAAAGATGAGTTTGCTCGTAATATTAAATGGATTCCTATTAAATTCGAATGGTCGAATATGTTTGTTTATGGAGAAAATAACGTTATAGATTTCACTCAAATGCGTGGAACCTATGGCGTATTTGGACCAAATACATGTGGCAAATCCAGTATATTTTCCGCATTGTGTTTCTGTATGTTTGATAAATGGGATAGAGGATATAAATCTATCGTGGCTCGTAATGTTTCTACACAGGGATTTCACTGTAAGTTTGAATTTGAAATTAGTGGTATACGTTACTTTATAGAAAAAACCGGAGAAACCACTAAGGGTGGGAACGTTCGTGTCGAAGTTAATTTTTGGAGAATAGTGGACAGGGTTGTGCAAGATCTGACAGATGTGATGCGCCGTAAAACCAATGATGTTATTCGTGATTATGTTGGAACATTTGAGGATTTTATTGTTACCACGTTGTCAGTTCAAACTGTAACTAAAAACACGATTTCATTTATTGATTTAGGAAATACTGAACGAAAAGATCTTTTAGTTCAGTTTATGGGGCTTAATGTTTTTGATAAATTGTATGATGCGGCTTATGCTAAAGGAAAAGAGTTAACTATTGAACTTAAACCACATAAAGATAAAAATTATATAAAGGACTTGGATGATACCGAGGCAACATTAAAATACACGCAGTTAGCGATTGGGGAATGTCAACATGTTGCGGAGGACGTATCTCGACAGGTCAAAGAAGTCAATGATAATATTGTGATTGAAACCACAAAATTAATAAAATTGGATAACGAAGTGCCTACTGATATTCTTTTTCTGGAAAAGAAACGTTTATCTTCCATCGCAGAGACGGAAAAACTAATAAAACAGATTGGCATTGATAAACCGAAATTAGAAATTTATCGCAAAAAAATGCTGGAGTTGAACGAACAACTTTCAGAAATCATTGCGGCAGATTTGGTTAAAGAACATAAAAAATATAATGAAATTTGTAAGCAATTGAATGATGAAACTCGTAAATATGAACTTAAAAAAGTTGAGATTAAAAATAAACTAGATAAATTAAAAAAACTGGAGGAATATAAATACGATCCGAACTGTGTTTTTTGTGTCGAAAATGTGTTCGTAAAAGATGCCCGACAAACGAAATCCGTTCTAAAAACGGATCAGGAAGAGATGAACATAGCATTTGCCTCTATCACAAAACTCAAAGAACAACAGAAGGAATGTGATTGGGTAGATGCCGCATATCAGCATTATACTAAATTATTAAATGATCATAGTAAAGCTAAAGATGATTTTACTACATTAAATACCAAAATCCTTTTAACCGAGAAAGATGTCGAAAAGGGAACCCAATCACTGTTAGAAACCGAACGTAAAATCGAACTTTATCATCGAAATCAAATTGCATTGGAAAATAACCAAAAGATCAACCTAATCATTTTAACATATAAAAATACTCTAAATAAACTTGAATCTACATTTAATTCTAATAATAAAAAACTACTTGAATTGGTAGGGAAAGAACAAGTTCTAAAGGGAACGGTTCAAACTGTAACGGAAACCATTCAAAAAATGATTGATACTGAGGAAAAAAGGGAATTATATGAGTATTATTGTAGGGCGGTCGGACGCAATGGCATTCCTTACGTGGTTATTTGTAATACTATACCAGAGATTACTCGGGAAATTAATGCTATTTTAACACAAACTACTGATTTTACGGTGGATATAGAATACGATGAGAAAAATATTACCCCTTATGTTAATTATGAAACAAAAGGACGCTGGGTAGTTGAGTCTTTAAGTGGGTTTGAACGGGTTATAACTTCAATTGCAATCCGAGTTGCTTTATGTAATATATCTAATCTACCCAGAAATAACTTCCTAATCGTGGATGAAGGCTGGGGGGCTCTTGATGCTCATAATTTATCATCTGTCCCGGTTTTACTATCGGTGTTAAAAAGTCATTTTGATTTTATAATAATCATTTCACACTTAAATGTATTGAGAGATTATACGGATAATCAAATAGAAATAAAACAAATAGGAAATTTTAGTAAAGTTACATTTTAGCGAAAACGTCGGTTGGAGATATATGTATATGAATGAGTTTGTTATCATCATTTGGGAAGCAAGGCGAGACGCTCGGGTTGCTTACCCTTAAAGCGGACATCGAAGATACAGCACAGCTATCTAAATATTTCGCATTGACGGAGTTTGACCCTGTTTTTACCGCAGGGAAAAACTCCGTTGCTTTTAATGGATCTAATCTGTTAAAGGATAAATCCGAGGTTAAAGTCGAATGTATAGATTCTCATGGCAATTCCTTATATATGGAAAATGCCAGAGCAATCAATTCACAGTTCACGGATGCGTCCAAATTTGTTTTAGCGGTTCATATCTATGAGGAAGTTTATAATGGACCAGGAAAATTAATCCTTGTAGGAACTACCGTTCGAGGAGAAATCGTCAGATGGATAGGAAACATCACTATAGATAAAACCCTCGATAATAGTTCTAAAGTCAGATTTTATTATAAACCCACACTGGAAATCCGTCCTTTATTATATCCACTTATAGATACAGGAGTGGCTCAAACAATTTATCCTCCCCTTCCGGCCACAAGAGGCGCAACTGCAATTGCAACTATAACAGGCAAAATCGAGCATATAGAAATTACTATCGGAGGAAGGGACTATACATATGCGCAGGTTGGACTTAAGCGTGGTCCATTCTATACACAGTGGGTCAGTGCAGATGTGGTGGTAGATATACATGGAAGTATTATATCCCTTGTTATAACCGGACAGATGCCACCATGGGAAGGTGTGGTGGAAAGAATAGAAATAAAAGGAGATGGATATGGTGCATTTGGAACTCCAGTCAAGTTAAATCAAGTTGCGTCTATTATTTTGCAAGATGGCGGAATAGGATATACGTATAACCCTGTAGTTACAATTACCGGAGTTGCTGGAACTGGAGCAACAGCAACCGCAACTGTATTTAACAGCGTCGTAACTTCTGTTGAACTCACAAATTCAGGGTCTGGATATACCGCCATTCCTACTGTTAATTTTGAGGTTCCTCCTTATGTTCCCCCGGCGATATTAAATGTTCCAGTATCTTTTACTGGAAGTTTTTATACGTATGCAACTAATCCGCTTAGAGATGCGGATAAGTTCACACTTAATGCTAAACAAACGGAGGTTGATTATCGTCTAATATTATCTGGATCAACCGATGATTTTAAATTAGATTCGCCGACATTTCCTTCTAATTCATTTAATAGTCAAATGGAAGGACAGACTATTAATTTAAATATAAGTGAAATTTTACTTCCCTTTTCTTATCAAACAGTATCCTCAAGTATAACCCAATCTTTTACAATTAAAAAAGTAAAGGACAATAAAACCATTCAATTATCGGAACCCTTTTATTATGCGGATGGAAAAAATGAATTTGTTGCTCATATTACTAAAGGAACATTCAATTGTTTATATGACTATGTTTTATATAACACAAACCCAGATTCTGTAAAAAAAATAAAAACATCTCCAACTGAAACAGTAAATGTTGAAGAATCTCACGCCGAAATTACGTATAGAAATCTCCGAACTTATTCGGGATTTGTAGCTCGACATAAATTATATCGAAAAAGCGCATTTGCTCCGGGCGATTTTCAATTAATTTCAGATGAATTATTAGGATCATTAGAGTTATTACAAGACACGGTGACTTTTAATAAATTTTATGATAGAATGGGAGTATTTTATAATCAACTTCATGTTGACAAATATTGGTTTACCAGTTCAAACGCTATAAGTGTTCAAGCACAATCTTCTCCTCTTAATTCAATGAAGATTTCGGGAAGTACTCCAACCACGTTTGATGGTCATCAATATGTTATCATAAAAAATGATTCTACCGGTGGTATTAATGATAATATATATTATCCTTACAACGAAATAGAATTTAATCGACAATCGGGATCATCCTACAATGCTAATTTTGTACCTCTTAAGAAAGACGCACTATATGCACTTTCTTTTAATGTGACAATGGAAAAAGAGGCATTGGATACAACTGCCAATGTTGCATTCTATTTTACTAGTTCCATTCCCAGTATAAAGTTAGAAAAATCATATGAATCCCCACACGGATTGAAATTAGGAGCGGTATCTACAACAGATAAAACTGCCATAAAATATTTTACGGATAAACAAGTATTATATTTTACTCCAACTAATGATTATTATGGAACTTTAGTAGTAATACCATATCATTGCAATGTTATATTATCGGATATTTCTTTAAAATTGTATGGAGATCATGGGTTTTCTCCGGATATTCTTTTTATTAGAATACCGTTTCCGTTAAAAGTCGCAAATGAAGCATTTAACTTGAAAGCGGAGTTATTAGATATTAATTCTAATGTGGTTTTTTCTAACATTACATCAACCCAAACGTTTGATACAATTGGCGCTAGTTTGAATGGGGCTGGAGTTAGTAATTTAAACGCCGTCATTTCAGTTGTACCAACGGACGGCACAACGCCCCCCACGGTTGTAGTTACAGGAACCCCATATCTCCCAGATTTAGCCGCTGCTACGGATCTTATTAGATTTGTTGGATGGCACATTCCAACCGATGTAGGAGAAAAAGGAAAACTGTGCTATACCAATGTATCTCAATTATTTATTGATTCAGACGAATATATTGTATTAAATTCGTATGAAAGTGGAATAGAACATATTGCGAAATCCGTGGCAGTTAGATATGACTTTTCTGTCGGCCAAGGTCGCAAAATCGTGGTTAATACTCTTGGAGTTAAAGAATCGTTCCCGTAAATATTTATAGAAAAATATAGAAAAATATACTTTTTGAATAAGAATGTTCATATATACTAATATGAAACTATCTCATTGGGCAAAAACTCAAGGCATTACTTACCGGACCGCATGGAATTGGTTTAAAGCAGGGAAAATGCCGGTGAAGACTATTCAAACTAAAACCGGAACAATATTGGTTGAAATCTCATCTCCAATTAATTGTATAAAAAAGTCAAAGCCATGAAATCTGAGTTTTGATGATGTAAAATAAGCATATTAAAAAGTAATTATGTATAAGAATAAATCGAATATTTCCATAGTAAAATCTTATTTGGCAGGGGAACGTCCATTTGTGAAGGTAGGATATTCCGTACCCGAAATTAAACGAGAAATCGGTTCTACCTGGGTTGATAATCAGGATGTAAAATGGGAACAAAAAGATGGATATAAAACCCGAATCAATGAACAAGCTAATATGATTAAAGCGGCAATGAAACGAAAATGCAAATGTGGACAGGAAATTCAATATGGAAGTAGATTGGATGAAGTATTCTTTTCTAAAACAGGTAAATGCTTTGATTGTATTATTAAAGAAGAAACCGAATACCGAGTTTTAGGAGTCTATCCTCAATACGAAGCTTTCAAACTTCTATCGAATTATTTAGGATTTTTAGAAGATATGAAACAGAAAATTGAAGATAGTATAAAATATTTTCAAACAGAAGATGGAACTTTGCAAATCTTATGTAATAGTGAAGGATTTTTGGAAAAATTCAAAGGAATAAATACCGAAGAATTATTGGTTTCTGCTAAAAATGATTTGTCCGAAATTACAAAGTTAATTTCAAAAACGTCCAAAGATAAAAAGAAAGCCAAAAAGACATTTAATGAGGATTTAAAAAAGACCCGAAAGAATTTAACTTCTAGCATAAAATGAGCGATAATACAGTAAAAAGATCTCTTCAAGAGATCATTAAAGAAGAATATAAAAAATGCTTAATAGATCCGGTATATTTCATGCGGAAATATGTCAAAATTCAGCATCCTATTCGTGGAACTATAGCGTTCGATCTTTATCCGTTTCAAGCATCTACGCTGAAAGATTTTGCCGATAATGATTTCAGCATCGTATTGAAATCTCGCCAAATGGGAATATCCACACTAGTAGCGGCATATTCTCTGTGGCTTATGATTTTTCATAAAGATAAAAATGTACTTATCATTTCTATTAAACAAGACGTATCTAAAGAAATTGTATCAAAAATTCGATTTGCAAATGATAATCTTCCGTCTTGGATGAGGGTAGAATGCAAAGAAGATAATCGACTATCACTTAAATTAGCCAATGGATCACAAGTATCAGCGGTCTCATCTGCTACAACCGCAGGGAGATCCGCAGCACTTAGTCTTTTAGTTTTAGATGAATGTTGCGAAAAATCTACAGTGGTGTATATTCGAAACAAGAAAACCGGCGAAACAAAACCGGTAAAAATTGGTGAATTATATGAATCAAATATATACGTGTAAACTGGATAATAAAGAATGCAAATCGCAGTCAGAATTTGTGGTTCATTTGAAAAAATGTCATGGATTTAATACGAAAAGTTATTATGATTCGGTGATTAAACCCGGATTAAATGGGAAATGTTTAAATTGTACAAAAGATACGATTTTTTTAGGATTGCGGGAGGGATATCAAAAATTTTGTTCTAATAAATGCCGCAGTGAATATTTTAAAAATCACAAGGAGTTGCAAGAGTTACGAACACAAAAAATAAAAAAAACTAAGTTAGAAAAATATGGAGACGAAAATTATAATAATGTAGATAAAATGCAGAAAACATGTTTGAAAAAATATGGGAAAATAACAGCTACTGGCACCGAAGAATATAATAAAAAACATCGTGAAACTTGTTTAAAGAGATATGGAGTGGAACATCATGCTCAATCCGACGAAGTAAAAAATAAGTCTAAACAGACATGTTTAAATCATTATGGAGTGGAATATACGTTACAATCAAAGGAAATAAGAGATAGGATAGATAATACTGTTAATGAAAAATATGGCGGATATACATTGGCATCGAAGACATTATCGGAGAAAATGAAAAATACAATGATAGAGAAGTATGGCGTGGAAAATGCGCTACAAAGTGATGTCATAAAAGAAAAGCAACGGGCAACCAATCGGGAGAGATATGGAGCATCTGTGCCAACTCAAAATAAAGATGTTATTTTAAAAATGAAGAAAAGTAACATAAAAAAATATGGAATTGAGAATACTTTTAATCTTATACAGACAAAAAACACTTTTCTGGAAAAATATAACGTTATAAACCCATCTCAAATACCGGCAGTTCAAGAAAAAATTAAGGAAACGTGTCTGGAGAAATATGGTAGTAATACTTTTTTTGCCTCGGATTATGCAAAGGAAAAAATTAAAAATACATGCATGGAACGATATGGAGTGTCCTGTGTTTTATTGCTCCCCGAAATAAAAGAAAAATCGAAGCAAACCAACATTTTAAAGTATGGAGTTGCACACCCAATGCAAAATTCAATAATTAGAAACAAAGTAATGTCGGCTATAAATAGAAAGTCGTATAAATTACAACAATATATGACCATTTTTAACGATAATATTGTATATCAATCTCTTCCGGAACTTGCATTTATTAAGCTGTGCGAATCGAGGGGACTTCGAATTTTAAATGGACCGGTTTTACCGTATATTTTAGATGAAAAAAACAGAATGTATTATTCAGACTTTTTAATTTCCGACACGAAAAGTCAGCGAATAGTAGAAATTAAAAGAAAGCATGAATGGTGGTTTTCCGGATTAAAATCGGGAGAAATTAAAGCAAAAACGAAATGCGCAATAAAATTCAGTAAAGAAAATGGATATTTGCCGTATAAAATCATTTTCGAAAATAAGATATGAGCAATTTTAAAAAAATATCGGATTGGGAAGTATTAACTCCAAATGGGTGGAGCGAGTTTAAAGGGGTTCAGGTTCGTCAAAAAGATTGTTATATTAAAATGGTATTTGATGATGGAACAATTTTAGAATGTTCGGAAAATCATAAAATTAAATTATTAAATGGTAAATTTGAATATGTTAAAAACATTGAACTTGGCACTTCGATTTTAGCATTAAATGGAAATAAAATTTTAGTATCTAAAGAGAAGATTGATGGGGAAATTGATTTATATGATTTGATAGAAGTGAAGAAAAACCGGGAATTTTATTCCAACGATATTTTATCAAGTAATTGTGCATTTATTGAAAAGGCGGAAGAGATTTGGGCGGCAGCCCAGCCCACACTATCTTGTTTAGATAAAAATACACTTATTTTATCCGACATGGGTTTAATTCGTTTGGAAACTTTTATTAATAGCTCAACTAAACTGGAATTTAATCCTGTAAATATAAAAACACATGATGGCGATAATATGGTTGATGTTTCTTCTTTTTATAAATCCGAAAAATCGGATTTATATGAAGTGGAATTTGAAAGTGGTGGCAAGATTGTTGGAACCGAGAATCATCCATTAATGACAAAAAGCGGGTGGAAAACTATTGGGGATTTAAACGAAAATGAGGATGCTGTTTTATGTAAATATTCTCAAAATGTTTTTGGTTCATCTATAGATTATACTAAATTCAATCCCAATATTAGGAAGGATGCTATTGTTTATAAATTCTCCAATGAAGAAATTGCTTATTTGTGCGGGATTTGGACCGCTGAAGGTCACATTTGTAAAAAAACAGTTGGGATTACTAACACAGATAAAGAAATAACCGATTGGTTAAAAGAAAAAGGATTTAAATGTTATGATGATAGACATTATTATTTAAGTTCGGGTTGGGTGGTTAATCTTTTAAAATGGATAGGATGTGAAGGAACGGCTCATACAAAACGAATTCCGGAACGAATTCTTGCGGCATCCCAAGAAGAACAAATTGCGTTTCTTCAAGGATTGTTTGATGGAGATGGTTGTTCATTAGGTTCCAAAGGAATTAAACTTACATCGGGTTCATATGAACTGCTTTCTAATGTGAGAGTTGTTCTATTGAATATGGGAATAAATTCTTATATACGAAATGCAGTATGGAAATCAACAAAATCCACGGTTATTAAAGATAAAACTAGAATTTTCAGTGGGTATGAATTACATATTGGAGGTTTTGACGCCCATTCATTTTATTCTACAATTGGGTTTAGAATTAAAAGAAAACAACTTGGCTGGCAAAAGTTATCAAGAAAATCTATTAAACGGATTTTTCCAGATAAGACAATCGTTAAAAACTTAATTCTTGAAAGTGGGATGTCGGTTAGAAAATTTTCAAAAAAACACAAGTGTTATTATGATAGATATTTATGGTATGAAGGAAAGGGATTAAGCATTACATCTGTTGAAACTTTGTTAGATGTAATGAATGGATTAAATACTTCCGAAAATTATAAATTATTAAAACAGCAATATGACAAAGACATATCAGAATATTATGATAAAGTAGTTTCTATAAAATTCTTAAGAAATGATTATAGTTATGATTTAAGAGTTCCTTCAACCGAAAAGTTCCTTGCTAATGGTTATATAAACCATAATACTGGTGGTAAAGCTATTTTATTATCATGCGTAACAAAAGATACTATGGTGTTATCTTCAAACGGAATCTCGGAGATGGAAGATTTTATTGATACTTCAAAAACAGGGGGGTATCAGAGAAATGATTATGGGATTCTAGGAGTTGATAAAATAAGATACAGTAATTTAATATATAACAATGGCATTCAAGATACTTTAAAAATTAAAACCAAATTTTCGGAATTAGAATGCACAAAAAATCATAAATTGTGGGCATTTAAAAAAGACACAAATTCATTTGGATGGTATAAAAGTGAAGAATTGGGAATAGGAGATTTCCTTTCAATGCAGATTGGTATGAATATTTGGGGAGATTATTGTAAATTAAACGGATTTAAACCATCCACTTCGAATAAAATTCATTCTCCTTTTTGTCCAACCGAAATAACTACAAACCTTGCATATTTGTTTGGTTTATATATTGCGGAAGGCAGTTCATACAAAGTAAAAAATAAATTGGGAGAAATGGTTGGAGGCTCAATAACTATAACATGTGGAGATGATATATCTTGGGTGTTTGAAACATTAGGATTATTTTATAACTGTTGGGATGGAATACATTATACTGTTTCGAACAAAAACCTACTGGAATTATTTGAGTATGTTGGGTTCGATTTGTCTTTAAAAGCAATAAATAAAAAGATACCAAAAAATTTATTGAAAATGAGCCGTGAAAATATACGGTGGATGTTGAAAGGAATATTTGATGGCGATGGGGGTGGAACAAAGAATATCGTTCAATTAACGTCTACGTCCAAAGAATTAATAAAACAAATTAGGTTTATTTTAATGAATTTTGGAATATTATCCGGAGTGTGTAATCATTCCAAAGAAAAAATGAACTCTTATCGGGGAAAGATAAAGCATAATAATGGTGCATTGGTTTTAGAAATGAATGGAAGAAATGCTTTAAAATTTTACAATGAGATAGGATTTAATCTAGAACGGAAACAAAAAAATAAATATAAATTATCTTTATCCAATTTAAAAAGAGCATGTAGTCACGATGTCGTTCCAAATACTTTATCTTTAATTAAATTATTAATCGATAAAACGTCACTTAATGGAAAAGAACTTTATGAAAAAACGGGATTATTTTTAAATGGATATTTGAATAAAAAAACTCCTTATAAAACATCGCACCTTTCACGTCAAGACGTCCTGTTTTTGTATTCGCTTTTTGGGAATTTCCTTTCTGATGTAGAACAAACCAATTGGAATAGAATATTAAAAGAGAATATCGTATGGTGTGAAATTAAAAATATAGAGTCTTCAAAAAACGAAACTTTCGATTTCTCACTACCACAAAACGATGAGGATTTTTGGTGTCATTCAGTTATTTATAATGGATTTATTGGTCACCAAACTCCGAATGGCGTGGGTAATTTCTTCCATAAAATGTGGGTTCAAGCTGAAGAAAATAGAAGTAAATTCTTCCCGATTAAACTTCCATGGCATTTGCATCCGGAACGAGATAAAAATTGGCGAGATGAACAGGATAGAGTTAGTGAAAATTTAAAAAAGACCGCACAGGAATTGGATTGTGATTTTCTGAGTTCTGGAGCGACAGTTATTGATTTGGTTCTGTTGGCATGGTTTAAACAGACCTATATGAAAGATCCGGTGGAGAAACGTGGAATTGATCAAAATTATTGGATTTGGCAATATCCATCTTACACTACGGATACTAGCTATGCAGTAGCCGCAGATGTGGCAAGGGGCGACGGAGAAGATTTTTCATCATTTCATGTTTTAAATGTCAAAACAATGGAACAATGTGCTGAATATAAAGGACATATTTCAACTAAAGATTTTGGAAATATGTTGGTTTCGGTGGCAACCGATTATAATAATGCTTTACTTATTGTAGAACGAGAAGGTCCGGGATGGGCAACTTTACAGCAAATTATTGATAGATCATATCCCAATACCTTTTATGGATCTTCGGATTTAAAATATGTAGACGTAGAACAACAAATGACCAATAAATATTATACTGAAGACAAGAAATTAGTGCCGGGATTTGCGACTACCCTTCGAACTCGTCCGACCATTATTTCAAATCTCTGTCAATATTTTGTGGATAAATCCATTACAATATATTCCAAAAGAACTTATTCTGAATTAGAAGTATTTATTTGGGAAAATCATAAGCCGCAAGCGGCTAGAGGGTATAATGATGATTTAGTTATGGCGCTGGCGATTGGAATCTGGGTAAGGGATACTGCGCTTAGACTTCAAATGGAACGAACTAATCTTACTAGAGCAACATTAGATCAAATCGTAGTTAAAAAAACATCCGAAACCCCGATGTACAAAATAGGCCCACAGCGAGCAAAAGATACATGGTCAATGCCAGTGGGACCAACTAAATCTCCATGGGGCTCAAAAAACGAGTCCCTGACGTGGCTTTTAGATTAAATTCGCTATTTATACACAAGAAATATACACAGACAAAGAAATACAAATATATGGGAGAGCCAATTAAACAATTTGAAGATGATGTGGTAGATATAAAGAAACAGTCTCTTTATGCTAGATTAAAACGACTATTTTCTACGGACGTAATTGTTCGTAATGTCGGCGGTAAGCAAATTAAGATTAAAGATACTGATAACATCATGTATGCAACGGATCGCAATTCGTTGCGAGATAGATTTAATCGAATTCGAGCCACTTCGTATAATGCTTACTCAAGAGATTTTGCCCTGTCTTATCAGGCCGCAAGAATGGATTTATTTCGAGATTATGATTGTGTCGGACCCGATACCATTATCCCATTGCCCGATGGTTCTCGTCCAACAATAAAAGAATTAACAGAAAAATATAAAGATAACCCACAGGAACGTTTCTTTGTATTTTCATATGACCACGGAGGCGACTCGATTAAATTAGGAAAAGCATATCACCCAAGAATGAAAGGTCCACGTATTGGATTTAAAGTAACATTGGATAATGGTCAATATGTAATTGGAAGTATTAAACATCCGTTCCTAATGCGAAATGGTGAATATAAAACAATCTTTGATTTGAAAGTCGGTGAGTCAGTAATGCCATTTAATATAAATGATGATAGAATTTATAAATGTGTAAATGAGACCGAAATCGGGATGTTTTTCGTGATGTCAGCGGCATTAGAGGGAAATTATAATGTATCTCCTAAAATTGCATCCATTGAATGTATTGGAGAAATAGAAGTATATGATATGACCGTGGAAGAATATCATAATTTCGCTACTGATAGTTGTTTTGTATCAAACACAATGGATCAAGATCCCATCCTGGCATCATGTTTGGATATCGTGGCAGATGAGTGCCTTACTCTCAACGAATTAAAGGAAGTAATTGTTATTCATTCTAAAAACAACAATGTTAAGAAGATTCTTCATAATTTATATTATGATATTTTGAATATTGAAGGTAACATGTGGTCATGGACTAGAAATTTATGTAAATACGGGGATTTCTTTTTAAAATTATATATTACTCCGGAATACGGTATTTACATGGTGGAGCCAATTTCTCCGTATAATGTTGAACGTATTGAAAATTGTGATCCCTACAACAAACGATATGTTAAGTTTCAACTTCGTCCTACGGATACTTCACAAGCCGAGATAGTAGAGAATTATGAAATGGCACATTTTCGATTATTATCGGATAGCAATTTTCTTCCATATGGAAAGAGTTATATAGAAGGCGCAAGGCGAGTGTGGAAACAGCTTTCGTTGCTCGAAGATGCCATGTTAATTCATCGTGTTATGCGGGCACCAGAACGCCGGATTTTTAAAATTGACGTGGGAAATATTCCTCCTAATGAGGTTGATTCTTATATGGAGAAATTAATATCCAAAGTACAGAAAGTTCCTTATATGGATGAACGAACCGGAGACTATAATCTTCGGTTTAATTTACAGAATATGGTACAAGATTTTTATTTGCCGGTTCGGGGTGGAGACAGTGGAACCGCAATCGAATCTCTTCCCGGCATGGAATGGACAGGTATTGAGGATCTAGATTACGTTAAAAACAAAATGATGGCGGCTTTGAAAATTCCCAAGGCATTTTTAGGGTACGATGAGTCAATATCAGGGAAAAGTACTTTAGCTTGTATTGTTCCGGAAACAAAAATACCATTATTAAATGAGAAAATTAGTACTGTAGAAGAATTAATTAAAGATTATGATGCTGGTATTAAAAACTACGTGTATGCTTTTGATGAAGCAACTAAAAATATTGTTCCCGGCGAGATAGAATGGGCGGGATTTACTAGAATGAACACTGATATAGTTAGAGTTCACCTTGATAATAGTAAATATATTGATTGCACACCGGATCATCGCTTTATGTTAAGAGATGGGACATGGGTAGAAGCGCAAACCTTAACCCAAGGACAATCATTGATGTCATTATGTTTATCAGAAAATATAGAAAACCATAAAGTAGTAAGAGTAGAGATATTGTCAGAAAAAAGAGATACTTGTGACATAACAATAAAAAAACATCATAATTTTGCAACATTGGCCGGAGTTATTATTCATAACTCGGAAGATGTTCGTTTTGCGAGAACGATACAACGACTTCAACGTATTTTAACTTCCGAGTTAAGTAAAATTGCCATTGTTCATTTGTATGCACAAGGGTATAGGGATGAAGCATTAGTAGATTTTGAGCTTGAACTTACCAATCCAAGTACAATATTTGAGCGGGAGAAGGTTGAAATTTGGTCCGACAAAGTTGCAGTTGCAACTGATATGATGGAATCTAAACTATATTCTAAAGATTGGATTTATAAGAATATTTTCAATATGTCAGACGACGATAAGACTGTAGTTGAAGATCAGATTATTGAAGATACTAAACAGAAATATCGCCTTACATCAATTGAAGAAGAAGGTAATGATCCGGCTAAACCTGCTCAAAAAATAGGGGCGGATGAACAAGATGGGGGAGGCGAAAGTGGAGGAGGTTCAGAGGGCGGATCGGATTTAGAAAGTTTAGGAGGCGGGCCTGAAGGCGGGGAGGGCGAAGGAGGAGGTGAACCTGGAGGCGGAGAGGGTGGAGGAGGTGAACTTGGCGGCGGGGCTCCTGGTGGGTTAAAAGAAGAAAAGGTTCAAGATCGAAGTGATAGAGATCAAAGCGATAGGGATCAAACTGGGTTAAAACATTCGGAGGATTATCCCTTTGGAGAGGATTATGATGGCAGATTAGGGATGAAGTCCAAACCAGGTTCGGATCGTAGAATTCAATATAAACCACGGGATGTTCAATTCGAGGGGGTTCGTATAAAACCAACAATCGATAAAGGAGTCTTAAGCAATTTAAAGGCGTTTTTAGAAAAACCACTATTGCAAGAGCAAATCGAACTAAGGGAAGAAACCGAAAAAACCGGTAAAAGAAAAACTTTACTCGATGAAGGTAATATTCGAGATGAGTAATCAAAGTTATAATAAATATACTCTTTTCAATGAGAAAGAGTATATTTATAATTAAGTCAAAATACTACTATGCAGATCCAGAAGAAAAAGCGGCATTCTAAGTTTAAAAATACTGGCATTCTCTTTGAACTATTGACACAGCAGTTAACCGCCGATATTGTCGGCGGTAAATCTGAGTCTAATGCAAAGAATTTGTTATTCAAGTATTTTAAAGAAAACACAGAATTAAGTCAAGAATGGAAGCTATATAGCACTCTTTTGACGCATAAACTCAAAAATGAGGCACAGGCAGAACGAATGCTTAGTATTATCCTAGAAGCTCGAAAGAAACTTAGTAATAAAAAATTAAACCAAGAAAAATACGAATTAATAAAAGAAATAAAAGAAACCTATCCTTTGGATGACTTACTTAAAGCGCCGGTTCGAAATTATCGCATATTAGCATCCATTTATAAAATCTTCGAAGATAATATTTCCCGAAATATTAAATTCAATATCAATGAAGTATTTCAAGCTAAAACCTGTATAATAGAACATGTCATCGATAAACCAAAATCGATAATTAAAGAAACCGAAGATGAACAACTTCTTAATACGTATAAACAACAATCTTCGGAAACTCGTCTTCTTGCATATGAATTTTTACTTGAAAAACTTAATGCAAAATACCATACTTTATTGGACGATGACCAAAAAACAGTTTTACGTGAATATATTTATAATATAGCTAATACTAATTCTCTGGGAAATTTCATTAAAATCAAGGGGATAGAAGTAAAAACACAGTTGACTGAAATTGTTAAAAAGATTGAAGATAATGTTGCCCGAATTAAAGTAAATGAAGTAATTCATCAATTAAATAAAATAAGTCCGGAATCTTCTAAAGTGCGTGATAGTCAGATTATGGTACTGCTTTTATCCTATGAACTTTTAAAAGAAGTTCGCAAACAATTGGGAATAACTTTACATGGATAAAATAAAATTTCAAAGTTTAGTTCGGGAATGTATTAATGAATATTCTTCCCCAAAAGAGACAATTACTAAAACAGAGCTTAAAACGGTCATCAAAGAAACTATTCGAACCATTTTAAATGAAATGGCAAATAAAGCGGAGGAAGAGGAAATTTTAGATGAAATGACTACAACGTCGGCGGTTGGTCCTATCAGTCTTCCCGGTAATGTCAGAGGAGGATGGGTATCGGGTAGAGGCGGCAGTCATCGAGGAGTAGCCGGATCTGCTGCTCTTGGATATGAACTTACCTCGATTGGTAAGAAAGATATGAAACGTAAACAAGACCCGGTGTAAATTATATGAAGAAAAAATTATTTGAAAGTTTAGGTGGTAATCAATTTAAAATAGCATCGCCACAACCAATGGGAATGATGGATGAGGTTTCCAGTGAACCCGCCACAGTTTCTTTAATCCGAGAAATAAGCAAGCTTTCCGGAGATGTAGCAAAATTACAGGAATTGCTCGAAGCCAGACAGCATACTGCGCCTCTAGCAGATAATTTCATTCAGTATTATATTGGAGAAATAACAAAGATAGATAAATTGATTTTGAAGGCTATCAATGATGTCGATGACCAGAAATCTACAAATGATGATTCGCTGCCGCCCGTCTAATTGATGACAAAAATAAAAAGTAGATTTTAAAATAAAACTTAGTCGCATAATTGAACAGCAGAACAGTCAACCGTATGAATGAACGAAAATTATTAGTAGAAGTCCAGACTTTCAGTGCCAATCCGAGAATGCTTCGGGAATCACTCGAAAAGCCGAATGCCCCATTTCGAGTCGAAGGTGTTTTACAACGGGCAGAAGTTCAAAACCAAAACGGTAGAGTATATCCAAAACAAGTCTTAATGCGAGAAGCACAAAAATATGCCGATACGTTTATTCGTGAAAGACGGGCGCTCGGTGAACTCGACCATCCAGACTCCTGTCTAACGCAATCAGGTCAAATTCTGACCAAGAATGGTTGGAAATATATTAAAGACATTGCGGACAATGAAGAGGTATTAACATTAAATCTTACTACTAATAAACCGGAGTATAACACAATAAATAAAAAGATAGACAGTGCATATAAAGGAAAGATGTATCATATTAAAGGAAAAAATATAGATACCACCGTTACTCCAAACCATCGATTTGTTATTGAAGATAGATATGGCAAGTTAATGCTTAAAACTGCCGCAGAATTATATGATTTAAATAAGAGTGTTAATACTCATTTAAAAATTCCGAAACTTAATGACTCCAATTATATTCACATAGACAATAGATTCATTGATATCAAAGAGATTGATTATGATGACAGAATTTATTGTGTATCCGTTTCAAATGAAACATTTTATTGTAGGGACAATAATAAATGTTTTTGGTCTGGAAATAGTGTAGTTAATTTAAAAAACGTTTCCCATAATGTTATCGGTATCCATTGGAGCGGTAATGATCTCATCGGCACAGTCGAGGTATTAACAACCCCCAGCGGTAACATTCTTCGTGAATTATTTCGTAATGGTATTAATGTAGGTATCTCATCCCGTGCCCTCGGTTCACTAAATAAAATTTCAGAAAGCACCTCGGTTGTAGGTGAAGACCTAGAACTAATCGCTTTTGATTTCGTCAGCAATCCCAGCACAGCAGGGGCATTTATGTTTATGAAAGATCAAAATTCATTACATGAAGGCGTTCAAAAAGCACAAAATCCGGTGAATAACAAGTGGGAATCGATAAATAAGATCGTTCGGGACATTCTTTCCAACATCGGTTAAATTACCTCCAAAAAAATAAATCTCCAAAAAGATTGACATTATATCTTTATTGTAGTATGTAATTATACAACAAAGTCAAATGTAATAATGTCTTATGAATGAATTAAAAGATTGGGTTATCGATAATCTTCTGGGTAAAACCAAAAAAATAATAGCTAAAAAAACGGATGAGAGTTGGTTTTTAGAAAACGGATTTTTGGAGAAGTATCATCAAATAATAAATACTACTTCATTTCTTTTTAATAATCCATCCATGTCACAACGGGTATGGCATATTATAAATGATAAACCAGCGGCGAATAAATGTAACAATCCAGAATGCAACAATTCCACTACTTTTTTATCATTTATCAGAGGATATTTGGGAACATGTTGTAATCGATGTGCTCAAAAAGTTCCAGAGACATGTGAAAAGATCAGAGCAACGAATATGAAGAAATATGGACACGCATATGGACTTCAAAGTTCGGAAGTAAAAGAAAAACGAGTTTCTACCTGTTTAGAAAAATACGGAGTGGATAATGTATCAAAATTAGACATTATAAGTGCGAGGAAAAAAGAAACTTGTCTAAAAAATTATGGGGTGTCTTGGATATTGCAGGATACTGACCGAATTCAGCATGGGGTTATGAAAAAATATGGAGTTGATAATGTACAAAAATCCGCTGAGGTTCAATTAAAAACGACGATAACACGTCGCAGTGCATTTTACGATTCATTGTTTTCCACGTTACGATTAAATGAGCGTGCGGTTCCCCTGTTTACGAAAGATGCATATATAAATGGAGGGTACTATGAAAAATATAAGTTTAAATGTAAAAAATGTTCCACTATATTTGAAGATTGTTTAGAAGATGGGGATATTCCACGATGCACCGACTGTTATAAGGGATCGTCTACGTTTGAAAAAGAAGTTACGGAATATATAAAATTAATATTGGGGACATCAGTAACAATAATCGAGAATGACAAAAAAACTCTTTCGGGAAATTATGAACTGGATATTTTATTACCTTCTATAAACATTGCAATAGAATGCAATGGTCTTTTTTGGCATGGTGAGATGGGTGGAAATAAGTTAAGGAAATATCATCTTCAAAAGACTATTGAGTGCGAAAAGAAGAATATTCAACTTATTCATATATTTGAAGATGAATGGATAAATCATTCCGATATAGTTAAGATAAAACTTTCGCATCTTTTGAAACAAACAAAATTAGAGACTATTTATGCAAGAAAATGTATAATAAAAGAAATTTCTTCTACTGAAAAAAATATATTTTTAAACACTTATCATATTCAAGGACAGGATACTAGTTCCATAAAAACCGGACTTTTTTATATGGATAAATTGGTAGGAGTTATGACATTTGGTCATAAAAGGATATTCATGAATCATAAACAAGACAATAAATCTGAATTTGAATTAATTCGATATGCAAGCTCATCACATGTTATTGGAGGGGCCGGAAAACTCCTTAACTATTTTATAAAGAAATATACTCCCACTAAAATAATATCATATGCGGATAGAAGATGGACATTTTATAAAAACAATTTGTATGAAAAATTGGGATTCGAAAAAGTGTCAGATGGAACTCCGAATTATTGGTATTTCGGACGAGGAAAGGAATACAAAAGATATCATCGATTTGGGTTTAGAAAAAATGTTTTAGCGGCTCGATTGAAAATATTTGATTCTAATTTATCCGAATGGGAGAATATGAAAAATAACGAATGGGATAGAATTTGGGATTGTGGCAATTTAAAATATGTAATGACTTTTTGAATCATATTTATATTATATGAAAAAACAATATCTAAAACAACTCATTCAAGAATGTGTTAATATTCTAGTCACCGAAAATTTCTTAACGGAAGATGGCGGAGCCGCAGGCGGCGGACAAGGTGGTTCTGGCGCACCGGGAACGGGAACGGGGAATGTAACTGCTAATGTGGATCCTATCCGAACTCCAAAAGCGTTCGACCATCCGAGAGACATTAAAGCGGAAGGACAGGAAGAACCACCGTTATACGTCGAATATATTGGAAAAATGCAGGGCGAAGAACCGTTTGTAATGGGAGGTCGGCGATATGAATATGTGTGGGCCAAGTATCCATCGGGGAAAAAAGACATCGGGGTTTATGTTTTTGGTCAAGATATGGTTGTTGCATATGATGTATTTCGAAAATGGTATAATATTAATGAATCTTTCAGTCCCGGTCCTCCAATAAAACCAATCAAGTTTAGCGAACTTGTTAAAAAAATAAAATAAGTTGCTTTTCTGTATTTTTGGTATAGCCTACGTCAAAATGCAAAAACAGTTACAATATAAAGACATTATTCTTCGTCCTAACAAGTCTAACGTAAATAGTAGAAATATGTGCGATATTTCCACATATATTGGAACAAAAAAATACGCATCTCCGGTATGTTGCGCCAATATGCAGTCTCTCCTAACACCCGAGATATGTAAAATATTTGATGATCGGAATTGGTTTTATGTTTACCACCGGATTAATGGAGTGTCGGATGTTGAAAATTTTGTAAAAACCGCCAATATAGAAAAATGGAAAACTGTATCTATATCAATTGGAATAGGAGATGAATGGTGTAATCTTATTAATCGGCTGAACATAGAGGGGTTGACAGTTGATAGTTTTACAATTGATGTAGCATTATCTCATAATAATAATATCATAGTCACCATTAATAAAGTTAAAGAGAAATATCCAAATGCGTATCTCACAGTTGGAAATGGATGCACTCCCGAGTGGATTAACTGGTTAGAAGATTTTGGAGTAAATTGTGCAAAAATCGGAATAGGCACCTCTGCCAGTTGTAGAACTCGTCAATATACTGGATTTGGATCAACAACGGTATCTTCGTTATTGGAATGCGTAGATGCCGCAAAAACAATTGATATTATGAGTGATGGGGGGCTGACAATAGATAAAAATGGAGAAGTGTGGATTGGGGATGTAAACAAAGCATTATCGCTTGGAGCCGATTTTGTAATGTCCGGAGCATTATTTTCTAAATGTTTAAATTCTCCCGCCATTATAAATGGATATTATGGAAATGCATCGGAGAAAGCAAAAGGCAATAAGACTCATATTGAAGGAGTAACAATAAAAATAGAAACAAATGGACTAACAATTTCCGAAATGTGTGATTTAATAGAAGACAGCATTCGAAGTGGAATCTCATATAGTGGCGGAACTACGTTGGCGGCGTTTAAAACTGTAAAATGGAATATTGTTTTTTAGTTATAAATAACAAATATGTATTATAAAATATCAGGACAGTCGAAATCGACATCGAAATGGCAAGATATCGGAACATTTGCAGATAAAAAATTTGCACTTAAAAAATTTAAAGAATATTCTACGCAATATCCCAATTGCTGGTGGAAAGTAATTGGCATAAAAGAAGTGATTAAAGAGATTATAATTGCGGATTCTAAAACGAAAAATGGAAAAAAGAATACTTCCAAGATATATCGATCTGAAAAACGTGCCGTTGCTTGAACATGTCAATCACGGACAGAAAGTCCGATTTCAATATTTCAAGAACAATACGTTTTGGTATTATCATAGGTAATTAATTTTATTGTTTTTTATTGTCTTTTCGTGTTTTTTGGTTATATGTATTCTATATGAAATTAAGTCACTGGGCGAAAGAAAAAGGAATACTTTACCGAACAGCATGGTTGATGTTTAATCGTGGACAATTAACAGGAGCATATAAATTACCTACTGGAACAATTATTATTCCAAATGAAATCAATAAAATTAAGGAAGAATATATTATTACTTATGCCAGGGTATCTTCTTCTGAAAATAAAGATAATCTCGAAACACAATCTAAAAGATTAATTGATTATTGTAATGCTAATGGATGGAAAACTCATGAAAATATAAAAGAAATTGGAAGTGGATTGAATGATAAACGTCCCAAATTAATTAAAATTATAAATGACGGTAAGGCGTCAATCATAGTGGTTGAACATAAAGATAGATTAAGTAGGTTTGGGTCTTCTTATATTGAATTGGCATGTAAACATTTTAACTGTAAAGTTATTTATATAAATAATATTCGAGAAGAAAAAGAAGATTTAGTACAAGATTTCGTAAATATTATAACTTCATTTTGTGCTAGAATATATGGTCAACGAAGAAGTAAACGAAAAACCGAACAACTAATCAAAGAACTGGAAACATCCAAATGATTCGATCAACCAAAACAACTCTTAAATTCTCCAATACCACAAAATTGGATAATATCGACCTGTTCATCAACGAATATCGTAGAGTTGTTTCTCTGTTTGTTGATAAATTATGGAATATGGATGATGTCAAATGCCTCCTCGATAAATCTCTAACTTCTACCGTAGATAGTTGGTTGTCTGCTCGTTCCATTCAATGTGCCGGAAAACAAGCGTCTGGGATTGTTCGTGGTTGTAAAAAGAAACAATCCAAACGATTGTTCCAAATACGTAAATTCAAAAAATTGGGAATGCCTAAAAAAGCTAGGATTCTTCAAACAATTTATAATAATACTAAACTATCTAAACCAAATATTCAAATAATTCAACCAGAACTGGATTCGAGATTTGTTGAAATTGACTTGAATAATATTACATCATTTGATGGTTGGTTGACTTTAACCAGTTTGGGAAATGGATTGAAAATCGTTGTCCCTTTCAAGAAAACGAAGCATTTTAATAAAATGTTGGAGCATGGAGTGTTAAAAGATGGAATTAGAATATCAAATGATGATATAACTTTAATGTTTGAATTGCCATCTCCGGTTAAAGTTGAAAGTGGAAAAACCATTGGGATTGACATTGGACAAATTACTACTTTAACTTGTTCTGACGGACAAATTGTAGAAGCAGATATTCATGGTCACACCTACAAATCTATCTGTGAAAAGTTATCAAGAAGGAAGAAGGATAGTAAGAATTTCAATAAGACTGATAGGCACAGGAGTAATTATATACATTGGGCGGTGAATAGGATAAATTTAGATGGAGTAAAGAAAGTAAACATTGAGAATATTAAATATTTGAGGAGAGGAAAGAGATCTTCGAGGTTATTATCTCATTGGAACTACGCAGAATTATTTGATAAGTTGGAAGTAAGACTGAACGATGCTGGTGTCCAGATAAGTAAGGTTAGTCCGACTTATACCTCACAGAGATGCAACAAATGCGGATGGACTCGCAAGAGAAATAGGAAGGGAAAGCAATTCAAGTGTGATAAGTGCTCATATGAGTGTGATGCGGATTTGAATGGTTCCCTGAACATTTCTTTTGATCTTGTTTCAATTGGGAAGCAGGAACGATTACAGCAGAAGAATAGGAATGGATTCTATTGGGATGTTGTGAGCAAGGAACCTATAGTTCCTAGTGTCCGGAAAACTAGAGTGTTGTCATAAAAGACAATAAAATTAGTAACTATAAAACAGAGAAAGGATTATTATTCCCTATTTCTCTTCAAGAAGCACAGGCAGGGAACTCTACTTTTTTAGCCGAAGATAAAGCTATTTATTTTATTCGATGGATTAGAAAATGGATTAAAACAGATAAAGAAGAAGAAAAAAATGAGAATAGTAATTACCGGACATCGGATGGAGAAGATTGCTCCGTATGATTTTGGATGGATACAAACCGCCATTGACGATGTTTTAGTTGAAATAAAAACTAAAAACAAAGATTTATTAGCTTATACTGAAATGGCGAGTGGAATTGATTTGTATTTTTGCAAATCATGTATTTTGCTTGGAATTCCATATATTGCCTGTATTCCGTTTGAAGGACAAGAAAACACTATGCAGGTGCGGGATGCCGAGTGGAGAAAGCAACTGTTGGAATCTGCCAAAGAGATAAAAGAAGTTAAAAATTCATGGATGGTGGAACACATGGATGTTGGAATCTGCGTTTTCGACGGTAACAAGGGAGGAACCGCCAATGTTTTCCAACAATTCATTGAAAAACGACGAAGTTTCTATTGGATAAATCCGGTTGGAAAAGTGACATGGAAATGTTTTCTGTGATTGACTTTTCAGCATATGTCTGTTAACCTGGAGTGTAAATATGAAGAAAAACGAAAAATTTCGTCGGACGGCGGAACTGACGATGAAAAAAATCCGAGAAATTTCCAGACATATTCGAAATGTCAGTGATAATTGCCTTATTTTAGGCGAAAAAATGATAGAACGGGGGGAAATCGATTTAGGAAGAAATCTTATTGCGAATGGGTATGCGCATGATTTGAGTAAGTTTACGGGAATTGAATTTGAGTTTATGGCTCCCGGTGTAAAATATGAAGAAGAAAATGCTAAAATGAAATTAAAATTAGCAATTCATCATCATCGGCAAATAAGTCCGCATCATGCGGAGCATTGGAATGGAATTGAAAACATGCCCGATGTATTTTTGGCCGAGATGCTATGTGATCTTAAAGCCAGATCAGAAGAATTTGGAACTTCTCTTATGGACTATATTGATAATGAAGGACTTAAACAATGGCAAATCACCAAGGAAGCCCCGATATACAAAAAAATGATTGGTTATGTAAATTTACTTTGCACCAAACCATTTGAGAATATTGCACAGAGCTAAAATATTCCCTTGACTATTTCTAAAAAACCAATATACTCACCACCATGAAAAATAGAACATCATTTGTATCGAATAGCTCATCCAGTTCATTTATCTGCGACATTTCCGGAGAAGACATCGAGGTATATGATTTGGACTTTAAATCATCTGGATTATGCCGGTGTACGGCGGGACACGTTTTTAAGGAAGAATATCTCTTTGAATCTTATAAACATTGTATCTCACATAAGGAAATGTTCAATAAATTAATTGAGATTACTGATAGCAAAAAAGAGTGTCAATACTATCAAAAATTAAATGATATTGAATTACGAAAGGTTTATGATGAAAAAATTAAATCAAATGGAAATCCAATTGGCGGAGATTATCCCGCAAATTGTTGCCCGATTTGTTCTATAAATGTAATTACCGATGCCGATTTGGTAAAATATTTTTTAAAGAAATTTAATGTATCCCGAGAAGATATTATCAAGGATATTCGTGTTTTCTTCGGCGGTAGTTTTATTAAATTTCAAAGTTATATCAAGGAATAGAACTAATATAATTAGTAACTATGACACTAATAATTGAAAACGGCATTAAGAAGTTTCGGTCGAAAGATTACAACTATAATTTTCGATTGGAGGACGGGTATTTTCAGCGATGGGGGAAAACAGTGGAGGATGATCCACAACAGTCTCCTGCTCCCGAAATTTTAGATATAGAAACATCGATTAATGGATGTCCCAAGGGAAAGGAATCCGGTAAAATCTGTAATTTTTGTTATAAAGGCAATTCGGCAGGTACGCCAGAGTATATGTCCTTTGAAAAATTTAAGAAAATTATCGATAAATTTCCTAAAGTGAATGGAATTCATTTTTTGACTCAAATGGCAGCAGGAATTACGAGTTTTAATGCTAATCCGGATTTATTCAAAATTTTTGAATATGCTCGTCAGCAAAATATTATTCCTAATCTTACCATTTCGGGAAGGGATACTCTGACAGATGACGAAATTACAAAACTCGTCTCCCTTATTGGTGCCGCCGCATTTAGTATTTATAAAGAGGATAAGGATCAATGCTATAAATTGATTAATCGTTTTCTTAAAGCAGGGTTAAAGCAATGCAATGTGCATTATATGATCAGTCAAGAAACGCTTTCATTTTTATATGAAATATTGAATGATATTAAAAACGATTCTCGTTTAACTGGGTTAAATGCAATTGTATTTTTGGGACTAAAACCTAAAGGCAGAGGAAATACATTTCATATTCTTCCATATGAAGAATACGATAAATTGGTTACGTTTTGTTTTGATAACAATATTCGATTCGGATTTGATTCCTGTGGATCGCCCAAAGTAGAGAAATCGGTATCCGAAAGCAAACAGTTAAACGAAAAAGTTAAAAAATCTATTCTAATGGCATGTGAACGGTGTGAATCCAATTGTCATAGTTATTATATCAATGTAGAAGGAATTTCTTTTCCATGTAGTTTTGCTGAGGATATGGAAAAGGGAACAAATATACTAGAAGTAAATGATTTTTTAAATGACGCATGGAATTCTCCGGTGTCTTTAAATTGGAGGGAACGTTTGCATGGGCTGGACCGTCAGTGTCCACTTTATCCTCAGATTAGAATATGACATATGAAAACTAGAAATGGATTTGTATCAAATAGTAGTTCTTCCTCATTTATTGTTGCAGTGAAGCAGCATTCAGATGCGTGTCCCACTTGTGGAAGAAGAGACCCAGATTTCCTTGATATGGTAGAACATATGGGCAATTCCGATGGATATGAGACGACTAAACTTCATCATCGAACGGCACAAGATATTTGGGAGAAAGGGGAAGAAAGTAGAGGATATCAACCGCAAAACAGAGGAAAATCTCCATTATTTGGAGTGATGATAGATGCCGAACATAAAGGATACAAGGTCGCTGAGATCGAAATATCCTATCATGATACTTCTACCACAGAGATGATGAGTCAAATGGAAGCAACCAAAAATCTTATTGTCTTATGGAGCAATCATAGAGACATTAAGCCGAAAAATATAAAATTATGAAAACTAGAAATGGATTTGTAAGTAATTCTTCTTCATCTTCGTTTATTGTGGGATTTGATACAATACCCAAAACAGTTGAAGAATTGAAGAAGTTACTTTTTAAGAATGATGAAATTCTATCTGCGTATGATATAGAATTGGACACCCAAAAAGCGGCAGATATAATTTTCGATGATATTAAAAATCAAAAACTTGCTACAAAAAAACGACTTTTCGATGTAATTAGAGCAGGTGAATTAGCAGATTATCCTGAAACGGAGTCAAACCATCCGGTTTATAAATTAATGGATGAGTTTTGCAAGAAATACCCCAAACAGCATTGGGGCACTCCAGGAGAAATAGAAAATAAAGATACAAGAAAATTCGCTCAAAAAATTTGGGATATGCAGCATGCAAAATGGAAAGCGGAGAATAAATCGAGAGATGTGGCGGCAATGAAGTATGTTAATGAGACGGTTCTTCCTAAATTGAAAGATAAGAAAGTTTTTATTTTTGAATACGAAGATCATGATCCGGTTGGAAATGTATTGGAACATGGTAATGTTTTTAACCGAGTGGTTCATTTTCATATTAGTATGCATTAAAAAATTATGAAAATTAGAAATGGCTTTGTAAGCAACAGTAGTTCGAGTTCTTTTATTGTTCGGCGGGGCGACAGGAGACCGAAGGGGTCGGTATGTGTACCAATGGTTGTTTTGACTGAGCAACAGGATACCATATTAGATAATTATGGTTTTCGTAAAACTACTGCTCATGTTCCAAGTGGAGTTCCTTCGTTTTATGACAAAAAAGCATGGAAATCTGAGGCGAGGATTATTAGTAAGGGTTTGAACGAACTTGGATACAATTGGGGATACGAAGTTGATTGTAATCAAGATGAAGTCATGGTATTCTTAATTGAGAATAAGATTCCATTCGTAGCAGAATGTCATTACGGACATGAATCATTTATATATGATCCTAAAAATGATACTCTATACAAGGGAATTAATTATGGAACGATGATGGAAACCTACGGACCCAATAGTTATGAAATTAGTAGAGTAACATCCGTCACCGGTAAAGAATGGATAGAGAAAATAAACATTAAAAAATTATGAAAATAAGAATAGGATTTGTTTCAAATAGTTCGTCGAGTTCATTTATATTATTTGGCGCTTATATGGACACTACTAAAGACGAGGAATTACATCAACTACCCCTGCCTGAAGGCAGAGGTTTGTAAGACTCCTAAACTCTTAGAAGATTTACATACAATAGGCTGATTGATTGCAGCCCGAGAAATATTTATACTGGCATTGTAATCCGCATTAGTAGAATATCCACATTTCTTACAAGTAAATAATTCTTGTGTTAATCTATTGTCTTCTTCACAATGATTGCATTTACTGCAAATTTGAGAAGTATATGATGGATTAACAAATAATACTGGTATTCCTGCTATTTTTGCTTTGTAAGTAATGAACTCCCTCAATTGTCCGAAAGACCATTTACCAAGTCTTGCGTTATTATCCCGCAATTTCTTGTTAAACTTTTTAACCGTTTTCTTGGAATAAAAATGTAAATCTTCCAACTTAATTCCTACTTCAAGTGCCTTTGCTTTCACAACAATCTTCTTACTTATACAATGATTTGTATCTTTCTTATATCTGTTTTCTTTTTTACTAATTTTAACTAAATGTTTTCTCGCCGATTTTGTTCCTTTTGATTGTAAATTTGATTTTAATAAAGTAATCTTTTTTCTATGAGTTTCAACCTTATCTCCCGAATAAATTTCTCCATCGGATGTTACTGCAATATTAATTATTCCCATATCAACTCCTAAAAACTTATTGGTTTCTATTGGTTTCTTCTCAATTTCATCATAAACAAAGTTAACATAAAATTGTTTTTTTACTTTGTCATAGATCAACTCACATTGGCCACATAAGTTCAGATCACTAAGTTTTTTATAAGATTGATATGGAATTTTAATTCTACCACTCAGAACCATTAGTGATACCATATTGTCTTTTTTAATGGTAAAATTTCTGGTATCATAGTCTATGGAACCATATTTGTAATAATTTATCAATGTATTTCGCTGGTCTTTGTTGGCATAGGAAGAAGAAACTTTTCTTACTACGAGGATTGCCATTTGAGATGAAAGATTGTATTTCTGTTTTAATTCGTAATACACTGATTTCTGCAATAACATTTTATTAAATATTTTGGAATGGAATGCTTTTTCGGCAACCCAGTTACAGGCATTATTAAAATTCTCCATAACATCGAGTAATTGTTGATGTTGTGAAGCAGTTTCTAATAATTTACATTTAATGGTTATTTTCACTTATTCAATCTTTCACCACATAACTATAATGTAAGAATACGAAAACATCAATTATTTTTATTTATTTTATGGTGGCAATTCCTCCCTTACCTAAAGGAAAGGGATTCCTTGCCACAAAAAGGTTGAAGAACACGGTCTCATACTTTGTGAGAGTGAGGAAGACGGCACATGTATAGGAGTAGGTGTCGAAGAAATGAAAGGAACCGAAACCCTTACCCAATTTAGAGAAAGAATTGCCAAACAATTCGCTGAAGTTGGACTTGAAGTGAAACTCTCAGATTTGCGTTTTATCGGCGGGAGTTGTCGTAGTTAATATTAAACGTTGACAAAATAATCACTATCTGATATAATATCATTATGAAAGTTAAAAAAACATTAAAATATGAAAACACGAAATGGATTTGTTAGTAATAGTAGTTCGAGTAGTTTTATTATTTACCGCAAGTTATTGACAGAGGATAACTTGGAGAAAATTCAGAATTGGTGGAATGAGAATGAGAAAAATATTCATGATGATGACGGGGCGTATTACAGTGGATATAATCGCTTCTCACATAATTTTATTTTAGCTAGATGTCATAGTCATAGCACACAATTCTCAAAGTTATTGAAAGAATGTGGAGTGAAAGAGGAAGATTATATGATGGATTATCGTTAAAATTATGAAAACAAGACAAGGATTTGTATCAAACAGTTCGAGTACATCCTTTACCTGTGACGTTTGCGGAAATGAGCAGAGCGGGATGGATATGTCTCTTAGAGATTGTAGTATGGTTAAATGTGTTAATGACCACACGGTTTGTCGTGATGAAATGTTGAACTACGAGAGTGGGAAAACCTATGATGTTCCCGCCGAGTTTTGTCCGTTATGTCAGATGAAGAAAGTATGTCACGATGATATTTACGGGTATGCCTTGCGGAAACTCGGAAAGACACGCAACGAATTGGAAGAGGAAATTAAAATCCTCTTCCCAACATATAAAGAGTTCAAAGATTATATTAAATAATATGAAAACAAGACAAGGATTTGTATCAAACAGTTCTTCTGCTAGTTTTATTGTAAGTCTTGAGAAGATCACCGCAAAAGATGCATTAAAGCTAATGGACTATGATAAACTTCCAGCGGATGCAATGGGACGGGAATGGAAAGACGGATGGGATATTGAGGTGGATTTTACTAAAGGATTAATTCACGGATGTGCCATTATGGATAATGGCGATTTGAGTGAATATTTGATAAAAGAAAACGTCAATATAAGTCTTTTTGTGTGGAAACACGATTGAAAAAGCCGGTAAAAAATATGAAAATAAGATCGGGTTTTGTATCGAATAGTTCGTCCAGTAGTTTCTGTATTCTCGGGGTTGATATTGATGCCGATACTATGGATAAAATAGAAGGAATGTATATGGAGCTAAAAGGAACTCGGGTGAGAACTCAATTTTCTATATCCCACGATAATGGAAAATATGTCGGCATCGATGTTACTACGATGAAAGATAATGAAACTCCGCTTCAACTTAAACAAGAGATTGTTGATGTTCTGCATAAATGCGGGGTGGACATTGAAATCAATAATATTAACTTTATCGAAGATGGGGGTTATAACGGATGAAAACACTATGTTCATATTTGGGTGGAAGTATTAGTTATGGATTAAACACTCCCACCTCGGACAAAGATGAGCGATTTGTGTTTTTAAACACAGATGTATCTAAAATCGTCGGGTTAAGCCGACATGAACATGAATCTAACCAAACGGACACCGAAGATAAATTTGGATGGGAAATTAGACATTTTTTAAATTTGCTTCATAGGGGAAATACAATGTGTCTGGAAATATTGTATAACCAAAATTGGTTGGAAATTACTAAAGAGTTCATATACATTCAATCCTTTAAAGATAAACTAATAGATTCCACTTGTTTATACAAATGCCTTCGAGGATATTGTCAATCCGAACGGGCATTAGTGTTGGGAAAAAGAACCGGTGTTCTTGGCGGCAAACGAAAAGAACAATTAGAAAAATATGGATACTCGTATAAAAATGCAGTTCAATTTTTACGATTATGTTTATGCGGAAAAATCTTTTTTCAAGAAGGATACTTCCCGGTTAATATTCGCCAATTCGATGCGTCAGAAACGCTGTTTTCAATTAAAACCGAACCGGAAAAATATTCGAAAGAGGACGTTATAACTCTGATGGATGACTATGAAAAAATGCTAGAACAATCATATGCCACCATTAAAATTAAACACCATTACGATGTTGACATTGCTAACCAAATCTGCTATGATCTATATGTGCCGATATTAGTAACTGTCAATAAAAATAGATAATTAAAAATAAACAAATATGTCAAAAATAAGCTTAGAAGAAGTTGAGGGAGTCCTGTTGCAGCATAAGATTAGCGATACCGGTTCAATTATCAAAGATTTGGAAAAAATCCTTGAGGAATTGAAAGCGGAATCGGAAGCCAATGCGGAGGATAAGCCAACGTATGAATATGTTGTCGTTATCCACGATCCAAGCGGAGAACTAAAAGCACAGAAGAAAGACGAGGTGCTTTCAGCTTACATCGTGCAACAGGAAGAAGGACAAGATGCCGGTTTGATTCTATCCAAACTTAAGGAATGTGCGACTACTCAAAACGAAACCGCCAAACGCAAGAAATCTCGATTGGATAGTATTCGTGATATTTTCGACGGTCTAAAATCTAAGTTTGCTAAAGAGAAGAAGCTCAAAATAAAGACCAAGGAACCAGTTCGGATTCTCTTGACGGACGGAAAGTTGTAATAATCAATAATAACATAAAGCCTCTGGATTAATTTCCAGAGGCTTTTTTTGTTTTTAGATTAAACCTTTTCGGCGGGAGCAACTTTGTAATACCGTTCGACGATATGACGAATATCATCAAATAAAATCGCACAGTGTTGTTTTTTTACGTAACATTCTTGGGCGATCTTCTGAAGTTCTTGAACTTTTTTACTACAGTCGGCGAAATTCTTTTTGATGATATTTTCTTGAAATACATCTGGGCATTCATTTATGGCATAATTCTGAGCTAATTCCATAAATTGACTAATGACTTTTGCTGACTCTACAATAGCCTTTTCATCCTCGAATGACTTACCATATTCTCGGAACATGTATGCCATTTCTTTCAATTGACGTTTCATTTCCGGTGTCATGGGAGGTTTTACTTGCCCCATTTTATCGGGAATAGCGCCCATATTTTCAACGATTTGTTTGAGCGAAAATTCAGTTGTCTTTGGTAAATTCATATTATTTAATATAAATAGCGTTAAATTTTCAATTTAACCTCTTTCTTTATCTATTTCGGGCTGTGAATATTTATTGAAATATTCAATTATTTTTTCAAATTCTTGGAATATTTGAATTCCGTTTTTATCTTCCAGAAAAAAACACTCTCCTTTCGGTGTTTTCTTTTTATAAATTTTTATAGCAGGTTTTTCTAAAGACATAACATAATCCCCATCAAATTCAAATTTCATGTCTTTTAAATGGGAGGCGTCATTGAATTTCCAATCATCAATATTTATTAAACCTTTTTTCTTTTCATCCCCCACAATATTTAGAAGTTCAGTAAGTTGCATAGATTAAGTTTGTTTATGAAATACTGCCGCCAAGAAATTTGTTAAAATCTCAGATCCTTCTTGATCATCAATAGGAACAGATTTTATGATTTTAATTTCATCACCGCCACCTTCCGCTTCTTTTAAAGAAGGTGGAGGGGGGGCGGGAGGCGGCTCATTGGCAGGAGGGGATTTTGGTTCGGGTGATGGTTCCGGTTCTGGCTCATCTTTTCCAGATCTATTTTTTACAATTGCAACATATATAAATCTACCTGCCGGATCGGAACTCGAATTTTGCGAGGGGACATCTTCCTGAAGATTCAAAGGCTCCCATAGTTTTTTTACCATAATTAGACTTGTGTTGCCATAGTCATCGGATTTATTATATCCAACCTTAAATTTATTGTGAACAGTTGGTTCGGCATCATCGAAGTTTTGAATTGCTTGATTTTCTTTTGGAGTTAATTCGTATCCACGATACATTCCAAGAGTTTTTTTGAAATCTCCATGAAATGTTTTAGCACTTGCTATAGGGTTTGGAGAAGATTCAACTTCTTCTTCCTGAAGATTCATGGGTTCTTGAATCTCTTTAAGTGTTTTTAATAGTCTTCTCTTGGATTCTATATTACATTTTTGGAACCCATATTCTTGCATTAAAAAATCTTTAACATCCTCGGGCGTCATTGAATCCGCTGCCTTACCCGCTTGTCCGGATTTAGGAGTTTTTCCGTTTTGCATGTTATAAACTACATGCATGAATCTATTTTGCTCTGGCGATTTGCTTGGCATATGTATAAATATGAGAATATAGAAGTAAAATGCCTATCCACCATGTTTATTTTTCGAAGATGGAACCCATTCATGTTTTAGATTCCCACAATCCCAGATTCGATCATATCCATTTAATTGCATATTCTGCCATTCAGTTAAGTTACTGTCGAAATTGGGAAAAATATCTTTTAAATTGTGTTTTCTAAAATTATATCGGTATATTCTTTTATTATAATTCTTTCCCAGATACCAATAATTAGGTCCGGTGTTTTTATTTATAGAAGTAAATCCTAATGATTTATAAATATTTTTATCAGTATTACTCCATCTTACATCCGAATAAGATAAAATATATTCGGGATTATAGTTTTTTATAAAATAGGACAATAACTTACTGCCAATTCCAATAACTCGTTTATTTAAATGCGTACAAAACCTATACATTTCCCATTGGTTCTTTTTAGCGATATTTCCTAAAGCTATTCTCAATGCCCCAAATGTCATCACCGCCACAAGTTCGTTATTGTAATATGCTCCCACCCTCAATGATGCCATATCTTTTCCCTGAATATGATTGAGATCTAAAAACTCATTACATACATCCGCATTTAATAATCGAATATCACATTTTCTGGCATATATTTTATCAGAAAGATTTTTATTAAATATATGAATTAATTTATTTTTGACTATTTCCTGTTTGTATATCCATTCGTCTTCAAATATATGAATTAAACGTATCTGCTTATCTTTACACGCCGTTGTTTTATTGAGGTGATAGTTTTTATATTTTTTCCCTCCGATTTCTGAATGCCAAAATAATCCGTCATATTCAATTGCAATATTTAGAGATGATATAAAAATATCTAATTCTTTACCGCTCAATATTTTTCGATCGTTTGATATAATAGTTTCATTGGGTAATATTGATTTTATAAATTCTAATATTTTAGTTTCGGTTTGGGTTTTACTTATAGGATTGCAAATAAAACATCTTGGTATATTACCATTCAATAAAGTATCTTCAAATTTGGATTCACAGAATTTACATTGAAACCAGTATTTAGTATCATATGATACATTCCCCCGATATTCCAATTCTGAAAATAATGGTATTATATTTGTAAATTTACTCCCATTTACTATAAAATTATAATGATTTATCCGGCGTGCCTGTAATTGTTTTTCTTTTATTTCTAAATTTTGAGATATATAAGGCACTCCATAAGTTTTAATGTTAGTCGCCTTTGTTTTCTTTTTATTCTCTTCCAACATCGCTACATTATTAACTCCATATTTATCCAAATTTGTTTTTTTAACTCGCTCTAATATTTCGGAACTTTTTAATGGAATAGTAACTTTATATTTTTTATATAATGATTCTATTTGCCGGTTTCTTAATTCACTGTTTTGTTGAGGATTCCTTACCCCATATCGCTCTAAACATGTATTAATCTGTTTATCTCTTATTACTTTGTTCTGACTGGGGGATATTACTCCATATTTTTTTAAACACGTTTTTTTAGCTTTCTCCGATATACACTCAAGTTTAGCTACATTATCAACTCCATATTTTTTTAGATTAAAATCCCGCCGACGAAGATTTGTTTTTTCAATATTCTCAGGCCGAGAACGATATTCCTCAAAACATCCCGTAGAACAATGCTGCTTATTCCGATGACGAGTATTAAATTCTTTATTACAATTTTTACATTTTTTTATCATATACTGGGTTTGCCTGTGCCATCGTTTAATAAATATATACTACTTAACTATAAAAACCAAGTTTTTTTATTTCAAAACATATTTATATTCGTAGCGGTAATTAGTACATTCTAAAACCGCAAACATGTGGCAATACGGTAACCCTTCTTATTTGCCGTCACATCGACATATTACCCACATTGTGGTTCTAATAACTACAGAGATAAAATATAAAATATTATGGATTCAAATTTATTGAAAGAGGCAATTGCAGACGCAAAGGCTGTCCGACAAACTGCTCTGGCAAATGCCAAAGCGGCATTGACAGAAGCATTTGGAGAACAACTTTCAGCGATGCTTGCCCCAACACTCGAAGAGGATACCATGGAGCAAACTCCTAATGGTCAAGATCCTTTAGCTCAAACGCAACCACCCGTTCCCGGCATGGAACAAGAATCGGTCAATGAAGCCGATATCGAAGAAATCATTCGTGAACTCGAATCTGGGATTTCACAGGATCAACAAGATCCAACTGGAATGGGTGCAAATGTTCCACCGCCAGTACCGGGAGCAGGCGCTCCGCCAGTACCGGGAGCAGGTGCCCCGCCATTGCCGGGAGCAGGTGCCCCGCCATCACCCGAGATGGGAATGGGAGCAGGCGCTCCTCCATCGCCCGAAATGGGAATGGGTGCAGGTGCCCCACCACCAGTACCGGGAGCAGGTGCTCCGCCAATGGAAACCCCGCCAGTAACACCAGATGCAACACAAGGAGATGAAGAAATGGATGAAGAATTTGATATTAATGAACTTTTGGAATCGTTAAAAGACGAGGACGAAACGTGCAATCTCCCTCCGTGGGAAAAGAAAGGCAATGACGACGAGGAACAATTAGATGAAGGCGTTCCCGTTAAATCTTCAGGCATTGCAGGTTCTAATAATAAGATGCCGTCATCCGATGCAAGTGCCTCTTCTCATATTGAGTCGGGTGGCAGAGATAAAGTTGGCGGTGGAGAAGGCTATAAAGCCGGACCCGAAGATGCCACTACAGCTAAACGACCAAATCAGGCTAAAAATGCCAATAAAACAAATCTTTCTACTCCCGGTGGAGCATTAAAGGAAAATACCGGTGGTTCTACTCCCGGCTATCCAGAAGGTGCTAAAAAGAAATCTACCGGTAATGATCCAAGTGAAGTCAGTGATACGCCAAATGCTGGTCCAGTTACTCCAGAAAAAATGTCTACTCCTGCTCTTCATAAGGAAAATGTTGCCCTTAAAGGACAACTCAAGGAAGCCGAGGATACCCTCACTTACCTTCGTACCCAACTTAATGAGATCAACTTGCTAAACGCCAAATTGCTTTACACGAACAAGCTGTTTAAAGAATATAGCATGCATAACGATAAGAAAATGAAAATCGTTGAAATGTTTGACCTCGCCAAAAATGTTCGTGAAGTGAAAATGACCTATGCGGTTATCGCTGAGTCCCTCAATTTCGGTGCCGACTTTAAAAGAAAAGTGTCTTCTAAAGTTCAATCTATCACCGAAGGCATGGCGAGTAAACCCATAGCCGGAACTGCCCCTCGACAAATCATTGCCGAAAGTGCGAGATCCGAAATGGTGTCTAAATTCCAACGACTCGCAGGAATTAAGACCCCATCAAATAAATAATAGCGAGGAGAATTAAGGAAAAATCGTATATGGATAATGTAAAAGAATTGTTGACCAGTGCGCTGGATCCACAAGCTCGCCTGAAGAAGGAAACCCGTGGACTCGTGTCTAAATGGGATAAAACCGGTCTTCTTGAGGGACTTAGGGATGATATCGCCAAGAGTAACATGTCAGTGTTACTCGAAAATCAAGCAAAACAACTGATCGAAGAGTCTTCCGTCACCGGAACCTCCGCTAACAGTGAACAATGGGCTGGCGTGGCACTGCCACTCGTCCGTCGTGTATTTGCTGAAATCGCAGCCAAAGAGTTCGTCTCTGTTCAGCCTATGAACCTGCCGTCCGGTTTGGTGTTCTACTTGGACTTCAAGTATGGATCAAACTCCGGTGTGTTCACTGCTGATTCTAGCACGAATTACTCATCGCTGTTCGGTGGAATCTCGGGTTCCGCCACTGCCGACCCGTGGAAACTCGGCTCAACCAATGCCCCAGTGGGTGGTCTCTATGGACCAGGACGTTATGGCTATACCATTAATGATATAACTTCGAATAACCTCCCAATCACGGTTGGTACTGCATCCCTTGCAGATATTAACTTCGATACTGGTAACAGTAACGATCCCGTGAATGGAAGCATTTCATCGTCTCTCGCCGCAGGTATGTTGTTCACCGTAACCACAAATGGCTTACCGTCTGCTTCTCTTGCCCTCGCAAGTTCATACCCCGATATGAATGCAGTTCGCTCGTTCGCCCCCGCTTCTCCTACTATCTACACTTGCTTCCCCGGCTTTACTCGTATCGCCGGAACCGAAGTATTGTTTGTAGTTAGTGCGTCAAAGGCTAATGCGGCATGGCTCGGAGCTGAATTAACGGCATCCGTTAATTATTCCATCCAGCCAAAGGATACCAGTCGTGGTGACTTTGAAGATCGCTTGGGCAAAGCCTCTGGTGATACCGGATTGAATAAGGATATCGGTATTCCTGAAGTTAATCTTGAGTTGAAGAGCGAGCCAATTGTGGCCAAAACTCGTAAACTTAAAGCAGTTTGGACCCCAGAATTGGCACAGGACTTGAACGCCTACCACTCGGTAGACGCTGAAGCCGAATTGACCGCTCTGTTGTCTGAATACGTGTCTATGGAAATCGATCTGGAAATCCTCGACATGCTGATTAATAACGTTCCTAATATCAATAAGGAACGTTGGAGCGCAGTGCTCAATCGTGAAATCGTCAAGACTGGCGCTAATTCGTATGCATTCCAAGATACGACTACTGCCGGTACTGGTGGATATTACACCAAGGCAACTTGGTACCAGACCCTTGGTAACAAGGTTCAGAAAGTATCCAATAAGATTCACCAGCTAACGCTGCGTGGTGGTGCTAACTTCATGGTCGTCGGACCAGATGTCGCCACTATCCTCGAATCTATCCCCGGCTTCGTGGTCAACACGGACGGCGATAGTGCCAAATTCGCTATGGGTGTCTCTAAAGTCGGTAGCTTCGCAAGTCGCTTCCAAGTATATAAGAACCCCTATATGCAGGAAAACCTAATCCTAATGGGATTCCGTGGAAATAATTTCCTCGAAACCGGTGCTGTGTATGCTCCATACATCCCGCTCATCCAGACCCCACTGGTCTATGACCCAGTCAATTTTACCCCTCGCAGAGGTGTGATGACTCGGTACGCCAAGAAAATCGTTAGGCCCGAGTTTTATGGTCTAATCTATGTTTCTGACACCGATAGAGTCTAACATAACTCCTTCAAATACAGGGACTTCTGAGAAATCAGAAGTCCTTTTTTATTTGTAGATACACGAAATAGATAACTATCTTTTTGGCATATCCACTCTCTAAGAATTTAGTTGAACTATAGACAATTATCTGATATAGTTATAACCATGATAATAAATCAAAACGAAATAATAATAACGGAAGACGAGTCAAAAAAATGTAAATTATGTAACAATATATTTAGATCGGGACGAGTAATGATATGGCATGTTCGAAAAGAACATAAATTAAATTTTAAAAGTTATATTTTACAAACATATTACAATAATGAAACTCCTAAATGTTTAAAAACAGGAAAAGAACTAACGTTTAAACCACATCAATTAGGACCATGGTTTAGTAATTATTCTAAAAACAATTTTCCGAGAAAAAATCATTCTGAAGAATCTAAAGGAAAAATACGAATCGGATGCGAGAGAACTTCAATGAATAAATTCGGGGTTAAAAATGTGTTTCAAACAGAATGGTGCAAGGAAAAAATAAAAAATACTATTAAAGAAAAATATGGAGTTAATAATCCGATGCAAATTGATGAGTTTAAACAAAAAATGATTAATTCATTTTTTGAAACGATAAAAAATCGTCCAATTAAAACTTATATAAAAACTAATATAGATCCTAATCGTCCATCAAAATTAGAATTTGATTTTTCAAACAAACTGAAATGTAATAACATTGACTTTATATCTCCTTTTGTATACAATGGAAAACGTTTTGATTTTTATATTCCAATTTTAAATACAATTATTGAACTCGATGGTGAAGCATATCATAAAGATCAGTTAGAATCATTAACTCTTAAAACAATAAACGGAAGTAGGAATGATTACAATAAAAATAATATAATAGATAAATCATTTTATGATTTTTATCGAATACGATATCATATTGATCGGTTTATTTTTAACGATGTTGCATCTTTAAATAAAGCAATCAACGAAAATAAATATTTTCCGAATTATGGAATTAAATATAAACAAAAAATTGTTGAAAGGAAATATTTCAAACGGTATATCAGTTCCAAGGGAAAAGAAAACCTTTTAAAATATTCTTATTTATTCTTAAAATTCATTAGGGCATTTCAGCCGGAGTTACCGTATCCGGATTTGGAGGAAGAATTGGGTAATATATTACAAAAGGTAGCTAATTATGATATAGCGAGGGTATATGATAAGGGCACCGGGAATTTTTCGAGTAACATATCAATGGTAGGGAACAATTATTTAAAGCATTATTTTCATTCGTATTGGGGAGCAAAGTTTTCGGGTAATTTGAGTCCAAAGGAGGCATGGTTAGATAATAAGATAATGAAAGAGGTTATAGAATATCGGGTTGGGTGTAATAACAGCAATGAGGTATATGATTTTAGTTTACATCAAGTGGTGAGGGGATTATCAGCGAGGAGGATTACGGTATCTTTTTTTCCTTCTTTATTAGCCGCCAGCATTTATTCGGTTATATTAGGAGATAAAGAATATCCGGTGGTATTAGATCCTTGTTGTGGGTTTGGAGGAAGGTTACTAGGATTTAAGAGTAAATATCCTAATGGGACATATATTGGATGCGAGCCAAATATTGAGACATATAATGAGTTACAGGATTTAGTTAAACGGGCGAATTGGAAGAATGTAACTATATATAATTGTAAATTTGAAGAATTTGAAGATGGAACTGACAACTATGATTTGATATTTACTTCTATTCCATATTATGATATTGAGATATATAGTAACAATACTGGGTATGGATCATTTGATGGATGGAGGGATACATTTATTAAATCGATAGAGAAATACCGGGGAAAGAATTGTTATATTAATGTAGCGACGGAAGTGGCGAATCGGTTACAATGGAATGACCGTCCGTATAAAATTTTAAAGAATACTTCACATTTTTGTAAAAGCCGGAATCAAAGAATGGAACCTATTGTTAGGTTATGAGTAGAAATCGATAAAAGAGAGTGTTCTTTGCAGTTCATCTGATATTTATATATCAGATTAATTATGCCATTACTTCGAGATATATTATTAAATGAGAAGAAAGCGGTTATACCTGATGAGGATATTAAGGAGCGTTCATGGATAATTGTTTTTCGGTATAATCCTTCATTAGAAGTATTAATTGTAAGGGATTCAGATAAGCGGTGGACATTACCTGGGGGACAATTAGACAATGGAGAAACGGCAGAGGAGGCGGCATACCGGGAATTAGAAGAGGAAACCGGTATAGTTGCTAAGAAGCTAGAATTTCTTAAAACGATTTATCATGACAAACCTAATAAACTTAAAGTATCTAATGTTTATTATACTGAGGTTTCTAAGACTATTAAAGTAAGAGCCGGTGATGATGCAGAGAAAAGCAAATGGATTACACCATCTGAGGCCAAGAAGTTATCTGATTTAAGTGATCCTAAAGTTGATGTTATTAAATTAGCGATGGAGAAGGTTTATGATGCCGGTAAAGAGCTTAAAGAGACGATTGAATTGGCTAGGAGCATGGGTTTACCTCTTCAATTACTTACGGAGTCTAAAAAGAAGCGAAAGACAAATGAGGGGTATTTAATTGTATTTGAGGGAATCGACGGTTCGGGGAAAACGACAGCCCGTAAAAAGTTAAAAAAATGGTTGGAAGAAAAGGGGTGGAAAGTAGCGGTTAGTAAGTGGGGAAGTTCTCCCGAGATTGCCAAACTTTTAAAAGTAGGAAAGCAACAAAAGTGGCTTACTCCGATGTTATTTTCTCTTTTACATGCTAGCGATATGGTATGGAGGCATCAAAACGAGATAGCGCCATTTTTAAAAAAGGGTCATGTTGTTATTTGTGACCGATATCATTATACTAGTTATGTGAGAGATTGTTTACGGGGAGTTGATAAAAAGATTTTAGATGGGATTTATAAAGATTTTGTAGAACCGGATTTATTATTTCATTTCAAGGTATCTCCTCGCCTTGCGGTAGAACGATTACTAAAAGACAAAGGTTTTAAATATTATAGTAGTGGGATGGATATTGGGTATCATAAAAAGATGGAAGAGTGTGCATTGGTATATGAAAAGAAAATGGATGCCGAATACTGTAATATTCTTCCAAAGGTAAAAAGTTATAAAAGTGTAGACTCGGAGAGAAGTATAGATGAAATATTCGAAGAAATAAAGAAGTTTATTCATGAAAAAATAAAAGAAGTAGAACGTTCTCCAAAGGAAGTGATTGAAGACAATATGATAAAAATGTCAGATTTGATGAGAGATTCCATTTCGAGTGAAGCGGGAGATTCGTTCAAAATTTTATGTGAAGAATTTCATGAACATAAAGATTGGTTTCTGTATGAGGGATCGGATAAAATAACTACGGTATTTGAAGATAATTCTCGACAAACATTTAAGGTTCATTTTCGAGATAATCGCAATGAAAACCGAGAGAAACACCGCATGAAAGCGGCTAGGACATGGAAACGGTTAGCAATGGAAATAAGGAAAAACGCAGGGTTAAGTGAAGGTGGGAATCCTATTATTATTCCATGGCAAGAATGTTTTTCCCGAGCATTGAAAAGCGATGGGATGAAAGAATTTGTGGATGACGGATCAGCCGCCCCGATTTTTGAAACATATATTTACGAGACAGCATCTCTCAATGAGATGACATACGATGAGTTACAACGGAGCATGCAAAGATATCGTACCAAAGCAGATATCAATAGAGGAACTACTACGGGAGCAGATGGTAGAGAGCAAAGATCGAAAGAGGTTAAAGTTAGATCATTAAAAATTATTAGTACATTAGGTCGAGATAAAGAAGAGCATGAAACCTCCACATTTAGTTATAAATCCAATGGAAGCGATCAACGATGGAATGGATTAATCCGGTTTATAGAAAACAAAAAAGATGGGGAATCAATTCCGGTGGCTCCAAAAAAAGATGATCAGGACGTGGAAGTAAATTGTGACTGTCCGGATTATAAATATGTCTGGGCCAAAGCAAATTCGGATGTAGATGCGGGAGAGACAGGAACAAAGACTACAGGGGGATTTTCAGCAGGAGGCGCTGTATCTAAGATTGAACCTAAATCGATGCAATATAAGACACAGGCAGCTCCAGGAAAACCGGTGAATATTTTTGAAGTTGGAGAAGGAGAAGTTGTTAATGTCGATAGGAGAGGGGGATTTCAAGGGGGAAATACTAATAATGGGACAGATGGTAAAAGAATTCGAAATCCAGATAACACTCCTGGACTGTGCAAACACTTAATTGCATTAGCGGATTATATTGAAGGAAGAACTGTGAATCCAGTAGCTTCTACAGAACCGGGAAAAAAAGAACCATCGGTGGTTGCTAAACCATCTGCTCTTAAAAAGACAGGTAAACCGGTAAATATATTTGAATCTATTAAACAATTTGCCATGACAAATCCAACTTTTATGGTTAAATACGAGGACGAAAATGATTAAATTAAAATCATTATTATTGGAGATGATGAAAAAGATAGAAGTGCCGGACGAACCCGGTACCGTTTCTATTCCATCCGATCATCTTCGTTTATATCACTACACAAATATATCTCCTGAAATTATTAAAAGGGAAGGTTTATTACAATCCAAATCAAGAGGGAGCACATATGGTGAACCTAATGGGGTATGGGCTTCGTTAGAATTACCACAGAAATATAAATTGTATGCAGAGTTTTCAATGGCAATAGATGACCGTAGGTTTACTGGGGGCGGATTGGGTCCGGATGTGAGCAAGGGGGCGGAATGGTATAAAGGAAGAGGCAATGATTTTGTTATATTCGGAGATGTTAAACCGTCTGAAATTATAGCAATTCATGAACCGTGGCATCACTCATATAGATATTTAGTAAAAGATAAGAAATTAATTGCCGAGGTTTTAGCCGGAAATTTCGATGATTTGTTAAAAGGAAATAATCCCACCGAGGCGAAAGCAATTCTTGCTATAAAAACCAACTTCGGCAATAGTCACTAATTTTTTTAAAATGAAAAAAAGCCAACTTAAAGAACTGGTGCGAGAAATAATTAAACGCACGTTTTGGATGCGAGAACAGAGACTAGATGAATCACAAAAAGGCGAGTGGTGGATTTATTCAGATGGAAGCACTCAATATGCGAATGGCGATATAGGAGATTCCGGACATGAAGGATATGTTATAGAACATGTAGCTCGTGAAATATATGAACATTTTCTTGGAGATCTATCGGAAGAAATGGGATATCTTGGAGAATATAACGAAGATATTAAACAAGCGTTAATATCCGATGGAAACCTTGATGAGGAAGAGTCGAATATATGGGATGACGGAAAACCAACTCAAATTTTAACTAAAAAACTTCTTGAGGATAAAGTCTATAATAATGCCCAACAAGCATCGGATGCGGTGATTATTGCGTGGGGGCCTAGTAGTATAGATGCCCGTGAGTATGCCATGGAGTATTTAGGGTGGAAGAGATTAACTACTAATAGAGGTGGAACGAATGTTCAGACATGGTTTTTACGGCAGGAAGATTTGGATGTTATTAAACGAGGTATTTATGATGCATGGGGAGATAGTGATTATGGAGATGAAAAATCGGATGATAGTAAACATAAAGTTACACTTGAGGTAATAGCCAATCATAAAGTGTTTAGTGATATTCCTATGGAAGAATTAGAAAAGGCGGCAGTCGGAGATATTATAACGCATCAAAGAGGGCTAGCATGGATGCGAGAGCGTAAAAAATCGGCCCCGATAATTGATCCGATTAATTTTACAAGGATGGGTTAGATTTGTTTAACATATTTTATCGGAATAGAATGTTCTACGATTACAGTATATGGAGACATGTCGCTGGGCATTTCATCCTGTCCGGTTTCCCGATTCAATGAAGAACGAATATGGGTTCTAATTAGATATTCCATTATATCTGGTTCGAAATCCAGGTTTAATTTTTTGAGGTTAGATTCTTTCATGAACCGGTTTAAATCTAATTCTAAACAAATATTCCCATAAGTTCCAAGCGCATATTCTTCTGAATTGGTGCTTGTAAATATTCCACGTGAATATCGATTAGTCAATCCAGTTCCGCCACTTCCAATAACAACGCCCTGTTTTTGAATTTCTTCGAATTTTTCTTCGGTAGTATAATGATATACTTTACCGGGATTTTCTTGTAGGCATTCAAGTGTAGATTCTATCCATGGATTGTAAATTTTAGAAGGATCAATATCCAGTGAGGCTTCTCCCTTATCATATATCCATTGATCGATATCTTTTATTAAACTTACCGTTTCGGCATCTTTATCATATTCCACATAGATATTATGTTTTTTATCCCACAAGTTTAAAACTTTACCACTCAAATATTTTTTTCCGGCTAAATCATATTTTTTGATTAATTTGAGGAGTTCTTCTTTTTCGATGTCATATACAAAATAATCGATATAATCATACCAATCTTCCCATTGTTCGGAATCTTCGAGCTCTCCTTCGAGAAGTAATTTAAGTTTTATCATATTAAAATGGAGATTCTTCTATTTTTACAAATTCAAGAACACTGGGAGGAACAGCATAAACAGTATAAAATGCGTCTCCTTGACTATCCTGACTACAGATTTTATCAATATCAACATTGGGTAAATTAATTTTTTTAACTCGAAATATTGCAATGTCATGATATTTTTCATCATCGAAACTATGAAAAGCATGTTCGGCTATTTTATAGACCCACCAATCTAATGTGCCCAAATCCGAGAAGAATATTTTTCCTTTACTATATTCTTTATAATTAGAAACCGTGACGGGTTTACCTCTTATTTTTAATCCTTCTTTTTGAATTAGCGGGACATATGGAGCCAGCGTTACATGGTAATAATATTCATCGGATTTCGATCTTAATTCTTCTTCTAAACCATATTTTTGTAACTGTGTTTTAAATGAATTATCCGTGCCTTTTGCTATTTCAGGAACTTTACCGAGCCATGTTTTACTCCACTCCATCGATTTGTTAACATCAAATCCTTGATAATCATCTTTTACCCAGAGCCATTTATGGTGCCAAATGTTATTTGATTGTCCTTCTCGAATATTACCATCGGGAAAAACTGCTATATATTTTCCTACATGAGGCTCTCTGGCAGTATCAAAATCACTGACTTCATCAAATCGAATAAGATTGGTTTTGTGGTCCCACATAACCGAATTAAATTGAAAGGTAGGTATTTTTTGTTTTAATATTTCTACTGCATTTTTGAGTAAACTATTAGGAATTACTTCTGAAGCATATTTTCGGTGAACATAAAGTTGTGAACCAACTAGTTTTCCAACTTGATTTTTATATCGCTTAATTGTACTTCCCTTAAGTGTTTTCAGAGCTTCTTCAATAAGTAAGTTTTTTAATTTAATCATGTCGATTAATAAATATAACCATAATAACTGAAATTCGGAAAACGATAGAGTTATCTTGAATAGGATGATATTTATGTTATATGGATAATATACTTTCAGATCAAGATAGCATCAGATTTACCGGCAGTGGTTCTAATCCTGCTGGTAACACTCCTTATGGTTTTTACGACAACGACGCAATTTTCCTTACGGAATGTTATAGAGGAATGTTATGGGCATCTAGAAAATTGGGTTATCCGATAACCGACATTGAAATGATTGACATTAATTTCTACGCCTGTTATGAAGAGGCAGTCAATGAATACGGTAAAGAAGTAAATCAATTTAATATTGTTAACAACATGCTCGTGTTTCAAGGTCAAAATCTTGAAACTTTAGGTAGTGTAAATGGCAGGAACGTTCAAGGAACCGGTCTTAGTCAAATGATTATGTTGGCGAAGGATTATGGTTCGGAAACCGGTGCTGGTGGTAGAGTAGATTGGAAACGAGGTTATATCCAAGTTAATGCGGGTATACAAGACTACGATCTTCAGGCATTATGGGGAGATGCTAAAGAAAGCTGTAACAAAATGGAAATAAAACGTATATTCCATGACCGACCCCCTGCCTCGGCTCGAATTTATGACCCATTTTCGATGACAGGAATGAGTTATAGTAATGTTTTGACTGAGCTAGGATTTGGGGCATATTCTCCGGCTGTTCAATTTTTAATGACCCCAATTTTCGAAGATTTGCTTCGGATGCAATCGATTGAATTTAACGATATGGTACGTAAATCGGCATATAGTTTTGAGATTGTAAATAATAAAGTAAGGGTATTTCCCATTCCGACATATAGCTATAAGATGTGGTTTGAATATATTCTTGAAAAAGATAGATTAGAGAGTTTATTATCGGCATCTGGGTCGAATGTAGTATCTGATTACTCGAATGTTCCGTATGTTATGCCTATATATTCCAAGATTAATGAACCTGGGAGACAATGGATACGCAATTATTTTCTGGCCTGTTGTAAAGAGACTTTAGGACAAATTCGTTCAAAGTATCAGACTATTCCTATTCCGAATGGAGAAACTACTCTTAACGGTCCGGAGTTGATTCAGGCGGCACAAACTGAGAAAGAATCACTATTAGAGAATTTGAGATTAATGCTTGAGCAATCGGGGAAATTTTATCAATTGGAAAAACAATCTGAATTAACCGAACAAATTAATAATACATTAAAGGGAGTTCCTTTGTATATTTACGTGGGATGAAAGTTTAACTGATATTTTGTACACCCGCAATCCCAGATTCTATCCCATCCGTTATTTTTCATATTTTCCCATTCAGAAAGAGCGGGGTTAAAATTTGGGAGTCTATTGGACAGAGAGTTCTTTTTAAATCCGTATCGATGATATCTTTTAGAGTGATCTTTAGTATAGAAATAATTGGGATTAGTTTCCAATATTTTTGAAAATCCCATTTTGGAATATATTTCCCCGGTTCCCCATCTTCTATCGGAATAGGAGATAATTTTTTCAGGGGAATAGTTTTTGATAAAGTAATTTAATAATTTTCCAAATCCACCTATCACGGAGCGATTTATTTTCGAACAGAATCTGTACATTTCCCAATGATTATTTACGGGAACTGATCCAAGAGATTTTCTTAATTTTCCAAATGTCATTACAGATATCAACTCATTTTTATAATACAAACCGAGTTTTATTAAGGATGCATCTGATCCTTGCAGGTGATTTTCATTGAGAAATAAATTAGAGTCTACACCGGGCACTATTTTAGTTTCACATTTTCTGGCATATATTTTTACGGGAGATGTTTTGAGTATGGATTGCAATCTACTTTTTACAATTTGTTCTTTGAATCTCCATTCATCTTCAAATATATGGATAAGCCGGATTCCTTTGGTTTGACATTGCAATGTTTTATCGAGATGATATTTCTTTGAAATTCCTCCAGTTAATTGACTATGATAGTATAATCCATCAAATTCTATTCCTAATTTATGAGAAGGAATGTAAATATCTATTTCTTTACCGGACAAAATGGTTCTATCATTTTCCTTTACATCTATTACATTTAAAGTGGTTTTAATATAATCTATAATATCTTTTTGGCATTTTGAAATATAGTTTGGAAAACAAATTGGACATCGAGGTATATGTCCATCTTGGAGATGATTATGAAACAAACTTTTACATAATTTACATTCGAATTTATATGTTAATTCGACCCCCAAGTATTCTTCTTTTGAAAATAATGGGGTGACATTTTTATATCTTACATCGGTAAAAAATCTCTCATAATTCTCTTGTAGAATATTTGACCGAATTTCTTTAGATTGAATTGGATAATCGGTTCCATATTTTTTACGATTGGTTTCTTTTATTTGTTGTTTGCATTTATCCAATTTTAGATTACAATCTTCCCCATAATGTTTTAAGCAAGTTTCTTTCTTTTTCTCTTTTATGAGAGGAGATATTGATGGATTTTTTACTCCATAAGTTTTTAAACAACTGGCTTCTTTTTTCTGTTTAACATTGGTGGAATTATTGGAACATTTGCGAGAGCAATACGATCTAAAACCGGAGAATATATCATTTAAAACGGTAATATTTCCGCATTGGATGCAGTTTCCGACATTGATTATTTCCGGATGAATCCATTTATACAATTTCTCTTTAAAGGAATTTCCGGAAAAGTTAGTTAGAATGGACGAATAACATTCGGGATAATCTCGGCGAATAATCATTTCATAGTGAAATCTATGTGAATTAATGATATTGATTGCTAATTCGGATGTTAATTTCGATATAATAACGTTCCATTCTTTTTTCTACCGATGTTACTATTATGTATCACGATGGGAGAAAAACACAAGTTATTTTATTGTTGAGTACTTTGATAACTCAGTGATATTTATAAGATATGACATTTGGGCGATATTATTCTGATCGAGACCGTAGATTCATCAATTCAGTTAACCGTGAGTTGATTGGGGACATTATACAATGTTTAGTAGACATTCACAAGTTATGTCCGGATCAGAGTAAGATAAATATGTATGGGGAGTCTGCGGTGACGGAGGGAGGGAAAGTATTTTTTCCAGGGGTATCAGTGACTACATTAGTGGACAAGAGGGATATAGAGACGACGGCGGATGAATTTGGGACGGATAGGAAGCAAATTATTCAATTTCGGTTTCGAGAACTTACATTAAAAGATTTTAATTTATTTCCAGAAGTGGGTGATATTATCATATATAATGATAGATTACATGAAGTGGATGGAGTTATTCAAGATCAATTTTTAGGATCTATACCGGACAAATCATTTTCTATTGTGTGTGATACCCATTATAGCAGATTAAGTAAAGCGGGCATGTTTATTAGAAGTTAACAGAAAGAAAATATAAAAAAATGGCTTCATGGCAAGGCAATCCGAAAAATCCAACACCCAATCCGGTGCAAGAAGATATTTCACGTTCTGAAAAGAGGGTGGATGAGAATCGTTCATTTCCCGTGAGGAGAGACACGGATAAACAGAAAAACAATGTAATTACGTTAATGGATGTAGACAGGGTAATATTCGATCATTTGGAACGTATGCAGATAACGGTGGTAGATGAAGGGAATATAATTAAAGTTCCTATATTTTATGGATCACCGGAAAAATGGGTGGCGGCTAGACGGGATGGATGTATTCGTGATCGTCAAGGGAAAATCCAGCTTCCCGCTCTTATTTTCCGAAGAACGAATTTGGAAAACGATGATAATATGGAAATGTTTAATCGATATATTAAATATCCAGTTATTCAGAAACATTCGATAAAAAATCAATATACCCAATTTTCAATTCTTACGCAGGGTAATGCTCCAGTAAATGAAGTGTTTAATATAACGATGGCAGATCATATGATATTCACGTATTCGTTTATTGTATGGACAGAATATCATGAGCAAATGAATCCCATTATTGAGAAGATTAAATTTAATACTAAAGATTATTGGGGGACCACTGGAGGGTTTAGGTTTCGTACTAGAGCCGAGGCATTTTCCCACACCATTGAATTGAATTCGGACGAGGATAGACTTGTTAGAACCGAGTTTAACTTGATTACTAATGGATATATTCTTCCGGAAAGCTATCAACTTCTGGATCGGCAATATCCTACGACTGATAAATTTTTTACTCCAAAGAAAATTATTATAGGGACGGAGACAGTAGCGGATGATTATGATATGTCACAGTTAAATAATAATGCCGATAAATGGAAAAGTAAACTATATCCAAATATTAATATGGGAGAAGAACCAAAAGGACCGGGAATTACCTGGGAAGATGCCGGAAATGCGACTTCTCTGCCAATTTCGGCAGTTAATGTTCTAAGGTCTTTACAGGTAGTAAATACGATCGCTGGATATGAATTTGCATCTACTACATCATCTAATGTTATGTGGCAAAAAGCTCCAAGTTTTCCAGATTCACCAGGAACTGATGGATGGATGGCGCATGATGCCAGTTATTTATATATTTATACTGGCGGAAGTTGGAAACGAGTTCCTATAAATCAATTTTCATAAAATATGGTTAATCCATACGAGATAGTTTACAGTAAACGGAATGCGAGCGGGACAGGATTTGACGAAAAAATACTTGTTCCCGCAGCGGACACACTTGTCATCGTTAATCATTGCGGAGATTTAGCAACTTCAATAGAAACAACCGCTTCGCTTAACATTACTGCATCTCAAGCTATAACTGCTTCGTATGCATTAATTGCATCTCAAGCTATAACTGCTTCGTATGCATTAATTACATCTCAAGTATTAACTGCTTCGTATGCGATAACATCTAGTACGGTTAATAATTTTCCATTTGACACGGTATCAGCGATATTAAATATAACAGAATCGGCGGTAATGTTTTTTCAAAAATCCACTGGATCATTCAATGCGGTATTTTTTGATTATTATACTAAGAGTGGGAGCAATCAAAGAGCGGGGGTAATGTTTGGAACATGGGCGGATGTTTTATCATATACGGAGCAGACTACAATGGACATTGGGAATACAAGTGATATTGCGATATCAATGACGCTTAGTATGAGTAGTATTCAGTTTTTAGCGGTGGCACAAACTACAGAAAACTGGAACATTAAAGGTTTCATTAGATACTTATAATAAGAGAATAATATTTATGGCTTATTTACTAAACATCATAAAAAGCCAGTCCAATGCTGGAAGAATTTGAGAAAGGTAATTTTTAAATGAACGAACTAAAAGTAAAAAATGGGTTAATTGTAGAAGGTCCGGAGAGGATAACAGGATCGTTATATGTCTCTCAAGGAATAACATCCTCATTTGGTCTTTGTGGTACTGCTTCATGGGCGACTAACGCTGTAGATGCACTTTCCGCAACTTCCGCATCATTTGCTTCCAGTTCATTGACCGCTTCATATTTAATGAACGGCACGCATGATATAACTGCCAGTTGGGCAATTAACGCATCGACTGCTAGTTCCTTGATTGGGTTATCATTTGATACGACTTCCTCGATAAGTACAGCTCCTTCTAATATAATATCTCAACGAGATACTGGTTCCTTTATATCTGTAAATTATCAATATGCTGCTCACAGCAGTAGTAATATGAGAGTTGGAAATATTTTTGGTGGATGGCTTCCAAACGGTTCAGAAGTCACGTATGCGGAGTTTGTTACCACGGATTTGGGAAATACCAGTGAAATGAGCATGTCAATAGCATTGACAGATTCTTATGTTCAATTGATATCCAATGCACCATCATTATCTTGGGCGATTAAAACATTAGCAACTTATTTGTAATATAAAAGTTACAAATACAATTAAATATAATTCCGGAAAATGAAAGAATTATGCCAACAATCAAATTACGAAGTAATATTACGGGGCTATGTACCTTATATAGCAAAAATGAATTTGTAAATACATCACTTAAAAACATCACTGTTAGTGGGAGGTATCTATGAGCCACGAATTTGTAGCAAAACGTGGATTAATTTCCCGAGGTGATGTACAAGTTACTGGTTCGTTAACCGCCACCGGCGTTATTTTCGGACATCATACTGGTTCTACTTTTGGAACGGCTTCTTGGGCAACTAATTCTTTAACCACGTCTTATGCAGACTCATTAACTGTTAACAATGATTTAACAGTTGGCGGCATATTACGAGCCGGACAAATTAGTAGTAGTTTTATATATATCACCTCAAGTTATATTGTAGTAACTGATAACATACTTACATTAAATGCACAAACTCCTCATGTAAGATACGCCGGGATTGAAGTATGGGATTCGGGTTCTACCGATCAAATGGCGAGTGTTTTATGGGATGGCGAGAATAATTACTTCTTTATTTCATCCAGCGATGCGGGATATAGTAAAAAGATTATATTGGGACCGAGTGGTGAAGTAGATTTAACCGTCGGTAAAATACCTGTAGTAACTACAGGCGATAGTATTGGTGATAGTATAATACAACAAATTGGATCGGAAATCAATATTACGGGCAATTTAGTAGCTACGTCGGTAACTGCATCATTGATGGGGACGGCATCAAATGCTATTAGTGCGTCCTATGTTCCTAATTTATATCCACAAATTATACAAACCACCGTTGATTCTGCATCGTGGGTGAGTGCTTCGGTATTTATCACTACTGCACAAACCGCTTCTTATATCACTTCCAGTAATATTTTTGGTAAGGTAACCGCCTTTAGTTCTTCATGGGCAAGTGCTTCGGTTAGTGCATCCTATGTTCCGAATTTATATCCACAAACATATCAAGAATCTGGTTCATGGGCATCTTCATCGATTAGTGCCAGTTATTTATTTGGACCTCATACTGGTTCGACATTTGGAACTGCAAGTTGGGCATTATCATCTTCGACTGCGATCAGTGCATCTTATTCGCCAGTAGAACCCGATTATAGTTCATCGGTATCGTTACAAATAGATACTAAACAGAACAACATTGTTACCGGTTCAACCTTACCGATAACTGCAAGCTGGGCTAACTATATTTCTTCCAGCAATATAATTGGTAATGTTACCGCATTTTCTGCTTCGTGGGCGAGTGCTTCAATTAGTGCTTCCTACGTTCCTAATTTATATCCGCAGACGTATCAGGAGTCGGGGTCATGGGCCAGTGCTTCATTAAGTGCAAGTTATTCTCCGGTTCAACCGAGTTACAGTGCAAGTATTTCCGATCAATTTGCGACTAAACAAGATACATTAGTAATTGGCAATACTTATTCAATAACAAGTAGTTGGGCAAACGATGCTATTACGGCATCATATATTTCTTCCAGTAATATTTTTGGTAGTATTACCGCATTAAGTTCTTCGTGGGCATCTTCCAGTATTTCATCATCTTACGTTCCCAATTTATATCCACAGGTTATACAAACCACCGTTGATTCTGCATCATGGGTAAGTGCTTCGGTATTTATTACAACGGCACAGACTGCTTCGTATGTATCTTCCAGCAATGTTATAGGAATAATAACCGCATTTTCTTCCTCTTGGGCGAGTGCGTCGATCAGTGCTTCCTATGTTCCTAATTTATATCCTCAGACATATCAAGAGTCTGGTTCATGGGCATCATCCAGTATTTCGTCATCGTATGCTACATCAGCATCTTACGTTCCCAATTTATATCCACAAGTTACACAAACAACAGTTGATTCGGCGTCATGGGTAAGTGCGTCGGTATTTATTACTACTGCACAAACCGCTTCTTATATTACGGCCAGTAATATATTTGGAACGGTAACGAGTTCATCGTATGCTTTAAGTGCGTCTTGGTCACCGCAACCGGCAATACCGACATCAGTTCCTTCCTCTTCATGGGCATCATCCAGTATTTCGGCGTCATATGCATTAACAGCGAGTTTTGCTTTAAATGCATCAGCACTTACATCGGCAAGTTGGGCAAGTAGTTCTTTAAGTGCATCATATCTTAATGCGGGGGCGAATATATATCTTTCGCAATCATATATTTTTGCTAATACCAATTCAATTGTACCGTCATTTAAACCGGGACAATTATGGTATGATTCATTAACTCATACGTATGCGATTGATACTGATAAAACGGATGTTCGTCTTCAGATAGGACAGGAAAATTATGTTAGAATTGTGGCGGGAGAATTAATTGCGAATGGAAACGCTGTTTATATTAGCGGGTCGAATATAAACAAACTTCCGATTGCATACCTTGCGATTGCAGATGGAACGGGATTGAAAAATCTAGTAGTTGGTTTATCAACTCAACCACTAACAATAGGAGAAGAAGGGTTTGCCACTACAGTAGGAGTTGTTAATAATATTAACACATCTACCCTAATTGACGGCGATGTATTGTATTTATCTGACGTTACTTCTGGTTCCTTTACAAATATTATACCATTATTTCCTGCTGAAAAAGTAATTGTTGGAACGGTTTTATATTCTGGAATATCCGGAAAGATTTTAGTAGATTTGAGTCAACACACTCCTCGGGAAGATTTCAGTGTTGGGGTAATAGATATTCCTACGTTATCTAATATTGGCAGTACGATTTATATTGGGGCATCTAAAGTTAATTTCTGTATTAATTTATCCGGAAAAGGTATTATACGTTCATTTACAGTTCCCTCCGCATCATTTACGATTACAACGGCGTTTTTGGATGTTCAATATATTCTTGCGAATTATAATAATGGCAATCCGATTTATCAGATTGCGACGGATATGTCAACGGTAGATAACATTCAAACTGTTCCGGTAGCCACATTTACATTGGGGTCGGGTGGAAATTTTTCTTATGTAGATTGGGACTCTTCCGGATTATTATTAAGCAACAAACTTGAACGTCGTATTATTGATATTTATGGTGCTCAACGAGCAAGTGGATTAGAAATAGGAACCAGCGGTTCTCATATTACTATTACATCCGGAACGGGATATCTTGGAGTTAAGCAATTAACATTTACTAGTTCAAGTACTGCCAATACAAATCAATTTGCATTAGTAGCACATTCCGCATCGATTTGGTCGGGATCTTTTATTAATGGGTATGTAACTACTCATTATGATGATGGCATCAATTTACGAACTCTTGGATCGGGTAAATATGTTGTAAATTATGTTTATCGTGGAATTGGATCACTCAATCGATCTCAGGTATTGTTGAGCCCGCAATATGTCAATTACGGGGATGCGGTCAAGGCAATAATGCCTATTCCACCGGCTGAATTATCGAGCATTTCTATTTTTTGTGGACGCATAATAACACAAGAAGGAGATGGGGCATTATTGGTTGAGAGTGCATTTACAACTATTCTTTCGGTGGCGGGTATTACTGATCACAATTTATTAAATAATATACAAGGTGGAACACCGGGTCAATATTATCATTTATCATCGGCAAGTTACGCTCAGATGATAAATGGGACTGCAAGTTATGCATATACTGCTAGTTATATATCTTCCAGTAATATATTCGGGAATATAACTGCATTTAGTGCTTCGTGGGCATCGGCTAGTATTTCGGCATCTTATGTTCCTAATTTATATCCACAGACATATCAAGTGTCTGGTTCGTGGGCATCATCATCGATTAGTTCGAGTTATTTATTTGGTTCACATACCGGCTCTACTTTTGGTACGGCGAGTTATGCATATACTGCTAGTTATATATCTTCAAGTAATATATTTGGTAATGTAACCGCATTCAGTGCTTCGTGGGCATCGGCCAGTATTTCGGCGTCATATGTTCCTAATTTATATCCGCAAACTTTTCAAGCATCGGGGAGTTGGGCAAGCAGCTCTTTAAGTGCAAGTTGGGCACAATCTGCATCAATTGCATCAACAGCTAGTTATGTATCTTTCAGCAATATTTTTGGTAATGTAACTGCATTTTCCGCATCATGGGCATCGGCTAGTATTTCTTCATCGTATACTTTAAAATCATATTGGAATGATATTACTAAAGAGCCATCTGGATTTCCAAACCGGACAGATTCCACTCTTAGTTATGACAGTGCTTCGGTTAAATTAATGATATCGGGATCGAACTGGAAGGTTTATTGTAATGGCAATGAATTTATTAAAAATAATGAATCCATTGTTATTTCTACACCGACCAAAGGACAGTTATATTATATTTATTATGATACGAATGGGGTATTACAACAAGCAGTAAGTGAATGGAGTTTTGTATCTGGAATTGCTTCCGTTTGCACGGTATATATTGGGGCAGGGGCGGGTAATGGATTTGTTTCGGATGAACGGCATGGGGTTTTAATGGACGGGATGACCCATGAATATTTGCATGAGACAATGGGGCCGAGGTATGCTTCTGGATTTGCGTGGACGACAACGACAGCTTCGCTTGGAAAATATGCAATATCAGCGGGGGAATGGTATGATGATGATCTTGAATTTAAGACTACCACTATTTTAAGTAGCAGTTTGATGGCATATTATTCGGGAGCGATGGTAGTATCTACAACGGAGACGAGTTCGATGTATGGGGGAGGAACTGAAAAATATAATAACACTACATTAGGTACATTGGTAAATATTACGGGGGGTAATGCTGGGTGTTTCTTCATATATGCTATTAATGGGATTAGCAACAATTTAGTATCGATATATGGGCAGAGGATTGACACTAGTGTTGCGAATGCTCGGACGAACAATACACCGGACACTTTAATATTTGGTAATTTCCCATTTCGGGAGGCGAAGTTATTATATCGTGTAATTGTGACGACGGCGGGTATTTCCGAGACCACGGATTACCGAACCGCACAATATGCTGGGTCTACATTTACACCTACGTCACATGGATCGTTGACTGGGTTAAGTAATGATGATCATCCGCAATATCTTTTATTAGCGGGTAGAGATGGGCAAGCGGCGGCTACGTTTACGGGATCTATAGTTGGCAGTTCTTCATATGCGACGAGTGCTTCGTATGTTCCGAATTTATATCCACAGACATATCAAGTATCGGGGAGTTGGGCAAGTAGTTCTTTAAGTGCGAGTTATATATCTTCCAGCAATATTTTTGGTAATGTAACTGCTTTCTCTGCTTCGTGGGCATCTTCTTCAATTAGTGCATCCTATGCTCCGGTTCAACCATCATACAGTGCGAGTATTTCTACACAATTCGGAACTAAACAAGATACCCTTGTAACTGGTAATACTTATTTTATTACATCCAGTTGGTCGATAAGTTCAAGTTATGCACCAAATCTTTATCCACAAACTTATCAGATAAGTGGAAGTTGGGCATCTGCTTCAATAAGTGCATCCTATGCAACGATGGCTGGAACAGCGAATGCGATTTCCTTTGTTCCTCTAACATCGACTAGTGCCTCTTGGGTATCTGCTTCCGTTTTTATTACAACCGCACAGACTGCATCTTATATTACATCTAGTAATATTGTAGGAATAATAACTGCTATCAGTGCAAGTTGGTCAAGTGCCTCAATTAGTGCATCATATGCACCGGTTCAACCAAGTTATTCTTCCAGTGTATCCACTCAATTTGGAACCAAACAGGATACTCTTGTAACTGGAACCACTTATTTCATTACATCAAGTTGGTCACTTAATTCAATAACTACATCTTATATTACGTCGAGTAATATTGTGGGAATAATAACTGCATTTAGTTCTTCTTGGGCTAGTTCTTCAATCAGTGCTAGTTACGTTCCCAATTTATATCCTCAGACAGAACAAACATCCGCTTCGTGGGCTTCTAGTTCGATTAGTGCAAGTTATTTATTTGGACCGCATACGGGATCGACTTTTGGAACTTCAAGTTGGTCACTTAATTCAATAACTACTAGTTATATTACTTCCAGTAATATTGTGGGAATAATAACTGCATTTTCTGCCTCTTGGGCATCTTCTTCATTGAGTGCTTCATATGTTCCTAATTTATACCCACAAACAGAACAGATATCATCAAGTTGGGCTAGTGCATCTATAAGTGCAAGTTATTTATTTGGACCGCATACAGGATCTACTTTTGGAACATCTTCTTGGTCTAACAATTCCGTAACTGCATCTTATATTACTTCAAGTAATATTTTCGGTAATGTTACCGCATTTAGTTCATCTTGGTCAAGTGCATCAATTAGTGCTTCATATGCAATAAGTGCTAGCATCGCTAATGCAATTTCTTTTGTTCCTATTGCTAGTGTAAGTGCATCATGGGTAAGTGCATCTGTATTTATTACAACTGCACAAACTGCATCTCATATTACATCCAGCAATATTTTTGGAATTGTAACTAGTGCTTCTTACAGTTTCTCATCCTCGTATTCATTAACATCTAGTTATTTGAGTAGTTCAGTTATGGGAAATGGTGTATATAATATCGTATATCTCAATAGTGCAAGTTATGCCGCATTAAATCCTCCTGTATCAACTACAATTTATGCGGTAATGTCCGAAAACTTTCGAGTTACAGAAATTGATGATTTAAGAATTACAGAAGATGGTGATATAAGAATTACACAATTAGGAAATATTGTATTATATTTAGGATTGAATCCGATTTCAAGTGGTGAGAATATTATATCTTGTTCGTGGGCATCTTCTTCAATTAGTTCCAGTTATTTATTTGGACCACATACAGGATCAACTTTCGGAACGGCATCTTGGGCAGTGAGTGCATCTTGGGCTGGTAATATTGCTGCTTCTGGATTTCCAACGATAATAGCATCAGGAAATTATAATACATATCCACAAGGAACAGATGTAATTATTATGACAGAATTAGCAACTATATCTAATACTGGGTTGTATAGAATATCTGATACTTGTAATACTTATTTAACTTCTGCCGCCGCCATTTACTTCACTCGTAGTGTTGTTTGGTCGGATGAGACAAATACTAGACGTACTAGAAATTCAATCCAGTTTCCTACTTATGCCATTGGTGAGAGACCAGGTTTTTATGGTAATTGGGCCAATGATGTTTTTACTTTATCTATATTAACCGGAACTAAAGTATCTATAACAGAAAGTTATACTTGTAACGTACAAACAGATGCCTTTCATAGTAAGATTGCATTGGAAAGATTATTTTAAATTATATGGAATACATTTCACTGAAATATATCTATTTATAAGAGATTACAAAAAATGAAATACGCCGAATTATGTCAAATACACGAATAAGCAATTTAAATGCCGCTGGAACAATCACTGGAACCGAATTGATTGAATTAGTCCAAACCGGTACGTCAGTATATTCTACAATCAATAGTATAGCATCTACTACCACCGCCAGTTTATTGGGCGGTAATCCAAATGAATGGTTTATAAAAGATGATATAACTCTGCCAGCTTTTGCTACCACTAATTCACAATCAATGGTCGTTAATAGTAATTTATTAATTTATATAAATAACAAACCGTATACATTTACTAGTGCTAGTAGCACCATTATAATGCCCGCTCTAATGCTCGCTGGAAATGATTATGGTATCTATGCTACTACCGCAAGTACTTTAATCGCTACCTATACCAATACCAGTTCCATTGAGTTAGGTGGTTATACTGCTCCTGCTGGATACGATGCCACTAACTCCAGATTAGTCGGCGGCTTCTACTTCGCTCATTCTGGCAGTGCCCCACTGTCAATGATCAGTAGATCTAGATCTGCAGGCGGTGCTGCAGCCTCCGCTTCAATCTCTATGAGTAGTGCTGCTCATGGTTTAGTTACTGGTGACTATATTGATGTAATATTGATGACCGATTTAACTTATAATACCACAAATATTCCCATCACCGCAAGTGGAACAAATATTATATTCCCAAGTTCAGGAACATCCGAAACATATGTCGGTGACACTGCCGGTAAAGTATACAAAATAAATAATCGGGGCATCATTAATCAATATAGTATCTGGGATCTAAAATTCAAACCAAAATGCCCAGATCCCCGTGGTATGATATTAGTTAATGATTCCTTCTGGGTTGATATCTGGCTAACTGGTAATAACTATCTAACCAGTGGAACCAGCAGAAAAGGTGAGAGAATTGCGGATGGTCAAGGCGGTGTATCGTATCCTCTAATTTCAACAAAAATGGGCGGAAATGGTACATCTAGATACGCAAACTGCACTTGGTTCACCTCAAATGAAGTACTTGCTCACTGGGGAAAGAAACTTCTGAGTTATGCTGATTTCTGTGTTGCTGCTTTCAATGGAACAACAGAGAATGGATCATATGGAACAGATAATCAGTATACCTGTAGACCTCCTGGTGCAATGTATACCAGCAAATGGGGAATGGAGCAATCCTATGGAATCATGTGGATATGGGGTGCAGATTTGAATTTTTATTCGGGAACAATTAACTATGATTGGCAGAATACTACTGAAGGCAGAGGTTATATGTACACAACATCCACAGGAACGATTGCAGGTATATACGGCGGCAGTTGGAATGATGGTGTTGCTGGCTCTCGTAGTTCTTATTGGCATGATTATGTTTGGGATAGCAACTACAGTATTGGGCTGCGTGGTCGTTGTGATCATCTTGTTGTTCCGTAACGGAGCGGAAGCGAAGTGGGAGGAACAACAGTAGCATTTCTGGTAGTATAGAAGAAAAATTTGGTATAAATAAAAATAAATAATATGGCAACGAAAAAAATAAGTGAATTAAATGTAGCTGGTACTATTGGTGGTAATGAGATGGTGGAATTGGTACAGAGTGGATTATCTGTACGATCTACAGTTAGTAATATAATAATTACTGCCAGTGTAGTGAACGGTAATACCAACAATTTTTTTGTTAAATTAAATTATAAAACGCCAGCATTTGCTACTAATAATTCTCAATCAATGGTGGTAAATAGTAATTTATTAATCTATGTAAATAATACCCCGCACAATTTTGCCAGCGGCTCTTCTATCACCATGCCCGCCACTATGCTCGCCGGAAATGACTACGGTATCTATGCCACCATCGATAATACCCTGATAGCTACGTATACCACTCCCAGTTCCGTGACTCTCGGAGGTTATACCGCTCCTGCTGGATATAATGCCACTAACTCCAGATTAGTCGGTGGCTTCTACTTTGCCCATTATGATAGCTCACCGCTCTCAATTCTCGGAAGATCTAGATCGTCTGGTAATTCTTCAATCTCTATGAGCAATGCTGTTCATGGTTTAGTTACTGGTGACTATATTGATGTAATCCTAATGACCGATCTAACTTATAATATCGTAAATGTTCAAATTACTGTGAGCGGTACCACTATAACTTTCCCAAATCCAGGATCAAATGAATCATATACCGCAGATACCGCCGGTAAAGTATACAAAATAAATAATCGGGGCATCATTAATCAATATAGTATCTGGGATCTAAAATTCAAACCAAAATGCCCAGATCCCCGTGGTATGATATTAGTTAATGATTCCTTCTGGGTTGATATCTGGCTAACTGGTAATAACTATCTAACCAGTGGAACCAGCAGAAAAGGTGAGAGAATTGCGGATGGTCAAGGCGGTGTATCGTATCCTCTAATTTCAACAAAAATGGGCGGAAATGGTACATCTAGATACGCAAACTGCACTTGGTTCACCTCAAATGAAGTACTTGCTCACTGGGGAAAGAAACTTCTGAGTTATGCTGATTTCTGTGTTGCTGCTTTCAATGGAACAACAGAGAATGGATCATATGGAACAGATAATCAGTATACCTGTAGACCTCCTGGTGCAATGTATACCAGCAAATGGGGAATGGAGCAATCCTATGGAATCATGTGGATATGGGGTGCAGATTTGAATTTTTATTCGGGAACAATTAACTATGATTGGCAGAATACTACTGAAGGCAGAGGTTATATGTACACAACATCCACAGGAACGATTGCAGGTATATACGGCGGCGGTTGGACTGATGGTGGTGTTGCTGGCTCTCGTAGTTCTTATTGGTATGATTATGTTTGGGATAGCAACTACAGTATTGGGCTGCGTGGTCGTTGTGATCATCTTGTTGTTCCGTAACGGAGCGGAAGCGAAGTGGGAGGAACAACAGTGGCATTTTTTGTGATTTATTATGGATGAAAATATAAAACAACTTGAAATTATTGAAAAATACGAAGAATTTGTTAATTATATTTATCCAATTTGTATAAATATTCCTAAAGGTGGGCATGTAACATTGAGGAATAAGATGACCGAATGTATATTTAACCAAGTGGAATTATTTGTACAAGCGAAAAAATCTAATCAAATATCAAAACTTTACTTAGCAGATGCGGGATTGGCTCTGTTGAGATTTTATTTACGGTTTCTGGTTCACCCAAACCGAAAACTTATAAGCAACAATCAACATAAAGTAGCAACATTGCATTTGTGTGAGGTTGAGAATATGTTAAAGGAATGGATAAAAACTATGAAGCCGTGATGGGTTGATTGTGTAAAAAACGGCGGCAATTGGAATAATGGTAATATTGCTGGCTCTCGTAGTTCTAATTGGAATAATTATGTTTGGAATAACAACAACAATATTGGGCTGCGTGGTCGTTTTGTGACGATACGATGTATTTTTGGAATTTTTTGTTTCTATATGATTACGGTTATATAGACAAGACCAATAATTATGTTTGAGAAATAACAACAAATGGTCAGCATAATCATCCTGCGATAAGCAAACAAATAACGGGCAAATTGTGGTGAATAGTAGAGGGTGAACTCAAATTTCACCACAATTTATTTTCTATGGGTAAAAAATATAAAAATCTAATACATTTGGTGGTAGATGACGATAATTTACGTAAAGCATATGAACAAGCAAGAAAAAACAAACGATATAAGAGAGGGGTGTTAATATTCAAGGAAAGATTGGAATATAATTTACAACAGATCAAAAAAGAGATTTTAGAAAAAACATATAAAATTGGTGCATATAAAGATTTTACGATATATTATCCAAAAGAAAGAAAAATCTCGGCTCTACCATTCAAAGATAGAGTAGTTCAACATGCATTATGTAATATTATAGAACCTATATTTGATAGATATATGTTTTCCTGTAGTTATGCTTGTAGGAAAGGAAAAGGAACGCACCGATGCATGATGAAAGCAAGGGATATAATCCGTGCGGTACCAAAAAATAAACCATTGTTCTTTCTAAAAATGGACTTTAGAAAATTCTTCCCTTCCATAAACAAAGAAATATTATATAAAGAAATAAATCGAAAAATAAAAGATAAACATATCATGTGGTTATTACATCAAATAATACCACCTATTGGAAATGGGCTTCCTATCGGTAATCTAACCAGTCAATTATTTGCCAATGTTTACGGAACTATTTTCGACAGATATATAAAACAATTTCTGCGAGTAAAACATTATGTCAGATATATGGATGACACCGTTATTATATCCACCGATAAAGCATATCTTATATCAACTCTCCAAAAAATAACGTGGTTTATAAAAAATATATTAAAATTAGAATTCTCCAAATGGTACATAGAAAATATTAAAAAAGGACTTAATTTCGTGGGTTATAGAATATTTAGATCTCACATTCTTATCAGAAAATCGTCAGTGGTTAGATGTAAAAGAAAAATTCAATCCTATTTATACCACGAGAAGTACAAAGAATTGTACAGATCGCTAATAAGTTGGAGTGGACATATTAAATGGTCAAACTCATACAATTTAGGACAACATATAGAAAGACAAATACAATTATGGCAAATGAATTAGGAAATATTACAACGTACAACCTTTTGAAATCAGAAGGTGAATTATGGCAATCCGCCGCAATAGCAGCAATGAAAGCTGCGGTAAACATAAAAAATGAAAGTCCAGAAACGCAAAGACATACCGAAAGAATGCAATGGGCAGGTAATGTATTATCAAATCCGGATACTTGGGTAACCGCTCATAGATGGGATATCATACAAAATCCTACTATCGCAACTAATGGACATACTTCAACTGATAGTGATATCGAATATGTCGTGGCTGGATTGGTGCCGGTATAAATAATTAAAACTATCAATTATTCAAAAATTCCAAATATATATACTTATAAACGATGAACTATAATTCGGTTCAGAGAAAAACTTAACTAAGAAAGATATTAAATCTATGGCAGAAATTAAAGTCGAAAAACAAACAGTAACAAGCATGTATCCAATTCAATATAAATTCACTACCTACAAAACAGTGAGCGATATTAATGGAGCCGAAGTCCAAATTGTAGATACTACCGAAATTCGAACCACTGCGGACCTGGAATCTGAAATAACCCAACTCAATTCCCAAGTCACTTCCGTCCAAGCCAGAATTACCGCCGTTCAAGCTAAACAAACACTGATCGCTGATCTGTTAGCCGAAGAAGTTACTCCCTAATCAGAATTAGAATTAGGTGCCCATCATGAACCCCGTATTTTTATGAATACGGGGATTTTTGACGTACATTATTAATATTTTTAAAGAGGAATATGATTGGTGGGCGACTTTCTGTTCCTTCTCTATATTTATGATAGAGAATAATATATTAATATGTTAACCGATGCCCCAAATAAATTAGAGTCAGTTTGGATACAACGAAACACCGGTAACCAATTTTATGAGCAGATTAACATTTCCGGCTCAGATCTGCTTATATATCACTCTTCCAGCGGAGAATTACAAGCCGATAAAATATCCGTTTTTATGGCGAAGTATGCGCCATCCGCTACCACTTCATTAAGCGCATCATGGGCTTCTTCTTCTCTCAGTACTAGTTATATAGCATTCGATGGTAATAGACCGATATCTCGGAATGATCCTAACTTTTTCGGTATTAATGTTGGTGGAAATAATATGACAGATTTTTTAACTAATTTTTTCTTCCCGTTTTTATCAGCAACGGTTGCAATTAATTCAGTTGGACCCTATTTTGAAATTGGGACTAGTCAGAATATTACCATAAATGCATCCGTTACTGTTAATCAGGAAACTATATTTGGGAGCGGTAGTATATTAAAAGATGGATTAATTGTTTTAAATTCAGCTACTCCTACTGCCGGATTTTCATATGCTGACACCGGAGTTACTACCTATCATTCATATATAGCAAAAGTACAAACCGATAATAACGGTTCTCCTACGTTAATTCAATCAAGTACACAAACCGCCACTTTTATTTATCCATATTTTTATGGCACATCAACAAATCCGGCATTATCAGGAACTACACTCTATACCACCCTTACTAAAGTGGTTGCCCCATTGGGTAATCCACAATTAAATTCAATTGCGGAAGTAACTGCAACTTATCTTTATTTTGCCTTTCCTGCCACCCATGCGGATGCAATTGACGCACTTGATCCTAACTTATTCCATGTTTTAACCGCATATAATAAAACCACAGTATCGGTTACTAGTGTAGGATTAGTCAGTAATTGGACAACAAATTATACAGTTTACCGTTGGTCAACGATAGCGAATTTCAAAGGAACCTATACGTATACTTTTTAATGAAAAATCACCCGTAATAAAGATATTCTATGCCAATCCCGATTTCAACTTTTTTCGAGTTAAGTACCGAATTACCCATTGATAATAGAATTGTTGCGGCTAATATCTCTATAAGAAATGCGATCACAGATACATGGAGATTTGAAGGATTGCATTGTTATGTAGTCGATGAACAAATAAATTATCAATTACAAGGCGGTATTTTAAATACCGATTGGGTTGTTTTAAATGCAGGTGGAACTGCGGAATCCGCATCATGGGCTAGCAGTTCTTTAAGTTCAAGTTATTTATTAGGATCACATACCGGTTCTACTTTCGGTACAGCAAGTTGGGCAGTATCCGCTTCATGGTCTCCTGCTCAACCATCTTCAACGGCAGAATCCGCATCATGGGCTAGTTCATCTATCAGCGCCAGTTATTTATTCGGTCCACATACCGGTTCTACTTTTGGTACTGCAAGTTGGGCAGTATCGGCTTCGTGGTCTCCTAGTCAACCATTTTCAACAGCAGAATCGGCATCATGGGCAAGTAGTTCTTTAAGTTCAAGTTATTTATTTGGTCCACATACCGGTTCTACTTTTGGAACCGCATCATGGGCACTTAATTCGTTAACGGCTAGTTATATTTCTTCCAGTAATATCACCGGCGATATTACTGCGTTTAGCGCCTCATGGGCATCGAGTTCAATTAGCGCATCATATGCATTATCTTCATCCTGGACAATTAATGCGAGTACTGCAAGTAATTCTTTAACGGCGTCATATCTTACTCCTGAAAATAATTACACCGTTCATAATTTAGATATTACTAATAATCTTACGAATGGAACGGGATCAATTGCAAACAGTCTTGTTTCTCATGCGGAAGGTTATTTTACAATTGCAAATGGGTATGCATCTCATGCGGAAGGAGATTCTACTACAACCATCGGGATATCTTCTCATGCGGAAGGCGAATCTGCCACTGCAACCGGTAATTTTTCTCATGCCGAAGGTAAAACCACCAATGCAATTGGAAATTATTCCCATGCAGAAGGTCAAAACACACAAGCATATAAAGATTATTCTCATGCCGAAGGTTATGGCACATGGGCAAGCCAAATATATTCTCATGCGGAAGGCAATTCTACCGTAGCAATTGGAACCGGTTCGCATGCCGAGGGCGACGTTACAACTGCGGCTGGAAATTTTTCTCATACCGAAGGAGATTCTACTACTGCAAACACAAACCATTCTCATGCGGAAGGTTCATTTACTATTACGAATGGAGTGGCGTCTCATGCCGAAGGAGAATCTACAACTACAGATGGACATTATTCCCATGCCGAAGGTGGTTCTACAAAAACATTCGGACCGTATTCCCATGCGGAAGGTTATAATACAATTGCACGGTCATGGGGGTCTCATGCCGAGGGTGCTTTTACGATGGTGTCTGAAATTAGTGACGGAGCACATGCGGAAGGACTAGAAACAACTGCATCGGGACAAAGTTCTCATGCGGAAGGATTTGGTTCAGTTACAACCACAAATTTTTCTCATGCCGAGGGCGATCATACTACTGCGAATGGCCAAAGCTCTCATACAGAGGGTAAAAATACAATAGCAAATGGAAAGAGTTCCCATGCCGAAGGTTATTTTACAATTGCCACCAATGATTTTTCCCATGCGGAAGGTATGAACACGGAGGCATATGAAGAGGGTTCTCATGCGGAAGGAGGCGGTACATCTACACTGGGAGTTGGTTCTCATGCGGAAGGCGCTTCCACAACTGCAACTGGACATTATTCTCATGCGGAAGGTGATACTACATATGCAAATGGAGCGGCTTCTCATGCGGAAGGTGGATCTACATTCGCAAATGGAGTTAGTTCTCATGCGGAAGGTTATTATACAACTGCAATTGGAGATTATTCCCATGCGGAAGGTGGATCTACATTCGCAAATGGAAATTATTCTCATGCAGAAGGTTATAGTACAACTGCAACTGGAGAATTTTCTCATGCGGGAGGTAATAATACAGTAGCATACGCTAATTATCAAACAGTCGTAGGACGATTTAATATTGCTAATAACAGCACCGATTTATTTGTAGTTGGCGGTGGTGCAAATGATGCAAACAGAAAAGACATATTAAAAGTATCTACCACCGGTGTTATTGTAAATGGTGGCGTCACTTCTTCATTATTTGGAACCGCATCATGGGCACTTAATTGTTTAACTGCGAGTTATACTTCTGCCAGCAATATTACCGGAAACATTACCGCCTTTAGTTCTTCCTGGGCATCAAGTTCATTGAGTTCTTCCTACGCCTTATCCGCCTCTTATGCATTATCGGCATCGTATGCATTAACAAGTAGTTACGCCAATTCAGCTTCTTATGCATTATCTTCATCTTATGCATTAACTGCGAGTTATATTTCCAGTGCATTTGCGATCGTAGGAACAGCATCTTATGCTTATAATGCGGGGACGGCATCATGGGCATGGAATTTAATTGGAGGATTACCGTCAATAGAATCGGCCTCTTGGGCATCATCGAGTTTATATTCTATTGGAGCAATTTATGCATCCAGTTCAATTAGTTCCAGTTGGGCATCCTCATCGATTAGTTCGAGTTATTTATTTGGATCACATACCGGCTCTACATTTGGAACTGCAAGCTGGGCATTTAATGCTTTAACGGCTAGTTATATTTCTTCCAGTAATATTGCCGGAAATGTTACCGCATTCAGTGCGAGTTGGGCATCTGCTAGTATTTCCGCAAGTTATTTAAATGGATCACACACTGGTTCTACCTTTGGGACTGCAAGTTGGGCAGTATCCGCTTCATGGGTAAGTGCCTCTACATTTATTACAACAGCACAAACAGCTTCATATGTATCTTCCAGTAATATTTTCGGTAATATAACTGCATTTAGTGCATCTTGGGCATCATCTAGTATATCATCCAGTTATTTATTTGGACCGCACACTGGTTCAACATTTGGTACATCGTCTTGGGCAATTAATGCTACTACTGCATCTTATATCTCTTCCAGTAATATTTTCGGTAATATAACTGCGTTTAGTGCATCATGGGCCTCTTCTTCAATTAGCGCAAGTTATTTATTAGGATCACATACCGGTTCTACTTTTGGTACCGCATCATGGGCACTCAATTCATTAACAGCAAGTTATATCACATCGAGTAATATTTTTGGCAGTGTAACCGCTTTTTCCGCATCATGGGCAAGTTCATCTATTAGTTCCAGTTATTTATTCGGATCACATACCGGTTCTACTTTTGGAACGGCATCCTGGGCACTTAATTCATTAACGGCTAGTTATATTTCTTCCAGTAATATTGCCGGAAATGTTACCGCATTCAGTGCGAGCTGGGCATCATCCTCTATCAGTGCGAGTTATTTATTTGGGTCGCATACCGGCTCTACCTTTGGAACGGCATCCTGGTCAAATAATTCAATAACCGCTAGTTATATCACATCGAGTAATATTTTTGGCAATGTAACTGCTTTTAGTGCATCATGGGCATCAAGTTCAATTAGTTCGAGTTATTTATTTGGTTCACATACCGGCTCTACTTTCGGCACTGCCTCTTGGGCAATAAATTCCTTAACGGCATCTTCCGCCGATTCTTTTTTTGTAAGAAACGATTTAACCGTGGGCGGCATATTGCGGGCGGGACAAATTAGTAGTAGTTTTATTTATATCACTTCAAGTTATTTGGTAGTAACTGATAATATTCTTACATTAAATGCACAGACACCGCACATGCGATATGCCGGAATTGAAGTGTGGGATTCGGGATCGACAGATCAGATGGCAAGTATATTATGGGACGGTCAGAATAATTACTTTTTTATCTCATCCAGTGATGCCGGTTACAGTAGGAAAATTATTTTAGGTCCAACCGGTGAGGTAGATTTAACAACCGGTAAGATACCAGTGGCTATAGAAGGAAATAGTATTGGTGATAGTATAATACAACAAATTGGATCAGTAATTACTATCACGGGTAGTTTAGTAGCCACATCAGTAACCGCTTCATTATTTGGAACCGCAAGTTGGGCATTAAACGCTTTAACAGCGAGTTATGTATCTTCCAGTAACATCGCCGGTAATGTTACCGCCTTTAGTTCGTCGTGGGCATCGTCAAGTATCTCAGCAAGTTATTTAAATGGATCACACACTGGTTCTACGTTTGGAACCGCATCTTGGGCGAATAATGCTTTAACCGCATCTTATATTTCTTCGAGTAATATTACCGGAAACATTACCGCATTTAGTTCTTCTTGGGCATCAAGCTCATTGAGTTCATCGTATCCATGGTTTACTACGGGAAGTAATATTGCGTATGTCGGAGGAAATGTTGGTATTGGGATTGCTACACCGGTAGAAACATTAGCAATATATCAACCTATTGGTTCGAATTCAAGTCTATCATTGGCGGATGGAGATGTTACACATGGAGTAACAACATTAGCAGGAACAAATGTTTGGTTATTAATCAATGAACACACTACAGATAAAGGCGGAGCACAATTAATTGGATTTTCGGATGCTTCGGATAATCCGGCATTTGAAATAAAAGGAGTTAATACTACAGATCCGGATGTAAACATACCGGCAATTGTATTAGATGGATATAGTGCCAATGGAACTGGAGTTAAAGCATTGGCGGCAACTAAAACGGTGGTACAGCTTCAGAACAATGGAGTTGCGCTTTTTAGTCTTTTAGGAAACGGTAATGTTGGCATAGGAATTACTAATCCAATAAACAGTTTGGATGTAGTAGGAAACATTTCTTGCAGCGTAATAACCGCCTCGTTATTTTATGGCACTGCCAGTTGGGCTCTTAATTCTAAAACAGCGAGTTATATTTCTTCCAGTAATATTTTTGGTAGCATTACCGCATTTTCTTCTTCATGGGCTTCCAGTTCATTAATAGCAATAAGTGCAATCTATGCATCCAGTTCAATAACAGCTACGAGTTCGATATTCGCATCTGCGAGTTTATATACCACCGGCGCAATTTATGCGTCCAGTTCAATCAGTGCAAGCTGGGCATCTGCTAGTATATCGTCTAGTTATTTATTTGGATCACATACCGGCTCTACATTTGGAACATCATCTTGGGCTTTTAATTCATTAACTGCTAGTTATATTTCTTCGAGTAATATCACCGGCAATATTACCGCATTTTCTTCTTCATGGGCTTCCAGTTCATTGAGTTCATCGTATCCATGGTTTACTACGGGAAGTAATATCGCTTATGTCGGCGGAAATGTTGGAATTGGAACAACCAATCCAGCAAATATTATTGATATTTATCAGAATACAAATTCCAAACCGAAACTTTTGTTTACAAATGCATCAAATGGCACGGGGGCACAGAGTTTAATGGAGTTTGCGAATGATGTGGGTAATAGAGCGGATTTTGGAATGAATAGTTCCAATAAAACCCAATATGGTAATATTGAACCCGGTTTCGCATTTATGTATACGACTGCCCCTGGTTTCGCATTCATGGATGATAGCGCAGGGGGTAAAATAAGTTTTTGGATAGGTTCTAATATATGGAATTCGGCACAATTAACAATAACCGCATCTGGCGTTGGCATTGGTATCACGACTCCAGTAAATAAATTAGATGTAGCAGGTAATATTTCTTGTTCCATAATCACCGCCTCATTATTCTATGGAACTGCATCGTGGGCACTTAATTCTTTAACAGCTAGTTATGTTTCTTCCAGTAATATTATTGGTATAGTAACCGCCTTAAGCGCAAGCTGGGCTAGTGCATCAATCAGTGCTTCATATGCTCCAGTCCAACCAAATTATTCTTCGAGTGTTTCTGTACAATTTGGGACTAAACAAGACACACTTGTAACTGGAAATACTTATTCTATTACATCATCTTGGGCTTTTAATTCATTAACTGCTAGTTATATTTCTTCCAGTAATATTATTGGTAATGTAACCGCATTTTCTGCATCATGGGCATCTTCCAGCATTTCTTCTAGTTATTCCATAACTGCCGGAACGGCGAATGCGATTTCTTTTGTTCCTTTAACATCGACTAGTGCCTCTTGGGTAAGTGCTTCGGTTAAAATAACTACTGCTGATACTGCATCTTATATTTCTTCCAGTAATATTTTTGGTAATGTAACTGCTCTCTCAGCATCATGGGCTAGTGCATCAATCAGTGCTTCATATGCTCCAGTCCAACCAAATTATTCTTCGAGTGTTTCTGTACAATTTGGGACTAAACAAGACACACTTGTAACTGGAAATACTTATTCTATTACATCATCTTGGGCTTTTAATTCATTAACTGCTAGTTATATTTCTTCCAGTAATATTATTGGTAATGTAACCGCATTTTCTGCATCATGGGCATCGGCATCTATTTTTTCGATTAGTGCATCCTATCTATCGGGAGCAACTGCTATTATAGGAAATGGTGCAACCATTGGAGCAATATCTCTAGGAGTTCCAACTTTTTCATCTACTCAAATAGGATATGGATTAACTGGAAATAATGATAATTCAAGAACAGTTCAAGTAGGATATCAAGCCGGTTCGGATACAACCTCCGCAACTGACGCCGTTCAAATCGGGTTTCAACCGGGACAATTCATATACAATGCAAATAGCTCCGTTCAAGTTGGGGCATATGCTGGCAGATTTGCTACTACTTCATCAAATTCCGTTCATGTTGGACGTTCAGCCGGAGAAGGATCAACCAACTCGGAACAATCTGTTAAAGTGGGTGCCTATGCTGGCAAGAGTTCACCTACATCTATTAATGCCGTTCAAATCGGTTTTCGGGCAGGAGAATTAACTGGAGATTCCACTAACGCCGTTCAGATCGGAGTACTTGCGGGATATTCCGCAACTCACGCAGAAGGAGCAACCCAAGTCGGTGCTTTTGCAGGACAATATTCTAGCGAAATAAGTTTCTCAACTCAAATAGGATACCGGGCCGGATATGATGCAAAGTTAGCAAATTATACAACGTTTATCGGAGCATTCGCAGATGCATTCACTCGTTCATTGTCATTAGATGTTCAAAAAAGCATTGCGATAGGATATGGGGCAAAAGTTTCTGCTTCTAACACCGCTGTAATCGGAGGAACAATTGGAAGTGGAAACGAAGTTAATGTAACCATTGGCGGCACAACTGCTACAAACAGATTAGATGTAATTGGAAATATTTACTGTAATGTTATAACTGCCTCGTTCCATTTTGGAACCGCCTCGTGGGCACAATCATCTTCCGTGGCATTAACGGCATCTTATGTTTCTTCCAGTAACATTATTGGAACCGTATATTCTCTCAGTTCATCATGGGCATCTGCTAGTTTATATGCAACGGGAGCGATTTATGCTTCCAGTTCAATCAGTGCAAGTTGGGCATCAAGTTCATTATATTCATTGGGGTCGAATTATGCATCAAGGTCAATATCATCTTCTTGGGCATCTGCCAGTTTATATGCCATTGGAGCAATCTACGCTTCCAGTTCAATTAGTTCTAGCTGGGCTAGCAGTTCTTTAATAGCAGTAAGTTCAATCTATGCATCCAGTTCAGTAACAGCTACTAGTTCGATATTTGCTTCAGCTAGTTTATATGCGACGGGAGCAATTTATGCGTCCAGTTCAATCAGTGCAAGTTGGGCATCTGCTAGTATATCGTCTAGTTATTTATTTGGATCACATACCGGCTCTACATTTGGAACATCATCTTGGGCTTTTAATTCATTAACTGCTAGTTATATTTCTTCGAGTAATATTACCGGAAACATTACCGCATTTAGTTCTTCATGGGCTTCCAGTTCATTGAGTTCAAGCTATCCTTGGTTTACTACCGGAAGTAATATCGCTTATGTCGGCGGAAATGTTGGTATCGGCATTGTTTCTCCAGTAAATAAATTAGATGTAGTAGGAAATATTTCTTGTTCAGTAATAACCGCTTCTTTATTTTATGGAACCGCAAGTTTGGCATCATATTCTTTAAGTTCATCGGTGGCTACGGTATCGACTGGTCCTTATTATTTATTAATGGCAACGGGATCAACTGGGAATCAGCCATTATATATTGACAATGGGGTTACGTTAAATGCGGCTACGAATACCTTAACAGTAACGTCATCGAATGCCTTATATGCAATAACTGCTAGTGGAACTACACCGGGATTAAATGCGAGTAATAGAATTACCTGGACGGCGGGGGAGATGATATTTAGCAGTGGGGTGCCGTATAATCTTGAAGTGGCTCAATTATTGGCAGGGGGATCATGTTTAGTGAAATTGACGATACAGGGAGACGATGTTAACACGGGGACTCCATATACGTATTATGGAGAATTTATGGTATTGAGAGTTTATTTGGGGGCGAGTCCGCAACCGGGGTATATATTGCGGCAGATTTCCAGTCCGACCTGGGCGATAACGTCTACGATTATAGATCCCGGTGCTGGTACCCCTAATACATTACAAATATATAATCTCTCGTTCACAGTAAATCAAACGACAACTGCGAGATATTTAATGGAGAAGTGGTTGTTTGTGGGCAGTGGTTATGGAGTTTAAAATATGGCAAATATAACACAAGTAGTTGAAAACATAGCATATGGAACAGCGTCGTTGTATGGAACAGCCTCCTGGGCTCTTAATTCCAAAACCGCATCCTATATTTCTTCCAGTAATATTATTGGTAATGTTACCGCCCTCTCTGCTTCTTGGGCGAGTAGCTCTCTAAGCTCATCTTATCCTTGGTTTACTACCGGAAGCAATATCGCTTATGTCGGCGGAAATGTGGGAATTGGGACTACGAGTCCTGCTCAGAAGCTACATATTGAAAGCTCTACCAGTGCCACCTCTCAATTGCTTATTCGCAATACGGCAATCGCTTTTGGTAGTGGGTATTCATCTGCCTTATTATTCGCTCCGATTTCATCCTTTGGTGGGACTACGGAAGCGTTATCGGGTGCGAGTATTAAATCGATAACCAGTGATAACTATTCCACCGACCTTTTATTTAGTAATTTTGACCAAAATCGTGGAACTTTTGCGGAATCAATGAGGATAACAAGTATCGGCAACGTTGCCATTGGCACTACTACTTCGAGCGGACAACAAGTAACAATCAATTCGAATCAAGGAGGAGTAGGAAACGCCGCTCTTAAAATAATTTATAACAATAGTTCGGTTTTAGGTGAAGTCGCTGTATTAGCTCACCGAACCACGGGATGGAGCAGTTTATATGTTAGCGGCTCTGGAGTTAGTTTGGTCAATGCGGTTTTTGTAGAAGGAGATAAACCGGTTATACTCAATGCGGGCAATGTAGGCATCGGGACGACGACTCCGAACAACAAACTGGAAGTGAATGGTAATTTGTATGTGGGAGGTGGGTCTGGTGGGTCTGGGACAGCGACTCAAAGTGGTTTTCAAGATACCTATGGTGGTATTCGTTCTGCTCTGTTTTTGAGAAATAGTGCAGATTATGCGGCTAGCAGAGGGACAGGTATTGATTTTCAAAGTGGAGCAGGAGTCGCCAAAACGAGAATATATTCCCAAGCTCTTGATGCTAATCAAGATGGTTATTATATGGCGTTTGCTACAACTCCGACGGGTGGAACTATTGGCGAAAAAATGAGATTGAGTGCAACGGGTGGCTTGTCTTTGGGGACTTATACTGGCACAGACCCAGGGGCAGGGTCAATGATAATAAGTGGCAACGTCGGAATAGGAACTATTTCTCCGGTAAACAGATTAGATGTAGTAGGAAATATCAGTTGTAGTGTAATCACGGCCAGTTTATTCAACGGCATTGCCACTAATATAAGCGGTGGAGTTGCAAATTATATACCAATATGGGCCAGTGGAACTACTCTATCCAGTAGTAATATCTATCAAACCGGAGGTAATGTCGGAATTGGGACGACGTCACCGGGACAGAAATTATCGGTGGCCGGTGGGACTATGACTTTTTCGGCTGGTGGACTTTCCAATCCCGCTGTTGGTATTGGAAATACTCAAGCCGCTGCTCAAGCGGAACTGGCAGGTTTCTATACCTACGATAGTTCCAGCGGTTATCAGGGTTGGATTGGTGGTATTGCGGTAGGAGGAGAAGCGGGAGGTTGGGGAGCAAAAACTTTGAGATTTCAAGTTCCTGATGGTAGTGGAAATCCCGTTAATGCGTTGAACATTTTGGGAGGTAACGGATATGTCGGCATCGGGACGACGGCACCGGGGGCAACGTTAGATGTTTCGGCATTTTCCAGCATAAGAGGCCCCGAAATAAGATTGACCGACAGAACTGTTATTGCTGCTGCTAGAAACTGGGTCATCGGTAATGCTGTAGGAAATCTTTCATATGGCTCATTTGGTATCTCTTACGGGTCATCTCAAGGAGCTACCCCCGATGCAAATACGGCGCTTGCGATATTAAATAACGGCAACGTCGGTATCGGGACTACTAGTCCTGCGACAAAACTTCATATTTCTGGAGCAACAGGTGTCGCTTCTTCAATGTTATTAACTGATACTACGGACAGTGCGGAAATGGTATTCAGACCTGTTTCGGGAGGGGGTTTAATTGCGGTTACTGACCCAAAAGATATTTTGTTTGGAACATACTCTACACCTTCAGGTTTGTCGGGCTATACGCAGAACATGGTAATAAAAGGAAGCGGCAACGTCGGCATCGGGACGACGAGTCCTAGGGCGAAGTTACACGTTAGTACTGGAAGTATTCAATTAGAAGAAAATTATGGTATAAACTGGTTAGTGTCAGGAACTACTCGTCGCATGTTAGCCTATGCTGGAAGTAATATTTATTTTGGTAGTATAGACAACGATATTGCTACCAACAATTATTATCGTGCGGGTAGTACTGGCGTGCATATTTTCGAAACCAATGGGGGAGAAAAAATGCGTATCACAAATACCGGCAATGTCGGTATTGGTACTGACACTCCCGGTGGAGGATTAGACGTAAGGGTTGTCGGGGCGGGTATTGCTACTCAAAAAACGGCGGATAGCGTGAGACTTGGTTCTTCTGCTTCCGGACGAAGTTCAATTTGGTTGGATACTTCAAACACCACCTATACGTGGCGAGCTTGGTTTATAGAAAATTATCTCGGCGATCTCAATATCGGAAGACCAAGCCTAACTGTTATGACTCTTTTAAACGGAGGTAATGTCGGGATTGGGACTACTAGTCCACAGGCGTTGACAAGTCTTTCTGGGCTAATTGGCGCACCCGGTATAACAGATAAAGGGATATTACAAATTTATACAGATGCAACTACTCATCCTGGTAGTGCGGTAAATGTTGGTCTTAGTATTGGAGGCTATTTAGCATATCCGTATGGGATGTGGATTCAATCTATGGATTCAAGGGCTAATCAAAATACCGCTTACCCAATCATTTTAAATCCACTTGGCGGCAACGTCGGCATCGGGACGACGAGTCCCGGCAGTTCTTTACATGTTTATAGTGCTGGCACGACGGCTTTCATTCAAGTTGATACTATCGCTGCTAATACTTCACAATTTAGACTACTTAAAGATAATGTTCTTAAATGGGCAATATATTCTCCCGCTGGTTCAAATGATTTAAGATTTTATGATGCTGCGGATAGAGTTACAATTCAAAGTGGCGGCAATGTTGGTATCGGCACTACTACACCCGAAGCATTATTAACGTTGTCCAAAGATGCGGATATTGCCATCCGATTTAACACGACATCCGCCGTCACAGTTGCACGTAATTGGGCAATAGATGCATCAAGACTCGCTTATGGTGATTTAGCGGTAATGCAATCAACCGCTCTCGGAGGTGATCCCCTAGCAGCAGGAACTGCTAGAATGTATTTTGATTATTCAGGCTATGTCGGTATCGGGACGACGAGTCCGGAATCTTTGTTACATATATCCGGAGGAGCAGTAGATATATCTCCCGGCGCAAATGGTAATTATAATGAAGGCATACGTATTCATCCTGCTAATAATGATTATTCAACTATTGTAATAGGTGCGGTTTCTGGAGCAAATGGATCTGGAACCGGACAATGGAATTTTTTAAGATATCCGGCGGCAAATGGCAATATGTTTTCTATCCTACATAATGCCGCAAATGTTATGACTATGACGACAGGTAGTAATATCGGCATCGGGACGACGACACCAGTCGCTAAACTTGATGTAAACGGTACAATTAATTCCGGAACTGGTCATATATATTTATCTAGGAACCTTACTGATTTATCGGCTCGTCGAAACTGGGGATTTGTAACTGAACAAGACACTGTTGGTGATTTTAGTATTAGGGAAAGCACTTCTAATGTTAATGACCCCGCTTCTTCTAGGTTGACTATTTTAAGCGGCGGCAACGTCGGCATCGGGACGACGAGTCCAGGAGCGAAGTTGGAAGTTAATGGAAGCATTAATGCTAAAACTGCTGGTAGCAATATCATTTCTTCTACAGTATCAGGCACTGGTGTATATGCATCGGTTCAAACTGCCGCAGATACCGCTGGATTATACCAATGTACATTCGGTTCGACTTACGGCGGAACTCTATATGGCGGAGTTACGGGAAACAATCAAGTTGTCAGTGAAGTTCAAGGGGCAAGTAGTTATTATTTTGGAACGGTTGGTACTGCTCCGATTTATTTCGCTCCACAAAGAAGTATTGCAATGACAATATTAAATAATGGCAACGTCGGCATAGGAACTATTTCTCCGGTAAACAGATTAGATGTAGTAGGAAATATCAGTTGTAGTGTAATCACGGCCAGTTTATTTTTTGGTACTGCATCAAGAGCAACCAATGCATTGACAGCGGCATATGTATCAAATACTGGAGTAGTAATAGATACTACCGGAATGAATGTTAATAATGCTACCACCTATGGGGTTACTGGTATTAATTTCAGTTCCGGAATAACTTATGTATCCAGTAGTGGAATTATCTTTACTTCCGGTAATAGTTACAAAGATGGCGCTGCTACCGCTTCTTTATTCGGTACGGCCAGTTGGGCACTTAATGCCAAAACCGCCAGTTATATCTCCTCTACCAATATCTCCGGTAATGTCACTGCCTTTAGTGCAAGTTGGGCCAGTTCTTCTTTAAGCTCATCCTACCCCTGGCTTACCACCGCCGACAATATTTCTTATGTCGGCGGTAACGTCGGTATCGGGGTATCTGCTTTCGGAAGTACTGCGGAAAAATTATTGGTCTCCGGAACAACTTATAACGTAATCAGTGGCGTAGGAACTCTAGATAATTATTTACAATTAAATATTAAAAATAGTAGCGCCGGTGTCGCCGCCAGTTCAGATATAGTAGCAACTAATAATACCGGCAATGAAACCGGTAATTTCGTAGACTTAGGTATTAATAGCAGCGGTTATACTTCCAATGTCGTCGGATTACAAAATGATGGCTATTTGTATAATACCGGTAGTAATTTCTATATCGGTAATATAACCACTGGTAAAAATCTCTACCTGTTCGCAGGTGGAACCGCCGATACCGCCTCCGTAATAATAAATTCTTCTAAAAATGTCGGCATCGGTACAATTTCCCCAGTAAATAAATTAGATGTATTCGGTAATATATCATGTAGTATAATCACCGCTTCTTTATTTTATGGTACCGCTTCCAGAGCAACTACTGCTACCACCGCATTATCAAGTTCCACTGGGGTGTCTTCTGATAGTACAGATTATAATTTAACAATGGTGGCCGGAAGTGGTAATCAACCATTACTAGCAGATACACATCCAAGTTTAGTATGGAATCCAGGAACAACCGGAGTCGGTCTATTAAAAGTAGGTGGATTATTAAATCTTAGAGATCCTAATTCGACGACGGTTTTATATAGAGATACATATATAGAAGATGCGGGCGGTGCAATACGATTTACAACAAGCGGATCAACTTATACCACATTCGGGGTTACTGGAAATATCACTATTCCCGTAACCGCCAAATTAGTCGGAACATCCAGTTGGGCAGTAAGTGCCTCCTGGGCTCCCTCTGTAGCTGCTAGTTTATATGTCACCGGCGCAATCTATGCCTCCAGTTCTATTAGTGCATCATGGGCATCATCGAGTTTATATTCTATTGGGGCAATCTATGCCTCCAGTTCTATTAGTGCATCATGGGCATCATCGAGTTTATATTCTATTGGGGCAATCTATGCCTCCAGTTCTATTAGTGCATCATGGGCATCATCGAGTTTATATTCTATTGGGGCAATCTATGCCTCCAGTTCTATTAGTGCATCATGGGCATCATCGAGTTTATATTCTATTGGGGCAATCTATGCCTCCAGTTCTATTAGTGCATCATGGGCCAGTGCATCTATAAGCTCATCCTACCCTTGGCGTGCCATTGGAACAGATGTTTCTTATATGGGCGGTAATGTAGGAATTGGTACAACTACCCCAATAGGAGCAGATTCAACAAACCGAACCTTCCAAATCGGCGATCGGTTTGTAATTCAAAGTACTGTCGGCAATCAAACTACTATTGCAAATAATGCGTATTATGACGGAGGTTGGAAAAAAATAGTTACCGGAGCTTCAACCGCAGTTCGGTTAAATGGACTGGGTACCGCCGGAGATATTACTTTTACCACCAGTGCGAGTGCGGCAGGTGGAACTGCAATGAATAATTGGGATAGCACTGATATTAAAATGACCATTCTAAATGGCGGTAATGTCGGTATCGGACTTGCCAATCCAGGAGCAAAATTGCAAGTAGCTGGTAATATTAGACTACCAAATGCCGGTGGATATCTTGAATGGCTGGATGCGGGCGGCGGAGCTAATATTGGATTTTATGCTTCTGTCAATGATTTAGCATTTTATACAGCGGGAACTAATCGCATGCAAATTGATACTGCCGGTGGAGTGTCAATTGGAAATGATACATATGTAACCACAACCCCACCATCTAATGGACTAATAATCAGTGGTGCCGTTGGTATTGGTTCACTCGCCCCGGTAAATAAATTAGATGTAGTTGGTAATATATCATGTAGTGTAATCACCGCTTCTTTATTTTATGGAACCGCTTCCCGAGCAGTTAGTTCATCCTTTGCTATAACGGCATCCTATGCCTCAAATGCCGCTTCATCAACTCCGTCAAATGTATATACATTAGTTAATAATTCCGCACAAACACAATCAGTAAATTTTACTATGCCTTATATTGCAGTAACTGCCGGTGCTGGAAATTTATATTTTATTACCTCTTCAAATAGAACCGCCGTTAGCTCAACCGTAATATACGTCTCTGCCTCTTATTCAAGATTGTTACGCTGGAATGAAGACTGGCAATACTTAACTCAACCCCATCCCAATAGCCTAGCCGCCGATGAATCATTAATAGCAAGCTTTACTTGCTTCGGTACCAATGAAACCGATGTAATAGTAGCAATCGCCGTAACAGTATAAAAATAAAATAATATGTTTGGATCATTATCAGATGCCGCCTTCGTAGGAGAAAATGTATACAGTGGAAGTGTATTAGCTATCGATTTTAATTATGGAGTAAATCCGCCGGCAGTACAAAGAACTTTAAATGCTAATATTGTATCTAATACAGTTGATATTAGCAACGTTCATTGGAGAAGATTATATGCTACTAGATGTCCCAATCTTATATATCTGTTTGCGGTATCGTGCAATCTAAGTTATATAAGCATATTAAATTGCCCAAATATCGATTATCTCTATTGCGATATTAATAATTTAACGTCATTGGATTTAAGTTATTCAAAAATTACTACGCTCTCTGTTTTACTTTGCCACCACAATCAATTACAAGTATTAACATTAGGTAGTTGTTTAGTACAAGATCAATTGGAATGTCATAATAATCAACTCACTTCATTGGATTTACATACTCAAACCTCATTAATATATTTAAATTGCAGTACTAATCCACTGGCATCATTAAACGTGCATACGGCTTCGGCGTTAACAAATTTAAATGTACGTGATTGTTCTGCATTGAGAATCTTGGATGCGTATGGAACAGCACTAGATCAAAATATGATCGATATCGTATATGGAGATCTACTTTATAATGCAATAACTTATAATTTACGTGGTAATGGAAATGTAGATTTAAGAGTAGCCAATGCCAGTGTAACTCCATCCGCAACCGGTATAGGATATAGAAATACTCTAACAAGTACCTCATATTTATGGACTTGTATAGACAATGACAATTTTTGATATAAAATGTCAAATAATCATAAAAATAAGTTGTTTTTCCAGTTTTGAATAATACATATTCTTGGTTGAATAATCGATAACGATATTAGATTTTCCGGTGTAAATGCCGAAAAACAACTAAAAAGTTATATAAATTACTAGTTTAATTAAAAAATATGAGCGAAAAAATAAAGTTTACCACCGAAGAGCTTGCAGAAATCAAAAATTTGCAGGATAAATTTCAAGGAAAAGTCTTCCTGTTCGGTCAGTTTCGGCTAGAACGCATGCACCTATTGAGATTAGTCAAAGAATTGGAAACTCGGGAAACCAAAACCGAAGAGGAATATATCGCTCTCCAAACTGACGAAACTTCTCTGCTTGAGAAATTAATGGAAAAATATGGCGCTGGACAACTTAACCTCGCCGATGGATCCTTTACTCCAGAGAAAAATCTGCCTCCTACCCCAACCGCAACTGCACCGTAAAAAAAGTTCGCAGTGAATAGTCCTGCTTATAGCTCATCCATCAAGTGACGGGTGATCACACTGAATTGAGAATGCATATTCGATTCGGAAAAATAAAAATTATATAATTAATTTATCTTTCCAAAAATTGGTTCCTATTTATATTTAGTGAACAATTATAATATAAGGATCAAATATGCCTACAATCAATAATGGAGGATATACCCCCTCCCCCATCGTAAGTCCCGGCGTTTTTACAAAAGAAAACGACCTCTCAGGATTAGCCCAAGGTGTTGCGGAAATCGGCGCAGTAATCGTTGCCCCATTCCCTAAAGGACCAGGATTTACTCCGGTTATTGTAGAGAGTGTCGCCGACCTAGAAAGTCAATTCGGGGTCGCCGATGGAGTATACTATGGACCCTATACCGCCAAAGAATACCTGATAGAAAAAGGATTCGTCACCGTTTGTCGTGTCGGTGCTCTTACTGGATATGAACAGCAATTCCCATTCGTCATTTATGCTATCAAAGGCGAATGGACCCGAGCCATAGATGCCGGTTATACTAATTTCGACAAAACATGGCTCTTAAATCCCGTCTTTGTTTTAAATTCATGGAATACCGACAACACGGCGGCTCAACTTATAACTAATGGAACTTTTACTACCGATACCTCCGGATGGGATCATTCTGGAAATGGTGGCTTTAATGTCGTTGATTCATATTTAGTAATAACCGGAAGTGGTCTCGTAACGCAATCATTTGCAACTGCTTTAGATAAATCATATGATTTATATTATTCATTCATGTCAGGATCCGATACACATGGCGGAAATATTAAAATCGGAACTACTGCGGGCGCAAGTGATATTGACGATATTCGTGAATCCGGAGTTGGTCCTAATATTTGGGCTAACCGAACCGCTTCATTCGTTGCTCAAGGATCAACTACTTATATAGCTCTTACTAATGCCATTGTCGGAACTACATTATCTGCTAGTTTCGATAATATTTCAGTACAAGAAAAAAATCTTACTAATACATATGTCACCGGCGCTGTAGTATTTTCTTCCTCGTTTACCGTACAATTCGCAGATGTTGCCGGGTCAGCAAGTGCGCAAGCAGCAGGACATGGAACGGGAAGTTCAATGTATTATGGACAAAATGTTTATATTGGAAATGTTGCGGTAAAACTTCCAATATCTCAAGCATTAGCATGGAGAGATATTAGCGTCAATGTAGCGTCTTCTTCTATCTTAAACGAACTATTACAATCTGGATCGATAGTAGGTAATTTAGTCACAACTAACAATAGTATTACGGGCATCGGTGAACCGTGGAATAATCCTTTCGACCCCAACACCACTGGACCGGGAACTCAATTTGCATCATCTTCATACATCAGTCAGTCGTTTGGCGAATGTGAAGGCGCAGTATATAAATTGGATGCCTTAATTAAAGGTAGATTCGGAAAATATACCGGAGAATTCCAATCGAATGGTACTCCAACCTATAATCCGTGCGACGGAACTTGGAAGACAAATAATGCAGATTATAAAGTTTTAGCAGTTCTGGCAGATACTCAAAACTCTCCAGTAAATAGTAACTTGATAGCGGCTGGTTTTAATGGATCTACAATGGTAACTGCAAGTAATATTGCGGGTGCTACTGAAATTCCAATCGATTATAATTTAACCTTGAAATCTACGGATAGTACCGCTCCATACGGAACTTATGCTTTCTCATTCGATGCCGGTTCTACAAAATATATTACTACGGTGTTTGGAGATGATCCTACCGCCGGAAATATTGCAACTTATGCGGCAGGAACAAAACGAGAAGCGGCTTATACCTATAAAATATTCGAAAATACTATCCGAACCGTAACTGCCGATCCATTGCGATGGTATATTTCAGGAAGTGTATTGCCCGATGATACCTTCAAAGGTCAACCAATGAACTTCACCGATGAATTTTCATTGAAATTAAATGAAGGCGATTGTCAGTTCGGATTAACTAATGCAGCAACTCCTTGGGTTATTTCACAAGAAATTTCTCCTTGGAATGGCGGCACTCCAACTCGGTTCGTTCTTTTCCGAGTGCTCACAATGAGCGATGGAACGGATACTAATAGATCCTATAAGATTGAAATAAGTAATATCAAATTAGCCGGAACAGTCTCCGGAACGGATTGGGGTACTTTCACTCTTTCGGTTCGTGATTATAGTGATACCGATAAAAAACCACAAATCCTCCAGCAGTTTAATAATTTGACTCTTGATCCAGATTCTTCAAACTTTGTTGCTCGTAGAATCGGCGATAGATTCAATTTCATTGACTTCAATGGAAAAATTCTGGAATACGGCACCTATACTAATAACAGTAAATATATCCGTATTGAAATGAATGATATTCCGTGGCCTATTACAGCAGTCCCTTATGGGTTCGAAGCATACGCACTGCCAGTTGATAGTTCAGCGGGATATTGGTGCCCTCCAATGCGATATACTAAAGCATCAGTATATTCAGTTAGTCCCGGTAAATACCCATCTGGTATAAACTTCGACGGTGCTCCAACCGGTGCCGAAAATTCACTGGCAGCATTATATCCTACTTCATCTACTGGCGTAGGAACCGCTGAAGATAATAAACAGTATTTCGCACCACTTCCCCAATTCGATGGTAAAGGCGGAACCTATAGCAGCGTTGGACAGAATTCTAACTTTGCTCTGGATATGGATATTACTAATGGCGGAGTAATCGAAGCCCCTATTAATTCCGGAAGTCTGCTGGATGGAACAAATATCATTCCCGCAATATTAGACAGAGCCGTGGAATCAACTTACGTTAAAATGCGTAAATTCATATTCGGATTTCAGGGTGGATTTGATGGTCAATCTCCTGCAATTCCTATTAATGTTGGCGGAAATATTATCCCAGGTAATACCCAAGGACTTGATTGCACAAATATCAATTCAGCCGGATCAATTGCTTATAAACAATGTATCGCCGCTCTCGGAAATGCCGATGAATTCGATATTAACATGATCGTAACTCCCGGTGTTCTCTATGATAGTCATCCATATGTTACTACTCTAGTAGTTGATATGTGTGAAGCTCGTGGTGATTGTTTTTATATCTTGGATCTCTATGCCGATGATGGCAATCCCAGCGGTGGACAAATCGAATCAGTCATTAACTTAGCCGCAGAATTCGATACCAATTACGCCGGTGCTTATTATCCTTGGGTGAAAATCAAAGATACCAATACTAACAAAATCATCACCGTTCCACCCTCGGTTCTTCTTCCCGGTGTCTATGCTGCTAATGATAAAGTAGCGGGCGAATGGTGGGCAGTTGCCGGTCTAAACCGTGGCGGAATTCCTAAAGCAATCCAAGTAACTGATCGCACAACTCATGCAGAACGGGACGATCTCTACGAAGGAAAAGTTAATCCTATCGCCGCATTCCCCGGTCAAGGTATTGTAGTGTGGGGTCAGAAAACTCTCCAAGTTAAAGCCTCCGCTCTCGATAGAATCAATGTCCGCCGATTACTCATCGAAATCAAAAAATTCTTCGCCTCATCCGCAAGATACTTGGTCTTTGAACAAAATACCGCCGCAACAAGAAATAGATTCTTGTCAATCGTTAATCCTTACCTCCAAAGCATCCAACAAAGATCCGGTTTGTACGCTTTCCAAGTGGTAATGGATGATACCAATAACACCCCAGATTTAATCGATCAGAACGTATTGTATGGACAGATTTATCTGAAACCTGTGAAATCAGCCGAATTTATCATCTTCGATTTTAATATTTTAAGCACAGGTGCCAGTTTTGGTGCAAGCGCATAACACTGATGAACTACCCACCCGCTAAAGCAGGTGGGTTTCCCCCCCGAGCAATAGTTATAAAATCCTGACTTAGAAATGAGTCAGGATTTTTTCTGTCATTATAATAAATTGTGGTTTCTTTCTTTTTTTGATATATATCATCATGCACAATAACATTGTAACCATATATGCCATATAATCACTGTAATCAATGTAAAAAAAGATTAAAAAACGATGCAACTGAGAAGTTTTGTTCAATAACCTGTAAAACAGCTTATCAAACCTCTCCAGAAATATATTGTAAGTTTTGTAAAAAAACTATAGGAATATCATCATGTAATAAAAAACAGTTCTGTAATAATATCTGCGTCAACGAATATCAGAGGCAAATAAATAAAATTGAGCGAATGTGTGTAAATTGCAATAATCTATTTATCGTTCAAAAAAGTTCGCATCGTTATAAATTATGTTCTATAAAATGTGAAAAGGAATATGTGGCATCAGACAGAAGAAATGAAGCCAGGATGAATTCATTAACGCATAATAATCTAAAAAAATATGGGGTAGAATTCACACAGTCTTTACCAGAAATTATACAAAAATCACAAAACACAAAACAATTAAAATATGGAGATAGAAATTATAATAACATTAATAAAATAAAAGAAACTAATTTAAAAAAATATGGTAAAGAATTTGCCATGCAATTGGATATTATTAATAATAAAGCGATAGAAACAAAACTAAAAAAATATGGTACTTTAAACTTCAATGATAAATCAAATAAAACGAAATTGGAAAAATACGGAACTTTGAATTTTTATAATAAAGCGTCAAAAACGGTAAAAGAAAAATATGGAGTAGATAACATTTCACAATTGGATAGTAACAAAAAAAAGATGTCAGAATTACAAAAAAATCTTTTTTGGGAAAAGATATCCTTGGGAAATAGACTACAAAATAAAGCGAAACCATTATTTACTATCGATGAATTAAAAAAATCGGAATATAAAACTAAATATAAATTTCAATGTAACACTTGTTTAGTTTTATTCTCGGATCATTTAAATTGTGGTCATGTTCCCCGATGTCCAAATTGTTATCCATCATCAATAACAAAACCACACCGTGAAATTTTAGATTTTATAAAATCCATATATAGTGAGGAAATTCAAATTAATAATAGAAATGTATTAAATGGATTCGAATTGGACATTTATATACCGAAACTAAAACTAGCGATTGAATACAATGGATTATACTGGCACGGTGAGGTGAGTGGAGGAAAAGAAAGAAAATATCATTTAACAAAAACAATTAAATGTGAAGAAAAAGATATACAGTTAATACATATTTTTGAAGATGAGTGGTTTGATAAACAGGATATAATTAAATCGAAATTAAAACATTTATTGGGATGCAACAATGAGGTGATATATGCTAGAAAATGCATAATCTCCTCTATTAATTTTGATGTTAAAAATGATTTTCTTGAAAATAATCATTTACAAGGAACCGATAATTCTTCAATTAGACTGGGAGCATTTCATAATAATAAATTGGTAGCAGTTATGACATTTGGAAAATTACGAAAAGCACTTGGAAACAATAAAAGCGAGGAGGGGCATTATGAAATGTATAGATTTTGCATTGGAAACAAAAATGTGGTTGGCATTGCGGGAAAATTCTTAAATTATTTTATAAAAAATCATTCACCAAAACAAATCGTTTCTTATTCTGATCGTAGATATTCAAATTTAAATAAATGTTATTTATCTAAAATAGGATTTAATTTAAATAGTAAAACCGAACCGGGATATTGGTATTTTGATAAAACCGGAATCAGATATCATCGATTTAATTTTCGTAAGGATCAACTTTCTAAAAAATTATCTGTATTTGATCCAGACTTGACTGAATGGGAGAATATGCAATTAAACGGATATGATCGGATATGGGATTGTGGGAATTATAAATACATATGGAAACCGCCAATTTCAGATTGATCTAACATATCAAATAATGAACCACCCCTACGTCTTTAGCGTAGGGGTGAGTTCATAAGAATATGATCAAATTGCTTCACCGGTCGAATAATGGGCGGGTGGAGTGCTATATATTAATAGGTAAATTATTATGGATAACAAATACATTGAAAATTTAGGAATGGTGAGCGATATTGATGAAGGATTCGTGAATACCATGAAGGCTAGAGCAGCTTCGTTGGCACAAGGTTATCACAACATTAGAAGTAAAGGTAAAAAATCCGGTGTAAATATAGGCACTCCCGAATCCGCTAAATTTAAATCTTTATTTAGTGGATTTATAACAAAAGTGACGTCATTGATTAAAGAATTCGATCCGGTTATTCTTCCATGGAAAAAATACGCAATTCCTGCGGAAAAAGATCAAATAAATGCTATCAAGACATTGTATTCAGCTTTAAATAGTATCAATCTAAGCAAGTTACCTATTACCGAAGCCATGCCGTTTGCAAGTCTCGGAGTAAGAGCTAGGGGCGGTGTTCAAAACATTTTAGATTATTATAAAAAACAAATAGCATCTGCCTGTGGGCAGTTTAAAATAGATATTGCTATGTTAAATATAAACCCAGACGAGTATCTAAAAAAAATAGCGGATAGGAATGCCGAAGTAAATTCCGTTTTTAACGCTCTCACACCGATTATAGGACAATCTATTATCAAAAAACCGGCTCCTCCTGCGATCCCGGTTTCTACTGCTACGGATACTACTGCGTCTACTGCTCCTACTCCTGCTCCTGCTCCTGATCCTGAGCCTCCTACTCCTGCTCCTACTCCTGCTCCTACTCCTGCTCCTGAGCCTCCTGCTCCTGCTCCTGCTCCTGCTCCTGAGCCTACTGCTACGGTTCCTACTGAGCCTACTGCGTCTACTGCTACGGATACTACTGCGTCTACTGATACGGCATCTCCTGTAGCGCCACCCGCAGAAGAAAAACCAGTTAGCAGGCCAGGGGATTCATATAAACCGGATCAAAAAGATACTTCGACGGCTCAACAGAAATATGATTTATATATTAAATCCGGTTATACGCCAGCCAAGGCACTAAAAAATACTCAGATGAATTATCCTGATTTTTCTGGACCCGCTGCTCAAGCACCACATGTAAACAATCCGACGGAAGCTAAAAAAGTATACGAGTTGGCAAAACAAACGCTTGAGATTATTACAAAAGAGATGGCACCTAAATCACCTCCTGCTCCTGCTCCTGTTGAAATCAAGGAAGCAGAGGGGGACGGTGAGGATGAAACCGAATCCGACAGTTCCACTGCACCCGATGCGAAAATCGATAGCCTTCCGATGCCAAAAAAAATACAAAGTTATTATTCTAGGAATGCTAATAATGCGCTAGCTGTATTCGAAGAACGTGCGGAAAGTGGTAATACCACATGGAACATACGATGGAGATTCGTAAAAAAAATTGAAGGAAATTCAATTGACATTAGAGCGACAGAGGGGGAGAAAAGTAGCCTCTGGACACCTTTTATAACATATAGTGCAGACGATATATATAAACAAGAAGTCGCTACAGAATTTCTTCCAAATTTTGATACAATGGCATTAATTAAAAGAACTAATTATAAAATATTTAATTTTATAAAAGAATGGGAAACGCAGTCAGAGCCATTTCTTAAGGAGGCCGATAATAAAAAATTACAAGAAGTTTTTAGTGATATTTTAATAGCAAGATTACCAGACAACGATCGTGGAGCAAGAATTTTTAATAAAAACAAGTCAGATACTGCTCTCAGAGACCCTGCTGTGTCTCCTGAAACTACACCTCCGATACCTCCTGCTTCTCCATCTTCCGGAGAAGAAGATGCGGGAAGAAGTGCAGCGAGTTCTTCTTCAGATAAATCCTCCACAGTCCCCTTAGTTGACAAGAGTAAAATCACGAAAGCATCCGCTAAGACTGTCGAAAAAAAACCATCTACAAGTTCATCAAACCCTCCCGATGCTGAACTAGCAATAAAAAAAATAGCTCACGCCAATAAGATTCTTAAAACCCATGGTGTAAATGCAGACCCTTTTACGGAATTAAATAAAGTAGTTGCTTTTTTTGACGAACTTGGGACAGGGGAGAGGACACCCACATCCGTTAAAGCTGCATATGACAAAGCGATGGCACGCTCATCGAAACCCGTGAAAAGGGGTAAAAAGATTGAAGAGGGAAAAATAACCTACAAGGATTTTTTTAGTTGACAAATTTTCCTGTACATATTAGTACAAGTACTTAGTACAAGTACTTAGTACAAGTACTTAGTACAAGTACTTAGTACAAGTACTTAGTACAAGTACTTAGTACAAGTACTTAGTACAAGTACAAGTACTTAGTACAAGTACTTAGTATTTATATAGTAACTGTTTAAAACATAGAACATATATACTGTTTGTACAGTACAGTGTACAGAGAAAAATTAAAAAGTCAACTTATTTTATTTATTATCGAGTTTTTATATGCAAAGCGAACACGTAATTTTTTTAGATATGGACGGTGTGATCACGGATTTTGATACCGGGTTCAAGAAATTATCGGGGGGGTTGACTGGGGATGAATATAGAGCATTACACGGCAGAACCGAAGAAACTTCTCTTTTTTTATCTCGTGGAAACACATTCTGGGAATCATTGAAGTGGATGCCGGGAGGAAAAGAATTACTTTCATTTGTTTTTAATCATTTCAAATCAATTCGGATTTTGTCTTCTGCTGGAACTGGTACAGATTGGAATAGATTTAAAAAAGTTCAAATTGGAAAAATGACCTGGTTGGCTGAGAATGCTCCGTATATTCCTAAAAAACATATAATCATTGTACCTTTTGCAAGCCTCAAGTCTAGGCACTCCGGACCCAATCGTATTTTGGTAGATGATAAAGATACGACTATAAAGCAATGGCGCATAAGCGGTGGAGTTGGTATTCTTCATTTTGGTTCGACTTGGCAAAATACAATCAATGAGCTTCAGAAATATTCTGTCGGTAATATTAAACTCCGAGAAATCGTTGAATCAATCTAATCAATCTGTTTCTGAGTGATATTTATAGACATAATGAAAGCCGCCGATTTAAACGCCCTAATAAAAGAATGTGTTCAAGAAGTCATCGATGAAGAGTTTGGTGATGAAGGATGGATGCAAGCCGTTAATATCGCAGAAAGAGAAAATGAAAATCTCAACGTGAAAGATTAATTTTAAATATGAGAGATAAATTAACACATGCCATTGATGATATAATCAAAGAAGTTTTACTTTTAGAAGACCCCGATACGGTCACGGATCAAAGTGGGATGACAATCGTTCGACATGATACTCCCAATCAACCTGCTATTGCGTTTTTTTGTATTAATGATGAGTCAATTGGAAAGAAAAAGTTTTTCTTTTATCGAAATGATAATGGGAGCGCAGCTCACAATAAAATTAAACAGGATTCAACTCCTGATTTCCCAGATCCATGGGCGGGGAGTGATCGGTTTCTTCGTGGTCGAGCATGGACTAAATTAAAAATTCTTTCATTTTATTCGAGTGAACAAGAAATCCAACCTTATTTTAAAGAGATTGAAGATTTTTTCACAAGCGAGCTTCATTTAAATATTAATGAATTCAACGTTGATTTCGGTGGATCTTCGGAAATCGAAGGTCTTAAACCATGGCTGGGAAATGGAGTTGTTAAATCTGCTCCAAAACAATTAACTCCTGAACAGGAGCAAACCGTTAAAACTTTAAATAAACAAATTGCAGAATTACAAGCAACTCTTCATCTAAAACGGGACGAAGAAAGGGATGAAGTTGAAGATAATATTAGGATTCTTAAAACAAATGTAGCAGATATAACTGGAGAAAAGCCACCGGCGCAAAGACAATTATCGACATACGAACAGGCTGAATTGAATAAAATAGATCAATCTCTTGAGGATTTGTATTCCAGACTTGCAGCGGGAGTGCCACTGTTTAAAAGACGCCGATATGAAAGAATTATAAATAAATTACAAAAGCAGAGAAAACTCATTGTTCGTCCATCGAGAAAAGTGTATCGTCCGGAAATTGAAAAACAACGTGCAAAAGGAGGTGGCGGTGCATTGGCTAGATATGCTGGAAGTCTTCCGGCACTTCAAGAACAAATTAGACGACTTTTGAAAGAAGACCCCGATACAGTTTACGGTACAGACGGAACGGAATTGGCATTTTTTGGAGAAAATAGTCCTGCTATTGCATGGTATTGTATTGAGGATGCTAGCATTGGAAAGAAAAAGTTTTTCTTTATTCGGAACAATACGGGAGCGGCATATCACTCGGATATTAAACTATACGCAACTCCCGATTTTCCCAATCCATTTAATAGTAATTCAAACGATAGATTTCTTCGTGGTCGAGCATGGACAACAAAGATGATATGTTCTTTTTATGCCAGTGAAGATCAGATTCGTCCTTATTTTAAAGAGATTGAGGAATTTTTTCAAAATGAGTTAAATTTAAATATCAATGATTTTAAAATTGAATTTGGAACTTCAGCTAGAAGAGAAGGGTTAAAACCATGGCCGGGAAGTGTACAAACAACAAAATCTCTGATTTTATCTCCGGAAGAACAAGCGAAGGTTGATGAAATAAATAAAAAGATAGCCGAACTTCAGGCGACTCTTCATTTAAAAACGGGATCGGATAAAAAAGCGGTAGAAGATGAAATTGAGGAACTCGAAAAATCGATTGGAAAAATTAGTAATCGTGAAGCTTCTAAAGCTGCTTATAGAAAAACGGGTGCCGAGAAAATTGCTCCTTTTGAAAAAGGAGCCGGTTCATATGCTGGATATAAAGGGAGACTTCCTGCGATTGCGGAAGAAAAAGTTCAGATTTATAATAAAACTCTTTGTCCGGACCTCTGGCGGAATGAAAATAAATTAAATCCAGAAGTTAAAACTGCTTTATTGAAAATAGCTTTTGATTTTTATGTCGATACCGAGCTTAAATCTAAAGTTCAAGATGTTTGTCTATTAGGGTCCGGTGCTAATTATAATTGGACTTCTCAAAGTGATCTGGATGTTCATATTGTAGTAGATAGTGTCACGTTATCTATGCATCCGGAGAATTCAGAAAAATTCTTCCGCTCTCTTTCTGGTAGGTGGAACCTGGAACATGAGGTTAAGGTCAAAGGACATAAAGTAGAGCTTTATATTCAAGACGCTCAAGAAAATAATAGTGCTACCGGAGTTTATTCACTGATTCATGATGATTGGGTTAAAAAACCATCTCCGGAAAATATTAATGTAGATAAATTACTCATTCAAAAGAAATATTCTACGTGGGTTGAAAAAATTGATAACGCTATTAAACAGGAAGACGAGAAAATGCTCAAACGGATTTTAGATGGTTTGAGAGAATATCGGCAGGCCGGATTAGATAAACAAGGGGAATTTAGTTCGGAGAATCTTGTTTTCAAAATTCTTCGTTCTCGTGGCTATCTTGAAAAAATAAAACAATGTTATAATAAAATTTATGATAAAAAGATGACCGTTAAAGATTGTTTTGATCCAACTTCTGCTGGTCCAAATCCAGCCGCTACCGAAGGACAACCTCAGACCGGCACATTTTATAAAGATTTGAATAGTAAAATGAGAAAAATGGAAGAGGGAAAAAAATATGACGGAAATTCTAGATCTTGGATGGATTCCAGTGGTAAGTTTCATCCAACGGAAAGACATCTTATAGGAGCTAGAGAATTACTTGGAGAACCGAGTAAACCGTTAAGTCCCGGTGGAGAAGAAGATGATATTGATTATGATAGAACTGCATCTGCTTTATTTAATAAAGGATTTCTAAGAATAGCGGAGACTCCAAATATAATATATGCTACGGGTAAAGTGAGTTCTGGTCAATTGAAACTTTTAAAAGATAAAGCAATTGAACGCCATAAAAATTTAATATATAACGGCAAGGAGTTTAATTTTCAAACCGGAGATACGGTTAAGATTTATCAAGAGGTAACTCAGCGAGATATAAAATCCACATTACCAAATCGGGCAATCGATTTGACCGATATTCCATTTGACGAGTTAACAATGGATAATCTTATGGGTTTAAAAAATAAAATTGAACGTTTTTATAATGAATATATGAAACGTCCAGAACGAACCTCTGAAGAACAAGAAGGGATGCGGATTAAATTAAAGGCATTGTATTTGATTAAGCAAGAGATAAAAGACCGAAGTAAATTTATCAATAAAGGGTTGGAAGAAAGTACAATTGATTGGGTGGCATGGGATAAAGAAAAAAATGCTAATACAGTTTCCATTCCTATACCGGGAACGAATATGAGAATGGCGGCAAAAATGCGCCCTCCATCTCCCGGTGAAAAAACAAAATCGAAAATGGTCGGGTTTGGTGGAGACCGTGATCAGGCATATGGTAAATCCAGTGAACCGAGGCATTTTGAAGAAGGTTATGGGGCCGGTAACCCAGAAGAAGATAGATTAAAAATAATTAATCCGGATGGTTCTACCCGAAGATGGCAAGTTAAAAGTAAAAATGCTTCTAAAACTCCTAAAATTGTTGAAGAAATGATAAATAAGATTTTAAAAGAGACTTTTTTAGGTAAGCCAAAGATATAATTCACGGTTGGGTAAAAATCCATTTTGAATGACCGCAATCCCAGATTCTATCAAAACCATTATTTTTCATATTTTCCCATTCTGATAAAGAAGCATCGAATAATGGAAGTCTGTTTTTCTGTTTATGTTTTTGAAATTGCATTCGATTCATTAAATATTTATAATCTTTAGAGATATAATGATATGATGGCGGTGTATTACTTATAAAATGAAATCCTAGAATAGAATAAAGATTACCATCAAAGTATCTCCGATCGCTATAAGACACGATAGAAGTAGGATTATAAATTTTTACGAAATGAGAAAATAACTTACTTGCTCCGCCCGATATTATTGTATTTAGTTTGTTACAGAACCGTAACATTTCCCATTCGCTGGTTTTATCAAATCTGGAGGATTTGCGAAAGGTCATTAAAGATACTAGTTTTTCATCTGAATATAATCCTAGTTTTACCGTTGATTTATCCGCTCCTTGTAAATGATTCCCGGTGAGAAACATATCTTTTTCTTTGATTTCCACCGTTTTGATTTCACATTTTCTGGCATGTAATTTTCTAAGGTTAATGGGATCGTCTAATTTATTCCTGATAATAGATTTAATAATCTCCGGTTTGTCCCTCCATTCATTCTCAAATATATGAATAAGCGAGATTCCATGAGATAAACACCCTTTGGTTTTATTCAAATGATAGCTTTTAATGTGGCCACCCGCATTTTCGGAATGCCAATATAAACCATTAAGTTCAAATGCGGTATTTTTATCTTTAACTAAAAAATCTAGCTCCTTTCCATATAAAATCGTTCGGTCTCTTCGTTTTATTATTCCAACTGAACAGGCTGTGAGAAAATCAAAAAATCTGTTTTCTAAAGTAGGTTGCCGAGTTGGATCGCATTTTCCACAAAATAAATTATCGAGATTGTAAACGGTACTGTTGAAGATATATCCACATTTTTTACAAATAAATTTATAACAAAATGAAAAATGATATCCTTTGTATTCTTCTAAAGAAAACAATGGGGTAAGATTTTCCTTTTCACAAAATTCAAGCAAATAAGTATAATGAGCGGTTTTTCTCGCTTGTATTCGAGTTTTCATTATTTTATCCGATTTACATACGTTATCCACCCCATATCTATTTATACAAGTTTTTTTTGCTTTTTCTCGGTTTGTGTAATTCTCATTTCCATACCGCTCTTTTTTTGTCACTTTTACTTTATTATTATAATCTTTATGCTGCCCATACCATTCTACTCCATATTTTTCCATCATCGATTTTTTAAATTTCGTTTTTGTCTCTTCCATCTCCATTGGATGTTTTCCTTCATAATTATTAGCATACGTTGCTAATTGACTCTGTCGCATTTTTGCTAATACCGCAGTATCGTGATTGGCACAGGACTTACTACAAAATCTTTGGCGGTTTTTCCGATAGGAGATAGTAAATAGTTTATTACAAGTGGGACAGGTCTTATCAATTGTTAATGGATTTATTCTGGGTCTTGACATAATATGCCTTTGGTTCGTATAATGGTAAGTATTATACAAAACAATGAGGAAGTCAATATTTTTCCATATTTCGTATATTTATATTTGAATGAGTAAAGTGTCTGAACATATGAAAGCTCTATCCGAAACCAAATATTTAGGAAAATCTGTGGATAAGGGTCAGTTAGAATTTTTGGTAAAATGGAATCGATTAGGATTTGAATTTGAACCTAATTATCAGGTTTATACAGAAAAAGATTTGTTCTATATTGATGGATACGATAAAGAACATAATGTGGTTGTGGAATATGATTCTAAATATCATAACAAAACCCATCAAAAACAAAAAGATTTAATTCGGCAAAATAAAATTATAGACATTCTTAGCCGAAAAAATTCTGGCGGTATAACGCCGCAAATAAACAATGTAAGAATGTCTTAGAAAAGGCAGGGTAACTCTATGGCAGATTTATTAACTAATAATGAAATATTCTTTACAATGTATGAACCAAAAACACAGAACAGGTTCATCATGTATATTGACGGTATTCCGGCATTTCTTATCCGAAAAACAGATCGCCCAAAATGGTCTTCTGAAAAAATGACGTTAGATCATATTAACGTTCAACGTTATTACAAAGGAAAGACGAAATGGGAAGAAATTACTATTGAAATGTATGATGCTATCGTTCCATCTGCCGCACAATCGGTTTTTGAATGGTTCCGTCTATCGCACGAGTCTGTTACCGGGAGGGACGGATACATGGACTTTTATAAAAAAGATGTAATTATTAATGTGGTTGGTCCTGTTGGTGATAAAGTAGAGGAATGGAAACTTGTAGGAGCATTCCCTATTTCATTTGACGGCGGTACCCTCGATTGGACCAATGGTGGTGATGCTCTGCTTGCAACCTGCACTTTATCGGTGGATTACGCAATTTTACAATATTGATATATCTATCGTATTTTCAGATACTTATAACATCCCTACATCAGCAAAAAGATCGGCAAATTTCGCCGGTCTTTTTTTTTCTGAAAATTCTTGATACTTTCACGTCAATGGTATATAGTTATGTTTGAAACCAGAATGTGATATGTTAATTGATTTGGATAAAATAATAAAAGAGAATAAAAGTTGTTATTCTTTTTTCATAAAAAGATATCACAGAGAATTATATGATGAAATTTTTAAGTTAGATGGAAGCACTTTTTCGGAGAAGTTGTATTTTTACAAGCATGGAATTAGAGGAGTTTGCAAGGAATGTAGGAATCAGACACCGTTTATTGGAATAAATGATGGGTATCGAGAATATTGCTCGAATAGATGTGTAAATAAGAATTTAGAAATTAGAGAGCGTATAAAAAGTGGTTTTATAAAAAAGTATGGAGTTGACAATGTTTCTAAAGATATTTCTATAAAAGAAAAAAAGAAGCAGACGTTTTTTAATAGATATGGAGTTAGCAGTCCATTTGGGATTAAAGCGGTAAAAGAAAAGCGTATAAGAAATGCAAAAAAATATATTGATTGTCACCGAAGTTCCATTCTGTATCGTTTAAAAGAAGATCGGAGAAAAGCATTTATTGATCAGTGTGAGAATGGGGAGCGACTTGGATCTGAAATAGAGGCATTATTTGATATAGATAGTTTTACCAATATAAAAGACAGAATGTTGAAATTTAGGTGTAAAATATGTAAAAATATTTTCCATCATCATTTACAATGGGGAGTAATACCGATTTGTTGGCGATGTCATCCTAATTCCGGCTTTCAGGATGAAGTCACGGATTTTTTTCAAAATACGAAATTGATTGTGTTTCCAAATGTTAGAAATGTGATTCGAGGGGAATTAGACGTATACATTCCTTCGATAAAGTTGGCGGTAGAATGTAATGGTGTATATTGGCATTCGTGTAAAAGAAAGAATCAATATTATCATTTGAATAAAACTATACAATGTGAAGATAAAAATATAAAATTGATTCATTTGTTTGAAAATGAATGGAATGATGCTACAAAGAATCTATTATCATCGATTTTATCGGATAAATTTAATTTCGATGGAAGTTTTGAGGTGGATAGAAGGATTTTTAATAAAGTATTTTTTCAGAATAAAAAATATCAATTAGTAGGAGAAAGTATGCCGGAAAAGAAACTATTTGGTGGGTATGAATGTTGGGATTGTGGAACATTAAGTTTTAAATAAATATGAAGACCATTATATTGAATCTTATAAAAAGTAATAAAGATTCATTTGTTCAAATAATAAAAGCAAAACATTCGTTATTTTATAATGAAATAAATGAAAAGTTTTCTGGGGGTTCATTTTCAGAAAAAATTTATCAGTGGTTAAATTATGAATCAGGAGTTAACTGTGGAATTTGTGTGGAATGTAAGTCTTCCACCAAATTCCTTAATATAAAGGATGGGTATAGAAAATATTGTTCTTCTAAATGTGCGAATGTAAGTACTGCCAGTGTTCGATCTATAAAGATGACTCATGTTGAAAAGGATATTAATATATGGGAACAAAAAAAATGTGAACTATGTAATGAGGATTTTTGGGCATATAAAAAGAGGAATGGAAGGTTTTGTTCTAATAAATGTAGTGCTTTGTTTACTGCCAACAATAAAGAACGGCTGGAAAAAATTAAATGTACTAAATTAAAAGTGTACGGAAATGAGACATATGTTAATCCGGAAAAGGCAAAGCAGACTTGTTTAGAAAAATATGGGGTAGATAATGCTAGTAAGGCTAAAGAAGTAATTGTTAAAATTCAACAAGTTAATTTGGAGCGATATGGAAAGAAATGGTCATGGCAATCGGAGTCGGTTAAGGAAAAGATAAAGCAAACAAATCTACTTCGTTATGGAGTAGAAAATCCTTCTCAATCTTCTCATATTAAAGAGAATAAGATACAATCATATTTAAAACAATATGGAGTTAAAAATCCATTTCAGAATCTGACAATTAAAGAAGATATAAAGGCACACTATAAGGAGAAATTTGGAGTTGAATATCCTACTCAGATTGAAGAGGTTCGAAATAAAATAGCAGAAATTGTAAGAAAAAACAATTATAAATTGCTATGTTCTTCAAAGCGGGTATTAGATAATATAGAAGTATTATTTACGGTTGATGAATATAAAGGATCCTCGTCTGAGTTTTTATATTCAGTTAAATGTAAAAAATGTGGCAATGTTTTTCAAGATCATTTCGATGGAAATGGACATCCGAGATGTTTAATATGCTATCCTAATATCGCCGGTTTTTCATATGCCGAAAAAGAAATAGTTTCATATATTCATTCTATTGTTTTGAGAGAAGAGATTATAGAAAAGGATAGAAGTGTTCTTGGTAATAGAGAATTGGATATTTATATTCCTTCAAAGGCATTGGCTATAGAATATAATGGATTATTCTGGCATTCTGAATCTAATGGTAAAAAATCTAAATTATATCATTTGGATAAGTTAGAACGATGTCAATCTAAGGGAATTAGATTAATTACAATATTTGAGGATGAATGGGAAAATAACCGGGATATTGTTCAAGTTCGGTTACAACATATTCTAAACCTATCCACAAATAAAATATATGCGAGACAGTGTTCGATACAAGTTGTTACATCTAAACTTGCGAATGCTTTTTTAAATAAAAATCATATTCAGGGAGGATGCTCTTCATTAGTTAATTTGGGATTGTTTGATGAAAATAGTATATTGGTGGCAATTATGACTTTTGGGAAGCCACGACTTAGTTTGGGAAGATCGGTGTCTATGCCAGGAGAATATGAATTATTAAGATATGCTACATCAAAAGTGGTTGTTGGAGGAGCATCTAAATTGTTTACACATTTTATTAGAATCCACTCCCCTGTAAAAATATTTTCATATTCCGATAAACGTTGGAGCACCGGAAAAATGTATGAAAAACTCGGATTTTTGTTTAAAAAAGAAACTAAACCAAATTATTGGTATTTTAAGCCGGGTTATGCTATCCGATATCATCGTTTCGGATTTAGAAAGAATATATTAAATGAAAAATTAGATATATTTGATCCAGAATTAACCGAGTGGGAGAATATGCAGTTAAATGGATATGATCGAATCTGGGATTGTGGGAATTCTAAATACGAATGGAATAGTCAACCTTTTTGTGGCAAGGAATCCCTTCCTTTAGGTAAGGGAGGAATTGCCACGATATAATAAATTGACTTTTTTTGTTTTATACTATATATTTGATACAGTCATAAAAGGCACTCCGTTTACGGAGACACAGTTATGATGACATTGATTTTTTGTTAGTTTATATAAATTAACGGGGCTGCAATCAATCAGCCTATTGTATGTAAATCTTCTAAGAGTTTAGAAGTATTATAAACTCCCACCTTCAGGTGGGGTAGTTGATATATAGTTATTATCAGCGGAGTCTATATACAGAGCCCTCGAAAGCGATACTTTCGGGGGTTTTCTTCATATTGGGAGTGCGGTTAAAATATTTTTGTGGTTGACACTTTTTCGGAGATGTTGTTCTATTTATAATAGTGGAAGGAATTCCTCCCCGAGGCTAAAGCCATTGGGATTTCCTTCCTCCAAAATTATGAAAAAAGAATTACTGGAATATATTATTCGGAAGTGTGTAAAAGAAGTATTAGCGAACGTTTCTGAGGCGGATGATACCGCAGGAGCACCCGCCCCGCCTGCAAGTGGGCAGGGAACCGCAGATACATTAGCAATTCCTCCGGCGTCTCCTCAGGGGGCTCCGAAACCGGCAAAAGCAATAAAAGGGGTATGGTTTGTTGATCCAAAGAAAGCATTACAGCCTGATTATAAGGGGGTTCCATTGCAAGATCTTAAACCGGGAGATCAAGGAAACAATGAACGGAGAATTTATAATATTGCAGCTAGAAGTGGTGGTCCCCGAGTTATGCTTACTATTTCTGCTCGTCAAAAGGTTGATGCTGTTTTAAGTGGAAAAGTGCCATTCGTTTATCTTTATGTAGGAACGAAACCATGGTCACCTTCTCAGCAATCCAGTCCGGAGGCATCTACTGGAACTCCGTCGGATGATTCTGAAAATGCAACGGTTTCTATACATTGGGCACCCACACTTCAAGCCGCCAAAAGTTTAAGTGTGCCATCTGGAGTATCGGCGGAACATCCTCAGACGGCGTTCAATGAACCAGAACCAGGGTTAACAACGCCTCAGACTGGTCCTCAGACTGCTTCTAAAACTCAGGCTCCAAGCATCGATGAGAGTAATAGTTTAAAAAATATGGTTTCATCTATGATTGGGGAAGCTCTTAGAGAAGCCCGAAGAAAATAAATGATTATTAAAGAATCGCAATTTAAAGAGCTTTTAGGACATTTGGTAAAAGAAATTATGACCGAATTAGCTTCTAGCTCGGACCCCGTGGATTCGATGTCTCAATCTTCTCCCGATAACGCTTCTTCCCCTGTTACTCCTATTGATATTGCAACTCAACGGAAAGTAGCACGGGATAAGAAAGACGCTACTAGGAAGGCTCTTAAATTGTCCAAACAAGAATATGCTCAAGGTATAGATCAAGCGAAAGCTGACGAAAAAAGAACTGAACTAAATAAACGGACAAAGCTTCCTAAGTTAAAACAACAAATACAGGCACTACAACGACAACAATCGTTACAATCGCCATAATATTTTTTGTAAAAGTCTAATTGTTGACTATATATTAGCAACAGATAGATAAGTTTTATTATGAATGATCAAATCGTTACCCTTACTCGACCGGGAGTTCGTCCCGCTGCATCGCAATCGACCAAGCAGGAATCTACATTTCCTACAGAAACAATCAACATCCCATCAAAAGGATGGTTTTATTCTTCTGACAGTCCTCTTTCGGCGGGTACATTGGAATTAAAGCCAATGACAGCAAGAGAGGAAGATATTCTTACTTCTAAAAATCTTATTCAAAAAGGCATTGTTCTAGATAAGGTATTGGAGTCGCTTATAGTAGAAAAAGCAATTCATTCTGAAGACATGTTAAATTGTGATAGAAATGCTGCTTTTGTGGCTATTCGTCGTATGGCATATGGAGACGAATATAAAGCTAATATCACTTGTCCTAAGTGTGGTGTTGACAATTCTTTAACTATTGATCTCGGAAAAATGGATAACAAGCCATTTGATTTTGAAAAATATCCGAAAGGGACAAATGAATTTGAGTTTACGTTGCCGGTATCTAAACGGGTAGTGACGTTTAAATTACTTACCAAAAAAGATGAAGATGCTATTGATGCTGATTTAAAAGCTCTTACAAAAATCTCTAAAGAAGTTACGAGTGAAATTACTACCCGTCTTAAATCATATATTATTGCATTGGACGGGAATGCGGATAAAAGTGCTATTCGGAAGTTTGTGGATGAGATGCGAGCGGGGGATAGTTTAGCATTAAGAAATTATGTTCGCACTATGACACCGGATGTTGACATGAGTTTTGATTTTGTGTGCAGTTCATGCGGAGTTGAAAGGAGGGAGGACGTTCCATTAAGCGTCTCCTTTTTTTGGCCTAACGGATGAATATAGAATATCCGTTTACGAGCAAATAGATGGAATGGTTGAGCGGGGTTATAGCTTCTATGATCTCTATACTATGCCGGTATATCTTCGGGGTCTTTTTATTCGCATTGCAATAAAGAAACAAGAAAAAGAACGTAAAGATATGGATAAATCTCGGGGAGTTTCTGAAGGGGCATCTACCAGTAAAAAATCACCGGGAACAGTTCCTGGATTTGTTGCTCGGCAATCTTCTGCTAAATAGTTATTTTATCATTTCAATCATCTCATCCACTGGAAGCAGATGGGTTTTCTGGCGAGAGTGCGATAAAAGAGAAGTGCCGGTATATTTATAACAGTATATCGAATAATATATTAATATGGCAAAAAAAGGTACAACTCAAGATCGAGATAAAACTGAAAATGAAGTAACAGAGCAAAAAGTTGCGCTTGAACGAGAGCTTGTAAAGATTCGACAAGAATCCGAATTATTGTCGAAAGAACAAGCGAGTATGGATAAGCAACTTTTAGCTAATGTTAAAGCGAGGCTTGATTTAATCGGTAATAATTTTAACCTAGAAATAAAACTTAGAGATGAGCTTTTTAAAATGCATGCGGCGGAAAAAGTTGAAGAAGGAAAGGAAAAAAAGCAATTAACCGCAAAACGGAAAGGGATAGAATCGCACTTACGAGATGTAAAAGCCTTAAATAATATAGAAAAAATACAGCTTGAGACAGCTAAAGAGTTGCTTGCGTTGGATAAAAAAGGAAAAGATGAAGAGACGGCTAAATTTGAGGGTGCATTGGATTATGTTGGTAAATTGGGAGATATATTTAAGCTTCAGGCAAATCACTATAAATGGATTAAAAAAATGGATATAATTCCGAAATCGTGGTTGGTGCGGGCGGCAGGATTTGCGGCAATTATTGAGTATACTGTAACTAAATTTTTAGAATTTGATAAAGCAATGGCAAAGTTCCGTATTCAAATGGGACTTCTCCGAGAGGATTCAAAGCGAATATCCGATAATATTAAAAGTGTTTATGTTAGTTTTGTAGGTATTGGGGTTACTATAGAGGGTGCAGTTGTTGCGGCGGAGGCATTGGCAAATGAATTTGGTGGAACGATGAAGATTTCTAAAGATCTGATTGAAACCACCGCAATTTTTAAATCGCAGCTTGGGGTTGCAGAAGATGCTACGGCTGGGTTTCTCAGAAATATTTCTGCTATTAGTAAAACCACCGCTCAGTCTAATAAACATATTGCATATTTTGCCAGTAGATTATCCGCAGCAGCGGGGGTTCCGCTTAATATGGTTATGCAGGATGTATCTAAATTATCTGGGAATGCGTTATCAATGGTTTCTCGAATGCCGGGACAATTAATAAAAGCGGCAGTAGAAGCAAGAGTATTGGGAACGACTCTGAATAAAATGGCAGATGCCAGTAGACATCTGCTTAATTTCACGGAGAGTATTCAACAGGAAATGGATGCATCGGTTCTTGTTGGCAGAAACATTAATCTTCAAAAAGCTCGTGAGTTAGCATATCGAAGGGATCTGGTTGGATCTACAAAAGAAATACTTCGTATTGCTAAAAATATTAATTTTGAAAACTTGGATGTATTTCAGATGGATGCATTTGCTGCTGCAACGGGTAGGTCTACCGATGAATTATTAAAAATGATACAGGCTCAAAGACAGCTTGAAGAAGCCAGAAATATAGATGGGTTAAAAGATGAAGTTAGAGAATATGAAAGATTAAAAGGAATACGGGAAGGGGATTTGAAAAACGTTGGACTTCAACGGGAGCTTCAAGTAAAACAAATGGCAAATCAAGAAAGAATTGCGGCATTACAGCAGCAATGGAATAAACTTTTACTTCAAGCTACGGCTACGTTGTTTCCTATTCTTGATGCCACTATGAAAATTGCGGGAGTAATTCTTGCGTTGGGACCAGTCCTGATGCCCGTAATAAAACTCGTTGAAGTATTATCTTCACGGATTGGCCGTATAGCAATTGGTGCTCGTACACTTAGAGATGAATTCATGGTGGCGTGGGAACTATTTAAAGGTGGAATAGAACTTAGTGCCACGCTCTCTAAATGGATTGCGAAAATAGGAAAAGCATTTTCTGTCGTTTTTAAAGTTTTCTCTTTTGCAAAAACTTTTGCTCCATTTTTTGAATTTATTCCAGTAGTAGGATGGATTATTACTGGACTGACTTTACTTTGTAATCTTTTTAAACGTATTAGCACGGAAGGGTTTTCGCTTGCGTCTATTGGAAAAGCAATTGTGGATACTTTTTGGCAGCCATTTGTCGATGCATGGGAATGGATTAAGTCTATTTTCGTTGGAAATTCTCCTTCGGTTATGTCACAAGGAATTGTTGATGGTATAATTGCAGTAAAAGGATTAATTTTGAATCATTTACTTTCGCCATTTAAGGATGCTTATACATGGATTATGGATAGGATGGGAGGGCATTCGGCATCGGAGTTAATGTTATCCGTTATTCGTGGAATTATTGGGGGTGGGGCAAAACTATTGGATGTATTGACCAGTCCATTTCGTCAATTTTTCGCATGGGTATTAGAGAAGATACCATTTGTTGGAAAAAATTTAGCAAAGGGTATTCGGGGTGGATATACCGGGGCGTTAGAAAATTTGGGTGTATTAGAAAAGAAAATTACTACACCGGAATTAATTCCGACGGCAATTACGACGGAAGCGGTTACTGCTAAATCCCCCCCTATTACTCCCACGATTCCTCCTACTTTAGAAGAATCAAAACAACAGCAACAAAATTCCACGACTTTGGCGGCGATTTTAAAAGAGCTTTGTAATTTAAATGCAGATTTAACTGCGGGTAAAATTGCGGTTAATATGGATGGTATGCTTGTAAGTGCTCAGATGGATAGGATGACTAAGTACAAAAAGGGATATGGTGTAATGACGACATAAGATTTACTATTTATAACATATGGCAAACCAATCACCCATCCCGTTAATTCCCTTGTTGAAAGTTCCGGCAAATTATCCTACGGTTCCTTCACCGGGAAAAATTCGTATTTTATACGACAAAAATAAAAAAGAGCTTTATCATCGATTATCTCCGTATGGAACCGATACTTTCATGGGAATAAAATCGACCCAGCCGTTTAATTATGTTTATCCGGATGGTCCTAAAAGTAGTGATTGTTACCTGATAGATTACGTTCAACATGCGCTTAATGATGTTAAAAGAATAACTAAATTCATGATATCCGGACAAGGAGTATTGTGGATCGGTAAACAATTCTTACTTCAAACCGGAAACGCATTTAATGAAACTCGTATCTGGAATCCTACTTCCCCTATTGTAGCAGCATCCTTTATTATCAGACCCCAAAGAAATATAGATACCAGTAATTTATTGGGAAGCTTATTGGGTAGTGTTGGCTCTGCGGTGGGAGGGGTATTAGGGCTAGGTAATTCTCCAACCGCCCCATCCGGAACGGTTGGAATGTCTGCTCTTTCTCGTAATAGCGTAACGGCGCAATCCGGTGGAAAAGGACTATTGAGAGCCGATACCGCTAACGCAGGACTGGCAACTTTTAGAAGTAAGTGGGGACCACCGGCAACTGGCGGAGGATTTTTATCGGATTTTATTAAAAAAACATTTAATAATTTTATACCTGCACGTCAAGAGGGAATAAAAGTTCGTTCCGACGAAAAGTCCTATGGATGGATGATTGATGATGGTTCATGGGGAGGGGCATTTGACTATGGTGGAACCTCACAACTTATTAAATTTCATCAGAGATGGATAGCCGGTGATAAGGGCGGAATACGCATTGCCGATCAGGATAATATGATGCATGGTGGAATAGCATATACAACGTTCAATGGGTTGCGGTATCTTCAAAATACCAAAACTTATAGTAAAACTCTTCAAAATGGTATTAAATTTGGATGGTCTATTGAACCTAGTACTGATCCGATACACCCTGGCATTCGATATGAGAATGCAATTGGAATGAAAGCGACGGATCAAGATGGGCAATATTTCGCATCGAGTATGATGGTTCAGTGGGGAATGTTTCAGGAAACGGGGAAACAGTCGCAATATCCTTCTAAGATGACCGATCCAAAGGGAGCCAGGGTATTAGCAGAGATTTTATATGACCGACTTAAAACTTTAAGAAAAAGCGAGGTTTATACCTTTCCCTCGCTTACTTCCATTCCAGACAATGGAGTTTTTCCATCCGCATATCCCGATATAGATGGTTATGATAGATTAATGTCGGTGAAGAATATAGGTGATCCAAAACACTTTGGAAATGACAAAACAAAGTTGTTTACGTTAGCTGCATATCGGGCGGGTAAAGTTAGAGTGTTAGAAAACCAACATACTGACGCTACCGAAAAATCATTTAAAATGGGAGGTACTGGTCAGTTTGATGGCATCAATACTCTTATGGTTATAGATGGGTCTTATAAAAATAGAGGAAAATCAAATGGTAGTTTTAAAATAGAAAATCGAAGAATAGTGGAGTGGACTGAATGGAATCCTTATAAAGACGATCTCATTGCATTTTATTTCTATGATATAGTTAACCAGAAATATATTCCATTTCGAGCTACTATAAAAGGACTACAAGAAACCGATTCCGTTAATTGGGAAGAACTTACTTTTATTGGAAGAGCAGATAAAGTATATTCCTATGGCGGATTTAACCGATCTCTAGCATTCAATTTCACGGTTCATATTGGAAGTCTTATAGAAATGGCTCCAACGTGGCAACGAGTTAATTATCTTATGAGTTTAGTAAAACCGGCATCTTATACACGGCGAGATAATAAAAATGATTCTAGTGGAACATATACTCGATTTATGGTTCCTCCGATGGTAATGATTACGATTGGAGACATGTATAAAAATCAACCGGTAGTTATTGGTTCGTTAGGTATTACTATTCCGGAAAATACGTCTTGGGAAACTCTAAATGAAAAAAATTCAACCGAATGGTCTTATTTAGTTGATTACATAAAATCTCCCAAGGTGGGTATGAATTATGGCCAGCTTCCACGAACCATGGAAATTTCTGTTAATGCATATCTTCTTGAGAAGGAACGAGCAATTGTCGGTGCGGCTCATTTTGGTCATGCTCCACACAACGAACAATATGATGAAAAATTTAATGTAAAAACAATACCAGATAATGAATTTCCCACGGAACTTCATAAATCTATGGTTGTTTATAATAGACAGTCATAAAATAAATGAACCGATATTCAAATAATTTATCTGGGAAGAGGTGGGATGGGAAAGAGGTGTATAAAACCACTATTTATCCTCCTGTTCCTTTGTCTGATAGTGATATTTATATTACTGCAAGTGAAACTGAGTCATTAGATACATTGGCATTTAAGTATTATAACGATTCAACGCTTTGGTGGATTATTGCCAACATAAATAATATAGGAAAAGGAAGATTAAGTATTGAACCGGGATTACAATTACGTATCCCTACCGATATCATTTCTGTTCTCAATACATTCAAACAATTAAATCAATGAAAAAAAATCAAATAAATATTTTGAAAATGATATGAGTTCACTCGTACTAATTCCATGGGAACCACATTGCTGGGACAATGCGATACAAACCGAGCTTAATCGGCGTTCGGTTAACAGAAGTTTAAATTATATTGAAAATTCCGGTGCAACTTGGAAGGCAGATACCGATGATTGGAATTCTTATAAAGGTCCGATGACTTCATGGGTCAGGGTATGTTCAAATGGATATGGATTGGAGAACAAGAATAAGAATAAGGATAAACCGGGATTTGTTCTATATGGAGGGAAAGATTTTTATTCTACATATGGATTCAATACCGGAGTTAAAAGCGGAGATGGATCTAGCAATGAGAGTATTATTGGATATACCCCGAATGGAATGCCACATATAGTTGATAATAGTTTAATTAATAATAATTATCCAATTCATGTTCCGGTTCCAGAAATTGAAAAAATATCTGCTACTATTCAAAAAGAAATTTTGCGGCGGGTTAATATTGAATGGACGTGTTTTTCTTCCAAGCAATTGGAATATATGACTCCTTATTTTTTGGTACCGGGTATTTCAGTTATTGTTGAGTGGGGATGGAATCATTTTAACCCGTTGTCGTTATTGGATTTGGTTAAAACAGATAACCTTTCTTATCTTTTTAATAATCCATATTCTTTGTATACTGATAATGTTTTAGATTCCAAAGGAAACTATGAAGTGGTGTTTGGAATTATAACAAATTTTGAGTGGTCGATAGATGGAAATAAAATTAAATGTAGAACTGAAATTACTACAAAGGATCGGCTTTGGGCGGGATTGGCGGTTAACTCACATATGATTGAAAAAGATACCGAAATACCCGATACAGGTTCCGATAAGGGAAAAATAAAATCCGAGTCCAGAGTTATTGACTCTTTGAGACAATTTGTAGACAGTTATGTTGATGGATTTATTAGTTTAGTGAATACAAAAGAAGATGATGGAGATAAAGCTATCAATAGTTTTTTGAATACTGTTGGTAAATCTAATCAAGAAGTTATTACGCAATTCGAAGCGAAAAAAAATGCTGCTCCTATTCCTTCTCCGCTTTTCTTAATGAATCCGGTATGGGCGGGATTAATGCCCCCCGAAATGCCTGTGGCGGAACCTGTTAAATCTCAATCTTCTAATCCGGAAACTCCTCTCGTAAATCCGATGGAGAGTTTTATTAAATATATTAAAATCGCTCATCCTGATAATTACTTGGAATATTTGTTTGGAATTTTTAATGGTAGAAAAAGGGTCAGATCTAGTTCTCCTATGGGTGGTTATATTGCTAGTTATTCTGAATTAAATGATTGGGATTATTCCAATTCCGATATTAAATCGTGCTGGATAAACATGGGATTAATCGTAGAGATTATTAATTATCATTCATCGGGATTGATAGGTGTAAAAGATGCTCCGATGTTTAGCATTGATATAGACGATTGTATTATTAATGCGCATCCCAATCTTATTTCTACTAATAGCAGTAATCTTTTGATACCTAATCCAGTTGCTCCTAAATATTTTGAAGGTAAATTCGGATATGATGCAAATAAAGAAGATGCCGATGCAAAAAAATACCAAGCTGCATTTAAAGTAACTTCGGTCTCTAAACCATATTCTAACACGCCATTAGATCCGAATAGAACACCCTCTGATATATCCTATGCCGATCATAGATTGCGAAAAATCGTTTATCCGATGGGGGATACGAAAAGAGATGATCTTTCTCAGTTTATTAATTCTAATAGAAGCGTACTTAGTCAAAAATCGATACGTAAAACCCCTTTTGATTTCCCGTTCAAAGAGGAATATAATGATATTACGGACGGTGAAAATAATTCTAGAAAAAGACCTGCATATTTTACGGGTCTTTTGAAAAATTTATATATTAATACAGAGGCATTTAAAAATATGTTAAAGGGGCTTGATCCCGGAGTATTTTATGAAAAATTATATGAAGAACTTTTTAAATTGATAAACGGTGCTGCGGCGAATTTTTGGGATTTTAAAATAACTGCGGCGACGGGTAGACATTCTACCGGTAACGTAGCTAAAATGAAAATAATTGATCAGAATATGACTCAATATACCGGAAATGAAGGGGAAAAGGTTTATACATTTGATTATTATGGTGCCGATAGTTTAATTAAATCAATGGTTTTTAGGCCCATGTTAAGTAATGCTCAAGCTATCCGAACTATATATGCTCAAGTAGCTGCGAATAATACAAAAAAAATAGTATTGAGCGATGAGGCATCTTTGTTAGATCCTAAATTTAAAGATAGACTTTTTAGCTCTAGTGATGTGTCTTCTAATAAAGGTCGCAGTGAGCGGTTTGGAAGTGATTCGCATCAAAAAACAATGGCACAAATCCAAGGATTAAAACCAATTAGTGCAGAAGTACTTCAGATGTCTAGTAAAAAACCCGACGGAAAAGTTCTAATTGTTCGGCTCGCTATTCCAAAAAACAATTCAGATTTGTTGTCTTTATTATTAGATGATGAAGATGAACAATATAATCCTAAATATACCGGAATTATGCCTAATATTCAAGCGGAGTTTACGATTCAGGGGATTGCGGGACTCCGCACGTTTGGGATGTTCAGAGTTAGGGGATTGCCCGACCCCTATTCCGAAGAAAATATTGTATTTCGTATTGTGAATGTTCAAGATACTATTCAAGGTGGTCAATGGGTAACAAATATCGTCGCCGGTATTATTCCGCTGCGTGGATACATGCGAGATAAATTAGGACTGCCGCCTAAAGAAGTGCCTGCAAGCGGCAAATAAAAAAAGTTGAGATTTCTGAGAAGTACGGTAAAGTTCCTAAAATGATCGAATCGTGGGAACAATGGTTTCAATTTATCAGCACGTCAATAAACGACGATTTGCTGTTACATGTGATTCCTCTTCATGATAATGTTCATTCTGCCCGTAATTCCCCCTGTTTGTTATTCATTCGGAATTTATCCAAAGGAAAAACTTATTATTATGGGTTCAATCATCCGGATATAAAAACCCCGAAGCCAGTTGATCATCAATCGATTATAGATACCCTCGACCAGTTGCAAGGAATTAAATGGGCGGTTGATAAAAAAGCATTTTCTCATTTAATTCCAATTAAAGAGACGTATGATGTAGGAATGATAGGATATTTATCCAATAATAAAATTCTAGAATTAAGTGAGTTTGATACACCGGCACATTCTCTTATTCGCAGAAATTTTTCGGATAGACCCGACTACGGTAAGCTTGTTCCGCTAACAAAACATCTGGAATCTTTTTCTGAATTGGCGGAGGTCTGTGAAAAAAGTATTAAAAAGATGTCTAATATCGGGGACTCATTTAAACAATTTAATCGACTGATAATAGAGCCGTTAGCAGAAGTCGAAAGCCAAGGACTGGCGATAAATCCGGCGATATTTCGAGAGCATTTTGGGGATATATGTATAAATTCAGGGAAGGTATATACTCAATATAATGTTTATACTGCCACGGGAAGACCGTCTAATCGATTTGGGGGTATCAATTACGCTGCTTTAAATAAAGAAGATGGATCTAGAAAAGCATTTATTTCTAGATTTGGTGATAACGGTAAACTTATTTTAATTGATTATTCTGCTTTTCATCCTCGAATTGTTTCTTTATTAACTCATTATCCGATTTCGACTTCAATCGATATCTACGAATATCTTGCTACGCTTTATTTTAATAAAAAAGAAGTCGATGAAACTGATATTGCCAATGCAAAACAGATTACTTTTAGACAATTTTTTGGCGGAGTTCAATCGGAATATGCTCATATTAAATATTTGGCCCACTTAAAGGATTTCATTGATTATCATTGGGGATTTTTCAATCAATATGGGTATGTTGAAACTCCATTATTTAAACGCCGAATTTCCAATAAACATGTTAAAGAACCTAAGCCCGCTACTATATTTAATTATATTATGCAGGCAGTGGAAGGAGAGATTTCCATTCCGGTGTTGGGAATGGTGAATAATCTTTTAAGAAATAAAAGAAGTAAATGCGTTTTATACACATATGATTCTTTTTTAATAGATTATTGCTTAGATGACGGAAACATTTTGACAGAAATTCGTGAAGAGATGAGTCTAGATGGGAAATTCCCTACGAAGGTTTATATGGGAGATAATTATCATGATATGGATTTGATAGTATAATTTTCATTTGCTTTTGGCATTTTAGGAGATATTTATAATCGTATAATGTCTCTTGAACATGTCTAATATCATTGATCAAATTTTAAACGAAGTCTGTTTGGATGAACGCATTCCAGATGGAATTTTCGATATGTCCAATTCACTTCACATGGAAGCGTTATTGGAAAACCTTACAACTGAACATCAAATCCCCGTTAATGATGCCAAAGCGATTCATAATAAACTTATCGAGGGAAAATACCCGGAGCGCCAGGCGTACAACCGAGATGGGCTGTTGGTAACATTTCCTACTCCTCAACATAAGGCCAGAGCTATTGCAAGAGGGACGCATTTTGAGAAAGATCCAACACTCGGAAAGACAGATATGTTTGCCGGGGGACAGCCTCCTGCACAAGGTCAGCCTCAAGTGCCTGCGCAAGGACAACCAGCGACGGATGCTCCATCTCAAAATCTTTTTCCGCCACCGCAACCGCCTCCGCAGCCACCGCCTCCGCAGCCACCGCAACCGCCTCCGCAGCCACCGCCTCCGCAGCCACCGCAACCGCCTCCGCAACCGCCTCCGCAACCGCAACCTGCACCAGCGCAAGGTGCAAGTCAACTTCCTGCATCCAATATTCCATCGGCGACATCTTCCCCTGCTGCGGTATCATTGTTGCCGCCATCGGATCAACAGTCGGCGGGATCGGATCGACAAGGACTATCTGTAGAACCAGCGCCAGCGCCAACCGGAGCAGCGGCTCCTGTTCCTCCTCCTAATTTTGATACTAAAAAAACTCCGCAACAGCGATCGGCGGAAGCACAGGTCGTAAAACAAATGATGCGGGGTGATAATACTAATAATCAACAGGAAATTCGACCATCTCCAATTACTGAACTCCAGAATATGAGTGGGGATGCGATTACAATAGCAGAGGTAATTAATACGTATTCCAAAGATGCTAATAATAAGAATGATCCTACGTTAAATAGACAAACTTTAATTAAGATACAATCATTATCTGGGATGCTGGTAATAAAACTAAAAGAAATTCCAAGATAAATTCGCAGTTATGACAATGTTTCAAGATAACCGACAATTATTGTGTACCTTTTCAACGGTAGCTGATTTTCAAAAAATAATTCAAGAAATCCTTTCTTTCTATGAAATATATAATAAACGAGTATTCGTTTTTTCTAATATTAAAAATCCCAAAGAAATTTTTCTAACCTATAACGTCCTTAATATGCGCCGGGACGCTCCTAAATTTCCCAATACTATTCTTATTCACCGGAAAAAAGAATTTAATGTATTATATACGCTTAATAGTATGAATCGTCTTATTGAAGAAGAAAATGGCTCATTCGATAGAACATATCAGGTAAATTGGAAGCTTTATGCGAATTCTCTCATTATAACCGGTGATATTTCAGTACGAATTATCCCACTGAAAATCCATCGGAGTTAGTCTTTTCAAAAAAATAACTGCTTTCGGGATAAAATAAGTTGTGAAAAACGTTTTTTCTGATATCGTCTCTATGTATAAAAGGTAACAGAGTTAGAGACTTAACATGTTAGTTAACGATTTGACTCGATTACCTAATTAACTAATTAAATATAAGAAATAAACAAATGAACTTAGATTTCATCAAAAACAAGTTGGATGCCTTACAAGGTAAAAACAAACAAAGTTCCAAATTTTGGAAACCTTCTGAAGGGGAACAAAAAGTCCGTATTCTTCCATATAAATTCAATCGTGAAAATCCATTCACTGAATTGAAGTTTTATTATTACAGGCAAGCTAACGGAACTACTAAAACGTTTCTTTCTCCTAGCGTAAATGGAAATCCAGACCCCGTTCTGGAGTTTTGTGAAAAGTTGCGTGGTACCGGTTCTAAAGAGAATTGGGTTCTATCTAAATCGTATGAACCCAAGCTTCGGACCTATGTCCCCGTTATTGTACGTGGACAAGAGGATCAGGGCGTAAAGTTTTGGGGGTTTGGAAAGACTGTGTACGAAGCCATCTTAGAGAAGATGAGCAATCCTGACATCGGCGATATTACTGACCTCGAAAATGGAAATGATCTTATTATTAAGTTCACGAAACTTCCACCTACTGGTAAGAAGTATCCCGATACTAAGATTGATGTACGTTTTAAGAAGACGCCTGCGGTTGACCCCTCTAATAATGACTTGATGGCAAAAATCCAGGATCAAGTGGATGTTATGACGCTCTTTACCGAGCCAAATTATGCTGAACTCAAGCAGGAATTTGAAAATCATATCAACCCTGATAATGATCAAGCACCAGAGATTGAATCGGAGGTTCCCACTGATCAGGGTGGGAATGTAGAAGTAGATGAAACCTCTGCTCCTGCAAAAACGTTGAGTCCGACTGAACCCAGTGAGAACGATACTGGCGCAGTTGTGTCTCCATCGGCGGAAAAAGCTGCATCTGTTGCCCTTTCGCCGGAAGACATGAAAGCAAAATTCAAGCAAATGTTTGCTAATGCTGCTACGGCAAAGGTGTAATCATAGATAACAATTCGGGAGTCTATCTATATGGTAGACTCCCGATTTCATTTAATTTATATTATGGCAAAAACGAAATCAACTCACGTAGAACAAGATGAAACCGCAAGTCGAGATAAGTTGGCTACTTTTCTTCAAAAGGCTCTTAATGGCCGACAAAAGGATGGTCAAAAAGTAGCTTATTTTTTGGATGAGAAAGAAGACCCCTCCAATGTAATTGATTGGGTATCAACTGGATGCACCATGTTAGATTTGGCTATTTGTAATAGACCAAATGCCGGTCTTCCTGCCGGGAGAATTTCTGAATTCAATGGGCTCGAATCCTGTGTCACCGAAGATACCGAAATTGCAGTAAGAATTGGCGATGATGTAAAAATCTTAAATAAGTTTAAAATTGGTGACGTAAAACCCTTGATGGAACAAGGAATCCCTGTGGCGGTTTTAACTGTAAAAGAGGAATTTGTTAAAATCACAAAATATGTAGAAAAGGGATTACTTGATACATTTGAAGTATTTACTGAATACGGAAATAGTATTAAAGTAAGCCGTGAACACCGGTTTTTTACTAATGACGGTTGGGTGGAATGTAAAGATTTGATTCCAGGAAGACACTCTATTTTTTATCGTGAAGATGGATATACAAACGCATTATCTTTTTGGAAAGTTACAGAAATATTTCCGATAGGAAAACATAACATTGTTGATATTACGGTCGATCATCCCGATCATTGTTATTTTGGTAATGGAATGTTAAATCATAATTCCGGGAAATCTTTACTATGTGCTCACATTATTGCAGAGACGCAGAAAAAAGGTGGATTTGCAGTTATGCTTGATCCGGAATACGCTGCGGCTCCTGATTTTTGGACCGCATTGGGCGTTTCTGTGAAAGATCTTCTTTATGTACCTTGTTCCTATTTGGAAGAGATGCTTGGGCATTTGGAAGCTATTATCGGAGAGACTAGAAAAGAAAATCCCGATCGATTAGTTACCATTATTACGGATTCAATCGCCTCGGTTCCTACAAAGAAAGAACTTGAAGCTGATTATGATGCCGCTGGGTATGGAACCGATAAATCTAAACTGCTTTCTTTAGCAATGAGAAAACTTAATGGACTTATTGCTCGACAACGGATTTGTGCGGTATTCACAAATCAACTTCGACAAAATCTTAAAGCAGTATCATTTGGTGACCCCTATCTGGAACCGGGAGGTATGGCATTTCGGTATGCGGCAAGTGTGCGAGTTAGAACTAAAAATGTTGGTCGAGTATCTACTAAAGAAAAAGAAGTAATTGGTAGAACTATTCAAACTCAAGTGACAAAGACTCGATTCGGCCCGTCTTTCCGAACAGCGTCTTTTGATATCCACTATGATAGCGGTATTCAAAATCTCGCAAGTTGGTTGGATTACATGAAAGATCATGGATTGATTACCGGCACAAAAGCGGGATATACATTTAAAATGTGTGATAATCAAATTCTTAATGCGAATGAATTTGTTCGTGTCGCCAATGAACAGCCCGAATTCAAAGAAAAAGTTTATAAATCCATTTGTGATAATTATATCATGGTATATCGTCCCGCAAACTCCAAAATAGATGAATCGGTAGAGCATTTAGAAGGAGATGGCAAAGATGAAGAAAAAGTAAAAGAGACTGTCGAATAATTATGAGAATTTCTAAATTGAAAATAAAACACGTAAATTCAACAAATTGTAAAAACAAGAAAGTATTTTGTTGGACTATTACAAAGCATCTCTCGGATGGAAGAGCTATTGTAAAAATATTTCCATCTAGAGGCATTGCCAGAAAAAAGTTGAAAAAAATGAGAGAAGGATTGGAATATTCGAATATTAAATATCAGTTACACCGATCAATATTGTCGATAATATAATTCATATGCCGTCCAAAGAAGAGAATGCAAGGGCATTCGGTTTATTTTCTCAATTCAAAAATGATTTAGTTCCTGATCAGGGATTAAATCGGAAGGTAAATGATAAAATTCTTTTGGTAGATGCGTTAAATTTATATTTAAGATGTTGGAATGCAAATCCAATGATGAACGACGACGGATTGCATACCGGAGGACTTGCGGGGTCTTTAAAATCCTTAGGCTATGCTATTAAGTCTATTAAACCTACTCGTTGCGTCATTATTTTCGACGGAGACGGCGGGTCTGAAAAAAGACGCAAAATATATCCTGAATATAAGATGCATCGCAAAAGTTCGATTCGACTTAATCGGACATATGAAGAATTATCGGAAAAGGAGGGTGAAGAGGCTAGCAAGCTAAAACAACTTGTGCGTTTGGCGGAATATCTTCAACATCTTCCAGTTAATGTTTTAATTTCTAATGGAATTGAAGCAGATGATTCAATTGCATATTGTACCAATGAATTCTTTAAAGAATCGGACGTTATAATCATGTCGTCCGATAAAGACTTTCTGCAACTTGTTACTGATAGAGTAAAAGTTTGGAGCCCAACTAAAAAAATAATGTTTGGACCGGCTGAAGTGCTTCACGAATATGGAATTCATCCTAATAATTTTGTATTGTTTCGGGCAATGGATGGCGATCCCTCCGATAATATTAACGGGATTAAAGGAATAGGAATTAAAACCGTTATAAAGTATTTTCCTTTTATGTCCGATCCTACCCCCCGAGATGTAAAATATATAGTAGGATATGCTCAACAAAATAAAGGAAAAGTTAAGATTTATGAAAAAATAGTGGAGGGAGAACAAATATTAGAAAGAAATTATCAATTGATGCAGTTAAAAGATTCAATTGCGTCCACTTTTTCTCAATTAAATATTAATGATTGTTTAACCAAATCAAAAATTCCTCGTTTGGATAGGTATGGTATGATTAAACTTATTACAGAAGATAAGTTATGGAATAATCTTCCTAACCACCAGACTTGGATTAATGAAACTTTTTCCGGTTTAGATTCAATGGCAAGATCGATACTATGAAAACTTATAAATTAAAATTAAAACGGCAACATAAACGACATGAAAAACACGAATGGAAAAAACAAGCCGGTAAAGAAGTCTTCCAAGAAGAGTCCCTCAAAAAAGCCAAAATGCTTACCCCAGCTTCAGAAGATTTTGAGTAATTATTTCAAATCTTTGAAATAAAATACAATCAGTCGTTCCGATGGATTTTGACGCAAAAAAATCGCATCGGACTTATTATAAGTGGACTTTTGTGTAATAAGTGATATCTTCAACAGAAATACAGAATCTCAATATGGAAGAACAAGAACTTGGTAATTTAAAGGAGTTTGGAACGGAATTTCAGAATAAATGCCTTACCGCATTATTGACAAATAGAGCATTTTTGGAGCGAGTAGTAGATATGCTATCTCCGGATTTCTTTGAAACATCCGCACAGAAATGGGTGGTGGAACAAACGGTAAAATATTTTATGTTATATCGGGATATTCCTACCGCCCTGGCATTCACGGTTGAAATTAAAGCCATCGATGATCAGTTGAAACTTCTTAAACAATCGGTTGCGGATTTATTAGGTATTATATATGATCATTCGACTGACACCGATTTAAAGTATATTGAAAATCAATTTCTTGAATTCTGTAAAAGTAGGACGCTTGCCAAAGCTATTCTCAAATCGGTTGATTTACTTAAACAGCAAGATTATGATGCTATTAAAAGCACTGTTGATACTGCATTGAAAGCGGGAATGGAACGAAATCTCGGACATGATTATATGGTGGACGTTGATAAACGAATGTCTCATGTTGCGAGGGATTGTATTAAGACGAATTGGGACTTGCTTGATCAACTTATTGATGGCGGATTGGGTAAAGGAGAACTTGGTTTTGTGGTTGCACCCGCTGGTTCTGGAAAGACATGGTTGTTATGTCGATTTGGAACTGAAGCGATGAAACAAGGAAAGAATGTTTTACATGTTACGTTAGAATTAAATGAGAATTATGTTGGTCTTCGATATGATGCTTGTTTTACTGGGTTAGGGTTTCAGACCATCCGCAATCATGTAGATGCCGTTAAAAAGGCAATCGAAAAAATCCCAGGTAAACTTTTTATTAAATATTATCCTTTGAAGACAGTTAGTCCTCAGAGTATACGACTATTTATTGATCGGTTTCAAATGTTACAGCAAATAAAAATAGATATGTTAGTGGTTGATTATGCAGATATTCTTCGTCCATTTGTTCCAGATAAGAATGCTAACAGTTATACCGAAGCGGGGTCGGTATATGAGGAACTTCGTGCGGTTGCAGGAGAACTTCAAATTCCGGTTTGGAGTGCTTCGCAGAGCAACCGGCAAGGTCATGAAATGGATGTATTACAGGCGGGAAACGTGGCGGATTCTTATCGTAAAATAATGACGGGAGACGTTATTCTTTCGCTTTCAAGGAAAATGGAAGATAAACAACAAAATGTTGGACGTATTCATGTTATGAAAAACCGATTTGGAGCGGATGGCATGACTTTTCCATGTAAATTCGATCCATCTAATGGTCATGTTAGTATATATGAGGAAGCTTCTGCCGATGGTATGTTGCTTAAAAAGAAAATGAAAGACGGTGAGAAAAGTATTAAGAAATTGACTAAAACGCTGTATGACTCCATGCAGGGTAGTGATTCGGATTAATATTGTTTTCGGAAACAGAATAATTTGTTCATATTTTTAAAAATGAAAAATGTGAAATTGAAAATGTCGGATATAGTTATTCTTTGCAGATAAAAATTTATAAATATAAAAATACATGGAAACTCTAAAATTACAGCCACATATAGAAAAGATATTACAAGAACGGTATTATTTAAAATCCGAAAGTTCCTGGAGTCAAATGACAGAAAGGTTATCTGTTTTAGATTCTAAAATGCACGAATATATTCTCAATAGAGTTTTTATACCTAGTACTCCGACATTGATGAATCTTAATACCAAGGGAGAAAGAAATGGGACTTTGTCTTCATGTTTTATTTTGGATATTGAAGATAGCATTGAAGACATTATGAATTCCATGAAGGATACCGCTTTTGTTACAAAAGCGGCTGGAGGAGTGGGGTTTAATTTTTCAAAACTAAGAGGATCGAATGAAAATGTAAAAACCATCAGTGCTAATTCGGGGGGAGTGATGGCATTCATTCAAATATTCGATTCTGTATTAGATGGAATTAGACAGGGTGGTAAACGTAGAGGAGCAGGTATGTCGATGCTTTCCTGTGTTTCTGGAGAAACTTTAATTTCAACATTAAATGGAAAAATCAAAATAAAAGATTTGGTTGGTAAATTTCCAATTGTGTATTGTACGGATTTGAAAGGAAATATAAAAATACAAAAATCCAATAAAGTGTGGAAAACCGGAAAACTAAAAACCATTAAAATTAAATTTGATAATGATTCCCATTTACAATGTACTCCAGATCATAAAATATTATTATCAAATTATACATATAAAAATGCTGGGGATTTAGTATTGGGAGATAGTGTTTCTGTTTTACATAAACGAATATATTTTAGAAAGGGACAACAAAAAAATAGAGCTGAATATGTTTTAGACATAACAAAAGGAAATTCAATTAAAGAACATATTGCGGTGTCGGAATATAAATATGGGAATATTTCGAATACTATTTTAAATGATAATAATGGATTCGATGATGACTCTGAAATAATTCATCATATAGATGGAAATTCTTTAAATAATGATCCTGATAATTTAGAAAAAATGACATATAAAGGAAGAGAGAATTTAGCAAAAATCAAAAAAGGAAAAACGTGGGAAGAATTTTATGGTATAGAAAAATCCGAAGAAATAAAAAACAAATTAAGAGAAAAAAGAAAAAATCAAATAGTTAGGAATGCTGGTTTTTTGGGTGAAGATTATAAAAGACATTATAAAGATGGATTTAAAAATCAATTTTCTAATCATAAAGTTATTTGTATTGAAGAAGGAGATGAAATAGATGTATATGATATTTCTGTTCCGGAATACAATAATTTTGTAGCAAATGATGTTTTTGTCCATAATTGTTACCATCCCGATATTCTTCAATTTATTGATGCGAAAGTTGAGGATACTACCAAATATACCCGAAGCAATTTTTCTGTATGGGTAGATTCTGCTTTTTACAAGGTATTAAAACAAAGTCCCAACAAGGTGTTTAAAGTTCGGAATGTAGTAGATGGTCAAGAAAATGAATTAAAAGATAATTCTGGGCAACTATATACTTATAAAATGTTATGGGATAAAATTATTCATAATGCTTGGAAAAGAGCCGAGCCCGGTATTTTTAATGGAGAAATTGCGGCGGATCGTTGTACTTGTAAACACATTACTCGTAATATTTTTTCAAATCCCTGCTGTTTTGCTTCTAGTAAATCCTTATATGTAAAAACCTCAAATGGAATTAAAGAAATCAAAGAGATAACCTCTAAAGATAAAATACTTCTGCCCGATGGAGAGTTTACTGACACCTGTGGTTACTTTAATGCAGGGGTTGCAGAGGTTTATGCGGTTGCGTTTTCAACAGGAGAAATTTTTTATATCACTCATAATCATAAGTTGGTTACGTCCATTGATAACGGCATTTATGAACTTAAAGAATTGCGTTTCCTTAAAGAAGGCGATTATGTTTTACTAGATGATGGGCAGAAAGTAAAAATAGATTCTATTCGTTTATATTCAACTGAGAATGTGGGGTGTATTACAGTTCCGGGAGTCGGATTTTTTATTACCGAAAGCGGTATTCTAAGTGGAAATTCGGAATATGTACATATTCCATATACTTCGTGTAATTTAGCATCTTTTAATCTTCATAAATTTATTAAAGATAACGAATTTGATTGGAAATCATTTGAAGTTGCCGTTGATGAATCAGTAGTGTATATGAATGGGGTTATTGATAACAATCGATATCCTATTGAAAAAATTAGAAAAGAAACTTTGAATGTTAGACCAATCGGGTTAGGTATTATGGGATTTGCTCATTTATTATATGAATTGAGAATTCCCTTTGATTCACTTGCTGCCGCTAATTTGGCGGAAAAAATTTGTAGGTTTCAAACATTAGTTGCTATGCGTAAAAGCGTGGAAATGGCGAAAGAATATAAGAAAAAGTATCCATATTTTGATTATGATATTTTTATGGATGCTAGCAAACGATTCTTCGTCGAAAAAGAATTCATGGGAATTAGTGTTGAAAAATTAGCATCTGATATCAAAAAATACGGTATTTATAATAGTTGTCTTACTTCTATTGCTCCAACCGGATGTATTGAAGAAAATACACGAATTATTACAAATGCAGGACTTATAAAAATAAAAGACATTGTTGCGGAACATCCGAGAGAAAAGGAATTTAATTATAATGTTCCCGAAATGTTAGTGGCGAGTGAAGATGCCGAAAATAAACTATCTGCATTTTTTAATAATGGTGAAACCAACGGATATTCTATACGATTAGAAGATGGAAGACGGATTAAAACATCTTCTACTCATAGAATTCGAATTTTAAAAGATGGAAAATATTCGTGGGAATTCTCTCCTGATATTAAGGTCGGAGATATTGTTGTTTTATCGCAAAATAGTTCGACGGAAACCAGTGAGGAACTGGAACTTGATTGTTCTAATGCGAGTAATCATTTCAATTCTTCTGATAATATTCTCCCATCTAAATTAAACGAAAAATTTGCGGAATGGATGGGCATATTCACTGGAGATGGGAGCACGAAATTTAGATCTGAAAATGGGAAGATAGATGGAATCAGGTTTCCCGCAGATAGTAAGGATTATGATTTTGCCCTTTATATACAGACATTGACAAAAAATTTGTTTGGTATAGATTCTTATATTTCCAAGGCAAAAAATAAAAATATGTATGAAATTTCCATTCATTCGATAAATATTGGAAATTTTTTAGTTAAAAATGGGTTGGCAAAAAAGGATAATATTTCGAGTGTGAAGGAAAAGTCCGATCATATATATCATGTTCCAGAACTTATTTTCAGATCTCCGAAGAAAGTTATTTGTGCATATTTACGGGGATTGTTTGAAACTGATGGTAGTATTTCAAACGGATCTATTACTTTTTCTTCCAAGTTTGAACATATAACACTTGAAGTCCAGGAACTTTTAACATATCTCGGCATTCGTTCGAGTATTCGCAAATTGATAAAAGGCACGGGAGGATTTAATGATGTAATGTTTTCCCTTAGAATTGATTATAAAGCCAGTAATTTGGCATTTAGAGATAAAATAGGATTTTTAAGCGATAGAAAAAAGAAATTGTTAGCGGATTTTAAGTATACCATCGATTTCGAAAAAATTTATCTGACTTATGATGAATCTATAAGATGTCGTTCGGAAATTAAAACTAAATTATCGTCTAAACATTCGTTGTATCAGAAATTCAATGGCAATATTTGTAGAAATCATTGCAATGATTTGGTTTGGTTTAATCGGGATATTCTGAATGAAGCACTTGAATATGTCAATTTGGATTTTCCTTTCGAATTGCATAAAATGTTTCATCTTAAAGTTGCGGATGTCGTTAGAGAAAAAATTAAAACCTTTGACATTGAAATAAATAATGAGGATCATACATATTTAACTTCGAATGGAATTATTAATCATAATACAATCTCCTATATTGCTGATTGTTCTAGCAGCGGTGAACCAGTATTTGGTCTTGTTTTTACTCGTAAGATTGAAAAGGAAAATAAAACATATGAAAAGGTTTATTTAGTAGATCCTGTTTTTAAGAAGTTTGTTGAAACTAATTATAAAGAAAATTCTGAGAAGATTTATGATTATGTATCCGATCATGCTGGGAGTTGTCAAGGATGTGAATATCTTACAAAAACAGAACAAAATGTATTCAAAGTAGCGGGAGATATTACCCCAGAATGGCACCTTAAAGTTTTGGCAGCGATGGCGAATAATATTTCTCTTTCAGTTAGTAAATGTGTTGCTAAAGGAACCAAAATTTTAACAAATAAAGGAATAATAAATATAGAAGATTTAGGAGTTGCTAGGGGTGATGATAAGTTTGATCGTTCATTAGATGTGAAGGTAAAAGATATGAACGGAGATTGGAAACAAGTTACCAAACATTATTCTGGGGGAATTAAACCAACAAAAATAATACGATTTAATAATGGAAATATAATCGAATTTGCTAATACACATAAACTATTAACAAATGATGGATGGACACCTGTTGATAACTTAAATGTTAATGATTATGTGTATTGTAGATCATCTAAATATGAAACTAATAATGAAGGACATTTACCGATATCAACGGATTTTGAGGATAACACGAATAGTAATTTAATTTTTCTTCCAATTAAAATGGACAGTGATTTGGCGTTATTTCTGGGAATGATAGCATCCGATGGACATTTAGTGGAAATTACGGGGAATGTCGGAATAACAACGGCGGATGATGAGGTGGAAAAAGTTTTTTCTGAATTGTGTAAAAAAATATTTAAAGTAAAAATGGTAAATGTTCAATATGATAAGAGAACTAAAAATACTCGTTCCGTTTATATAACATCACGGAAATTGTGTCGATATATCGTTAACTTATTAGATGGACATAATTGTATTAGTAAAAAGGTTCCTAGTCAAATAATAAACGGGTCGGAGTTGGAAAAAATAAGTTTCATAAACGGATTAACATTGGATGGATATATTGCTGGAAACAAATTGATGGTATACCAAGGATATTCTAAACATTTGGTAGATTCTGTGTTTCAGATGTGTTGCGAACTTGGGTTAAAACCACGAAAATCGGATGCATTTGTTAAAACTGGAAGGTTATCTAATTGGACATACGGGGTTGATGTTGATTATCATTGCTTTAAACCAATTGAATTGCATAAAAACAAAATATTGGAATATTCCAATATTATACCCGTCCCGGAAAAATTAAAAAAATTATCTTATAAGAATTTAGATAGAAAATATTATGGTTCACTTCGAACGTTGAGACGTAATAAATATAGGAGTATGAGAAGTAATAATTCTTTATTGGAATTATGTGATTGGGATAAGAATTTATATTTGTTAAAAATTGTATCGATAGAAAATTCCTCAAATGAGGTATATGACATTGAGGTAGAGGATACTCACAATTATTTAATAGATAATATTATATCTCACAATACAATAAATTTGCCTAAAGATTGTGAAGAAGAAGAAATTTCAAATGTTTTTATTAAAGCTCATGAATTGGGAGTTATTGGAGTCACTGTATATAGAGATGGCAGTCGAGAAGGTGTTTTAGTGCATAAGGAAGAATTAAAGGCGGAGACATATGTCCAACGTCATGATGCCCCAAAACGTCCGGAATTGCTTCCTTGTGATATTCATGAAATGGCGGTAGTTATTAATGGTAAAAAAGAACGTTTTGTTGCGTTAGTAGGCAAGTTGGCGGGAACGGTATATGAAATTTTTGTAACCAAAGACATTGAAAATAAGTTAGATTTTGAGAAACACAAGACCGGGTTTATTAAAAAAGTTAATAAAGGAAAATACGATTTATTAACTGTTAATGGTGAAGAAAAAATTTGTTTAGAAGATATAGGAATCATTTTTGGTGGCCAAATGGGAACGCTTTCACGGTTGGTTTCAATGAGTTTAAGGCATGGTACTCCATTACAAATAGTAGCCGATCAGTTATCAAAAGAAAATAGTGTTGGTTTTCTTGATTTTGAACGGTGTGTTGCTAGAGTATTAAAACATTATATCAAAGAGGGAGAAAAAGTCATAACATCTGAAGTATGTCAACAATGTGGATCTAAATTGATTTATATAGAAGGTTGTAAGACATGTTCCAACAAAGAATGCGGCTGGAGTAAATGTAATTAATTGTTCATACAAATATTGTCTTACTTTTATACAGTTTGTAATATTGTGTAATTCATTGGTAGATTAAATTATACTTTTTTGTCATTTTTTATACGTTTTCATATTTGTAACATATATGTATATTCATGATTAAATTGTCTAAATGGGCAAAACAATACGGTGTAACATATAAAACTGCTTGGAAATGGTTCAAAGAAGGGAATTTTCCTGCCAAAACAAAACAGTTATCAACCGGAACTATATTAGTTTATGATGATGAAAATATCAAAGAGAAGGAAATTAAAACCGTAATTTATTGTAGAGTTTCAAATCACTCCAGAAAAGCAGAATTGGAATACCAAGTTCAACGATGTGAAGAGTTCTGTGTTAAAAACGGTTGGCAAATATCAAAAATATATAGAGAGATTGCCTCTGGTATGAATGATAAAAGAAAACAATTGTGGACAATGATTGATAGCAATCCAACCAGAATTGTTGTAGAGAATAAAGATAGATTGACTCGTTTTGGATTTAATTATATCGAGCAATTATCAAAGAAATTAGGAACAGAAATTATAGTAATTCATATGGATAAAGAAGATGATAAGGATTTGATAAAAGACTTGGTATCCATAATTTATTCTTTCTGTGCCAGATTGTACGGAATGAGAAAGGCGTATAATAAAACCAAGAAAATCAAAGAAATTATAAATATGACCGATCAATTGGAAATTGTAAAATGATCAAATCAAGTAAACATACAATTAAATTCTCGAACAATATAAAATTGGAGAATTTAAACTTTATTCTTAAAGAATACCGAAGATGCTTACAGCATTTTATCGATTATTTGTGGATAACTCCTTACTCGTGGACCGATGACAAAAATATTATTCACATGATGGATATTAAGAATAATAAGTATGATGCTCCTCAATTTGTTACGTCCAATATAATTAGTAATTCGGGATTAATTACAAATCTATCAGGAAGATTGCTCAAGTGTTGTATGACTCAGGCGATGGGAATGATTAAGGCATCGTTAGAAAAACAAAGAAAAAGAATTTATATTTTCAATAAGCATAAATTATCTGGAAAATCAAAGAAAAGTCTTAAATTATTAATCCGTAAAATTAAACAAAATATTCCACAAAAACCAAATGGTTATATTGCTAATATGGAATTAAATTCTATTTGTGCGGATTTTATGTTTACCCCGGAATCCAATGATTTTAATGGGTTTCTTCAGTTTAAATGTTTAACAACAAATAAAATCAAGATTAAAATTCCCGTAAAATTTGACCGTCATTCTATTGGATTAATGAATAGAGGGAAGATGTTAAATTCATTTCTGGTTAAAAATAATTCAATTGATATTAGATGGGAGATTGATATCCCTAAATTGAGAGACGAAGGAAATATTATTGGATGTGATCAGGGATTGAAAACGGTGCTGACTTGTAGCAATGGAATTACAACATTATTGACTGATAATCACGGACATTCATTAGATTCAATATTGAATACTGTGTTGAAAAAAACCCGTGGATCGAATGCATTTAAAAGAGCAAAGGATCATCAAGAAAATTTTGTTAATTGGTCAATAAATCATTTGAATTTGGATAATATAAAGCAAATAAATTTAGAAGAAATCCGGAATATTGGATATAAAAATCGAACAAGTAAGAAACTTTCTCATTGGCAAAATACATTAATTAGAGACAAGATAGAGTCGGTGTGTGAAGATCGAGGAATTAGGTTAATTTATCAATCTTCAACTTATAGGTCTCAGAGATGTAGTTGCTGTGGAAATGTTCGTAAATCGAATCGGAAAGGAAAAATTTATTCATGTAAACATTGTGGAAACACGATGGATGCTGATTTAAATGCAGCAAAAAACCACGAAATAAGTCTTCCCGAAATCCCGTATGATTTACGAAATCTAAATCTCAATAGAAAAGATGGGTTTATGTGGAGGGAAGATGGATTCTATGATTTAGATGGTAGGAGTTTACAGTCCCTACTTCATAAAAAAGAATAAAATGTCATGTTTTTTATTCAACTGTACATATTTATAATCACCCATCATATTATGTAACGATGGATCAAAATTACCCAGTAAAGAGGTGAATTGTGTATGGCGATCAGAAAAAAACAACGAATTATTGATATGATGAACGATTCCCAGTTGGAACCTCGGGTTGTGCGACTCGAAACCGGACTTGATATTCTAACGAAGAATGTCAATGATATTGCTATTTCCATGCGAGAAAATGCAATAAATCTAGATAATAAAATGGGGGAGTTGACGATTGCCATTACTACCGCCCAAGCTCCCAAAAAAACCGATTGGTCTTTGTTTGTTAGCATAGGTTTTTTTATTATGGCTCTTGCATCTGCGGTTTTTTGGCCACTCAATCAACAAACTCAAAATAATAAAGAAACTATTGCCCAAGCCAATAATTCGATGGTTGAGCATATCAAGCTAGACATGCATCCGGTTGGATTAGCATTGGTTAATCGGCTTGAAATGCAGATAAAAGAACATATTTCAACTAATGAACGGGAATTAAAAACTCATGTAGATCGAGATATTCTGGAAGCTGGCGAAACTCGAAAACATTTTCATGAAGAATTGGGATTTGTGCAATCGCTTATAGAAGCTAAAGTTGCAATGTTGGGAGTTGAATTGAAAGGGATTCAATCAAAAAATGAGTTATATTTCGATATGCTGGCTGGAAAACTCCTAAATCTTGAAGGCATAAGAACAAAGATAAATGATAGAGAATATGATGAACTTATGCTATGGAAACAGAGATTAATTGGGGTCAATGTGCCAACTACGGGGAGTCCACTGCTTCCAAAAAGTAAAGAATAATATTACTATTTTAGGGAAATGAAGTGATATTTATAGTTATAATATGAACAAAACTATTTTTCAGAACATGGTTCGTCGAATTCTCAACGAAGAAATCTCTAAACGAGTGCCCGAAATGGACAATAATGGATTAAACGTTGATGCAAAAGATAAAGATAAGGTATTTCCATCTGACCCAAATTCCCGTGATGTTGATACTAAAGAAGAAATGCAGGATCAGCTTGCTAAAGCAGTGAAAGCAGTTGATAAGAGTTTCATTGTTGCATGGAATGATCATGATGATTTAACCATTAACGGCGGAGATATGTTATATGTTTGGATTACTCCGCTGTGGGAGGATAATTATAAAATAGTATATATGCCTCGTAATGAAGATCGTTATTTCTTTACCGGATTAAATTGGAAACAGGTTCTTGATTTTGTTAAAAATAATTTATCTCAAAAAACACATACAGGTGTGGAAAAGGCTAGAGACAAATCGTGGAGAAATAGAGAAGATCAAATTCCAGCCACAGACAAGGGGTTAAACCAAAAAGATAAGCCGAAAACAATGTCTACGGATAAGCCGTTTTCTAAAGAAAAGAATAAAGATAAACGATATGTGGAAGATCAAGTGACGAACGAAGATGATTTGCCAGATAAACCAATGAAAGAAGTTGAGAAATTTAAAAAACAAGATCAACATAAAGTAACCACTCCCGTAAAGTTGCGTAGACATAAACCCAACACCAAATTGACCGTGAAACAAACCTAATTTCGGTTAACCAGACCCGAAAAGCGCACCCGGTTGGTGCGCTTTTTTCTTTGATTGACAACTGTTCGTTTTTCTGCTAGGTTACATCAAATGGAAACTAGTAAAATCTCGGAATTGCTTGTGCAAGCAAGCTCTTTGAAACCTCGGACCCTTATTATCAGTGATTTAAAATGGAAATATTTATTGTGGGCGGTATATCGACGTAAAAATATTTTATTTGTAGGTCATACTCGGTGTGGCAAAACCAGTGTTGCTAGAGCCGCAGCAGAGGTGTTACAGTTGCCATTTTTCGTTTTCAATTGTGGTGGCGGGCAAGATGCTAGGGCGACATTGATAGGAAATACCGTATTTAAAAAAGATACTGGAACATTATTTTGTAAATCTCAATTTGTCGAAGCTATTCAAACGAAAAATGCTATTGTATTGCTAGATGAATTAACCAGAGGGAGTCATGATTTTTGGAACATTCTTATTCCAACTCTTGATTCCACTCAACGGTATTTACGACTGGATGAGGATGAACACTCTCCTGTTATAAAAGTGGACGATAGTGTGTGTTTTATTGCAACTTCTAATATTGGGAGTGAATATACTTCTACAAGAACCTTAGATCGGGCAATGGCGGCACGGTTTCCAGTGAAGGTCGAAATGCTACCTTTGAACCGAGATGAACTTCTTCATTTGATAAAAATTTTGTATCCCGGTTTAACTATAGATAAAGGGTCTCCGACATGGAATATTTGTGACATTGCGCATAAGACCATAACTGAATTAAAAAAAGATGAACCTCGGCTTTCTTGTTTTATTCCAACGGGAGCAGTTCTTGAAATGGCTCAGTTAATTGAAGATGGATTTACTCTTGCGGAAATAGCTGAAATGGCTATTTATCCGGATTACAGTGATGAGGGCGGAGTCGAATCGGAAAAAATATTTATAAAACAAATTATTGAGGGATATATTTCTAAGCCGGGAGCAAAAACACCACTCAATGATCCTACTAATAAAAATAAATGAGTGATAATCCAATTTATTCGGATTTTTGGTTAGAACAGGAAACCTATTCGAATTATATTGATACTAGTTCCGAAAATCCAGATGGTGCATTTTCAATTGATTTAATTCAATTGGCATCGGTTCGACGAATTATCTCGAATTACGTAGACATTTTAACGGGGATAACTATTCCAGTTTATTTTAAGTCTGTTGGAGAAAGTTATAATATTGGTGGTAAAGAGATTTATATTACGACTGCAATTAAACGTCGCAAGGATTTCGATCAAGCGGTTGGGTTGGCTTTACATGAGGCGGCACACACGGTTCTTACTGATTTTGATTTGGCCAAAACTATTCCATTTAATACTCCAAAACTTATTTGGGATTTTTGCAAAAAGAATAATATTCGCCGGATAACGATGGAGCGATTTTTAAAAACGATGTTTAACATCGTGGAAGATTGGTACATCGATGATTGGGTTATATCTCGGGTGCCAGGCTATATTGGATATTATGAGGAATCTTATAATGTTTGTTTTAATACCTCAGTTATTGATCAGCTTTTACTTAGCAATGATTATCGCCATCCTAGCCTTACCTCTTACGAATTTCGAATTGTTAATTTTACTAATCCTTTAACTGATTTGATGTCCTTGCCGGGACTTGAAGATATAGCAAAAACAATTAATATATCTTCGATTTCTCGGTTAACTAACACCTCACAACGCATTGCCGTATCGTTCAAGGTGGTTGAAATCGTGCTTAAAAATTTACAATTGTATCACGATAAGTCGATCCCAACACCGTCTCCCAGTTCTCAAAATAAGCGGATAGATGTCAATTCTTTCTTTAAAGATACTCGACCGAATGCAAATGAGAAGAAAAATAAAGAAAAAAGCGATTCAGATAGAACAATGCAAGATATTGCGAATGCATTGGCTCAACGCCCCAAAGATATTGATGATGAAAACAAATCGGCAACATCTCAGACAAGTAAATCTGCGGATAAAGAACTTCCAAAAGAAGTTAAACAGTCCGTGGACAAACAAATTCATTACGTTCATGGAAATACCTCTAAGCAGGAACTTGGCGATTTACAGAAAAAGATGTTGGATTTGATTGAAAAACACGGTATTGAACTCGTATATGTACCAGTAACAATGTCGGGGAACGATGCTACACTTCGGATCGGCTGCGTAGTTGTAAAAAAACTTACTATGGAGTTGATTGAAGCCGGGAAGGAAGTTTTCCCCATGGTTAATGCTTGGAAAGATGGAGATGGCAATATTAGACCTGATAACGCAATGGCGGAGGCGGTGCAAAAAGGAATTTTGTTGGGAAATAAATTGGGTCGGAAACTGATTATTCGTAGAGAATCCAATCGAAATAAAGAAATTCGAAAACGTTATGGGAAAATTAATAAACGATTAATTTATTCGGCTGGATTTGATTCGGAAGATATTTTTGAGAAAATAAATATCTCTAAATATTCCAAAGGAAGTTTACATATTACCGTTGATGCCAGTACATCAATGGTCGGTAAAAAATGGAATGATACAATAACGATGTGTGTGGCTGTTTGTAAAGCAACCTCCATGGTGGATAACATTCATGTCACCGTTTCTTTTCGTGCCACTAAAACGGTTAGTGGAGTAGAGATGCCTTATGTAGTTCAGGCATATGATTCTCAAGTAGATAAATTTTCCAAAGTAAAAAATTTGTTTCAATATCTTTGTCCCTGTGGATGCACTCCGGAGGGGCTGGCTTTTCATGCAATAATGAATTTGTTTACAAAGGCGGCACCCGATGAGGAAGATAGATATTTTCTTAATATCTCTGATGGCGAACCTTATTTTGCTATGAAATCTCCGTTAACAGGTCAAATTTTCAATTATGGGGATGAAAACGGAGTAGAACATACCAAAAATCAAGTAAATAAAATCCGTAGGCAAGGAATACATATACTTAGTTATTATATTCAAGATGAAACATGTAATAGTTGGATCGGGGATGGTCATAACACCAAAAAGAACTTTCAACTCATGTATGGACGGGATGCTAGATTTTTAGATATAAACAGTGTCACTGCATTAGCAACATCAATCAACGAACTTTTTTTGAAAGAGTAAAAAAAAGTGTTGACATTTTATAGGGTCTGTGATATTGTTAGTTTGATAATTATAAACCGTAAAAATTATGAATAAAAATAAAGAAAGAAAAAACACGACAAGTCTTAATGTAAACTGGCCAAAGACGCCGTATTTTACAATTGAAGACGTATTTGCAGCAAATAAGAATGCAAAACCTATTACTTTACGAGTTCGCCTTACTAAGGAAATTGAAAATGGTAGAGCTGGGGAAATCGGTTATATAACTGGCCTTCAAGGAAGACCTCGGAAGGTATTTGCGTTTACGCCTATTTCTCAGGTAATGTTAGATTCCACTAAATCACGGCAAATTATTTTGGTTGAAGAGAACCGTCTCGCTAAATTGAAAATTGCGCCGATGGTTGCTGCTTTTGTACCAAAACCGACGGTTAAATCGGAACTGTTGCCAGTATAAGAATTATTATATCACCCCGCCATATACCATATGCCCGTTAAAAAAAGAAAAAATCCTAAAAAAGGAATGTCTATTCGGGTGTATGGTATATGGTCGAAGAAAAAAAATAAAATGATTTATACCAATCTATCAAAAGAAGATACTGAATTGGAATATGATATGGAAGGTTATAACGAATCTGCCCACATCATTGTTTGTTTGGATGCCCTATATGATATTAGTAGTTTGGGACTTTAATATCAACCGCCTTGCCCGTAAGTGGAGTTCCAATTTTTTTTATCTCACCGTTCCCTTGCATGCGATAAACATATAAAGTAATTATTTTTTCTAAGTATGAGGAGCCATCGTTTTGATCTATGAGTGCGGAAAATAATTTTGGATTTTTAAAATTCCCTCGAACTGTTCCTTTTGATGCATAAATAATGGGATCTCCCCAATCGGAATCATATAATACTGCGTCCTTTCCAAGGAATACTAAATTAAACATAGTTCCATGAATGAAATCTTTTTTGGATGGATTTAATACTCGTTCTTTAAGCATGTCTATAAATAGAATAAAATGAACAAAAAACATATAAAAGTTGACGTTTTAATGTAAATGTGATATAGTTAGTAAATATGAACCAAATACAAAATATACAATATGGGGAGAACATTTAGAAAAAATGATTTTAGGCGTCCTAAAAAGGACAGGTCCGGTAATAAGAGTCGTAAACTTCGAGAGTACGAGGGAGAAAAGTTTAAATTTAGACCTCCGTCTAATCAAGATTCATTAGAAGTTCCAGAACCACCGGAATTTTCGGATGAACCGTAAATATGGTTGTTGAATTATTTCTTACTATTAGTTTTATATCTATCATGGTTGTAGGTTATCTTCTGTGGGCATATCAACAGCGGTTTGAAAATTTAGTGGGGGATCATACTGCTTTGAAAGCAAAGGTTCGAGAGGGTGAACGTGCCATTGTAGAGAATTTTGGAATTATTGGAAAAAAGTTTACAAAGTTAGAACATGAAATCAAAGACGCAAAGAGAATCACTACCGGTAAAACCAAAGAAGCCGTTAAAGCCGCTACGCAACTCGAACGACGTAGAGAACTCAGCTAAACTCTCGTTGTTTGATCATGTGAAACATATTCGGGGTGTTCAAGCCCCGGATTATTTCAATAACCTTTCCGAAGAAAACCAGAAATCCTTTAATCATTTCATGCTTCTTCGGGCATTATCAATGGATGATGATTGTGTGGGTGAAATGGCCTTCTTATATCGTTATTTTGATAGAATACCTTCGCCACAATTTTATACTCTTTTAATTTCATTGACCCCGAAAAACAATAGATGGGTTCCTTGGATTAAAACCAAAATTATTAAACATAGTCCAGATTTATTAAATCTGGTGTCTAAAAAGTTTGAAATCTCAAAAAGACAGGCCAATGAATATGTAAATGTGCTAGTTGCTACTAATGAAGGGTTAGAACAATTGGTTGGTTTATGTCAAGCAATGGGTCTGAATGATAACGAAGTAGAACAGTTATTTAACAAAAAGGATTATAAGTGAAAGTATTGGCAGTTTCCGGTTTGGCTCGTGTGGGAAAAGATACCTTTTGTTCTATTGCCATAAATATTTTAGCTAAGAATGGCATTAATGCAAAACGATATAGTTTCGCTGAACAACTAAAAAAAGAAGTGGCTCCATTTCTACATGATATGTGTAGAGTTAGTCCGTGGACCACTGACGAAGAAACAAAAAAAGATATTCGTGATTTCCTCGTATGGTATGGAACTACATTTTGGCGAAAACGTGATCCTAAACGATGGATCAGAGGGGTAGATACCCAGATTAAAGTGGATGCGAATGATGTTGACATTGCTCATGATGTTGATGTTGCTATTATAACCGACGTGAGATATCCGAATGAAGCGGAATGGGTTCATTCGTTGGGAGGGTATCTTATTCATATATCAGCTTGGAGAATGGCTTCCTATGGCGAATGTCATGATATGGGTGGGGGTGACTTCAATGAGACAAAAAAGTTTTTTGAGGCTCCAAATGAACAGGAACGTATTAATGATCCTTTAGTAAAAGAAATGTCTGATTATAAATCAGAATGGAAATCTAAGGGATTAACACCGGGACAGGCAATTGAGGATATCGACTTTAAAATGGAAGTTCGGAAAGCATTGGATTCTTGTGCGTGGTTCACCGGCGCATTGTTCCTATAGGTCTTCCACTGAGATAGAATGTAAGGTTTTGATCTGAAACATGACTTAAAAAATGTGGTTTGAATGAGTTAATTACAGTTCCTACTGCTTTCGTGTAAAGAGATTTACAATTTTCATAAATTTTTTGTCGATCGTTGTTTTTCCAGCAGTTACATTCTCGTTCGTATTCCATTACACAAATGGAAACTGCCTCGATATCTTTATGTAATCCTCTTAATTGATTTGAATTAACAAAGTTTCGAAATTCAGTGACATTTCGTATATCCATATTAATTTAGAAGCTTATGGACAATACCAAAAAGGATAAGTCCTCCGAAAAAGGCTATAGGAAATATAATCAGATGCCCCGTCCATAATGTTAGACCAATACATAACCATACGGTTACACATATTGGACAAGTGATGAGTCGGGTGAAAAAATTGTTATGATATTGACGAAGATATCCGTGATAAGTTAAAGTGACATCATCTTTCTTTTTTTCGTAATAATCTTTATAATTAGATAAGAAATTAAGATGAAAAACTTGGCAATATTCTACGAATGCTTCTGTCCGGAAAAATATTAGTAATACAAATGCCAAAAGACAAGAACTATTTATAATAGTAAATATCATAGAGTTTTTAAGAAATTTGTCCCAATCATTTTCACAGATATATTTCACAATAATTAATGATATGCTGAATAGAAAAATATTCATTAATCATAAATAGTTTCAGTTATATCATGAACTACCCACCCGCTAAAGCAAGTGGGTTTCCCCGCTTGATTAGTTTCTGAGTTTCGTGGTTCACAGACTTGATTACTCTCTCTGTTTTACCAGATACCATCCTCGACGCCTCCCCACGTTTTTGTTTATCGTGCGATTTGATTCCCAAACCACACAAACCTTGTTTTAATATATTCAGGGACGCATTATAGTCCCTATCGTGATGAATGTTACAAATAGGACAATCCCATTCTCTATCACCCTTCTTTAATGATTGGTTTATGTATCCACAATCATTACAGGTTTTAGAAGATGGAAACCATCTATCCACTTGGATGAACTTCCTATCGTTCCATTCACTCTTATATTTGAGTTGTCTAACAATCTCATACCAAGATACTTCTTGTATTGACCTTGCTCTCCTATGGTCTTTCATCATATTGATTATACTTAAATCTTCCATACAGATTATTGCGTTGTTTTTGACAATATCATTAGTAAGTTTATGAGTATAATCCATTTTTACATTAGTTATCTTTTCGTATGTTTTTGCTAACTTAACTCTTGCTCGTTCTCTATTCTCACCTTTCTTTGTTTTCTTGGAATGCTGTCTTTGTTGGTATTCCAGTTTCTTTCGATATTTCTTTGCTATTCTTGGATTGGAAATCTTTTTACCATCGGAGAAAGTCATCAGGTCAATCAATCCTAAATCAATACCTACACTTTTATTTGTCTCCTTGACTTTAAGTGTGAAATCTTCCTCAACAATGAATGATACAAAATACTTGTTAGTTTTGGTTTTGGAAATGGTGAGGAAACAAATCTCATAGTTTTCTCCAAATGGTCTATGTTGGTTTACCTTAATTGCTTTCAATTTAGGAATAGTCAATAGTCCATTCTCAAAAGTAAAATGTTGAGGAATACAGAATGATTGTTTATCGTATTTGGATTTGAAAGATGGGAAGGACGCAATCTTTTTGAAGAACCTTTGGTATGCTACATCAAGTTGTCGTAATGATTGTTGGAGAGATTGACTATTGACTTCGTTCAACCATTCAGTATCTTTATCCTCTTTCAATGCCACAAGAAGTTTAGCCGTATCGTTGTATCCTATTCCTTTTCCATTTTTGAGGTAATGGTCTTTTCGGGCATTAAGAAAGTAATTAAAGACGAAACGGGAACAGCCAAAGGATTTAGCAAAGAAGGTCTTTTGTTCTTCGGTTGGAAGAACTGGAAACTTATATCCTCTGGTTATTCTTTTTGTTGTCATCAAGTATAAGTATATCGAAGATTTACAAAAAGTTATTTTATTTGTAAATATCTTCATTTTCAATGGGTCGCATTCATCCCATCCCCTAAAGGAGATGGGTTTTATGCTCCCTCAAAGATAAAATGCCATGGCTAAGGAGTTGTTTTCTACTATCATTCGAAACCTTCTAAATATCCGGAAATCATTTTCGGGCATGAAGAAGTTATGTTTTAACATTATATCGATAAACCATACATTTCCTTTAGCATTTACATGTTGAGGTTGGGCTTCATTCACACTGAAAGTGCTATCGTGAATGAGTAGATTTGTACGTCCTGTCAGATTTTTTACCGTAGCATTTAAATCCGGAATATGTTCAAAACAATCCATCGCAAGAATGGCGTCGTAATGAGTTGCCGGTCCTTTTAAAAAATCATCTACATCGATCATTTGGATTCCGGCAATTCCAAATTTTTTCATTAAAAATTCACAGAACTTATATTGATGACTAGTTTTAAAATCACAATATAGAATATGTAGGTCTGGAAATTTCTCTTTAAGAAGAAAGCTCGTAATACCCAGTCCTCCCCCCATAATCCACCAGCGAAGTTATTTTGTAATTTTCTATTGCATTATAAATGAAACCTAGTTTATCTGTAAACATTGAACAAGCATTCCATGGTAATAAATCAAAGATGTAAAAATCGGTTTCTTTATACCAATTTTCAATAGTTATATTATCGTGATTTTTTAATTTATTCCATTCTTCCGATAGTTTCTCAACCCCTTTCCGGACGTTGAGATTTCCCATCTTGTTGAATTGATAAAGCAATGTTTTTACATCATCTTTAGAGTATTTCTCTTTGAAATATTCATGAACAAGATCGACGCAGGTATTTTCATTTGAAATAGTGTCAAGGATAGTCATTCTATGATTTGGTTGACATACCATGGCGAGTCGGCATGTATTAGTTTTTTTTCAATTTGATTGATATTACGAATATCAAAAGTAAAGATGTCGTATTCCATTATTCCGATTTCACCGGAATCTTTAATCAAAGGCGGGAATTGTTTAATGATATTCATTTGCGATTGATTAAAATGTGTAGCATCGAATCTCACGATGATATCATTTGAATAATTCGACGTAGATGGAAGTATTCGTTTTGAAAGATCGAATTTTGTATGCGGTTGTTCCTGTTCAATATAGCGTTTAATATTGTCTGGCGATTCTAGAAATAAGGTATCACACCATGGTTCAATGAATTCAATCAGTTTGTATGGACAGTTTTTTACGACAAATCCGGTATCATATCGGGGGTTGACAATAGGTAGCATATTTGCATCATGTAAAACATCAGAATGCCATTTTCTCCACCATTCCCGAAATTTGTTTTGACGAAGTTTAGTATATTCATCCGAATCTTGGGCTCGTTTCCATATATTATTTGAACTCACCGGTATTTCTTGGATTATTTTAATACCGTCTTTAAATCGACTACCTCGACAAGTCATGTGATATACAAAAGACGAATGTATTTGTATTAAATTATATCCTTTTAATAAAAATCTATTTCCAATGTCGCTATCCTCTAATTCCATGGGTGCGAAGACTCTTTTATCGTGTCCTCCTATAGATAAAAAATCTTTTTTGTGAATTATCCAAGGAGCAAAAAATCCTTGTGTTTTTTTATTTGTTAATTCATTTTTTTTAATAAAATTTAAAAAAGCATCCTCTTGGAACTGTTCCGGTTCCATTCCAAAATCGGCAATGTGTTTAGATGGATCTGGGGGATGAAGTGGCGGTTCTACTCTTGTTAGAGTGACTACCATATTTTCTTCCAAAATATTAAGGGCATTTTCCAATGCATTACTTCCCATATACATGTCGGCATGAAATATACCTACAATGGGTTTAGTTGATAAATCTATTCCTCGATCATATAAAACCGTGTGGCCAATTCGTTCTGGGCCATTATTTCTTGAGATTTTTAAGTTCGAATCGAGTTGTTGTTTTTCGTTCATCCATTTCCACGTTCCATCGGTGGAAGCGTCGTCTAACATTATAATTTCAACATTATATTTAATATTTTTTCTAATGGAATTATATGCCCATTGTAAATATTTTAAATTATTTCTACTGGGTAGTATTAAAGATATTTGGTCCAATTTATTCATAAATTTTCTTTATATCATTTGGGAAGGTTAAACAATCTACCAACCCATTTGAGTAAAAGCTCTCTTTCTAGATTTAATCTATCGTTAAACATATTGCATCTGTATCCGGTATAATCTCTTACAATATTATAATCTTTAAGAGGACTAGTGTTGTGATGTCCTTTGAGTATGTTTGTTACATGGTATTGTGGAATTTTATGATATAATCTAGACCATTGGAGGCAATAATCATCGTGTCCTATTAACAAATCTGGACAGTATAAATTATCCGGCATTTGGTCCGATAAGACGGATGCGGGGGATTCGATTGTATTTAATGGTTGTCCGGGTACTACAAAAGGTATAGTTATAATGGTTGGGTCTCCCCATTTTTCATTAAATGCGTAAAGTGTTTCCAATGAAATTGGATCTGCGAATCGCATAAATCCATCTTTTATATCTTCGTTTTTTATGTTTTGAATAGAACAATGTTCTATTGGTTCCCATCCTCCCCACATTTTTCTGGCGGCAAATGTTAAAATATATGGGCGAGTTTTACATTGTTTGTCAAATGTTTCCGATATATAAAAATATTCCAATGGAAGTAAACAATCTGCGTCTCCCCAATAATTGAGTCCATTTTTTATTGAAAACTCTCGTTTAACGCAAGGGGGTCCAAAAATCGGATCTTTGTCTGTTATATGAACAATCTCACAGTGTTTAACAAAGGGATGACTCATGAAATGAATCCATTGTTCTTCCGGATCATTGATCGGAGTGTCCATGTAATTTTTTGTTTGTCCGTTTAGAATTAGAATAAATTCGGTAGGGGCGGTTGAATATTTATATGCATTTTCTATAGACGTTAAAGTTTCATTAACTACTTTTACGTCTTTCCAAGAAATTTGCATTGTAAATCTATTTTTATTTATCATGAAGTTGTCTTTGTAGTTTGATTTTAGTCATTTGTAAAATGTTATCCACTGCCGCTTGTCCGAATTTTTCTTTTATTCTAATTAAAAATTTAGGATTTGTATGATACGTTAAAAAGGCGTCATCTCGGAATTTCAATACTTCTTTATTACTCAAATGGTTGGTATGCATTGGAAACGTTTCATATGCATGAAAGGAAAATCCCAAATAGTCGGTTGGCATCGCATCTCCTTTATCCAGTGCTTCTTTATAGATTTGGCTTCCCGGTAATGGCATCACTGCATACGCATTCCATCCACGGGTGGCAAGCTCAAGGCTCAAATCCAATGTAGCTTTCATGCTTTCATAATCATCCCCTATATGTCCGAAAAGATAGTTTCCCAAGACTTCAATATCTGCTTCCTCTATCTTTTTTACTACATCCCGAATATCGACATCTAAGAATTTTCCTTTAGAAATTTCCAGACGAATTTTTTGGCTTCCGCTTTCAATTCCGAGACATAACCATCGGAATCCCGCTTTACGAAGAAGTTTCAAAACGCCGGGGTCTTTGGATACAGTATCGATACGTGAATATGCCCATAAAAGGAGGTCTTTACTGTATTCTTTTTTGGCAAGTCCTTCACAGATAGGCACATAGTATTTAGAATTGAGTAAAAACATTTCGTCGCATAAGCGAATAGTGCTAACTCCCATCTCATGGAGTTTATCAAACTGTTTCAATATAAATTCCGGAGACCAATACCGCATACCTTTGTAGTTTGATGCTACACCGATAGGGTCATTATCGTTTCGGTTGATGATATTAATCATGCAATTATGGGTCAAAACGTTGTTTGCATAAAAATTATTATGAGGTTCGCATTGTAAATTAAACGTTTCAGTATTTTCGTCTATAACTTTTATATCTTCAATTCTAACATAATGGGGGCAGTTTATAGCCTTTTCTAACATTATTTTTGTATATCTTTTACCCCCAAAACCTCTATCAAAATTAGTTTTTGAGTGACAACTGGCACAAAGAGTTATAAGATTTGAAGTTTGATTATTATACTTATTATAATCAATGTGGTGAACATCCAATTTTCCGGTCGTTTTTTTACATTCCTGACATGTATTATTATCACGTATTTTAACGGATTTTCTCACTCGTCTGTTTTTGCTTAGATAATATGGTTTAAATTTTACACATTTTCCACCGTCCCATTTGGGATTTTTTTCTTTTAAAAATCGTTCACTTGCTTTATCTTGATTTTTTCGTGAATACATCGGATTAGCATCAGATAACATTTTTTCTCGGGCCATTTTAGATGCCATTTCTCGTCCTTTTTCTGTACAAAGATGTGGAATTGTTTTACCCGTAATGAATCGTTCTTTGCTTGTTTTGGAAGTTTTAGACCGGGTTTCATTGACAAACATGGGATTATAATGCTTCATTCTGAATATATTTTTGTCGTTTGCATCAACTACAAGTATTTTATCTCCTATTTTAAGATTTTCTGCGTTTACCCACGTTCCATCGTTATAAAATGGATGCTCTCCGGTACATTTCACGATTTTATTATCGGTTAGTTTAATATGATATATTTTTTCGGAACGTAGATTGTTAGACACTATTACAACGGTTTCAGAAATTTCCAATTTATTTTCATCCCATGCTAAGAGTTTATCTCCGATTTTTACATCTTCGATTTTTTTATTCTTATCATGTGAAAGAGTTATTTTCGTGCCCGCAGATAAACAGAAATTACACCCAAATTTGCATCCAAATGATGAAAATAATGTAGCATAGGGTGTTCGGAGGTTAGCATCGTAGTTAGCGTGCCACATGGGAGCCCTATAAAGATCAAAGGGTTTTTCTTTCTTTGGTAACAAGTCCCACGCATAGCCGGGAAGATCAATGTCCATTCGTTCTTGAGGCACAATCTTTCCAGGTGCCGTTAAAAAAGGCTTTCCGTCTTTTCGAAATCCAATTCCGTTAATTTGTCCCAAGGTTGACGGGTCCGTTGTCGCTTGAATACCGGCGAGTGCCCACAATGCATAGACGCCTTCGTTAGTTAGAACAATATCAATGCTCGGCTCGTCTTGCAGAGCTTTGATGGGAAGAGCCTGCATATAGGAACCTACGAATATGTTCGGGATTTTGCAATCACTAGATTTGAGATATTTAGACAATTGTGTCGCCCCATACATACTCACTGTTCCGGCATTTACGTTTTGTCCATAGACAACGAAGCATAACCATTTGGGATTTAGTTCTTTGATCCTTTGAAGTCCCTGTTCGTGAGATTGGTTCTCCGCATTCATGTCAAGAATGCCAACCTCATGTCCTACGGAACGACACGACTCGGCAAGTAGTAAACCCCAAGTGGGTGGTTCAATAGAAGAATAGGTTGTTTTCAGTTCTTGATAAACCCGGTCATTTGATGGTATTACAAATAAGATGTCCATGTTAATATGTTTGATTTTGATAAAGAGTAAGGAATTCCGTAATTTTTTCAATTGATAATCCATGTGCATCTAACATTTCATCTCTCGTGCCATTTCCTAAAATATAGCCTTCTTCTAGACCAAAGCGTTTGAGTTTACATTGAAGATTTTTATCGGCAATGGTGTCTGCAATAACGGAGGAAAATCCTCCCCCGTTTAATGTTTGCTCTTCTAATGTTACAACCAACTCAGCGTGTTTTAAATAGTTATCTAGTACAACCGGAATGGGTTTGATTTGAAATACATCAAATACGTTACAATCGATTGTTTTAGTAATTTTAAGTGCTCGACTTAATAGATATCCTGAAGTAACCAAACAAATTTTTGTGCGGCATCCTTCGTCTTTCAATGGAAACACTCCTTGATTGTTTTCCATATCAAATCCATTATACTGTGTTTCGGTGGTGGCATCATATGTTTTTTCATAAAACACATCCAAAGCGGTATCGTATGCTCGTTCAAGTCTTATATAAATCAATTTTCGGTTTTTATACGTATATTTTACCAATTGTTTGACTGCGGGATTGGTTGCGGGAGAATAAATTTCTATTCCGCATATGCTTCGCATATACGCCATATCATCTGTCGGATTGTGGGCGGCACCCGCTGGTGCATATCCTAGTCCGACTCCCACTCCTAGAATGGTAATAGGGTTTTGAGCAATTGCACATGAATATCTAATCTGCTCGAAGCATCGAGCCGACCAGCATGCCATATAATAAACATATACCTTTTTCCCACGGCTAGAGAACCCTGCCGCTACATTGATGGAGTTCTGTTCTGAAATGCCGGTTGCGAAAAATTGATTTGGAACTTCTTCTCTCCATTTGTCTAACGCCGGTGCTCCCATATCCGGAGAAATTAGAATTACATCTTTATCCTTTTTAGCTAGAGTTAGAAGCTCCATTAAAAATAAATCTCGTTGGGTAACACTCATGACAGTTCGTCCTTTCCTTGTTGAATAAGCTCTGATTCTTTGGGAATAATAGTATGATATTGCCATACTCCCTCCATATAACTAACGCCTTTGCCTTTGATGGTGTTGGCTATAACTATCTGTGGTTTTTTTGGTTTGTGTGCAAAAATATGTCGTATTTGTCTAAAATTATGACCATCAATTTCTTCTACTTCGTAGCCAAATGCTTTGAACTTTTCGGGTAGGGGGTTAAGTTTTACCATATCTTCGGTTGCGCCAAGGATACAAAGTTGATTTCGATCCACGATTAGCCGAATGTTATTCAAGTTGTGATGGGAAATAAACAGTAATGTCTCCCACACTGAGCCTTCATAGAGTTCCCCATCTCCGAGAATCACATAAATGTCTCGGTCTTTATCATATCCTCGTCCAGCAGCGAACCCAATACCATTTCCGAGTGATCCGCCCACGAATTGACAACCGGGAATTTTGTAATTACAATGCATGGGTAAAATGCCATTTTTTGTTCCATACTTTGCTAGTTCTTCCATTGGAAAGTATTTCAAATCCGCAAGAATAGGATACATTGTGGGTGCTCCATGTCCTTTACTGAAAACTATCTCATCATTGTCTGGATCAAATAATGAGTATGAATCATAAAATAAGGACACTAATATGTCAACGGTTGACAGACAAGTAGCTAAGTGTCCTATTTTTGAACGGGTCTTGAAATCAAAAATTTCTCGTCGTACCCATTTCGCTTTTTCTCGTAATTCTTTTGAGGATTTTAGGATAGTTTTCATGTTTTTATTCCCGCATCACGGGCAGACAGAATTGGATTGTTATTAACTGGCCAAAATACATTGTATTCTGGATCATTCCACATGATATGATATTGGTCTTCTTGTTTAACATAACTGTTTGATAGTTTATAACTAAATATGCAAGTGTCAGATATACATAGGTGAGCGTTTACACAGCCAGCCGGAACAATTACTTGTTTTCTATTTTTATCGTTCAATTGGAAACTTTCAACCTTTTTATATGTTTTTGAATCCTTTCTAAGGTCGATGACCACTAACTGAATAATTCCATGGAGACATTGAAGGATTTTCCATGTTTTTGCGTCTCCGTGAAACCCTCGTAATACGGTTTGCTGTGAGAATGAAAAAGAATCTACTATAAATGTGGTTTTCGGAAGCCCAAATTCATTGAAAATTCTATCATATTCATCCTGATAGAACGTTTCAACGTTTTCGCCCCGAAAATCGTAGAAAACATCTGGCTCTATTGTCAGGAGTTTGTCTATTTTTTGGCTTTGGGTGATGTTCATATTCCTACAAATGGACCATTAGAATATTTAAGAATAGGACACGCCATTAATACTTCATGAATAGCATCGTCCAGAGAAAAAGCTGGTTTCCATCCTAATGATTCTAGTTTCTCATTGGAAACGATGTAATTTCTCTGATCTGGATCTTTGTTAATCTGCGATTCGGTTATAAAAAAGTCCGGCACTTGTTTTTTTATTGCTAAACACAGTTCCATTTTATTTATATTGCAACGGGAATCTCCTACATTATAAATCTGTCCTCGCATCTTTTTGATTGTTATTGCAAAATGAATGGCGGTTGCAACTTCCCGAATGTGAATGAAGTTGCGTAAAAAATTAGATTCAAACAGCACTATAAATTTATCGTTATAGGCTCTCCATATAAAATCATTGACTAAAAGATCCAATCTCATTTTACGAGAAACTCCCATAACGGTAGCCAATCGCAATGAAATGTTGTTTCCCTTTTCCATAATAGCTTTTTCTGCCGCACATTTAGTTATACCATATGATGATATAGGATTGAGTGGGGTTTTTTCCGTACAATGAACGGGGGCTCCTTCTATTTGCTCTCCTGTCCCATATCCGGAATTTGTGGTGACACACACAATTAATTGGTCTTTGCTGGATATATTCGCAAGAAATTCGGCACTTTCTTGATTTACTTGTTTTGTTTCGAACGGAAATCGATTGCACATTGGCATACCAACAATTGCGGCTAAGTTTATAATAATATCTGCATTAATAATAGCCTTTTTATATTGCTCTTTGTCTCGAACATCTCCGTAAATGAAATTGAAGTTTGGGCGACTACATTGTTCGATAATACCATGTTGGCGGTGTATTAGATTATCATATACGGTAACTCTATATCCTAGATTTAAAAGATAATCTGTAAGGACGCATCCGATATATCCTGCTCCTCCAGTTAATAGAATTCTATTCATATGTGTTTGCTAATAATTTCGATGAACTATACACTTTTGGTAAAGGAATTGCAACATATTTTATTTTATTATCTCGACACGTTTTAATCTCCGCCGATTCTATATTTTTTCCTATTCTATCTCCACTATTGAAGAAAAGCAAGTCGTCATCTAGATAGATTTTACGAAGAAATAACAGTGTCTGGCACACGGTTCTATCCGTGTCTATAGAAATTTTTACCGTATTTACGTCTCGCAGATGACTCATTATGAATGCTCGATGGTCTTGATCCATGAATGGTTTAGACCCTTTGAGTTTTACTTGTAAATCATTATTGACGATAACGGTTAAATGATCGCAGAGAAGTCGTGATGCGACAATATATTCGATGTGTCCTCGGTGAAGAGGTGAAAAATAACCCGAAACAATTCCTCTTCTCATATTTATATATTTGTTTCCGCATGAATGACCGATGTTCCCTCATTTTCAAATTTAAAATCTAGTATGGAATCATTGAATTTGTCATAAAGTATTTTTTTAGTAATTGAGTTGCAAATTACAAGAATAAACCCACATCCTCCAGCGCCGAGCAGTTTCCAACCATACGCCCCGGTTCCTTTAATCTCTTCGATGATTTGATTTATTTTGTGGGTGCTGATGAGTGGAGATATTTGCTGTTTTTCTTCCCATGCCATTTTAAGCAATTTTCCGATTTGTTCAATATTTTCACTTAGGAAAAATTGATACGCCTCCCTTGCTATTTCCAATATAGCTTTTTTGTCTCGATTTTCATGAGATTTAGCAATAGTGTTTTGTTCTCTCTGATCATTTGTATAAATGAGAAGCATCGATTCTTGCAGTTCATTTTTGAATTCTTTAGTAATCGGTAAGGGCTTTACAAAAAATTTTCCATCTTTATGAATTTCAATAGTATTAAATCCTCCATACATTGGCCAAATTTGATCTTGAATACCACCGGGTTCGTTTAATAGATACCTTTCAATAAAGATGGCTTCATCCACCAATGCTTTTTTCGAGATTTCTGGGGTTTTAAATATTTTATCTAGTAAATGAAGCATGCCGATACAAAATGAGGATGAACCACCTAATCCGGTTCGTGCGGGTATATCTGAGAAAGAAAAAAATTCAATGGCGGTATTGATTTTACGGTGTTTTAAAACTTCTCGAATTAAAGGATTTTGAATTTCATCCCAAATTTTAACACGTTGTAATTGTGAATAAGTAATAACACTCTCTCTGGACATGATAGAAGGTCGTTTCCTCATTGAAAGATACACATGTTTATCTATGGTTGTTCCGATAAGAAAGGAACCGTGATTTTCGTAGAAATCTTTATAATCCGTAGATCCCCCAAAAAGAGATATTCTAAATGGTGATTTTACTATGATCATATTGCATTGAGTAATTGTGTCAGCCAAATGATATTTTTAATTTCCAATTCGGGATAGTTTCCGATATACCATCCGAAGAAATGACAATGATCGCAATTAGGGAATTTTTCGGCATAATGTGTTCCATATCGGCGGGTCAAATATGGTTGTCGAAGTTGATTCCCTCCCCCAGACATCCCCCTGCGAAATTCTACTTCATTCTCACGAAGAACCTTTTCTACTTGATTTCTGAGTAGTATGTCTTTATCTTTTAACATAAGCGTAAACGCATAGTTACTATTTCCTTCCAAATTAAAATCCGTGACATATCGGGTTGGATTAAGATTGTTTAGGAAGGTGGCAATATTTTCACGTCTTTTTGCATTGTTTTCATCTAATCGAGGAAGTTGGTTTAATGCTAGAACCGCATTAATTTCGGTGGAACGAAAGTTATAGGCATCTTGCATAAAAATGAAATCCGGATTCAAATCCGGAAGACTTTTAATAGTATCACTTTTTAGTATCGCACTATCTGATTCTCGGAGCATACCATGAGAACGAAGTATTCTCGCTCTTTCATACGTCCATTCATTATTAGTGCAAACCATACCTCCTTCAATGGAAGTCATATGATGGGCATAATAAAATGAAAAATTAGACACAGCTCCGAATGTTCCTACCTTTTTGCCATTGAAAGTTGCACCGGGCGATTCGCATACATCTTCGATGAGGTAAATGTTTTTAGTAGCATCTAATATTTTTTGAGTGAGTCCATTATATCCTAGAATATGAGTAAGTAAAACAGCTAAAGTATTTGGGCCAATACATTTTAGAAGTTGATCTTCGTCGAGGGCAAGGGTTTTGGGGTTTATGTCGCAAAAAATAGGAGTAAGCCCAGCATGAAGAATGGCTGATATATCGGAAACCCAATTAAGGGGAGATACGATAACCTCTCGTCGGTTTTTTCTATCTGCTACTACCTGAAGTAATGCCAACGTGAGAATGTTTGCTGAACTGCCCGAATTGACAAAAACACTGTATTTTATACCAAGCCATTTGCTCCACGCTTCTTCAAATTCTCTTACTTTTTTGCTATTAGTAAGAATAGGGAGCGGTCTTTGCGAAAGAAACTTGACGAGAGCGTCGGCATCTCCGTCGGTAATATTATTGGACATTAATGGCCACTTCATAGGTAAATCTGTCTCCGTAAATTGTTTTTAGTTTTTCGATCACATTGGAATTATCTCTAATTATTACATTATACCCTCGTCTCGCTAATTCCTCTGCGAACTGAAGTTTTTGCGATTCTTCAATGATATCGGTGTTTGGTTTATAAGTTACTGATTCTATCAATACCGGTGTGATATTGTTTGTGCATTTGCTTACAAACTCATTCACTTGATTAATTAGATGTGTTTGATTGCTTTTATCAGTTGCATAGCTGATATGCGGATAGACGCCATTCTCTTCACAAAACAAACCAAACATTTTATTATCTCGGGGGAAGCATGGTCCTCCAAACCCATACCCATATTTCAAATATTTAGGTCCAACACGAGAATCCGCCCCAATTGCTGAAAGTATTTTCTCAAAATCTAATCCCATTTTGCTAGCTACATCTCCCACCATATTCGCAAAAGCTATCTTGGTAGTAATATAACAGTTTAGGGCTATTTTAGTGATTTCTGCTTCTGTTAATCCCATTCTTTTCAAGTGGAAATCGGAATGACACATGTCGTAATAAATCTCCGAAACCAATTTCCCGCTTTCTTGCGAGGTTTCTCCTATCAAAATCATATCTGGATTTAATTGATCTTGAATAATAGATCCTTGGGCGATAAACTCAGGATTATAAACCACTTCGTAATTCAGATTTTTTAATCTTTCATATACTGTTTGACTATACCCCGGTTCGACTGTACTGGATATGACGAGATGTTTTGTATTTGGTTGAACTCCTAAACTCACGAGTCCCGCAACGATTCTATCGATGTATTGATGGTCGAATCTCCCTGATTTAAGTGACGGGGTATGAACCACTACAAATAGGATATCATTTTTTAAGGCAGTTTTAATATCCGTCGATGCGGTAAATTTTTTACTATGGCGCAGTAGTTCATCAACATCTGGTTCCGGTGATTGGAATGTTTTATCATTGAGTTGACGAACATAGGATTCGATGACATCAACACCGATTACTTCATAACCACATTGTTCTAAATTGAGGGCTAAACATAGTCCCAATCGCCCTGCTCCTATAATTGATACACTTTTATTCATGATTTTTTCGGAATATTTTCTAAGAATTCCCGTTTATTATCGTACAGCCAATCTACAGTTGTTTTATACCCCTTTGCTCGTTCTAAGTTATCTAATACGGCATCTATTTTGGATTCATATAGTTCTTTGGTAAGCGTCGGTAGGATTTTTCCTAGTTCATCTAGGGTTTCAAACCGAACAATTCCAGCCGGATTGAAAAATTTTTCTAGACATTTACTACCACAAAATACGGGTATAGTTCCTACAACCATCGCATCGGTTACTTGTTCCGAAAACCAATCATCTATATTAGTATTTGGAATAATAATAGAAAACCTATAAGGAGCTAACGCTATAATTTTACCCATTCCCGAGGGAAGATATGTGTCTAATATGTTGTTAAAACCACGTCCGAATACTTCAATTTTATCTCCAAATCTTTCCACCACGTCGTATCGCATTTTATGTCCGGTAATCCATCGTTTTTGAGACACTATAATTGATACGTTACGTTCTTTTTCATAATTTCCATAATCTTCTGGCGCAATACCTTGTACGCAGAAATAAATCCAATGAAATTTGTCTTTTCCTACCCAGTTTTCTATAAAACGATATGATGTAAAAACGTAATCAAAATGCTGGTGATTTTTTTCTAGCCATTTATAGGGATGAAACATGTTTGGATCGAACTGTCCAGCATTATCGTAAATAGTAGGGACTTCTTCCATCAAAGCTATTTTGATTTTACCGTTATAATTGACATGTTCTGGAAGTCGCTTGTCTTCGAAAATATGAACATCGCCATTCTTATTTCCAGTATACCAATCCCATGCTTTTTTGGAGGGAGGAACCCAATGCTGAATTCCTTCCCATGTATCCATTCCTGTATGTGCGGTGATTATGTTCATTGTAACTTGGCTGTAATCAGTAAATGCCATCCCAAATGTTGCTCTAATGCTTTAAACATATCTGTTCCCATTGCTTGAAACCAAGGTTCCATTACATAGTTGTTTTTCTTATATTCCTCGACAATGTAAGGGAAAATATGTGTTTGTTTAAATCCAGTTATATGAAACCCTTTTAATAAATTTGTAACGGATTCGTAGTCATATGTAAATGCGAATGGGCATCCGGATTGTGCTTCAAATTGATCGAATCCTGAATCAATCATTATTTTCTTCCAAGAGTTTTGGGCATAAAGCATGATTTTTAATATGGACTCGGAACTCATATATTTTCGAAGTTTAGAGACAATTTTCTCGGGTTCGGGAGAATGATGAATAACCCCAAATGAATAGATCAGGTCATAGGTTTTAAGAGGAAGAAAATCACTAAGATGTTCTGCGTTTCCGGTGTAAAAATTTCCTTTTAATCCATATATTTCAAATCGTTTTTTAGTTGCTTCCAATGATACTTCTGAAAGTTCAACCGCAGTATAATTAGCTCCTGCTCTTGCAAAGTTTACAGCGGTGGTTCCAAGACCACACCCTATTTCTAATACTTCTTTTCCTTTCCATTCCGGAAAATTGCTAAAAGATACGATATGAGGTTCAACGAATAACTTTTTTTGTTCCACTTCGTCAAAATATTCTTTTGTATAAAGCGGCTTTTTAGAATGACCTATATTACAAGGTCGTCGGTTCCAAAAAGTCTTAACATCATCTATAGTCATAACTGTTTCCACTCGGGCAAAAGTAACTCGTTTATATTAAATCCGTGTTCTGTCAATTTGGGTCCGAACCATAAGGATGGCGCATAAACTTGTTTGTCTGTTCTGTTATTTAAGTATGCTCCCCACCATCCAAAAGTGCTGTTGGAAATTATTATATTTTGACATAATGCCATCATATATAGTTCTAAATAATCCCGTTCCACTCCTTGACAAGAATCGAAATCACATGGCACGTCAAACTTGAGGTTTTGACGGCACCAAGGCATATCGTCAGAGAAAACGACAATTCGAGTAGGTTTAGCCTGATCAACGGCGGAATAAATATATTCCAGAGTCGGAACGGGGTGATATCCTATACAACGAGCTTCTAACGCATCCCCACGCCTTACTTGAACCGCAGTGGCGTCTTTTAGCCACCCGAAACGTTCATGTAATTCTTTTTGTATTTCTTTTGTTGGTCCAAATAAGGATTGAAGGTATTCCCGGTGATGGTCGAAATATTTCCACGATTGAAAATGCCCTCGTAGTTTAATATTGGGTTCAAATGGGATTGGTTTATAATACATACTCTCCCAGATATATGTTGTGTTTACCGGAGGGTTATTATCTGTAGCGACTCGGATAAATACGTTATTTAAATAGTTGTGAATGTTTCTTCCTTGATTTGGTAAAATATGCTCACTTGGATTTACTAATAATTGGGCGTTGTTGTCTTTTGCTAATGCAGCAGCGGCAGCAACCTCAAACATTTGATTTCCGAGACCCCCGGCCAATACAGGATTTACAGTAACCAGTTCGGGATATTTAGGACGGCTACGAACTTCAATTTCTTGGATTTGACCCACATTATTGATTTTATTTTCAGTATATCCCCTGCTTCCTCCGTTTCCAGCAGAATAGTTCAAAATATATACCGGCTGATCTATTCTGAAAATCTTTTCGGGTGGGCACATTTCCAAACAGGGATACATTGTCATTAAATCTTCAATCATTATGTATTGATTGGTTTCTTTAGATGTCCAATCTTCTTTCTTTATCTTATTCCATAAAAATCCCCGATAAGTTCGGAAATGGGAATATCTCCACATATCCCGACGGTAAAGTTTATTTTGTTTTACGTCAGGGGGGGCTTCGGTGTTTTGTGGAAATGGTTCCGAGAAGGAAGTGTCTGTATCCCATACTGCCATTCCGCCATATGTAATCCAGCAATTGGTTTTATTGTAAACTTCGTTTAGATAATTTATTACCTCATCGTTTCCTAAGAAGTCATCCCCATCTAATATGCAAACAATGTCATTATCTCGTATAGTTTCATATTCGGATAGACGTTCGAGAAACCATGTTTTCATGTGCCGCTCGGGAGTTCCAAACAGATGAATACGGCTATCTTTGTCTGCATGTGTTTTAGCTAATTCATATGTTTTATCGGCGGAACCTGCATTGTAATAAACGACGATCCAATTGTCGTGAGTTTGGCATATGACAGATTCTAGGTTTTGTTGAACCCATTTTTCATTGTTATAGCTACAAATTAAGATGACAAATCGATTTTCCATACTATGCTTATTGCCCCATTGACTTATCGTAAGATGCTTCAGCTTTTGTATAATACGGCAAATTAAATTTGGCTCTGACTGTGGTTTCTATACTATCTCTCCATTTTATCAAATCCGATGATGAAAGTGTATCGGTTGATACGAATGAATTATATTTTCCCGGCACCCCATTATAATAGTCTGATATTTTAGTATAATCCAAATCTGCGGTGTGTAATTTTAACATGGCTCCTATTTTTAGGATACCAAGATTCACGACCACCCTTTCGTCTAATAAAAACGGGGATGGCGGTATAATTAATGCTATTTTCATGAATTGTTTATTGGAGTAATTGCGGTATATCGGGTAAACCATGTAATAGAACCAGAAACAAACTGAACATCTTTCACTAAATCCGATACTGCTTTGATTACTCCGCTGTGCCTTCCCTTAAAATAATCTTTTTCTATGTATTCGGGGTAATAGTCTGAACCATCGTAATCATGTCCTGCGAGAATACCTCCCGGTTTAATTTTAGGAGCCCATGCAATAATATCTTTATAGACGGAAGAATATCGATGATCGGCATCGAGATATACAATATCAAGAGTTTTATCAGAAACTAAGTCTGCCATTTCCCAGCTTGTTCCATTTAGGAATATAGTTCTCGGATATTGTTTAAGTATATCAATAATGATGTTTTTTACTTTCGATTCAACTCCTTCAAATCCCGGTCCACCGGACAAATCGTCTACTAGAATACCCACTCCATTATTGTCATGTACAATAGGTAACCAACTTTTTGCAGTATCTCCAAATCCAATACCGATTTCAGCTACAATCATTCCTTCTGATTGGTTATCCTGAACCAGATTAAAAAGTTCCGTTGAGAGTATTGGCTTTTCGGTTTTTTCTTTCATAATTTATATAAGCTGAAATCCAAGGGGTTTATTTAAGTTATCTTTCCTTTCGTTGTAAATTGTGTTTTCATAAATCATGCGGCGTATATCATTCCCCGCTCCTCTTGGCGTTCTGGTATTATATTTTTATGGATATCTAAAGTCTCCCCCGAACAAAACGTTCCCTCGACAAAATCGCCGGTTTCATTTTTTCTGTCCGTATAATAGAATTTAGTATATCCAATATTTTTCAGAACTAAGATGGGTTGATATGACCCTCCTCCGCTCATGTTAATGTTTAAAGTATCCGGTTCATATCCTACCGCTCCTACTACTTCCCATCCTTCTATTAAAAATTTCAATCGTTGATGTCCGTAAATTCTATGAACGTTCCATACTAATTGATCTTGTCCCATCGGAACGGCGAGAAAAAGAAGTCCGTTTGGTTCTAGAATTTTTTTCATTTCTTGCATTGCTCTAATATCTCCATTTGGATTTAGTGGATCACCATACCTCCCTAATCCATCGTGTTCAAACGAAGAAATGGAAAACGCTATATCAAATCGGTATCCTGATTTTACTAAATCGGTTAGTAGAATTTCTTTTATTAATGGATGTCCGTAATTGGGTAAGTTATATTCCACTGTCGTAGGCATTCCCCCATATGCTATTGCCATCGCTTCATACCACGGGCTGGTTGAACCCATGATTGCTACTCGTTTACCGACAATGGGAATGATATCAAGAGCCTCGTGGAGCCAAACATCGGTTGGTCCATATGTTCCGAAATCGGTCTTTTTCTGTTTGGCACATTCAATGTAGGCATCGATTTCTTTTAGAGAAAAATCTTTCAATTTAGCGCCTTTAGATTCATCCACATAATTATGAACCAATCTTATAGTTTTCCCCATTAAAAAAGAAGCTTGCCAGTCGGGCGATAAATCTTCCCATTTCGGTGGAACTAAGTTTTTATGAATCATATTCCAGTCGGAAAGTTGCTCATATAGAATAAACAAATCTCCATATTCTTTATAGAACAACATTTTAATATGTTTGTTGGCATTTGATTTTCCTATAAATCTATCGGTATTTTCTCCTATTTCGGATTCCGCCAATTTACATAATGTCTGAGCGGTATCTGGGGTTATAACATATGCAGCCGTTCCTCCAATATCTTCGAAGATTTGATCGGAATTCGTGTTTGGTAACGGACGTATTGAAAAGAAATGCTTATCAAATGGAACTATCTCTGACATCGTGAAATCTTTCATTTTCGTGTTTTGGGGATGTTGAGATAGCAGATAAAGAAAATGATTTCCATTCGGAAGATTCAGAAATTCCTCAATAGCTTTTTTGACGGTTTCTACTTTGTTTTCCGGTAAAAGAGCGTCGTCTTCTAATATAAGCATAGGCTCATTCAATTCCACGCATTGTTTCCAAAGCATGTAATTGGATAAGAAGTTTGCGGGGAAAGTACCGGCAAATTTGAACTGAACTCCTTTGAATTTAATGATATTATTGACCAACGTGTAATCATCCGGAGTTATAGCATCGAATAATTGAGTATCGTCAAAACTCTTAGATATAAGAGGAAACAGAACAGTATCTACGTATTCTTTCCTGCGAATATGTTTGGAATGTTTTGATGAAATACGTTCAACATAAGCCGCATTCGCTGGTGCGGGATTTCTTATTGAGATAATACGGGTATGCATCATACTAATTGAATATCACTATACATCTTATTTTGCCAAATGTCAAGATTATAATATGTTTTATAAAAATGTTTGGCATTGGTTGAGCACCTTTCATAAAAACCAGTAGGTTCTTTTAAACGTCGTGCTAATTGACGAGCACCGTTGACATCCTCTGCTTCTACCGATAATTCGGGGAAACATTTCCGTTGGGTATCCACTCTAATATTACCTATACACGGAATTCCAAAATAAGCGCAATTGAGACTAAAAGTACCTGCGGCTACAGTAGGCATTAGATGAACTGCATATTTGAATGTGGATAACATTTTAATCCATTCGACCCATGTCAACCTTGGTATTACATATAAATTAGGAACCTGCTCTTCCCCCGGTTGAGTACAATGTGATGTATGAACATGAATGGGGCAATCAAATTCATTGGCTACTAAATAACTCTGAAATCCTCCATACCAACGACACATTCCACCGCCTATTATTGCTCTATTTTCAGGAGAGGGTATAATTGATTGTATTGAATCTTCTATCATTAACGTTGGTATGGTGGAGACACATTTACCTGGAAACAATCCTTTGTACCAATTAGTGTCATATTCATTATGCGCAAAAATAATATCGACCTCTGCAATAGTATTATAAAAGTTAAATTGATCCGATATTGACATGTCGTTTACATACGAAGTTGGACCTTCTTGAATAAATGCTACTTTTTTATTTTGTTTTTTAATATCTTCTACAAATGACATCGCATAAAGTTGAGAAAATCTATTTGGAATGTTATTCAATTTAATTCCCTCGACATTTAATGATACTCCGCCTTTGGGCAGAATAAGCATAACCCAATCATATCCTGAAACTTGAGAATAGTTCATGATATTAAAGTGATCGGCATTAAGGGCAAACATCCATGCCATCTCTGCTCGCATATTAGGATGGTTTATTGGGACTTTCCCAGTCCATCCCATTTCAGTTAAAAAACAAATTCGCATGTTTATTTTGTTTTTTGCCCGAACACGGTATGTCCACGATTTTCATCAATCGTAAACCATTCATTATATCGAATATTTGTTTTTAATTGAGTTGCCATGGTTTTTTCGTGATATAATGCCAAATTAAAATCAAATGGCAATGTGGTAAAGGAAGCGTGCCCTTCTATTTTCTCATGCAGTCGTCGTTCCCAATGAATTCGAGATGGATCGTTTTTATAAATGCGTCCTTGAAAATCAGGAGCATTTACTATGGGTCTGTTATCACATTCTGGACATGGAGTAAGTCTCCACCCCCATGTTTTAGCATCTTGAATTGTTACTCCAATATAATCATTAATTCGGCTAACAAAAATCAATTCAATTGTTGGATTTAACTCAATAATGGATTTGATATTAATAATTAGATTTGGATTTGGTATCTCATCCCCGTCAATTTGAAATATCCATGGATTTTTACATTGCTCGTTTCCAAAATTTTTATGTTGGGAATAATTACGATCAAGTTTGTGCGGAATTAATTGTATAGAATCTTTCCATTTATTGAAAATTTCTATTGTATTCGGATTATCAGAGAAATCATCTAATATAATAACTTCATCTTCTATATCTTTATGAGCAATAACATTGGTTAAACACTTATCTAAAGTATCACTTTCATTGTGTGATGTTATTAAATAACTTATTTTCATAATTTTTATTTTCACTTATCGGCATTTTCGCAATTTCCGCTTGAGTTGGAGGATTTATTGGTGTAGACGCAGTTGGTAATTTTGGGAGATTTAGTTTTTTTAATTTTGGAAGTATAATTTGTTGCGGTAATACGAATTTAGGAACATATTTTTCCAAAAGCGAGTGAAATGCTTTATCCATTGCCTCAATTGAGAATTTCTCGGCATTTTCAGCACGAAGTAATTCCGCATTAGGTAATAGCGTATCGTAATTATTAAAAGCTTGTCGCATTTGTTCGGCGGCTTTACCATAATCGACTGTAAACCATTGCGATTCAGCTACAAACCATTCATTTACTGCTTCGCCGGAAATCTGTTCTAGTTTACCTTCAAAGAAATTTGCATATTTCGGATTCATGAAATCCAGATGACCACTCCATTTTGGTGCAATCAATGGTTTTCCGCTTAATGTTGATAATAACATGGGATGACAATTGTGTACTACAAAATTTTCCGTACAGTAACTTTCATCTTCTTCGACTGATAAATTATATACCATTCCTTCATATGGTAAGGACTCGATGGTTTTTAGTTTAAATACATGATATGCTACATTATCATATGAAACGGAAAATGATTTGGGAAGTCCTCCACGGGACAAATATTTATCATTTTGGTATTGAATATTACAAAAACTGTGATTTTTATTTAAAATATCAATAAGTGCGGTATTAGACTTATAATTTGAAGTTCGAATACGACTAACCGGTGCATTAAATTTATTGTTATCTTTTACATCATGACAAGAGTGTATATTTAATTTTAATAAACACTCTCGTACATCTCTAATTAAACTGTCATTTACTAATTGAAGAGATATGTTTTTATTATTTTTTAAACTACCATCTCCCATGAAAATTGATGATATTAAATTTTCAACAAATATTTTTGATGAATTTTTTAATATCATGGGAATTCTTTTATAAATTGCCCCTGATCCAAATAAAGCCGTTAAGAATTCTCCGATAATTGCGGAATAAAAAATCAGCTTTAATGAATTTTTAGTTTTGTGAGGTTCGAGGGAGTAAGAATCAATTTCAAAGACAGTTTTGAAACATTCTATTAATTCTTTTGCTATTGTAAGTTCCTCGTTTTTATTTAAAGAAAATATGATTGCTCCGTTGGAAACGCATCCCTCGGATAGAAAATAACCACATATTTTTGCAAATTCTGGAGATAAAACAATATTATTTTTTATTTTCTTTATAGTAGTTTCATTTGAATGAATATAGGTTAAGTTTTCGTCTCGCAATTCAATGTTTGGACACTGTATAAATTCAGATATGTTTATGGCCGGAGGTGTGGTCCAAGTGTGTTCTTCGGGCAATGCAAGATAATCCGATAGTTTTAATTCCTCTGTTGAAATCCATTGTAAAACATTATTTCTATATACATAACATCTATGGTTGGGGGTAAATTGATATGAAATAGAATTGATTCCATTGTAAACCGATATTTTTTTCATTTCTCCACTATAATGTCTAGATAATGATGCGGTTACTTTTTTCCATTGTCCCGTATGTGTAAGCACCATATCTTTATTAGTGACATTTTTTATATTTTTTAATCCGGTTTTGGTAACAATTGGAGTATCTTCTAAAGTACAATAACCCTCTCCATGAGTAAATGAAACGTGAACCTTCACTTTTTTATGATTATAAAGTGAATTCATTTCGATATCACTTAATTCGCCATGTAGAAGATAGATGTTTGGCCAGTTGGTAATAGTAGAATTTTCTTTTTTTACCATATCTGTCACTTCTTTTATTTTAGTCAAACACTCATATCTATCTATGTTAGATAAAGTCGCTCCACTGGTTTTAAGAATAAGTGCAGGGGGATTTTTTACTCCTTTGAATGTCTCAAGGAAAGTTTTCATTAACCATCCGATAGATTTTCTATCTGAATTCATTGAACCACCCGTCCATTGACCCACGAACAGAAATGCGAAGTTTTCAGTAATCCCAGACATGGCAGTTTCCAATGAATCAATCACCGCATTCGTTTTATGATATAAATTGGTGTTCGCTCCCCAAAATAAAACTTCAATGGGGGTCTTTACGATCAATGGTTCAGTTACACCGGTAGGAAGTTTTTTAGAATATTGTGCTCCTGCGAATACATCTTTACCATGTTGTGACATGACAATATTTAAATCCATTCGGTTAAGACCTTCTAACCATTCTGGTTTAGGAATGGTAGTTTCAATGGCGGCGGTAATTCCAATATTGTATTTACCAATTTTCATGATTCCTTGCGGAGTCTGTAAAAATTCATTGGGAATAGATACTTGAATAAATAATTCCGGCTGTCGAGTTAATGGTCCTTGAAGTAGTCTACTAAGAAGTTCTTTAGTTAACGGATCCTTGCCTTCCATTTCTAAGTTTCTCTGTGGGCATTGTCCCCAACGTGTAGGAACAACTCGAACGTCGTATTTATCGTATTTTAATAGACTTTTAGCTAATGCTAACGCCCAATCTCCATACCCACTTCTCGTCATTAATGGCGAGGTAATTACACAAACAGGTTTATTCATATTTTTTAATCTAACTTTTATAGTTCCGGTGCCTAATATTTTATAGTTTATTCAAAACAAATCTAAATATATGTTTTATAATCAAAATTATATGCATCAAACTCTTTCATGTTATTGGTTTTTCTCTTTTTTTAATCTTCGTGACACTGACAATAACACCGAGTCATTAACATAGATTCAGATGGTTCTATTCCAAAGTTTTCTTTAACATATTTATAAAAAGATTCCATGCATTCATCGCATAGGTTCATTTTAAGGTTAAGTGTATCAAAATGACTTCCATACCAACATAAGGTGTTTACTCGGGTAAAACATTCCCGATCGGGATGTTTATCACAGAAGAATTTGACTTCTTCATAAACTCTTTCTGTTATAACTTTTTTCATATTTTTTGTAGAACAAAACGAAACTTTCCCGACCTTGTATCCGTATAATAATCGTCCATTTGGGTCTCGGCATTAATTGTAATAATTTCCTTTCCAGTATTAATATCGAGAATATACATGTAATGAGTTTTTCTGTCTTTAACCTGTTCTCTGAAAAGATATTTCCAAAAATTGAACCCCTTTTCGGTTTGATTTTCATCTGAGATTATTACAGATTCTCGTTTTAATATATAATCTTCAAAAAAATTTCGTGCTAAACCGTTATCTCCCTTAAAATTCCATATATGCTTGTTTTCTATTCCTTTAATAGGAGAGGTGATGCGGGTAAAAGAATACTCCATTACAATAAATGGTTTATCTCTCTCCATTAAATAATACGTTATATCGTTTCCTTCTATTTTAGAAAATAACCGATATGTAAAACTACCGATTTTATAATTTTCGAGTTCTGTCCCGTTTTTTTCTACCCATACCGCATCTCGGGCATTTAAAATTACATCATCACACTGATAATTCCCCCGATAATATTTGTTGGGCAATTCCATTAGGTTATACGTCTCCAATATATATTCTTTATAATCAAAATTATAGGGGTCGAATGTCATTGTTGAGATCGTGCTTTAATTTGTTCACTATATGGAATAGAAACATGAACTCCTCCCGTCTTTAAATAAGTTTGTAAAATACTAGGAGTTGGTTCGGTTTTTTGCGAATCAAACTTAATCTGTTCTTCTGTAAAAATTTCGGTTAAAGGTTTTCCTTTTTTATCGGAACTTCCAAATCCACCGGCTCCCCGTTGAGTTTGTGGAAGATCATCCACTAATTCCCATTCCGCTTTATTATAAAACTCAAATATAATTTGGGCTATCTTATCTCCAATTTTGATTTCTTTTTCGGTTTTTCCAAAATTGATTAATATAACTCCTATTTCTCCTCTATAATCCTCATCAATAACCCCCCCTAGCACATCAATGCCATCTTTATATGCTAGTCCACTTCTGGGTGCAATTCTTCCGTATTGTCCTGCCGGAATGCTAATAGATATTCCCGTCTTAAATAGTTTTCTATCCATTGGCATTAAAATATAATCTTCTATAGAATATAAATCATACCCCGCCGAGTGGATACTTCCGCTTATAGGTATAATTGCCGAGTCAATTAGTTTTTTAATGTATATTTTCATGAAACATATGGTAACTCTATTTTAGCATATTTACAAGATATTATAACGCAAACTCGTCATTTTGTTACGGTAATTACTGTCATAGGAACAAGTTGTCCATCGCTATAAATAAACCAGTATGTCATAGTTTTTCTAATTTCTTTTTTGTTTCTTCGAGTTTAGTTTCAATCGCAACCTGATCGATTGTAGGAACCTCAAATCCCATGTTTTTATCTAACATAAAATTGCCTACATGATCTTTTACCGAATACAATCCAAACGATTTAGATGGTTTCCAATTATGGAATACATATTCCATTGCATCCACATATTGCTTACACATATTAGTGGCATTTATCCCGCCTTCATTGCACGCCCAACGTCTACCTTCGGCCCCACATTTTTCTCGCATTGATTTAGACATTTTATACCAATACATATATGCATCCGCAATATCTTCCCATTTCGTTAGATCATCGAAAATATACGGAGTAGGAATACTACCTTGAATCATTCTAGTAACTGGCCACAAAGGATATGCCCAAACCCCATGATTTTTATATTTTCCCTCGCTATTAGAACCAAATCCCTGACTAAATTTAATCGGATTTCCTTCATCGTCGGTTTGACCAATTTGATCTTGAAGACCACCCGTAACTGATACTATTACCGGAGTCTCACACATGATACTTTCAGCACATGATAGTCCATAGCCTTCATTCGAATTATGCAAAATAAATGATTTCATGGTATAAGAATTGTCTTCTTCTACCTCAATATTATATACTTTTCCGGTATAAAGATACTTCTCGATTTTATTTATCGACATCAAATAATATCCGTCTTTAAACCAACTTCTGGATGAATCATTATCATCACTGGTATGAGTAAAATATATTTGATGATGAGTATTTCCGGGTTTATATCCAGATGTTCCTTCCGCTAAGCGGATTTTTTTATTCAATCTTACCAGTGCGGTTATTAACTGTTGTTGAAGAACATTGGAAACAGTAACGATTTTAGTATAGTTACTATCGTTCGTATGACCATCGTATCCATCGGAATCTATAAGGCCATTTATGAATGAATTTAGGATAGTTTCATCTTTATTAAACAATATTTCCGATGGAATTTTTTTGGTGTTAGAACTGTTTCCACATATTGTTTTGAAAAAGTTTTCCATTATACCTATAAATGGATGGGAGAAAAATAAATTAGTGCATTTTTTGTTTTTTTGACCATGGGGTTTAATGGAATAACTTCCACCGAATATATTCACAAAGATATTTCCTATCTTATTGATTTCATCGTTACCATAATCAGAATTAAAACATATATTATTGTTTGATCCATCTCCGCACCATCTTCCTAAGAGATATGCTAAATCGTTGGTCAGTGGAATTTTTCTATTTAATACATTTTTACTGTGGGGAAGAAATATTTCAGAATCATTGGACAAATACTTTCTGCTTTTGTATTCGGGAATGAATTTTTCCAAATCAAAAACCACATTTTCGGTCATATTTTCTGTGAGTTTTGGATACATTACTAAATCTCCCGGTGATAATTCTCCGGATGGAATCCATTCCATATATTGTTGAATTGACTCGTTTTCGTTCAACAATTTATTTTTCATTTTACTTTTCTTTACCGCCCACACTTTATGTTCGGAGGTAAGTTCCAATGGTTCATTTAAGTTAAATGGAGTAATTTTAACCATTTCACAGTCAACATTATCATATTCAAATGTTTTTAGTACTGGACGAAATCTTCCTTTATGCGTCAAAACGGTTTCTCCAATTTTTATTTCTTCAATATTTTTGGGTCCGATTTTAGTTGTTACTTTATAACCCGGTGGAATACAAGATGCATTCACAGTGACATCTGCCATGCTATAAAGATATGCCATTTCTTCTGGCGGCATTTTTGCGGGAGAAAAAATTATATCATAATCCGGACATAACGCTTCTTTTACTGCAATTAAATTCGTCCCCGCCTCTTGCATTATTTCGGTGTGAAGTAACAAACAACATTTTGCCGCTTCTTCTTTGGGAAGATTATCACAGAAAGTGCGGTAACCTAATATAATGTTGCTAGTGCGTTTTCGTTGAACATTTCTACTATTGTAAAAAATAACGAAATCGTATTTTTTTCCATTAAAAACCGCTTTTCTGCGATCTCTATATTCTTGTGTAGTAGAATCTTTTTTATGAAACATATCTTCATTGATTCCATGCGGAACATAATGAAGAAGTGTTTTTCCATTCATTGGTTCATTGATGGTACAACAATTCTTAGGATCAAGAACCCATTTATTAATATTTTCTGTTTGTCTACTAATGGATAGTAATGCATCGCAGCTTTCATAGAACGCTCGATTATACATTGGATACGGAATGTCATCCCAGATGTTATAATATGTAATCGGGAGTTTTTTACGTAAACTATGTTCCAATGAGAAAAGCCATCCAAAAAATCTTGGATCGGTAATCATGCAAATGGCATCGGGGCGTTCTTGATTAATAATAGAATGTAAAATATTTTCATTGCCATATCCATCGACCGGATAAAGTTTTATATATGCATCATTTATTTTTCTAAGTTGATTTGTTGCTTGTGATAAATCTAAAACCTTTCCGGTGTCTGGATTTTTAATTGCCCCGGCAATACAACAAAAATCATATTTATGCGCACACCCCAGAATCATTTCTCGCCCCATAGTTGCAACCCCCGAATGCATTCTTATATCATCTCCAATCCAAAGTATTTTTTTCTTATTGCTCATTTATCAGTTCTCCTTTTCTATTAAAAACCATTTTTTGAAATTTAAATCCTGCATCTAGAATTGATTGTTTTTTAAGATAAAGATTTTTATCAATTCTATTGGTCCATGTGGATTTTACTTCTACTATTAAATTATCCAATTTTATAAAAATATCCGGAAAATATCTATGTTTTATATTATCTGGCGTATGATACCAGAAAGCTGGCATCTTTGATCTTGATACTTCAATATCCGTTTCCTTGTATATTTTTAAAAGTGCATTTATAGCCATTGGCTCGTATCCCTGGATTTTAACTTCCTTCCCAGACGGTAAAATGAATTTTTTCATTTTAAACTTTTGCTGCCGTGTATGTATTTCGGAAACCTGTGAAACACTTTCTACTCCATATTTTTTTAAATTAGTATTTTTACATTTCTCTCGATTTGTATAATTTTTAGTTCCGTGGTTTTTGATACAAGTGGCGTTTTTCTTTTCTAAGACGGATGGTATTTGTAATACATGAGATACTCCGTATTTTTTAATATTATTAATTTTTCGTGTTTCTTTGGCGGATTTTATTTGGCCATTCCATTTTACTCCATGTTTTTTATAATTAGATTCATTTATTTTTTGTAATCTGTACGGATGTTTAGATGCGCATTTATCGGAACAAAAAACTGAGTACCCTTTTAATAAACCTTTAAACCCCCTTCCTTCTAATAGTTTATTGCAATTTAAACAAAATTGTTCCCCATAAATGTGTTTATATATTTTTTCAGAAATATTACGTCCCAAATAAGCATCGTTAATAAATTTATATGTTGCCGGATGATATGCTTTAAGTGTACGATAATATAAACGAGTATTTTGTTTGGCTATTGATAATATTTTCTCGTTGGATAATATATCATTCATAGGATTTGGCGTTTAATGATCCGCTGATTGTGGTTCTAATGAAAGATAAACAAGTGTTTGTTATCCATTTTCCAATTATTAGATTTCGTGGGAAACAATAATCATGAATTATTTTGTATTCTTTTTCAGAAACGTTGACCATGTGCCGTTTGATATGTGATTTTTTCATGACAATAAATAGTGTTTACATTTGTAAAATCATTTTTATTTTTGTAAAATCTTATTTATATTTAATAACTGATTTCTACATTTAGAACAGTGAACGTAATTGTAACAATATTTGGATTTCCTGTGCTGCTCCAATCTAATGTTCCAAATTCAACTCTACCCGCACCTACTTCAATAGTCCATGTGGTATCGATAGTTCCTACGGGATTTAACTCATTTACGATGATGGTGTTGGTTGGATTGGCTAATACTTTCAGAATTTTTTGTTCCAACTGAGATGCGAGTGGATTATACAGCGTTAGATCTAATTTGGAATTTTTCCATCCATCTGGACCAGATGAATTAGAATAAACAGGTAAAGTTACGGATTTTATTACATGAGAAGGAATTCCGGTAAGTGTTGCGATAAATCGCTTTCCTATTTTTGGTTCAAATTCGGTTTGTTCAAATCCGATGGATTTCAGTTTTTGCTGTAAGTCGGATGCATTTGTATTTTCTGTTGGTTTATTCATAAAAATTAAAATTCGCAGGAGCCTGTAACTACAACCGGGATGTTGACAGTCGTAACGGTGGGGGTATAATTAATGACTTGATCTCGAAATTCAGAATTGGACACGAAGAGATTGACACATTTCTCTACAAGGGATTGTAGAGAGATTTTATGACGAATACCGAGAACCTTGAAGTCGTTATATAAGGTTTCGGGAATCTTAACCGTGGTAGCTACTTTATCTTTCATATTTTATATCCATTACGTATGTCCTTATATACGGACATAATCATTAATGGATATAAGTATGAAGAAAAAACCGAAAGATAATTATTTTATCGAAAAAAATATTTTAGTCAATAATATCTGTAATAGCATCACACGTTTTTCCTCGATGTAAGCAATATCGACAATTACTTTTGTTCTTACCGGGAATTTTGGGATATTTTATATCCTCATTATATCTGCCATCTGGATGAAAACAATCGGAAAGGAATTTATTAAAATGATCTATCACTCGATTTACTTCATTTTGGTCTGCGGGTGGTTTAAAAATTTGAATGCGGGACTGTTTATATTTGGAGTTTTCGTAGAGTTTACGTTTTAGGATAAAAAATTCTACATCTATTTTTGTCACCGGAACCTCGTGTTTTCGACTATAAAGAGCTTTATATAATACTAATTGTGAAGTTTTAGCTAAATCCGCTTGTTGAGAGGCATTCCAACCCATTCGAGCGGTTTTAAAATCAAAAATTTTAATTCGACCGGTTTTTTTCTCTTTTAATACCAAATCGATATACCCATAATAGTTTGTATTATTGAGTAATGGCATATTGAGTTCATCTTCCACTCCTAAAAATTCATATTTATCGGCGGGAAAGTGTTGTAGTCGAACCGATGCTTGCATGAATTCATTGATGAAATTGACTCCATCTTCAACGAATTCTTGAATTTCGGTCTGAGTTGCAATTATTTTGTTATCAGCGACTTCCTGAATGAATGTATCTATGAAAAAATTTCGGAGATTGAGTGTCGTCGCTTTCACCAGTCCTTCCGTATATAGAGTTTTAACATAAAGTTGAAGAGCTTCATGGATAGCATTCCCATAGGTTAGGTTTAAATTAACTTCCCGAGTTCGTAATCCTTTAATATAATCCAGGTTCCAGTGGTTGGGGCATGAAAACCATTTACTATATTGACTATAGGATACTACTTTTTTCTTTTCGCTCATATTGTGATATGATATCACCATTCGTTTAAAAAACAACTTATTTTATTTTATTACTATTTATTGAAGTGAAACAAATTATCTTTTTTCTAATGTTCCTTGTGCTTGGGATAACTATTCTCAATGCAGAAGAGTTTACTACCGGTGGGGTATATGTTCAAGTTGCAACTACAAATTCAATTTGTAATTTAATTGGTAGAACCACTAATCATGTAGAACCTCTTATAATCGGCAAAACATATCGACTTGAAACCGACCTCATGGAGATTAAAACAAAAATCGGAGAAACCATTATATTGGCATTATCCACCGGATTGCAAGTAAAAGTATCCCCAAATTCATTTTTCTCGGTAGATACCTTTAATCAATTAGTTGTAAATAATGAAAGTCAGCCTGCTTTACTTAAATCGGAATATGCTATTACGGCATTATCTCTTTTAGACGGTGATATAGAGGTAATTTGCCCAAAAATCGACACTAATTCTCAATGTATTCTACAAACTCCATTGGTTAACTTGACATTAACAAAATGTAAACTTTCAATTAGATCTAATTTAAAATATGTTATTTTAAATGCTATTGAAGGTGGGGTAACTGTAGTAGATTCGAAGAATAAACAGACCTTTATCGATAAAGGTAATTTGGGATTGATTATTCAGTATCCTGGTAGAGAAGGTGAAATAATGGTGACTCAGAAAGCTATTTCTCCGGATGAACTGCAAAAAACAACTAAATCTATTGATGAACTTGAGAATTATGCGAAAGAAGTGTTGTTTGTGGTAATGGATAAAAAGGTTATTGGGATTCGGTTAAAATAAGTTGCTATGCGGGGATATTCTGATATTGTGGGAAGATATGGAAATATTAGAATCGACGGATTGTGGAAAACATGATGTTAAAAACATTAAATTTTCACGAGTTTGGGCAATGCCGAACTCTGATACGTTTAAAGTCAAGCCCATTGGCGAGTTTGTTAAAAAATATCTTGACAAATCGAAAGTAAGTGTAGATTCTTTTGCTCGGAATAATTCATGGTGTTCCTATACGAATGATATTAATCCTACCACAATTGCCCAATATCATTTAGATGCGGAAGCATTTCATTTGGAATTAGTTAAAAAGGAGATTAAATGTGATTTATGGGTGTTTGATCCGCCATACTCTCCACGGCAATTAAAAGAATGTTACAATAGTTTTGGCAGAAAAATGCAATTGGAGGATGGACAAACGGCAAGACTTCGTAAAATATGGAAAGCCACTATGGTTCCGGTGTTAGCATTGGATGCGGTGGTTTTATCTTTTGGATGGAACACGGTTGGAATGGGTAAGAAATTGGGGTTATCAACTGATGGATTAAATGTTACAATTCTTACAAAATTCTAAAATAATTTATAACTTCAACACAATAAATAATAAAATATTTACTTTTTTATGATTTTCTACTTTTTACTTTATACTTATATCATATGGGAAGAAAACGAAAAAATATAACTTATGCACAATTACTTGCGGGTGGACGCTTGCGATCCCGCAAATATTATAGTGAAAATAAAGAAGAATGTAAACGAAAAGCATTGGAGAGATATTATTCTATAAAAAATGCTTCTATTACTCCCAAATCATAAATGCCTAAATTTCTAAAAGGATATAAAATTGAATTGGCCCCAAATAAGTGTCAGATGACATTGTTTAGAAAGCATTTTGGAGCCAGCAGATTCGCATTTAATTGGGCGTTACAAAAGAAAAAAGAAGCATTTGATAGGAAAGAAAAGATTCCGAACAATATTGAATTGCATAGAGAGTTGAATAAACTTAAGGGAACGGATGCCTTACCTTGGGCTTACGATGTTAGTAAAGTCGCATTTCAGTCGGGTTTAATTAACTGTGATAGAGCATTTCAGAATTTCTTTAATCGTTGTAAGAAAAAAGTCAAAGGGAAGAAGGGATTCCCAAAATTTAAGTCAAAGAAGAATGAGACACAATCATTCAAATTAGATGGTTCGATATACTTGACAGATAAATCTCACATTAAATTACCTCGTATTGGTAAAGTCAAGTTAAAAGAATTGGATTACATTCCAATCGATACTGAAATCAAATCAGTAACAATTAGTCGTAAAAGCAGTAAATGGTTCGTATCTTGTTTGGTAGAATCTGATATTAAGATGCTCCCACAGACAGATAAGAAAGTTGGAATTGATTTAGGAATTAAGACCTTAGCAACCTGTTCTAATGGGACTAAATATGAGAATCCCAACGCATTAAAATTCAATTTACGAAAATTAAAGAGAAAACAACGTCAGTTAAGTAGAAAAAAGAAAGGAAGTCAAAATTATAAAAAATCAAAGTTAAAACTTTCTAAGTTACATAATAGAATTTCTAACATAAGGAAAGATTCGTCGCACAAAGCGACTTCAAAAATAATTAACGAAAACCAAGTAATTGTTATTGAAGGATTGAAGATTTCCAATATGTTAAAAAATCACTGTCTTGCTCAGGCAATTAGTGATATGTCTGCCCATGAATTTCGCAGACAGTTAGAATATAAGGCAAAATGGTATGGTCGTGAAATCATTATTGCCGATACTTACTTTCCATCTAGCAAGACTTGTTCGTGTTGTGGATGGAAGAATGATAATCTCACATTGAAAGATAGAATTTTCAAATGTGAGATTTGTAAGAATGAGATGGATAGAGACTTGAATGCCTCTAAAAATCTTGAGAAACTTTCTACCGTCAGTTCGACGGGAATTTACGCCTTGGGAGATGGGAGTTCGGTTTGTCCAGCAATGGATAAATCTAGCCCGTCGTTGAAAAAGGAATCTAACGGAAAATTTACATACACCCTAAAAAGATGAATGTAAATTTTTGTAAGTTTAGAAGAACGGTTTGCAATCGTTGAAATAATGATGGTTTGTCACGGAGCGGATCATAATGACACTATTTGTATGGCAGAAAAAAGAATATGACATTTGAGGAAGTAAAAGAACTTGGTATCATTTATCATCACAAATTCGTGGTGTTGCAACAGATGAATATTATCATTCAGGAATTGATTAAACGGGCGCAAGATCATGATAATAGTAAATTTTCGGAAGAAGAGTTTCCCTTCCTTGTTAAGGCAATGGATGATTTACACAAGGTTCAATTTGGAACTCCGGAATATGCGGAAGTGAGAGAAAAGTGGTCTGGTTTATTTAATTCCCATTATAAAAAGAATAGCCATCACCCAGAATTCTATCCAAATGGGATTGAGGATATGAATCTTTTAGATTTAGTGGAGCTATTATGTGATTGGAAAGCGGCATCTATGCGGAAAGAGAATGGTGGAACAATTTCAAATTCTATTCGAGTAGGCACAGAAAGATATGGATTAAGTTCTCAGTTAGTAAAAATACTTGAAAATACCGCACGGGCATGTAAGATGTAGTCGTAACAATTTGAAGTTTAAAATTTAAAATTTAAATCATAATAGGATATTTGTGTACGTTAATATTTGGGTAGACAGAAGAAACGAAATTGTCCATGTATGGGACGACGAGAAGGGATGCGTTAATTTTCCGCTTGAAGCGATCCGATTTGCTTATAAAAAGAATCCAGCCGGTGAATATGTTTCTTTATACGGAGATCGTCTCGAAGAGGTTATGTATTATGATGATAATGATCATTCTCTCCTCGAATCAGATGTTCCAATAGAATTAAAAACTTTAAGTAAATTGTATGAGGATAGTGATGAAGTTTCAGAGACTACTGCTATTGGGGTAATTGATATTGAAGTTGATTCTACCGGAGGATTTCCGAATATTGAAACGGGAGACAAGGCCATTACTGCGATTGCGTTGTACGACACGTCTACTGAGACATTTTGGTCATTTGTGCTTGATCCCGATAAAAAAATTGTTTCTCGCACTGAGCGCACCAAACTAAATTCATCTGATACTAAAGATTATGAATGGAATATTAACTCTTATAAATACGAAGACGTTTTATTAAGAGCATTTTTGAGTAAATGGGAAGAATGTAATTTTAGCATTGTCTCTGGATGGAACTGTAATGGGTTTGATTTGCCCTATATTTATAATCGAATTCGTGCTGTGTTAGGTAAGAAGGCGGGGTATCGACTATCGACAATTGGAATGTGTTATTTACACAAATTTTCCAAAACAATGCGAATTGCGGGAATGTCTTGTCTTGATTACCTTGATCTTTATAAAAAGTTTATTGGTAAAGATCAGCCAACATTTGCATTAAATTATATTGGACAGGAAGAAGTAGGAATTGGAAAAATACCATATCGTGGCAGTTTAGTTACTTTGTATAAAGAGGATTTGGATCGATATGTTGAATATAATTTAAATGACGTTAAAATTGTAGTAGCATTGGAGAAAAAATTAGATTTCATTTATCTTGCACGGTCGGTATGTCACAAAGGACATGTTCCTTATGAATGGTATATATATTCTTCTCGTTGGATTGACGGGGCGTTATTAACTTATTTACATCGTAAAAAATTAATAGCTCCTAATAAACCAGTTGGAGGGAAAGAAGAATATGAAGCGATGAAAGAGGAAGGTGCAGAAGGGTTTGAAGGCGCATATGTAAAAGATCCGGTGCCGGGGCTCTATGATTGGGTGTATTCCGCAGATGTCACTTCTTTGTATCCCAGCACTATTATGTCCCTAAATATTTCTAGTGAGACTAAATTTGGGAAGATAGAAAATTGGGATACGGAAAAATTCGTTAATGGAAAAATAGGGGCGGTATCTATAGGAGAAACGCATTATACTGAAGAAGAATTTAAAGAATTAATTAAAGATGGAAAATATAGTATAAGTTCTAACGGCATTCTTTATTCTCAGGATATTATGGGAATTGTTCCTTCCATTCTTAATATATGGTTTTCGGAGCGTGTGGAATTTAAAGCACTGGCGGAAAAATACAAAAACGAAGGTGATAAAGTCAAAGAACTATTTTATGATAGACGACAAAAGCGGCAAAAAATCTTCATGAATAGCGTCTACGGCACACTAGGACTTCCGATCTTCCGATTCTATGATAAGGATAATGCCGAGGCAACCACGGTCTCCGGGCAGCATGTTATCAAGATGACCGAACGGTTTGTTAATATGAAATATGCCGATAAATTTGCTGATAAAGGCGAGATAACTAACGATGATTTTGTCATATATATTGATACCGATAGCGTTTACATGTCAGCTAAACCCTTGCTTAATTTAGATAAAAAATCTACGGAAGTAACTGATGATACTATTCAGTATGTTATTGATTTGTCCGTGGAAATGTCTAAAGGAATTAACGAATTTTATGAGTTTGCAATTCCTGCCATGTTCAACTTGAATAAACATCGAATAAAAATCACGCCGGATGTTATTACTACAACTACATTGTGGATCAAGAAAAAACGATATGCCATGATGAAAGTGTATGATATGGAAAAACAACGTAAAGTATTAGATAAAGACGGGACTTTAGGGAAATTGGAAGTTAAAGGTATTGATGTAGTGAGAACTTCATTTCCGGCTCGATTTCGTAAATTTTCAGGAGAACTTTTGAACATGATCCTGCGTAAGGTTTCAAAAAACACGATTGATGATAGAATTCTTGTAATGGAACGAGAAATTAAAACATTGCCGGTGGATGAAATTGCAAAAAACACTTCTGTAAATTTTATTAGTCGTAAAGGAGATGCAAATTACAATCCTCCGGATAGAAAGATGTTTACTGTTCCTACCTCTAAAACTCCTCCTCAAGTAGGAGCCGCTATGATGTATAATGACATGTTAAAGAAATTCGGTTTACAAAAACAATATGAGCCAATTCATAACGGTCAAAAAATTAAATGGGTGTATTTGAAGGAGAATCCACATGCTTTAGATTATTTGGCTATTAAAGCAGATGGGACTGATCCTGATGAAATCCTAGAAATTATTAATACTTATGTAGATCGTAAACAGATGTATGAACGAGAATTGAAAACAAAAATTGCCAAGTTCTATGCGGTGTTGAAATGGATATATCCCTCATTTACTGCTAGACTTGCAGATTCTTTTTTCAAATCAAAAACGGTTTCCGTTCCAGTCGTTCCTAAATTGGATGACGAGGAAGAAGAATAACAATATGCAATATCCTCAAATAGAAAAAAGAAAAACCAATAGAGGAGATCGTTTCTTTGTAAAAGGAGAACCCGCATTTAGTGGTTCTCAATTGCATGGATTTAAAACTGAAGATTCTTTAATGCGGTGCTATACATGGTGGTTTCATAATATTTATTTAAAAAAACAAAAAGGAAAAGAGGCTAAAGCGGAATGGGAAAATGGTGGGCGGGATGAATTTTATAAAAAAGACACTACGGTTAAAGGAAAAAAAGATTTTGGTTGTAAACCCAAACAAATGTCATCCCTTCCCGTTCCTAAAATCGAATCCATTATTGCAGAATATGATGCAAAAGATATTCCTAGTTGGCTAGACTAAAAAATATAAAAACTTGCAATTAAACCAGACTTGATATAGCGTTATAACCTACGAGAAGTTATGCAGAAAAATTTATTGGAAAATTTCATAAAACGATATAGCCTTGGAGGTATATGTGAATGTGCTCATTGGTATAGTGATGCCGAAAAGAAAACTCTTACTGCCCGAGCCCACACCGACGAGAAAACCGTTATTTTAAAAATCATTTTAAAAAAATGGGAGGGAATGGAAACTTGTCAAATGGCATTGCCAAGTTCCACTAAAATTAAAGCAATGCTTAATCCGATTGGAGATGAGGTAGTGGTTACTCTAAATAAAATTAGAGATAGAATTGCCAATTTTACCGTGGCAGATGTTGATTGTGAAGCGACTTGCACGGTGGCTGAATATGATGCGTTTCCCGAAACCCTGGATACTGATACCGCCGAAATTCCCTTGGAATTTGATGTTGAAGTGAAGTTTACTGAGGAGTTTGTCAATAGATTAATGAAATCAATTGCGGCTTTGACTGAAGCTAAAGATTTTGTTCTGATGAACAATAAAAAGGGAAAGTTGGATATGGTCATCAATTATGAGGATACTAATACGAATCGTATACGTATTCCGGTAGAGACCATTAACGGTAAAGATAAAATTGATACTCCGACCGCATTATCAACAGCGGTATTAAAAGCGATTATCAATTCAAATGATAAAGCGGACGGCGCTGTTTTAAAAGTTTCCAGCCGTGGTATTGGAGTTATAAATTTTGAAGATGAGACTTTTAAATCGACCTATTTTCTATTTTCACCACGAGTAATTGAATAATTAAAACATGAACGAACCTCTAATTAAAGAACGTCGGACAATCCAATATATTTGGACAGAAAAATACAGGCCAAAATCATTGGATACATTTATTGGTAATGATTCCGTGAAGAAAAAGATTCGAGGATTCATTGATCAAAAAGATCTACCGCACCTGCTTTTCCACGGAACCGCAGGAACTGGTAAAACCTCGTTGGCAAAGATGATTGTTAAATGTATTCCCTGTGATCATATTTATATTAATGCATCGGACGAACGAACCATTGACACTATTCGTGATAAAATTGTTGGATTTGCGTCTACGGTATCGTTTGAGCCACTAAGAATTATCATTCTGGATGAGGCGGATTTTTTACCCGCATTGTCGCAGGGGGCACTCCGTAATGTAATGGAAACTTATTCTATTCATTCCAGATTTATTCTAACTTGTAATTATATTGAACGTATTACTCAGCCAATTGTTTCTCGTTGCGGTGGAGGAATTAAAGTTGAACCATTATCAATGGAAGCAGTTGCCGAACATTTGTCTCTTATTCTTGAGACTGAGAAGATTAAATATACTATAGAGGATATTGGGTTTATTGTAAAAAGTTATTATCCGGATGTTCGTAAAATTATCAATTTTGCCCAACAAAATACGGAAAAGGGTAAATTAGCGATAGCGGTTGAGAATTGTATTGAAACAGACTATCTGGAACAATTATTAACATTACTTAAAACGCCAAAGAAAGCGGGAGTGTTTGGACAAATTCGCCAGTTGGTTGCAGATGCTCAATTTTCTAATTATGACGAGGTTTATCGATATCTTTTTGATAAAGTAAATGAATTCGCCAAAGACAAAGAGCCGCAGGTTATTCTCGAATTGGCGGATGCTGTTTATCAGTCCGCCTTAGTGTTCGAAAAAGAAATAACGTTCGTTGCAATGATTCAGAAGATACTTAAATGTCTGGTTTAACAAAAAAATATGAAATGCGAAAAATGTGGAAAAACCGTAATCGGAACAGAAAAATGGTATGATTTTTCCCCTAAGCGGGATTTGTGTTGGGGTGGACATCCGTTAAAAGCGTCCGAGCTTCCTGAAATGGAAGAAACCTCGGTGGATGATAACGATTATATAATCATATGCGACATATCTGAAAAGGTCAGTAAAAAAATAAAAGTTGGAAGTTTGCGAAAAGTATTATGAATTTTGCCATTTGTAACTATAGAGTTTTTGGATTTCGATTTGTAACTCGTTGATAATGCGGAATTTACGAAATATGATATTTGATGTTGACAAACCGAGGATAATAGAATATACTGCCGCTCGCAAATTAATATACAGGTGAAGTGCTGGAACAGGCCAGTTACTATATCTCCCTGTATCAACAAAGAACAAAGAACAAAGAATAAAAAAATTATGGCAAATAATAACGGTCCAATGTGGAAAAATGAACAAGACCGTCAAATCCTTGCAGAGGTTTACAGATCGTTTGCAACCGCATTTGATGGTAATAATAATCCTACCGCTTATCAATCGTGGTTTCGTGGTGCGGGTATAGTTGAAAATCATCCAATGAAGATGGCAAGAACTCTGGTTATTAATTGTAACTATAGGCCGCTTTTGTTGATGAAAGAGATTCTATCGGTTGCATCGAAACTTAACATTGAAGTTTTCCTTCAAGAGGTAGATGAAATGGGTAACCCGAAATCTTAATTCGGCAATCGTTTTCCCTAAAGGGATAAGGAGTTAACCTGCTACTCTGATATAAGTTATGGAACATTCTGAAATACAGTTATGGTTATTGATTCTTACACTTATTTTCCCCAGGTTGGGATTGATTATTGCTTGGTTTGGGGGGCAAATCCCATATAATACGATACCATTTGTGGGAGATATGTTAATGGCGGTTTTTTTACCTAGATTGTTAATGATAATTTACATTGTTACCAATCTAGGTACCGGTAGCGGGTGGTTTTGGATACATCTATTTGTGTTCATAATATCTTTCGGTTTCACTTGGGTAAGAATTTCTTATGCCATGCTGCAAGATAAGAATATTTGGAGTACCGGCTAGTAACTATTATAGATGACGTTGATATTATAACAGGGAATGGACGATAATTTTAAATTGGCGGATATAAAAATACGAGATCCTCTTAGAGAACGAGGGGTATTATATGTTGGTCAATATGGAACTAGTGGATATGCTACTGCGGCAAAAGGGTATATATGTGACTTTTTGATGCGGGGTATTCCAATTAGTTGGAATCCATTGAAACTTGATGATTCGGAATTATCCGATGATAATTTTTATAACATATTGGCTAAGACTGTTATAGGCAAGGCAATTTCAGATGTACGTACTATTATTTTGCATTGCACTGCGGATTTGTGGCCAACTTACAAATCTGAAAATGCCGATAAATTTCTCAATAGAAATATTATAGGATATACCGTATGGGAGACAAATGTCTTGCCGAGATATTGGCCAAAATTTATTAACGAATCGGTGAATGAAGTGTGGTGTCCTTCTCATTATAATTACGAAACTTTTGTTAATTCTGGGGTAACCATTCCGATTAGAGTAGTTCCTCATATATTTTTAAAAATTGATCTTCCAAAACGGGAGCAGGTTTTATTAACGGATTGTGTGGGAAATTCGATTGTAGATGATCCCCATGTAGTTACTTTTTATAACAATTCGATTGTAGATGATCCTCATGCATTTACTTTTTATAATATAAGTGAATTAAATGAAAGAAAAAACGTTATAAGTTTGGTAGAGACGTTTTGTAAAGCATTTACTAAATCGGATTCAGTTAGATTGCTTCTTAAAGTTCATTATAAAAATTACACGACGGAAAATTTAACTTATTGTATTAATAAGATTTTTGCGGTTCTTAAGGATTTCCCGAATCATGCCTCGGTGATATTGATAACTGGAAATTTAACCGAACTTGAACTTCTTTCATTACATTCAATTGGAGATTGCTATGTATCTCTTACCAGATCAGAGGCATTTGGGTTAACTATTTTTGATGCTATGAATTATGGTAAGAAAGTTATAGTTACTGGATATGGCGGACAGGTTGATTATTTGGGAAATAACTATTCTGGTCTGGTGAGTTACAAATTGGTAGATGTTCAGAATATGGATAGTTTTACTCATGGATATTATATGCAGGGTAAACAACAATGGGCAGCACCAAATATTGATCATGCAGTAGAGTTAATGCGAAAAGTTGTAAATATCATTTAAAAAAAATATATATGGATACTATTGTTGCTGTTACCGCACAAATTCCCTATCTGAATAAAGATGGAAAAATTGTGGCGTTCGGGGGAGGAGTTCCTAGAGCCATGATTAATCTGTTTAATTGCATATCAGATGTTTATAAGATTTACATTATGTATGTTCCTCAATATACTCCTAACAATGGAACAATGTTTCAATACGAAAATATGACTTATATACCCGAAATTTCATTTTTTAAGTTTGAGGAAGTGTATGATAAATATTTTATTGGGATTGATTTCATTTTTATGATAGATATATTTATACATGGGGAAAGTTCTTTTCAATGGAGATCATTGCCTCATAAAAAAATAGGAATGATTCAAACATGGAATACTGATCCTTTAGATATTGGAATGAATGGAATAATTTGCAATGGGATCGAAGAGAGAATTAATATGTCTCCGCTATTATTTCCTGTTGGTTGTTTATATGATTCAAATGTGTTTTATCCCACAAATCAGCCCAGAAAAAACTTTGCGTTGTATACTGGCCGATTGGATGTGGATAAAAACGTTCAATATTTGATTGATAATTGGAAAAAAATTTATGAGAAATTTGGAACTATATTGAAACTAATAGGTCCGTGTAATGTACAGAAAGTTAAAGTTCCTGAGTGTGATTATATAATCAATTTACCTCCGGTTGAAGATGCTATCCTCAGAGCGTATTATAATACATGTAAATGTTTTATAATGCCGTCAAAATGTGAAAGTTTTTGCTGTTCACTAGTTGAGGCGCTCGCCTGTAATGCTCCTTGTGTTGTTGATGGTGCAGTTGGATCAATAAAAAATTTCAATGGAATGGCAAAATATGTTTATGGCAATGGATATATTTGTCAAAATCTTTTATTACAAAATATTGAAAACGTTTTATCGTCGTCTGTCGTTTCAGTAGAATCATCCGAGTTTGTAAAAAAACAATTTTCAATATCAGAAAATAAAATAGCTATCAAAAATTTTATAAAATTATGCCAGGATCCTCCGATATATTAAACGAAGATATTATCTCTATCGTAACAAGAATAAATCCATCCACTGTATTTGATGTAGGGGTGGGGGCGGGAAAATATGGGGAAATGTTAAAGAAAATATGTCCGTCAGTTTCTCTTACTGGGTGTGAAATAGATGCTTCATATTTAACAGAATTTAAAACACGACATTCTTTTTATAAAAAGATTGTGGTTAAATCCATTATAGAAATAATAGATACAGAAGAGTTTGACGTTGATTTAGTTATTATGGGAGACGTACTTGAACATTTAAAATACAGTCAAATTTTCGATGTGTTGGATTATTTTCAGTATCGAAGCAAATATATACTTTGTCTGTACCCAACTTGTCTTCGACAAGGAATATGGAATGGACATTCATCTGAGCGTCATTTATCTGAAGTGAGGCTTAGAGATATCGTAGAAAGATATAATATATTGGAATATAAAAAGTTACAGGAGGTTGGATTCTCGATGAATTTATTATTAATACGGGCTTACTTATAATATGATTACTCGATTTACCATATATATGGAGAAAGATGTTCCGGAACAAACTTTCTTCGAAAATTGATGTTTGATAATTTTGATTTAGTTCCGACGTATCTTCCGGACGGACATTTTGGATGGAAACATTTTTTTGGCTCTTTTGAAAATAGAAATGCTATTAGGAAATCAGAAGATTGTGCTATTTTATCTATAGTAAGAAATCCAATTGATTATTTAGTATCGTTTTATTATAATCCACATCATCAACCAAAAGAACGTTTGACAAATTTTATAACATTTTTATCCTCGCCGTTTTATTCTGTAGATGGTAATAATATAGACAGGAAAATTGATATAAATATAGAAAACGAAAGTCGTTATCAAGACATTTTTGAAATGAGAAGTGTAAAAAGTAGATTTTTATATTCAACTATTCCCACGCTAACGAAAAATTGGTATTTTATGAAATATGAAGATTTAAAATCTGCTCCTGAAAATTTACTTGAAAATATAACTCGGAAATTTGAGTTAATTCCTAAAACACGCCGGTTTATGGTTGAGCAAAGAAGAGTGGGCCCTCCATCTGAACGAAATGAGTTTGAATTTTCTAATGCTCCTTTAATGGAAAATTATTCCATTGATTCTTCTGACGCTAAAGAAATTATAAAAAATCGGTTAGATTTTGAAATTGAAAAGTTAATAGGATATGATAAAAATACCATTATTATGCGACTTACATGATATTTATACGTATGAAAGAAAAAAAGTCAACTAAAGAGAATACGTATGACATGGGTATTGCAGGTAATACCGGGGCCATTGCAACTACCGCTGGATGGGGAACCTTTGCCTCTCCCAATGTAAGTCAGAATTCGGCTAATTTTGTGAGTGGTAAAAATCAAGCAGACATTACCGCCACTAATACGGATGCATTAAACAATAAAATGATCGGGGCAAAAAGTAATACTCTAGCAGGAGCCCCTGCCTCTCCGAGTGCATTAGATGCGACTGTAAACCAAATTTATAGTAAAGAAATTACGCCTTCTGTTGATGAAGTCATGACCGGTCTCAAATATGAGATGCAGAATATGATTAAAAAGGATAAGGCGAGAGCCAAAGATGTTGTGCTCGCAAATTTAAAACAAGATCCGCATTATTATGGAAAATTAGGAATGTGGAATATATCGGATAAAAATATGATGAATGTTCAACCCGCAAATCAAAGTAAAACCCCCGCTGAACTTCAAATGGAAGAGCGCATTAATGTGCTTAATCAGATGATTAAAGCAAAGGGTAAAAGAACCGAAACCCCACAGTCTATTAAAGATGCCATTGCAGAGACAAAAGCAAAGAGAGATGCTCGATATTCCTAAGAAAAATAGTTGACCATCGGTGCATAATACGATATATTGCGGTAATGTTACCACGCACATTTTATATCACCCTTAAAGAAACTCCTTTAAGATATCGTAGTTTTATTGAATCCGCTAACCTTGCAGGAATATCCGCAGAACCTTTTTTCGGAATTTTCGGTAAAAAATACGGATTATCCGCCAAATATCCCAATATTTTAGAATCTTCTAATGATAAGATGTTTTTAACCGATGGTGCCATCGGATGCACATTATCACATTTGACTCTTTGGAAAACCCTTTCAATTCTACCCGAGAACGAATTTTTTATTTTAGAAGATGACGCCCTTTTTGTGGACAGATTTAAAGAAAAATTCCAATCTATATATGAAAAACTCCCACCCAATTGGGAGTTTGTTTATGTGGGATGGATTCCATTTGGACATGATGTTTCGCCAATTATAGTTGATGAAGGAATTAGTATTCGTTTACCTAGTGCGACTCATGCTTATATGGTAAAAAAATCGGCGTTAGAAAAATTGATAGATGCAGTAGTTCCGATACAATCTCCGCTTGATTTAACTCTCATTCATAAGTTGCTGCCGTCTATTAACTATTTCGTATGTGATCCATCATTGGTATCACAAAAGAGTTATCTAAATACTAATGATGCCATATGGACTTCTCTTGTATATGATTGGAAAAACGATCTGTATGGATGTAAAAAGAAATTATTAAAAGAAATTTCTCTTACGGATGGGTGGCATAATGCAGAGCGTAATGATACGGAAATATGGAGATGGAGTAAAGATATGTTCCTTATTAATATCCCTAAGAATATTGATTCTATAACATTATCTTTTAGTACGCCTATAAATAATAATCTTAATCTTTCTATTGGTGACAATCAAACGGAAATCCCTCTTGTTATTGGTCATAATGAATTAGAGATATTGACAAATGGAGGAACTCAAATAATTGGTAGGGTAGAAATACCGTTTATACCATCTCAAAAATCTGAGAAAAATACCGATACTAGAACATTAGGAATATGTTTAAAACAGATTATTATAAAAATGGGGGCAACTATTATTCCAATTGAACTTTCGGAATTAGGTTCAATTCCGACTTTACCTATATCGTTTAAATTGTGATACCGAAAACTATTCATCAAATTTGGATCGGGAATGATCCAATTCCAGATACATGCAACGCATTTATTGAACAGTGGAAAGCAATGTATTCGGATTACAATCATATTCTTTGGGACGATAGTAGGGTTAAAATTACAAATATTATTCCGGATGATAAACAAAAATATTTCACGTCGGCATATCCAATAGCATTGCGAGCTGATATTTTGAGATATGAGATTGTTCGTCGGTTTGGCGGGATTTATATTGATGTAGATACCGAACCGCTTAAACGGATGGAAGATTATATGTTGAATTGTAGGTTTTTTGGTGGGAAACAATCAGAGCATCAAATCGCCATCGGTATTTTTGGTGCGGAACCACGAAATGAATTAATAAATGACGTATGTGCTACCGTGGTCTCAAATATAGAAGATAAACTTGCATCTGGATGCGGGTTGGAATGGGTAGATCAATTGACGGGTCCGATGTATTTCACTCGTAGGTCTATTCCATATCGATCCGACCCTAGTTATTATTTTTATAATATGATTTATTTCTATCCTTATTCGTGGCTTGAACCGCATCGTCGTCATGAGAATTTCAAAATAACGTCTCCGGATGCATATTCCGTTCATCATTGGCAAAAAAAATGGCTGTGAATTATAATTTTATAGAAATCGGAACATCTGATTTTGATAGTTTAATTGAAACCGTGGATGATATCGCAACGGGTATAGTAGTAGAGCCGGTTAATTTTTATTTATATAAACTTCCGCATAAACCGAGAATACACAAGTTGTGTGCGGCTATTGGAGAAAAGAACTCTCATGCGTTTATTCATTATTTAAATCCAAATATAATTGAGAAATATCAATTACCGGCATGGAGTAAAGGTTGTAATATGATTGGAAAAAATCATCCTACTGTTATAGATCTTCTTCTAAAAATGAATATTTCACCGGAAGAATATTTTTTAAAAGAGTCGGTTGCCACCTATACTCTCAATACGGTTTTTGATATGTTTCAAGTCAATTCTGTAGAAGTTGTTAAAATAGATGCCGAAGGGGACGATTGTATGATTATGCGACAACTTCATAGTATAATTTGTCAAAATCGTATTTACAAACCTCGTAAAATTTATTTTGAAACAAATGAATTGGGGATAAAAAAGGATATTGAAGATATTAGAACGATGTTCATGAATATTGGTTATAAAGTGACAGTTGGAAGTGAGGATAGTTACCTGTTCTATTGAAATTTATTCTCGCTAAATTTAGGTTTTTAAAACACTCGGGACTATAAACTCCGTGCTGGAATATTTCTATTCTCATCTTTTTGTTAGTCAATTAACCTATGTTTATTAACATTCTTCACCGGAAAAATATATTAAAACAAGCGATTTATTGACAGAATTTCACTTCGGTTGCAGTTTTAATGTTGACGCAGTGGACACCACCTACTCGTCAACCCACAACTGTTTATTTTATTAGAACTGAAGTTACTATAGCAGAATTTCTATAAATGTCAACATTTTTCTATAAAATGTTTGCTCTTTTCTGATACTATGTTAGAATTGTTACACGGATAAGTTCATATGGATTTAATAGTTGGGTTATATCATTTCTAATCGCTTTTTGTCATGTGAATAGATATTTATATGACATGAGCGATTATCGATCTTATTTTTTAAAATCATTGGGTCTTAGAGAAGACCAGTTACCAGGAGGAATTGGGGATGATACCTCTTCTATTCAAGTAAGTCCCGAACAGTTGGCTATGGGTATTAAGTTGGAAATGGAGCATACCTATGATCCGACGCTGGCAAGAGAGATTGCCTTGGATCATCTTACAGAAGATCCCGAGTATTATTCTCATTTAAAATCTGCCGGTATGGCGGATGAATTATCGAATGAAAAATCATCGCAGCCGGGACCAACGATGAGAAACCGACTTCTGGGTCCATCTCAAATTTCACATCCTTCTGTAATTGCGGTGGCTGTTCGTGGAACTAAAACCGGTCTCCTTCCTGCCGGTGGATATGTTGAAGATTCAGAGAAATCTAAATTTGGTGGGTGGGAAAAGATGAAAGTATTACCACAAGGTGGTGTAGTAGGAGATCTAGAAAAAGCCCGTTTAGGTGGGCTTGAACGAGTTAAAAATATTAAGCCCAATTCTCAAGGTGCAATTTCGGATACTCCCGCCTCGGATGAGATTAAATCAAAAGGTGGGCATTTTACTCCTAATAATCAAAGAATAACCGGTGATGATTGTCCCGTGACTAGTGAAAAAGGTAATGATGCTATTCACCCAATGCAGGTTCAGCAATTAGGTAATCCGCCGATTGAGGATGATGGAACAACTCGCAATGGTAAAGACTCTCCGGCGGCTGCTATCGCAGGTGTGGAAGGCGGTTCTGCGCCAGATTCTATAGATGGTTCGCATCCAATGGACAAATTTATTGCCGGGGATGCGGAAGAAGAAAATTTATCAATGGGTGGGGAACCCGATGAGGTTAATATACCCGACGAATCCGGTGAAGAAAAGGAAACGGGTCCGTGGGGTATAGAACTGGATCGCCCGAAAGAAGAAGAAGAGGAAAAAGGAGAAGGAGAAGATGTTGCTATTGATATTAAAGAGAACGAAGAATGTGAGTGTGGAAATTCGGATATGAAACGCCGGTTTCAACAGTTAGCTAACATTAAAACGCCGGAAACCAAAGTAAAAGTAAAAGTTAGTGTTCAGCCAGAAAAACTTAAACAACTTAGAGAACTTGTAGGGAGATTAAATGCTCAAGGTAAAGTTACTCCAATCTTGTCTAAAGCTCAGAAATATCTTAAAGAATTTGATGGTTCAAAATGAATATTGGAGTAACAATAGATATGGAGTTAAAACCGAGGTTTACGAGTTTGTATGGTTCAATGTCTAAACGGCTTGGAATTAAAAAGGCTCCTCAAATTATTTTAACTCAAAGTATTTCTAATGCGAATAAACCATTTGGTAAAACGGCGTATTATGATCCTCAGAAAAAACTTGTAAAGGTTTATATTACTAAACGGCACCCGACTGATATTTTACGTAGTTTCGCTCATGAACTGATTCATCATTGGCAAAATGAACATGATGCTCTTCCGCCACAGCAAACTGGACAAGAACACTATGCTCAGAAAGACCCAGTTTTACGGCAACGAGAAATGGAGGCGTATTTATTGGGCAACATATTATTCCGTGATTGGCAAGATGAAAATAGATATGGGGCTATTAATGAAAACATTGAAATGAATAACAAAGAAACTATTCGGGCAATTATTCGAAAAATTCTTTTTGAATTTGTTAAACCACGAGTAATTAGTAATAAAACGATTACTAAATCCGAACTTCGAAAACTCATTAAGGAGCGAATTGAAGAAATGGGTAAAAAGAAAAACTCTGTTGCTAAAAAAGGGAATCCTTCACCAAACCAAAATTACGCTCAATGGTTGCAGCAAATGTTTACTCATAGTGATACGCAGAATAAAAAAGCTCAGAAGTACTATGCTATTGGATTTGGGGGTGATTATTATTGTTGGTATTGGGATACTACCACGCAACAGGTAGTTACCGCTCACGGTGGAAGTCACGCCAAGACTTTTGGAAATAAAATTCCTTACATGACATTTAGAGGTCGCTATGATGTCAATACTAAAGAGTTAAGTATGACTATTCCGGAATATGGCAAGATGAAGATTACTAAAGATCCACGGCGAGATGCTCCTCCTGAGTTACTGGCGGCATTAAAAAAGACTTTTCCTGGTCATAAATTATTTTATTTTCCATTTACTGTATGAATGAAGACCCCTATATTTTATTGTTTAGACGAAAGACTATTAATGCTGGTGAAGTTGCAGAACCGGTGCAACACTGGTCCGAGATAGACATAAAAAAACTCGAAGAATTCTGTAATAATCATAACATAGTGGGATTTAACTGCGGAAATGTTCCTCCCTTAGTAGCACTTAGGTTATTGAAAAATAAATTAGGTTTTTGTGATGAAGGAAATGCAACTGGCAATCCGACAAAAAAACAACTTATATACGGATAATTAGTGAGTAAATTGAAATTTTAATGAAATGCAAATATATTTATATCTATGACCAAACATGAACTTAGAAATCTCGTTGTTGAAGAAATGCGATCATATCTTCTTGAAAGCAAAAAAAGAAATACTGTGAAGCGATCGGAACTTAAAGGACTTATTAAAGAAGTTGTACGCCAATGTGTAAAAGAAGCGGGTCCGCAATATAAAGTGAGAGGTAAAAAATCTCAACTGGAGCAGCCGGGATTGCGCAATAAAGCTCGTGAGATGCAATGTGACCCTACTATCAACGAAGAATTTCCGGTAGGTGAAGATGAATTTCCGGCTACAGATGCTCCTGAAAGTGAGATTGGTGGAGATGAGCATACTGAATATAACGAGCAAGATGAGATTCGTTTAATTAAAGCCATGGGTCAAGCCATTATTAAGCTTTTGCAGATGCATCGTGGTATGGATGAACCCGAAAGCGGCGAAGAAAGTAGTGAAGTTGATTCCGAAATAGAAGGTGTTGACGGAGAATCGGTGCCAGACGTTCCCGAAGAACCTATTGAGGATGAAGAATCTGCTGCACCGTTCCCTCCAAAAAAGAAAGCGGCACCAAAAAAAGATGAAGCGGAAACAGAACCGGATGAACCGGAAGAAGATGAATTAGATGAGGCTAAAACTCAAAATCGTTCGTATACTACTGCCAAAGATGGTCCGCAGAATCCTAAAAACGTTCGTGATTCGAAGGTTCCAATGACTGAACGCAAACGACGATAAAACGTAAATAAAATAAGTTGTTTTTTACAGAAAATGCGCTATAATGACTTCATAATGTTGTTATGGCGTTTTTTCTGCCTAGTTATAAAGAACGGATACACATACAAATATGCAAATATACATTACAGATACGACATTGAAGCCGGTTCAGGATAAGGTTTTTACCGATTATAACTTGGCGGTTAAATACTTAGAAGGCATTTCACAGAGAGCATTTGGTCAATCTCGAAAAGATTACATGATATTATTAGAATCATGCGGGCATGGCGATGATGACAGAGGTTCCGTTACATTTGTTCGAGCCATGGCTGAACGAATTGAAATTGGAATTATTAGAGATGGGAGAAAAATGCGATGTGATATAACCGCTGCCTTTGCTTTTAATAAACCAGAGTATGGATCTTGAAATAGAGTGGGAATTACCATATAAAATTAAAGTAGGTGCTATAGATCAATGGCGTCGAATATGGCTCATTCCCATTTCTACTAGAAATGCTTTTTTTGAATTCTGGAGAGAGGTTAAATTTCAATTGTTATCTGAAGGGTTTCGAGTTTATAAAGAAGAAGACGAATGGTTTCTGTCTGAAACTAAACTTTCTAAACTCCAATTTAAACCTATTGGTATCACTCGTAAACAAGATGCCCCGGAATTATCAGATTATCTATTGCCGGTATATGATATTAAGGATGATACAGGATTGCGTCCATGGCAAGCAATTGCAGCGGGGCGTTTAGTTTCGGCTATTAACCAATGGGGGTCTGCTATTGATGGTTCAGATACCGGCACTGGGAAAACATTTTCTGCATGTGCCGTCGCTAGAGATATGGATATGCAGATAGTAGTAGTATGTCCTAAAGCAGTTATTTCACAATGGAATGATGTAATTAAAAATCATTTTCATATGCAGGATCGTCTAATTTCTGTTACCAACTACGAACAGCTTAAAATCGGAAAAACAAGTTCAGAATTGGCATCTTTTGTCATTCCTCGTGATACTCGTAAAAAAACATTCCAGTGGAAGGTGCCTAAAAACACTCTTATTATATGGGATGAATCGCAAAAACTCAAGAATTGGAAAACTAAAAATGCCAAGACTTGTATTGCGGCATATAAACAAGGATATAAACAGTTGTTTTGTTCTGCTACTAATGCCACTAATCCGCTTGAACTTCGAACGGTAGGTAATAGTTTAAAATTATTTAAAGGTGGACAACAGGGGTGGTATCAATGGTTACATGAACATGGTTGTAAAAAGGGAATGTGGGGAATGGAGTTTACTTCCGATAATAAGCTTCGTCAAAAAGTTCTTAAAAAACTTCATAAGGATATATTCATGGATCGGGGAGTGCGATTACGACGAGATACCATTCCGGATTTTCCAAAATGTGATTTGTATGCGGTTCTTCTTGATATGGAGAAGGATGATACTAATCAAATCAATGCGATTTATGCAGAGATGGAAAAAGAATTGAAGGCACTTGATAAGGTGGCTAATGCCAACAAGATGAATCATCTCGTTATTGAGCTTCGGCATCGACAGCGAATTGAATTGACAAAGGTTCCCCTGTTTATCAATATGATCGAAGAAGCTAAAGATGAAGGTTTCTCAATAGTGCTTTTTGTTAATTTTACTGCTACAATTACAGCGATATCTGATAGATTAGGTATTTCATGTATTTTCGATGGTAAAGTAGGGGATGCTGTCCGAGAATTAAATAAACAGCGGTTTCAAAATAACGAGGAACAAGTTATTCTAGTTAATGTCCAATCTGGAGGTGGCGGGTTAAGTTTGCACGATTTGCAGGGTGGACATCCTCGGTTAGCACTTATCTCTCCATCTTATTCGCCGGTTAATATGAGACAAGTAATAGGGCGAATATGGCGAGATGATGCAAAGACAAAAGGAATCCAAAAATTAGTGTGCGTCAAAGGAACCGTGGAAGAAAATGTGTATCACAATGTAATGAAAAAATTAAACAATTTGGATCTTTTAAACGATGGAGATCTTCGGTTATCTCCACAATATGAAGAAGTTAAACAATAATTTTACGTTTTATGAATATGTCGAAAGTCATGAAGTCCTCTACCATTAAAAAAATAATTGTAAAAATAAATGGAAAACGAAGTATCGTAACAGTTGATGCTGCCGTGTTCGATGATATTTTTATTGAAGCAGCAACTCGGGTTATTGAAAAACATCGAGAAAATATGTCTTTTTTTCATAAGATATTAATTATCGGCGAATGTTATGAAGTTGAACATGAATCCGATCCAGAGAAACATTTTCAAATTAATTTATATCATATCCTACTCAATGCGGGGTTGTATTCAGTAGCAGAACTTCTTAGAGAGAAGACAAAGAATTTGCATAATGTTGACATACAACTTGAACCTGCTCGTGCCAATGTCAGAAAATCTACTAACTCCTGATATCAGTGGTTCTATAGTTGAGCAATTTGGATTACGTAGTCCAGTTGATACTTCAATGAAGGGCGATGAACGAGTTATTGCTGTTTTAGCTAAAAAGGTGGATGATTTAGCTAAAGAACTGTATGAAGTAAAAAAGGAGAAGCTATTAAAAGAAACACATCTACCCCTCGAAGTATTAGAACACTTAGGATTGCCACCTAATCCTCCTACTCCACTTAAACGAGGCAGGGGATATCGTCCTTTGATGGCGCATGAAATTATTGAAGCTAAAGCTATTATCCGAGGGAAAAAAGGATTTGTTAATGAAGCAATGGTAGCTCGTTATTTAAGGATATCTTTCATCACGTATAAAAAATATGCGAGACGTTATAATTTATGGGAGCCCAATCCAAATCTAAAAGGAAAAAAAGGACTTTATGATCCAGAAAGAGGTCGCTATCCTTTAAGTGAAATTTTATTAGGAAAATATCCTGAGTATCCGGTATTCAGAGTAAAAGATAAACTTATTCGAAGTAAAATAAAAGAACCCAAATGTGAACTTTGCGGTTTTCATGAAAAAAGAATACTCGATGGAAAAATACCCCTACTTTTAAATTTCATGGATGGGAATGAAAAAAATCATGCGTTGGAGAATATGAAATTATATTGTCTTAATTGCACTTTCACCAGTGGTAGAGGTTACATTCGGAGTGGTCAACATTATTTCGATACAGATTGGTTGCAAGACGGAAAAAAAAGTTCAGCGGAGGAATCAAATCGATGGTGATATTTATAATATATGAAAGACCAACCAATGCATATTCTTACACAAGAAGGAATTCTTTCTTCGTTTTCGATCTCTCAAAAGTTGACGGAGAAAGAAGTGAACGTTCTTCTTTCAAAGGCCAAACGTAAATGTAAAAATAAAGAGAATCCATTGGATATTGTTCAAAACAATGTTTTGGAAGAGATCGTGAATGCTACCAAAAATGGAACCCTTCCCGGTATTATTGTAGACGAAAAAGAAGAAGAACCATTACTTCCCATCAAATCCATTGATTTCCTCAATCATATGGTAATGGTTATTTCTCAGAAATTTAAAAATAAAAAATTAGATAAATTATCTCTTTGCTATTTTATAAATTTCTTGGTGGGTAATCTTAACTTATCCGAAGAAGATTTTGAAGACTTTCATCGCCGTGTTCAAGAAGCTAAAGGGGGCGATGATAATGATGATTACGAATAAAATAACTTGATTGTTTTTAAAAATTGTGTTATTTTTTAGCAAAATTATATGAGTAACAACATTGCTGTCATAACTGGTGCCGGGGGAATGGACGCAAAGACATTAACCCATTTTTTGTTAAATAAAGGATATAAAGTAATTTTAACATATAGAAGGAATTCGTTTTTTGATGTCCAACACATTAAATCATTATTTAAAACAGATTTAGAAGAAAATTTTAATTCTCAGTTAGAATGTGAGGTTTGTGATGTTTCTTGTCAAAATAGTGTTATAGAATGTATTAAAGAAATTATTAAAAAACATGGTAGAATAGATGAGTTATATCATTTAGCGGCAATGACTCATGTTGGAAATAGTTTTAAACAAAAGGAACTATCAATTATAGTTAATGGACAAAGTCATTATTATTTTTTGGAAGCTCTTAAAAATAATAGTCCAACTACAAAATTTTATGGGGCAATGACGAGTGAGTTAGTAGGTGGAGTGAATCAAATAGCATATGATGAAGATATGAAATGGAATCCCAAGTCCCCATATGCTATTGGAAAAGCATTAGGGGCAAGATGGATAGAATTCTATAAAGAATCGGAAGATAGTCATCTGTTTTGTTGCTATGGTATTCTTAGCAATCACTCGAATACATATCGAAGTTTAGATTTTGCTGTTCGCAAAATAACAAATACGGCTGCAAGAATTTTTCTCGGCAAATCTTCCCAACTACAACTGGCACATTTAAATTGGGCAAGAGATGAACATTGGAGTGATTTTGGGTGTGAAATGATGTGGAAAATGTTGCAGTTAAAATCACCGGAAAATTTTGTAATAGGAAACGGCGAATGCCATTGGGGCGAAGAATATGTAGAAGAAGCGTTTTCTTATTTTAATCTTGATTGGAAAACGTATGTAAAGTTTGATACTAATTTAAACAGACCGAATGAAGTTGTTAAATTGGTTTCTAATAGTAATAAAGCCAAAGAAATGTTAGGATGGAAATCAAATAGATTAACATTTAAAAAACATATTGAATTACTTTGTAAATTTGACTATGATCTGGAATCTGGAAATGTCCCGGTTCGCCCTGATGTTTTTGAATTATATCCAGAATGAATTAATTCATATTTCTTAGAGGAAGGAAACCCCAACGGCTTTAGCCTTGGGGAGGAATTCCGACCACTTCCAATATCCTACTATAGTTTAATCCTAATGTCAATAAATTCTTTCAGTGTATGAAAATATTTGATGTTTTGAGATTTTTGAACCATACTTATATTGGATGAGTAAATTAACTTACAACACAAGAATAATCTTTGAGAATCAACTCGACAATAATAAAATTGTTGCAATGATGGATTCTCAACTATTTGCATGGAACGAGTGTTCTAAAATTAAATTCTCATCAGTAACTAAAAATTCCATTGTCGAACTGCATTCTAAATTCTATAAATCTTTCCGAGAGAATAACCCCGATATTCCATCTCAAGTTGTAATTTCTGCCGAACAATCAGTTCTATCTTCTTACCGATCAATTAAATCAAATAAACATAAAATTAAAACTGCCATTGTTAAGAAAAATCCATCTATTCGATTAGATAAAAGAACATATTCCTATAAAAATGGAGTTTTTAGTATAATTTCACTAGAAAAAAGAGTTAAATGTAAACCATTCTTATTTCCAAAACTACAAGAATTAATATCTAAATATTCTTTTTGCGATCCATTATTATTTATACGAAAAGATGAAGTCTGGATTTCTCTTACTTTTAACATTCCCGTTTTATTACCCACCAAGATACTAGCCATTGGAGTTGATTTAGGTTGCATAAATTTAGCAGCAACTAGCGAAGGTAAATTATATAAAGATAAATCGTTTAACGCTAGAAAACGACAGTTGAGACATTTAAAATCATCATTAAAATCCAAAGGTACTAAATCCTCTCGTAAACATTTAATTAAATTACATCACAAAGAACATAATATAAATAAAAATTTATCGCATCATTTAGCAAATATAATCATTAAAGATACCACTGCGGATGTGATTGTCCTAGAAAACTTAAAGTCATTAAAAGTAAAAAAACATAAGTATCAGAATAAAAATAGAATTTCTCAAGTTCCTATGTTTGAATTGAGAAGAATACTTACCTATAAGGCACTCCTGTCTAATAAACAGGTGATAACAGTTAGTCCATCGTTCACTTCGCAAATTGACCATAGAACCGGAAAATTGGATGGTCAAAGAATTGGTGGTAGGTATATCGGAAAAGATGGTCAGATATTACATGCGGATATAAATGCTGCATGTAATATAGGATTACGTTCCAAACACCCATGCTCAATAAGAAATTATTATGTATGGCAGGCGACAGTCAATTCGCCAATCGTATGTAAATCTTCTGCTAGTAGAGAAGTATTACAAGCCCCTATCCCTTTAGGGTAGGGGTTGTTGACTCCTCTATTTTGAGAAATAAATTCCAATCTATATGTTTTGCTTCGTGAATTAGTTTATATCGAGGAATTGGGTTTGGTTTTTCCGGTAACCTAATTAATTTCAAACCGGCTTCTTCCGGTGTTTTGTTAGACTTAATTGTATTGAGATTTTTATCAGAACAAACGAGATTTTCCCACGAATTATCTCCTCCACGAGATTTTGGACGAACATGATCAATAGAAATCTGATCCTTTTTTAACTTGCGGCCCGTATATTGACACCGATTGCCATCTCGAATACGAATTTGTTCAGTGGAAGGATTTTTACCAAATTTCACCTCGGGCACCTTGCCATAATTTTTTACAATTAAAATCGTCGGAATTCTGATTTCCATGCGAATTGTCTTAATTGAAAAATCCCATTCCCGAATCGGTAGCGTAATCCATTCTTCCCATTCCACTGGTCGAATTTGTAATGGTTGACTAAAATCAACCAATCCCTCCTCGCTTATAACATAATCAATATCTAATGCATAACTGTTTTTCCCACCCGCAAGATCCACCAGTGCCTTCCCAACATTAAATTGATCTATTACCTGCCAATGCCTATTTAATTTTAAACAAAGTAATTTATTTTCTATTCCCTTCATAAATCATAAATATACGGAAAAAACTCAAGAGATTGTTTGTAGTTTTTTATATTTATATGAAATATGATTAAACTCAAAGATATTCTAGGTGGAAATGTTGACTCGATTAAATGGATAGTTGGTATCGTGGATAATTATGGAAAAATTCATCACAAGGTAGTGCAACTGAACGATCCTATTGATAGTCATAACCAAATTTGGCCGCTTGCTCATCATGGAAAATGGAGATGGATGCCAAGTAAACCAACTCAAATGAACACATACAACGAACAATTAGATGAAGATGCTATCGATGCTATTTGGCAGCTTATTGATCGTTATAGATTATTTTTATAATTTTTCACCACAAATTATCGATTAATCCCCATTCTTTAGCTTGATTAGCATCGAAATAGCGATCTCCTACTTTTTCACATTGCGATTTCCAAAATGTCTTGGATTTTTTTGTATGATTCTCCATTAAGCTGTTCCAACGTTCCTCAACTTCTCCAAAATGAGCGAGATCATTTTTAACCTCATCCATTTTTCCACCAATATCCCCGTAGCTTTGATGAACCATAAAATATGTGTTTGGAGTAGCATAACGATGTCCTTTTTTTCCACAGGCGACTAATAACGGCGCTGCTGACATACATTTCCCCATTGCTATGGTATATATTGGAGCTTTGCATTTCTGTATAGTGTCGTAAAGTGCAAACATGTCATATTGACATCCCCCATAAGAGCCAACAAAAAGTTCAATTGGGCTCTTAGATGATTCTGTTTCCATCAGATATATCGCCTTAACCACTAATCCGATTGGCATATTTTCTACATCGTCAAATAAAAATACTCTACGGTTATTGCGATCAACGCCGTGAGAAAATAAAATATCGGTCCAATCTATAGTTGTTTTCATGACTATAAATAGAATAGATATTTTTAAACAATGTCAGCTAATTTGTTAATAGATAATGTTGAACCGTCCCATATTGCATAATGCATGTTTTTCCAAACGTCCAAACACAAATTATATGTTGTATTGGTCGTTTTTGTTTGTTTTTTCGTTGGAGTCCAATTAGAAGATAATTCAAAGTATGGCTGTGAATCATTAGAATCCTGAATCAACCAAGATGCTGATCCGTGTTGTTGGGGACTATGACCATAAATCTGAGAAAGCCCGGTAATAGGGAGCATCTCTTTATTATGATCACACCACGTAATCCCCCCTACTCGTTGAAATCCTCCACGGGAATGTCCCGCACAAAAAATCCAACTATTTTGCCGGTGACCTTCAATAATTTCATTATCAAGATAATTAGATATTTCTTTTAGAAATGCCGGACGATTTGTATGAAGATTGGCTATATTTTCCGGCAGATTAGATTTATGTAATCCACCATGACTCAATAACCATGTGTTATCGAGGATATGATAGAATTTAAATTTATTCCAAACGGTATGATCTATTCTATCCCGAACGATAAAATGTTTCCATTGAGTATATCCAGAACATCTCCAATGTTCTGCTGGGAATGCGTAGTGGCAATCATGATTTCCAAATAAATGGATTCGATTAGGTTGTTTCACCGAATTCTCTAACCAATCACACATTTCGTTAACCGATTCCGGGTCGTCATTGAAGTCATCGAAAAAATCCCCGAGGAAAATAATGTCATCTGCCCCAACGAAATCAATGATTTTTTGAGCCGCCTCCCATTGTAAATGTAAATCCGGCAGAATTAGCACATTATTTTTATCGTTCTTTACAATGTTATAATTCTACTTTTTTCTTTCCTCTCCCACCCATATGCATTCATTTGGGTTTCAGGAATTACTTCAAGCGATTCATCTATCCCCATAAGAATAAAACAAACGTTTTTCTCTCTGAAATGTTGACTCAAAGGACGCAATGCTTTACTAATTTGTTGTCCCGCTGCCATTCTTTTAGCCGTTTCAGGCTGATCAATTTTAATGATAATAACGCTATTGGGCAATATATCATCAATATTGATTTTTACTACTTCTGCCTCCTTTGGCAATACTGCTTCTGTAGGTGACGGAGTTATAAATTCCGGTAAAATCGGTAGGTTTATTATATTATTTTCGCTCATATTTTTTAGGTTCAATTAATTTCGGACAAGAATTGCTTTTATGATTAGTCCAGTGTTCGCACATGGCACACCATTTGTTATGCCAATTTATATCGCTATAATTGGTGTTCCAGTTTTTTGGATTATAACCAATAATAGGCTTCATTCCTTTACCCGCAGATGTTTTCATTTAATCGTGGTTATTTCGTCAAATTCCGGTGATTGTGGTTTTTCGTAATTACCAATCATTCTATCGATTACGTCAACGGGAACATTACGCCCTCCCTCATCCGCTCGTTTAGAATTTCTTTCCAACAATATCTCACGAGGAAATTCGAATGTGATTGCTCGTAAGTGGGCAAGTTTCTTTTTTGCAATATTAACAAAATCTTTGCGAGCTTTTTTAGAACAAAAACAGGCATCGACGACCACGTTTTCACCATTATTTAACCTTGATTCCATTTCCTCTTTTAAAAGTGCAAAGGCTTGAGCGGATACAGATTGATCGTCTTCGTTTCTTCCAAGTCTGGCTCGATTGCGGTCTGAGGATAAATAAGTGTATTGATTATCAATAGCAAACTTTTCCCCCCATGTGCTTTTTCCACTAGCAGGTGGACCTATCAAAATTACAGCAACATTTTTCATATTTTATTTTTTAAGAACTTGCCAAAATAGTTTACGTATTTGATCGTTTGATAGTGGTTTGGAATCTAGCAAGGTAAAAACCATTGCACTGCGATTTGTTGGTCCGTATGCTGCTGTCACTTTTATTGCCTGATCCTTGCGAGCAGATAACGGTTTGAGAGTTTCATCTACATATTTTTGCATACCGGCGGCGATTTGTTGAACTTCTCGCCCAGCATCACAAATGTTGCTGGCAAATCCTCTTACCATATTCCAGCATTCGAAATCGAATTGTGTCTGTAATTGTTTCTCAAATTCTTGATATGTTGGTCGTTTGTAATCTAAAAATAATTCTAAAGTATTTTCAAGGGTCGCACTTTCTTTGAACCGATGAAGTTTAAGATAGACACTGGCTTTAATTTTATGTATTTCTTGAGAATTATTAGAATATAAACAAACTCCTTCTTTATCTGTCCATGTAGATACATTATCTAATAATTCCGGTATGGATGTAAATGAAAAAGATTGAGGACGTTTTAGATTTAGTGCCATTCCCAATTTTTCTAACTCTGATTGGGGCATCAAGGAATAATCATTTTTATTTACTGCTCCTACTAACCAAAACTCCGGCTCCGGTCCATAATCTAAAATAATTTTCAAATTGGGAGTGGTGATTTCACATAAAAGAGTATACTGTGGATTTGCTTTTAGCCATTCTACAACCATAGGATACTTGGCTAAACAATATTCAAAGTCAGAAGCATTCCCCATGGTTAAATATGAAAGGGTTCCTCTGGTTCGCATGGATAATTGATTATTAATATAATCCAAAATAGCACAACTTCCATCAATTTTCTCAACGAATGTACAATTATTAATAGATAAAGGAACGGGAAAATTTTCGGGATTTTCCCCGAAATTTACGAATTTAAAAAATCCTCCGGAAAGCAAATTACCATCAAAATCCCAAATACTCGACCGGAAGATTTTGTTTTTCTGTGTAAATTTTGTACCGATATGATTTGGAATTATTAATTTAGCGGATATACCACAAAAAATCCCTTCTTTTATGATAAATTCGGAAAAATCATAATCTTCAAAGTTTATTTTCATATTTTTTCTTCTTACGTGACATTAGTCTTAGATTTTACTAGGTACTACCACAATAAAGCTATTTTCGTCTGTGTGTTATTCACTTTGTCATGCATTATATCGATCTAATATAAAAAGTCAACTCTTATTTTTGAATGCTGCTTGAATTTGTGGAAATCTATCTAAATAATCACAGATGTTCTTTCGTCCTACTGTATTGAACGAATGGACATAAAAACCGGGCAAATCCATGTTATTGTCGAGACAATATTCAACCAACCATTTTGCGCAGTCGAGTCCGGTTTTTTCTACGAAGCCCTCGGTTTTGTTTTGATCTTCGTAACTAAGGTCATGATCATATGCAATTAAAGCTGGTAATCTTCGGAGAGTTATTATTTCTACAAATTCCTTATATGAGCGAACGATTTCCCATTTATAATGAGATGGAAAATCTACCCATTCCCCATTATGGATTGCACGTTTAACTGTTGTCGGAATTCTTACATCGTCCAAAAAAAGATTATACATAATATTTTATCTGGAACCGATTTGAAAATTTAAATATGTTTTGTAACTCATTGCTGTTTTTTTACCAATTGCTTTATTTACTGCTTCACTAGGGACAAACTCATTTTGTCCCTCTCTGTTTACGTCTTCAATCATAGCAGAAATTATATCTCGCATACGTTCTATATTATGTCCTGGCAATTTATCGAGGATATGTTGGAGTCTTGTTGCTGTAACATATTCTTCGGCAATTTTTTCTGCATCTTCCAATACCTGCATTTTAGTTGGATCAACTACGGGGCGAGGAGTTTTTGTTTCACGGAAGTCATCTCCTTTGTGTTTAGCAACAATACGAGAACCGTTGTTTCGAGTTAATTCGATAATTGGTTTCAATACAACGCCTTCCCGTTTTTGGGGATTGACGAGTCTATCTCCAAATTGTCCATATGGAACAATCGCCATTCCTGCCGGACAATTGATATCCGCTCCATCTGGTGCAATCATACTCACCCCATTCCGAATGGCTTGCACTGATGGAGCATCCCGCTGTTCATCGAGAGTTTTCAAATCGGTGGAAACTTTAACGTAGTGAACAAAAGCTAAACCAAGGGTTTTTACAAAACTTTCTGCATTTGGCACGTCTAACCACATATTGTCAATAATGACATCGAATGCGACAAATTTCATTTCCTTGCCATATGTTTTGCTCATGCCTTGGCATTTTCCACCATATACCTCCCCATAAACAGTAGCTTTACGTCCCGCCCCTATTCCTGCTTCGAGTAATTTGGATTTGATGGCATCTGCGTTAAATAATAATATGAATTTTTCATGTTTCTCCCCGCCTGAGAAGAATGATAAATTAGTTCCATCCCAAGATAAGTGTGCGCTTGATCCGTGTATCTTTTCCAATGCCCAAACTTCTTTAAATAAAAAAATTGTTTGTGCTTCTGGGCGATAGAGATTACTTATATGTGCGTATCCGATATATGCCTTTCCAGTGGCAGTAGTTTTAGATTTTACTAAGCACTACCACTATCTAATGTTATTATAGTTCTACTCAGTGGGTTGCTTTCCCAAAATCTTGTAATGTAGTCAACTACAGATTTAGGAAGTTTAATATATTTTTTATGAATTGGTTGGATAGCCCACCTTGTAGTTCTATAAATTATTGAACGAAAGAGTTTTGAGTCTTGCGTTTTGAGGATTGAATATTGAGACATTGAGACTTTAGTTTTGAAACAACTCATTAAATTAAAAAGTTGTCTATCGGCGTCCGTGTCTTTAGTATAGATATCCAGTGTTGTGGCAGTGGTCTTAGATTTTACTAAGTACTACCGCTGTCCAATATTATTATAATTCTACTCAGTGGGCTACCTTCCCAAAATTTTGTAATTATATTATTCGGGGAGTGATGTAACCGAATTATATAAATCTATTTCATCCTGCATCTCGGCTATTTGAGTTTGTATTGTAGATATAAATATATCACATTTTTCTTGATCGATGAAGCTATCCCATTTATAGGTTAGTTTTTCTTGATTATAGCCGACTGAGGTAATTTCATCCCCGACTCGTTTCGGCAAAGAATTAAGAAATGCGATATGTGATTTCAATTCCGCCATTCGTTCCAATTTAGAATAAATGCCGATATTGGCGGTGGAAATCTTGCCTTTAATTTCACCTAATTGAATAGATAGTTCTAAAATCTTATCATAGACCGATTTACGCTCAATGGTTGATACACTATCACTACGTCTAGCATTTTCCCGTTGAAGAATTTGCTGTTGACGAGCAATCTCACCTGCAAGGCGATTTTTTTGTTTCAATGCCCATGCTAAAGTTTTAGTATTATTTATCATTGCCGCATGATATCATAACTATGGATTTTGTCAAGGAGAAACATTTTAAGTTGGTTGCGGCAATAGTTATTGATAGAACAAACATATGCCGAAAATTTTATTTATTTGCAAGAAACGCCATACAAACTATGGAATTTCTTATGGGTTATTAAATTCATGTCTTTTTGTATCTAATGCTCTAAATAAACTAGGCATTAAATCGAAGGCAATATCCGTAGTTGACAATAACTGTATTGATCGAGAAGTATCACATTATCGTCCCACTCATGTATTTATAGAAGCATTATGGGTGGTGCCGGAAAAATTTAAAGTATTAATACCACTACACCCGACCGTAAAATGGTATGTTCGGTTACATAGTAAAACGCCTTTTCTAGCCAATGAAGGAATTGCAATGGAATGGCTAATGGGATATGAGGAAATTCGTAAAGAATATGGTAATCTCATGATTTCTCCTAATTCCAAGGAATTGTGTCATGATTTAAATATTTCTTGTCATATACCTACTGCTTATACCCCGAATGTGTATTTTCCTCCTGATCTCCCTTCTATTTCAACTGAAGTATTAGAACAGCATCCTCCCATTCTGAATGTCGGTTGTTTCGGTGCAATTCGCCCCTTTAAAAATCAATTAGTACAAGCTATTGCTGCCATTGCTTTTGCGGAAAAGATACATAAAACATTACATTTTCATATTAATGCGACTCGGCTTGAGCAGCATGGAGAACAGACTTATCGTAATATTAAACATCTCTTTAAAGGATCGAAACATGAATTGGTAGAGCATCCTTGGTGTGATCATGCGGCATTTATATTATTAGTGAAAAAAATGGATATTGGGTTACAGGTATCTTTTTCAGAGACATTTAATATTGTCGCCGCCGACTTTGTTTCGGTGAATATCCCGTTAGTTGGTTCATCGGAAATTCAGTGGTTATCATGCGGTTACAAAGCCAATCCGACTAATACTGATGATATTATTTTTAGAATGGGATTTGCTTATTATGGGAAAAAAATAGGACTTCAAATTTTTAATAAAATTGGATTGTATTTTCATAACTCCAAGGCAATGTCAGCGTGGATGGAATTATTGCAAGTTGGAAATAGTTGATGTCATCGAAAACGTACTTGACTTTTTCTCGATGTGTGATAAGGTGTTTGAAGCTGGTAATACGCCAGATAAAAACATATATGAAGAATCGTAATAATAAATCAAATCGTAAGCCACGTAATCGCATTGCCATCTATTATAAGAGTCATGGCCAATTTATCGGACCTTATAACGGGATGACGTTTTCACAGAAAGAAATCTCTGGTTTGCGTGAGGATGGTACACTCAATCATGTGAGTAATTATGTCCTTCGCTCTCCGTTGCAACTTCGTCGCCGGGTAGCATAAATAGTTACAAAAAATAGCGCACGGAGTCAATAGCTTCGTGCGCTATTTAAATTTAATAAAAATAAAATAAAATAAAAATATGTTGTTTTGGATGCGAGTAAAAATTACGGTTAAGGTTTTCGGTATCTCCGGACCTTTTGAAGAAATTAAAGTTCAGTTGGTTAATGCTCACTCGGAACATGAGGCTAAAAAGAAATTTGAAGATGCAATTCATAGAAATAAATCTAACATGCAAGCCGAATCTATTCAATTTCAATACCTCGAATTCACCGGTACCCTTTCTTAATATTTCCTCTTGACTTTTGATTCTATATCGATATAATCCCATATGATGAATATTAAAACTGAATTTGGCATTGGTGCGAAAGTATTTTTCCTTCAAAATAATACTCTTTATTATAAGGAAATTTCGGAGATTAAAATCTCAGTTAGAATTGTGGCGGGAACTGTTATTAGTTACGTATTCCATGGGTTGGAATATCATGGTTGTGAAGACACCGAAAAATTTGAATCGGAATTGGCTCTTAGTAAGGAAGAATTAATTGCAAAACTAACGGTAAATTATTAAATTATTAAATTAATATATGGATAAAGTTTGGAAAAGTAAACTGGACGACAAATACGACGTATTTGTTGAGAGCGCCGGAAATGGGTATCAGGGGTTTCTTGTTATTATAGCGAACAATAAAGAACTTCTTCGAGAAACCGTGTCTATTGCATATGCTGCGAGATTCGGACCTGATGCTGGAGATGTTTCCCTATGGGAAAATCGGTGTTGCGAATTGATCGACAAGTTAAATGTTATCCCGGTAATGGAATCCTGATAAAATATAAAATATGAAAGCTATAGCGGCAATGGATGTTGATCGGATAACCGGGTTTCGTAGGAAGTTGCTTTGGACATCAATTCCCGATAATTTGGAATTGTTTAAAGAAATGTCTGTGGGCAATGCTCTAGTCATGGGACAATCTATGTTTCAATCCGCCAAGATTTTTCCGGATAGATTTATTTATGTATTGACAAATAATGCTGATAAAATTTCTTCTACAAGTCAACTCATTAAATGTCTAAACGATGACGGATTGCATCATTGCTATATTAGTGGGGAAACTCTGAAAAAGATGATTAAGAATTTTCCTCACCGGACAAATAATTTTTGGCTATGTGGAGGTATTAAAATATATCAGGAATTTATTCCGTATTGTAATGAACTTTATATGTCACATGTATTAAATCAATATGAGGGGGATACTTATATGCCGTCATTTGAAGATAATTTTTCGAACTCTGAAATAGTTAAAGAAACTCGGGATTTTTGGGTGGTTCGTTATTGGTAAAAAACATGAATAAAAATGATTATCGGGAGCATTATCGGGATTTGTTTGCGGGTGCGGTATACCGAGGTGAGACGAACTCAAAGAACACTAGTATAGTTAGCGGTGTAGCTTTGCCTATAAAGAATTTATTTTTGAAGGGGAAGATATATGGGAAGGTAATTGACTATGGGTGTGGGCAGGTTGATCGTAACGGCAAGTATTTGCGGGAAAACGGGTTGAAGGTATATTCATATGATCTTAATTGGGGTACCGAAGTAGATGGTTACAGTGGGATAAGCAATATACGGATTGAAGATCATTTTGATGTTGGGTATACGAGTTATGTTTTGAATGTGGTAGGTGAGAATGATCAGGAGGATATATTGAAATATATGGATGTTCATTGTGATCATCAGTATAATGTGGTACGGAATATGGATGTATATCCGATGCTAGTTAAGGCATTAGAGCGAAGGGATAAGACGGTTATGGATTTTTATTTAAACAAGTTTGGAGGTAAGCCGGAAGATATTGGAAATAAGGAAGTGATGATGGCGTTTGCTAAATTTGGGACTAAGACGAGCAAGGGGTTTCAGAGGATAGTATATTTGGAAGGTATGGGGTATAGATTAATAGAAAAGAGTACTGGGTTTAAAATATACGAGAAGTAGATATAACGGAGAAGGAAGCGTTGCATATTGCGAAGAGCATAGCTAATTCGACAAAAAAGTAAAAAACGACAACAGTTTAACCTAACGGGGCAAGAAATCCCCCGATAAAAAAGTGGGAAAAGAATTGACAAATTGCGATAGATGATATAGAATGTTAGGACTGATAGAAAATCAAAGCCATCGCATATAACATTATGATTGATAACGATAAAACAAAGCCCGGCAGCACAGTATCCTTCCTCGATCTTTTTTTAACTCAAGCAAAAACAGTGAAACCGTTTCCTATTCTTTATTCCCGCACTTCAACCGGGGCGATCCAAACATGGCGGGTGGAAACCGATAATAATAAGTATAGATTTGTCACCGGACAAAAGGGAAGTTCTAATCTTGTAACAAGTGAATGGACCGTATGTGAAGGTAAAAATCTAGGTAAAGCGAATGAGACTACAGGGGAATCTCAGGCTCTTAAAGAAGCTAAAGCTGCCATGTCAAAGAAGTTTAAAAGTGGAGGATATTGGGAAAACGAAGCAGATATTGATAAAGTTAGATACATTGAACCAATTTTAGCAAAATCATATAAAGATTATGCCGATGTTATAGATTTTTCCACGGAGGAATGGGGAGCACAGAACAAGTATAATGGAATATGCTGCCTAATAACTTCGGGCGGTGCTATCTCACGAAAAGGTGAAAAATTTGTTAGTATTCCTCATATTGTTGAAAGTTTAAAAGAATTTTTTCAACATCATCCATCGGCGGTATTACACGGAGAATTGTTTAATGATGATTATCGTCAACAACTAAATGAAATTGCCAAATTATGTCGAAAGACCGTTCATGTCTCTTCCGAGGATTTTGCTCGAAGTAAACAATTAATACGTTATTATATTTATGATGGATATTTTCCCGATGACAATTTGGGAGAATCCTCCCCATATAGAAATCGGAAAGCGTTTATTGATTCGGAAATTATAGGGAAATATGCGTATTGCGAACATGTTCCTACCATTTCAATTCATAGTGAAGCAGAGTTGGATATTGAGTTTAAAACCCGCCTTAAACGTGGCGATGAAGGTAATATTCTTAGGAATATGAATATGCCATATGAACACAAACGTAGTCGGAACTTGTTGAAAGTAAAGGAGTTATGTGATTCAGAAGCAATTATTTTAGATATTAAAGAGGGTAACGGTAATTGGGCCGGGACCGGAAAGATTATTACTCTTAAATGGAATGATAAGGTGTTTGATGCCACATTCAAAGGAACAATGGAAGAGGGTAGAATCTTTTTGAGTGAGAAAAATAAATGGATTGGTCGAGAAGTGACATTTCTATATAATGGTTTAACTGGATTAGGAGTTCCTAATTATGCCAGGGTGGAAATCAACAATTGTTTAAAGGGAGATCGTTAATTGAATCGATATATTTGTTTTGATACGGAAACCGGCGGTACAACTCTTGATACCAGCCTGTTTACCGCTTGTTTTGTTGCATTAGATGAAAATCTTAATGTCGTAGATGAACTTGATTTATTGGTAAAACCTGATAATGATCAATATGTTGTAACAGCTCAAGCTTTAACCGTTAATCATATTAATATAATTGCCCATGATGGTGTCGCCATTCCATATAAGACAGCAAAGCCAAAATTGTATCAATTCTTACAAAAAAATTCAAATGGCGGAGCCGAAAAACTTACTCCAATTGGACACGGAATTTATTTTGATATTCTTAGAATTAAACAAGATTTAATTGGCGCTGGAACATGGGATACTTTTGTTAGCTATAGGACAATAGATACGTCTATCATCTGTCAATTTTTACGAGCGGCTAAATTGTTTCCTGATGACGTTTCTGGATCATTGGGAAGTCTGGTGAGTTATTTTAATCTATCTCCACAAGGAGAGTTACACACCGCACGGACTGATACATTACAAACGGTTGCCGTGTTAAAAGAACTACTAAAAATTGTAAAAAAATAATATGATGACGCTTAGGACTACTGACCAGAATGTATTTTTTACTTCTGATTGGCATTGGAATCATGGACAATCATTCGTATGGGAGAAACGGGGATATGCTTCGGTTCAAACCCATAATGAAGCTTTAATTAAATCCATGAACGATAGTGTTGGTCAGGAGGATATTCTTTTTAATCTGGGTGATTTGGTACTTAATTGTTCTATAGAACAATTTGAGTCTCTTATTTCTCGTATTATTTGCCAAAATATTTATTTAATGGCGGGAAATCATTCAAACCCGCATTTTAAAAATATTTATAAACCAATAGTTCAAAAATTACTTGGGGATAATTATACTCCAGAGAGTGAAGTGTATCCTCTTCGATATAAGAATGTTGTTTATATTAATCATTATATGGAAATATCCGTTAATGATCAATTTATTGCGATGTCTCATTATCCAAACCTAATATGGAATCATTCGGGTAAAGGAAGTTGGATGCTTTGCGGGCATAGCCATTCTAGTTGTCAGATGACAAATAGCAAAAGCAATTACGGAAAAATATTGGATGTTGGATTTGATGAGTTTAAACGTCCATTGACATTTCAAGAAGTGAAAAAAATAATGGATATTAAAATTATATCGGCGGTTGATCATCACTAATCCATACTCATTGTTAGCGATAAAATATAAAATATATGAATAAATATTTAGATGAATATCTTTGTAAAAAATACCCGAAAATATTTCAAGATAGAAACGCTCCTATGGCGGAGACGTGTATGTGTTGGGGATTTCCAGGCAACGGGTGGTTTTTTTTATTAGACACTTTATGCGAGGGAATTCAGCATCATATTGATAACCCCCCTTATGTCTATAAGAAATCTGTTAAGTTTGGGTTTAAACGGCTTTGGAATGGTATGGTAATTAAATTCCGTTTGCCCTATAAATGGACATACGGCGAATTAATGGAACCCTCAGTAATTTCGCAGGTTATAGCTTTACAGGTTAAGGAAAAATTTTCATCGTTGCGTTTTTATTATAGTGGAGGGGACAAAAAAATTAGAGGAATGGTTACTTTGGCGGAGCATATGTCGGCTCATATTTGTGAAATATGTGGAAAGATGAATGAGGAAATAGGTAGGAACACTAAAGGATGGTCGGTTACTACGTGCAAAGGGCATTCTAATGGCGCTCGGGATTTCAAATTTAATTATGATGCCGCAGAGATAACGACGTGGGAAAATGTTCGTGAGGAGATCGCAGGAAAGCCCGCCTCATGATAGGCGTGAATAAACCGTTTGATAAAGGTCTTCACACAAAAAACGATCCGAAATCTCGCCGATTGATTAAAGATTTTTTTGCTGAACGTGGATTGGTTTTAATAGACCATCCAAACAAATATGACATTGACTTAATATCGGAAGACGGTATAATTCGAGTGGAAGTTGAACATCGTTTAAATTGGGTAAATGCAGTTTTTCCTTATGCAGAAATAAACGTGCCAGAGAGAAAGGCTAAATTCTTTGCGAAAGGAAAAGCTCATTACTGTATTTTATCTAAAGAATATGAATATGTTGGATTTATATCTGCTGAAAAAATTCAGAAGTACATAAAACCTAGATTTCTAAAAGAATCCAGTAATCGATTTGTAAAAGAAAATGAATTTTTTTATAAAGTCCCAAAAGAAGAATTTGAATTTTATCAAGTAACAGTTGAATAAAACATCGAAAAAGTTAAAATATTTTTGTGGTTGACAAATTGAGGTAATTGGTGTAGGATATTAAGAATGGTCGGAATTCCTCCCCGAGGCTAAAGCCGTCGGGGTTTCCTTCCTCCAAAACAATGAATGAACCTAAAGTAGAATATCAATTAGAGAAAGCGGTCACCGGTAAAGTGGAAAAAAAAGTGCCGGTTGTATTAGAAGATAAAGAAGGCAATAAAATTCGAGCCCCATGGGCACCAAAAGCAAATTGTAAACGGTGTCTCGGACGAGGTTATATGGGGATGTCAACTATAACAAACGTATTACTTCCTTGTCGTAAATGTTATCCTTGGCAATGATATGACTAATAATGCCAAAGATTATCTTGTTGAAGGTCCACTATATCCTTCGTTCATCCATCTGTGGAAAGACGATTTGTCTATGTTATCCGACGTTCCACTTGATTGGAAAGAGCGAGAAGTATTTCGGATTTTTGCATCGAAAATATATGAACGGTTAACTCAGCCGCAGGTTATTCAGAAATTTGTCAATGACGCATATGAAGATGGATATCAAGAGGGAAAAGAGAATGTGATAGAAGCCGTTATAATAGAGTTGACAAAACTGGAAACCGGTAAATCCGAGGATGCTGTGGAGATATTGGAGCAAGCGATAAACTCATTGCGAATTATATGATATATTTTTTAGAAAACACAAATTTATTAACATGGTATGAAGAACAAACAAAGCCTTGTGGTATTGGGCATAGTTGCAACTGCTTTCATACATTCGGAAGTGGCATTGCTAAATCTATTAAAGACGCATATCCACAAGCATATGCCGCAGATTTAACAACTTTGCGGGCATCAAAAGATAAACTTGGAATTTTTTCTTGTGCAACAATTCAGACAGTCCCTCATAAGATAATTTATAATATCTATGGTCAATTTGATTTTGGGAGAGATAAGCGATATGATTTTGGGAGAGATAAGCGATATACCTCATATGATGCTTTATTTGATGGCGTGTCAGCAATGCGAAGTCATGCTATTGAAAATGATATAGAGCTACTTGGATTGCCGCAAAATATCGGGTGTTATCGGGGCGGAGCAAATTGGAACATCGTGGAAGCGATTTTACGAGAGATTTTTGCGGCAGATAAAGCGTTATCGTTAGTAATATGTCATTATAATCCTTCGCCGATTTAAATATGAAAAAATTATTTGTAATATTATTCGGGATTATTGTTCTTATAAGTTTTCCCAGTTGTACAACCTATGTTGGTCCCGGTCCGGTTTATTGTCCTACTCCCGTCTATTATTCTTCGCCAGTTTATTATCCTCCACCTGTTATTTTTTATGGGCCATATTGGCATTCGGATCATCGCTATTATTACCGGCGTTAAAGTTTTTAAAAAAGGGAGTTGACTTTTTATACCGAACCGGTATACTCGTTTCAATATGGCAACTGTAATTAAAGAATTGCGATTAATCAACGTTGGGGTAGATGTGAACATGAACCGCTGGTGGACGGGGCGAGTTTATGACAATGGGGACTTTGAAGCCGTGTGGGGACGGGTTGGTAATAGTGGGCAGAGTAAACTTTTCCCCGGTGGCGGAGAAACTAAACTGGAAGAGATGCGCCGGGACAAAATTAAGAAAGGTTATTCCGAACTGAAAACTGTTGGCGGTCCTGCTTCATCGGTTGTATCTGAATCAAAACACATGGGCAATAGTGAACTTCGCCAAATCGCTAAAGCACAACTACTTAAAACCCAAAATCCCGTGCTGGATCGGTTGGTTGATCGGCTTATTCAAGCGAATGTTCATCGCATTACCACCTCTACTCAAATTCAGTTTAATTCTTCAACTGGATTGTTTAGTACTCCGCTCGGTATCGTTACTCCAGATGGCATTACCGAAGCTCGTAATTTGCTGGTAACTTTAAATCATTGTGTTTCTCTCCGTGATTGGGCGTCTTATAAAATGTCGAGTGCGGTGAACCAGTATCTTCGCATTGTTCCACAAAATGTGGGTATGAAACTGAGTGTCGAAGCTCTTTTTCCAGACGACGGAGCCATTCAAAAACAATCAAACATATTAGATTCCCTCGAATCTTCTTATCAAGCATTGCAGTCACAACCCGTCACTACCAATGCCACGGCAAAGTCAGTGGAGCAGGTATTCAAAGTGGATTTTGATGTGCTCAACGATCAGAAAGAGATTGATAGAATTGTACGGTGGTTTAATACGAGTAATAAGGCAATTCATGGATATTCGAATGTTAGGATCATGACTTTCCTAAAAATCAAAATTCATGATAACTGGAACAGTTTTAATGAAAAAACTGGAAACATAAAGGAAATCTGGCATGGTAGCAGCGAAGCTAATTTGTTAAGTATTTTGAAAACGGGCCTAAAGGTAAGTCCTCCATCCACGACAACTCTCACCGGAAAAATGTTTGGTGAAGGTCACTATGGAGCGTTGGATAGTAGCAAATCCATGCAATATACATTTGGTAGGTTCAGTGGCCAGCATGGTAGTAGTGGATGGCTTTTTATTGCTGATTTTGCAATGGGGAATACATATTTTATCAATTCCTATGGCGGGAATAAACCGGTCGGATACGATTCTATATGGGCAAAAGCGGCGAATACCGGACTGCGATTCGATGAACTGATTGTTCCGAGAGATAATCAAGTACGTCTCAAATATTTGATAGAAGTAAAATAGTTTATATTATATTATATGAAAAAAACAATTGGAGTCCTGCTAATTTTAGCAGGGATAGCGTTGGGTTTATATGTCGGATTATATCTATGTTTTATTTGTGGAATTATAGATATCATCAAGGAAATTAGATCTTCAGATTTGAATGCCGTCAATGTGGCATGGGATATTGTTCGGATTATGTTTGCCAGCGTTGCAGGATGGATATGTGCATTCTTGTTCATTACTCCCGGCTACGCAATGGTAAAGTAATAAAATATTCCCTTGACTTTTTATACCGAACCCGTATAATGCTGATGTAACGTAGAAAACAATAAAACAATAAAACAATAAATATATGTGCAATCCAAATACCCTATCGGTGACTTTGCAAACGGCGGTTCTTATGCAGATTCAAGAATTCGTGAATAGTGGACAGATGTTCTCCCGCTACGACATTACGTTGGCAATTCGGCGGAAATGTAATGATGGTCTTCTGGAAATTCCAGCAGTAGAAAATACTAATCCCGGTGCCATTAATCGTTTTCCTATTCATAAGACCGCAGTGGATGATATTTTTGAACAATTATATCAAAACTGTCTTATCAATGGACTTCCACCGTTGCGATATGATTTTGATCGAACTAAGGGATATCGATTATTCTCCGTAGATACTACTGCGCAAACAACTATTCCGGTTCCTGTTCCCATTAGCAATGTAACGCCAATGGATAATAAAGTTGTAAATGTGCCTTCTTTGGACTCAGTATCTTCTTCTACGGCATCTCCCGCTAATACCACGATGGTTACTATGAGTGATGGCGAAATTCGTAGGCGAGTGGGTCTATATATGGATCGGTGTAGGAAAATTGGAGCAACTCCTACAATTAAACAGATCCAATCGGCAATTAAACGTAAGAATAAAAGCACCGGTCTTTCATATCGGGAAATTACCAATATCACAACTTCCATGGGATATAAAGTTTAATTTAGTTTTGTTTAATCGAGCTATTGAGAAGTGGGAGGGGCATTTTGCCGTCCCTTCTCTATTTATATTCATGATTAATGATGGCGTTGTAAATATACCGGCAAAAGAAGAAAAGGCTATTAATGCTTTTATAGAAAATATTTCTAATTTCTTTAATAAAAATAAATCTGCTTACATTGACAAGTGGGACATGGCTATTTGTTCTGTGATCAAGCAATATGCCAATGAAATATCTCCGAAATATCACTTGGAAAAGATATTCTGGAGGTTTGTGTATGAGGTAGAAAATGTCAACAAGGCGGGATATATTCCGAAGCACAATGAAATATTTGTCAATTTAGTATTTTGTGTTAAGAAGCCAAAAGAGAGATTAGGAGGTCAAGCGATTGATTTCAAAGCGGTTACTGTGTATATTTATCACGAATGGGTTCATTACAAGCAAGATATTCTTGTTAAGAAGAAACATTCCAAGGGATTGGGTGGATTTTTTGACATGTATAATAAGACTGCTTACCACGATATTAAATGGGAGCAGATGGCATTAGCCCGTCAAGAGATTGAGTGGATAAAGCAGCGGATACGGAAGGTAACGCCGGAAGAAGTGATGAAGTGGTTACGAGAGTGGGGATTGAAGAGTGATCCTGCGTTAATTAGGCTTAAAAACACGAATCCGATGGCATATAAAAGAATTCTGAAATATGCCGTTATGTTCATTTTGAAGAAACAAGCTAAAGCTGTTACTAAAACACGATAGTATATTCATCTCCATTCATTTCGTCATCCGGCCATTTTATTTTAATTCTCTGAACTATTTCAGGGGGGAAATATTTCATATTTAAAATATTCATCATGTCATTATAAGTAATATCGATATGACGATTTAAAGCTAGATTGGAGGTGAACCAAGTAATACGATAAGGTAATTCTCCCGGTTTGGCATTGGCAGATGCAATTCCAATAAAAGTAGTAGAATTTCCATTCTTTTTCATTTCAATCGGAAATTTCTTTCCAAACGATGCTTCCAAGAGGATTTCGAGTAGTATATTTTTCAAAGTTAATTGCATTGTATATAAATAGGTTTTTTAGAAAGAAAACCTTGACTTTTTCCTTAAAACTGATAGATTACACTAAATTGAATATGGAATATTCTTGTATAACTCGTGACACCGATGCTCTTATTGGAGAGTCATTTTCTGATTATTCTCCTCCTTCGTGGGACGTGTATTTTTTGCGATTATCATATGAAGTCGCAACAAAATCCCGTGATCCTTCGACGAAATTCGGGGCAGTTGTGGTAAAAGATAAACGTCCTATATTATTTGGGTATAATGGATTGCCCTCAAATGTGAAAGATTTGCCGGAACGATTGGCAAGACCGGCTAAATATAAATGGACAATTCATTCGGAAGCCAATGCTCTTATTTGTGGAGCAAAATTTGGAATATCAACTAATAAAGCGACATTATATATAGCTGGAATGCCATGTGCGGGATGTGCGACTATGATTGTAGCCGCAGGTATTAGCAAAGTAGTTATTCATCGCCCCACTGCATTAATTTTTTCATTGGTAAGTCCATATGGAGAAGACGATGTAATTACGACCACCATGTTCGATGAGGCCGGAATAGAGGTGGTGTTTGTGGAAGAACCGGTTAATAAGATTGCCTATTTGGGTGGAAAGAAATATAATGTATAATTATGATTAAATTGTTGGAATTATTGTTATTTTTAGGTTTTGTGAGTATGCTTGCATGGGGACTGATGTTTGTAATTGAACGAGAAGTGAACGATCCGGACGATAAAGAATAATATGCTAGGAGCTATAATTGGTGATATTGCGGGAGCACCCTATGAGGGTGATAAATTAAGTCAAGATAAACGAGACTATCGTCCTTTCTTTTTGAATGGATTAGCTAAATTTACTGATGATACTAATCTGACAATTGCGGTAGCGGATTCATTATTGACAGGGGTTCCTTTCCATGAAAAATTTTTGGAATGGTATAATAAAAATCCTAATCTTGGATATGGATCTTCGTTTAAAGAGTGGGCCGCAACCGGAGGTACCATGCAAAATGATAGTCGTGGTGATGGGGCTGCAATGCGAGTAAGCCCGATTGCTTTATTTGCATTGAATTTAGAACTATTGGGGGTGGATGGTAAGCCTATTGAGTTGTCTTTTGAGGATAGGTTAGCATGGGCGTATGAACAGGCAGTAGAGAGTACTAAAATGACTCATAATTGCGATGAATCTCGCAATGGGGCGTTGGCAGTTACTACAGCAGCGATGTTAGCGGCGAAAAAATATACGAAAGCGGAAATTAAAGATAACATTGTAAAACTTACTGGTTATGATTTATCTGCCTCGGTAGAAACTGTTAGGGAAACATGGACAAAGCGAGATATTAGATGTGATATTACGGTACCTCAGGCATTGATTTGTTTTTTAGAATCTACTAGTTTTGAAGATACTATTCGTTTATCTGTTTATTCCAAAGGAGATGTAGATACCATTGCTGCCATTGCGGGAGGGATTGCCGAACATTTTTATGGAATAGATAGCATTAATACCGGCATCCTCGTCGAAACTAAATTACGATTACAGCCCGAAATGATTGATATTATAAATAAATGTTATGGAAATACTCTTAAATGGTAATAAGCCGGAATCACGCTGGCTTATTTACCGACGAAAGGTTTGGATTAAAAATACTATTATCGTTCCGACGATCGGGATTATAACATATTGGTTTTCATCCTGAAAAAACATGAAAAAACATTCTAATCCTTATGAAGTTTTAGGAGTGCCTCCAACTTCGACTGTGGAAGAAGTGTCCGCTGCTTATAAAAAATTAGTTAAAACTCATCATCCAGATCTTCATCAAGATGCCGCTAAGAAAAAAGAGTCAGAGGAAACGATGAAGAAAATAAATGTGGCTTACGATGAAATAACTAATCCTAAGCAACATTCTCGGGGAGGTTCTCCGTTTAATGATGACAACCTTAATGAAATGTTCGGCGATTTGTTTGGGAACAGACAAGGTGGAAGAAATCCATTTCATGATTTTTTTGGAAGAGGCGGTAATACATTTCATTTTTCATCCACTCAAACAATTTGCTGTGAATTGCCTCTCTCTATAACCAAGGCGGTTTTAGGCGGGGAAGTTGAATATGAGTCTCCGGTAGGTAAACTTAAATTTAATTTACCGCCTGCAACCCAGCCGGGGTTTGTATTCAACCTTCAAGTAAATAAAGATAGTAATTCTACAATAATTCTACAAATTCACGTTAAGGTTATTATTCCTTCTAATTTAACGGATGAACAGAAGAAAAAATTAGAGGAATTAGGAATTTAATTTGTGGATAGAATAAAACAAATTATTATCATTCGACGGGATTTAAAAAATGTTGATGGGCAAAAAGTTAGAAGTGGAAAAATTATTGCGCAAGCGTGTCATGCGAGCATTGCGTTTTTAACTAATTTTATTAGAAAAAATCCCGAATCAAACATCGGCCAAAAACTATCGTCTGTACAAAAAGAATGGATTGATGGTTCATTTTTTAAAATTTGTTTAGCAGTGGATAGCGAAAAAGAATTGCTTGACATTTTAGAAAAATCTCGTAATATTGGATTAGATGCTCATTTGATCACGGATAAGGGACACACTGAATTTGGTGGAATATCAACTAATACTTGTTTAGCATTGGGTCCGGATTATAGTAGCCGACTTGATCCTATTACCGGGCATTTAAAATTGTTTTAAAATTATGAAAAAATATACTGGTCCAAAAGTTCTACCTACCGTAGATATTGCTGCAATCAATTTGGAAGACGATATGCTTGTACTAGTTCGTAGACCGAATGAACCCTTGTGGCGGTTTCCCGGTGGATTTGCTGACGTCAATTGTGAATCCTATGAGAATGATGCTCTACGGGAACTTAAAGAGGAAACAAATATTTATGGTAATAATATAGAATATATTGGATCTACTTGTATAGATGACCCTCGCTACAAAAAAAGCAAAGATAAAATTAAAACAATGTTCTTTGCTGTTACTAAATGGAACGGGGAATTCAATGCGGCAGATGACTTAAAAGGAGGCGAAATCAAACTTCTGGATGCTCATACTGTTACACCGGAAATGCTTATGCCCGAGCATAGAGTGCTGTTGACTATGTTATTGAATTGGTTACAATGGTGATTAAATTATCAAAGTAGATTATCGACTTAAAGTGCCAACGGGCGATATTCTTATTGTAAATGGAGATAAATGAAAACCTGAAATGCTATTCTTTCGGGAACACTGCCATTAGTTAATTACGAAAAAATATAAAATAAAATGAAAAATACTCACCTATTTGTTATTGATCCTCAGAATGATTTCACTGAAGAGAACGGAGCATTATATGTTCCCGGTGCCAATCCGGATATGACTAGATTGTCTTCATTTATTAGGAAAAATTTAAATAGATTCGGAGAAATTCATTGTTCCCTTGACAGTCATCAAAGTGTTCATATCGCTCATCCTATTTTTTGGTTGAATTTAAAAAATGAACATCCTGCACCATTTACAATCATTACACGAGAAGATGTTCAAAGTGGAACATGGAAGCCTTTTCATAGTGATTTACAAGAATATGTTCAACGATACATGGACGTTGTGCAAATCATAACAATTTGGCCTCCTCATTGTATAATTGGAAGTTGGGGACATATGATTTCATCTCTCGTTTCAAACGCTTTTATCGAATGGGAAATCACTCAACTAAGTAAAGTTAATTATATAATGAAAGGGATGAATTATCTTACCGAACAATATAGTGCGGTTAAAGCCGTCGTTGAAAATTCCGAAGATATATCTACTCATCTAAATACCCAATTAATTGAAATTCTCTCAACTGCTGATGAGATTTTAATTGCGGGAGAAGCATTAAGTCATTGTGTTAATTATACGGTTGTGGACATTGCTGATAATATCGGGGAAGAGAATATTAAAAAACTTGTATTATTAACCGATGTTTCGTCAAACGTGTTGGGATGTGAGAAAATGGGACAGGAGTTTGTTGAAAAGATGGTGACTCGTGGAATGCGTCTTTCAAATACAATTGAATGGTAGATAATATGCGTTTCTAAAAATGAAATTATGTCCGATAAAATTGCGGGGATTACATGTTTCCAAATCTTTAGTAGAAAAAAAAGCAATTCCTTTAAATATAAGTTTTTTACAGTGGATGTTGTACCGAGAGCCATCTAAAGAAGCCGCAGTGTGGCGATTCCCTCAAACGAGATTAAAAACTCTAGATATACAAACGATGCCTTGTTTGATTAATTGGAAATTGCCACGAAAGTCATTAATGATGAGATTGTCAAGAAGTGTACTATGAAAGTTATAAAAAAGGGAAAAATTTCTAAGCCAAAATATGAATATATTGCGGAATGTTCAAATTGTGGATATACCGCATTGTGTTCGGGAGCAGAAGTAACTTTTGTTGAAGATAGAGGACAAGATTATCCAACCGTCATGTGTCCTACATTGGGATGTCAACACGTTATATGGTGTCATGCACATCCAAGAACAAAGTGAGAAGTCTGTGTTGTTTTGATTGTGGAGGTGAACCGTGGGGACACGGCGAAGATTTCTATGTTAGAAATTCATTGTGGTTGTTAGTGATTCCTAGTAGAAAACGTACGGGAATAATTTGTTTAGATTGTTTTGAAAAACGATTAGGAAGACGGCTTATCAGAAAAGATTTTCAAATATGGTTTAGGGAGAATCGCTGGTTTGGCGACAACCGGCGTAAAATAAACCATCCTATTTCATTGAAATTGTCTCAGAGAATCAAAAAACGGGCTTGACTTTTCGCCCAAAATCATTATCATGCCAATAATGAAATTTGATGAACCAATTATAACCTCAATACTGGATACCGATTGTTATAAGTTTTTTATGGGACAACTAGTGTTCCATGATTTACCAGTAGCGATGGTTGAGTATTCATTCATAAATCGTGGCGATACTTCATTTCCCAAAGAGTTTGACAAAGTATTGAATTGGCAGATAGAGCAGATGGCAACGTTGAAATTAACGGATGATGAAGCTAATTTTCTTAATACTATTCCCGGCATTCGTCCTACCTATGTGGAATGGTTTAAAAATTACCGATATGATCCCGGCGAGGTTGTTGTTCAACAAAATGAAGGTAAACTTTCTATTTCTATAAAGGGATCGTGGTATCGAACCATTTTTTGGGAAATTCCATTGATGGCATTAGTTTCGGAACTCTTCTTCAAAATGACCGGTCAGACGCCGGATATTGAAACTGATTCACGTCTTACTAAAAAAACTGAAAATCTTTCAAACGCTAGATGTCAATGGTCTGATTTTGGAACCCGGCGACGGTTTTCGTATGACACCCAAGATTGTGTAGTAAACCACATGAAATTTTTCAAGGGTTTCATTGGCACCAGCAATGTTCATTTAGCTATGAAACATGAAATCCGACCGATTGGTACGTCTGCTCATGAAATGGTAATGGGATTATCGGCTCTCTATGGTTCTAAAATGGCAAATAAAATGTGGATGAAACATTGGAGTGATCATTTCGGTGGACTTAATGGTATTGCCCTCACAGATACTTTCACTACCGAAGTGTTCCTTCGGGATTGGGATAATTATTTCGCTCGCTTATTTGATGGGGTCCGGCAGGATAGTGGCGATCCATTTGCGTGGGGTAAAAAAATGTTGACTCATTATACCAAACTCGGGATAGATGCGACGTCGAAAAAATTCGTGTTCAGTGATGGATTGAACGATGAAGTGTTTATTCGATTAACAAAACATTTCAGAGGATGGGCTCAGGTTATCGGAGGCATAGGAACTTTTCTCACGAATGACTGTGGAAAACATATAACTCCACTGAATATGGTAATTAAAATGACCACTGCTGATTTCGGATATGGTCCGGTGGATGTGGTTAAACTTTCAGATGTTATGAATAAACATACGGGTAAGTTAGACGCCATAGAATTAACAAAGAAAGAATTGAAAGCACTGTAAAAAAATATGAAAAATTTAGCAGTTGAGATATCTATTTGGTTAGAAAAATACGCAATTAAAAATAATCGTGCGGCATGGGTAGTTGGGGTATCTGGGGGAGTAGATAGTGCTCTTGTATCTACCTTATGTGCGTTAACGGGAATGCCGACGCATTGTGTAATAATGCCTTGTCAATCTAGACCCGATAGTATGGAGCTTGCAAGAAGCCATGTAGATTGGCTTACAAAAAAATATGGTGAAGAGGTTGTTACATATCATAAGTTTGATTTAACCAATACCTTTGAACAATTTGCAACTGCATGTGCTGGTAAGTATGATAATGATTTAGCATACGCTAACACTAAAAGCCGTCTTCGTATGATTGTTCTTTATCAGATTGCTACCTGTTGTGATGGATTAGTAGTTGGAACCGGCAATAAAGTAGAAGATTTTGGGATCGGATTCTTTACAAAATATGGAGATGGGGGGGTTGACATTAGTCCAATTGCTGATATAATGAAAAGTGAAGTTCGTCAAATGTGTCGTGCATTAAAAGTTCTACCTGAACTATGCGAAGCAATTCCTACCGATGGATTGTGGGCAGATAATAGAACAGACGAAATTGCAATTGGCGCAAGTTATGATGAATTAGAATGGGCGATGACATTTTCGGAGAGAGGGGGCGGTTCGGATATTGTGAGAGAACGGTTAACAGAGCGACAAAAAGAAGTTTTAAAAATTTATGATAAGTGGCATAATGCGGGAGCCCACAAAATGGTTCCTATTCCCACTTTTAAACGGATACTGAAATATTAAAAAAAAATAACATGAAATATACTAGAGTAATAACATTTGAATTCGATGATATCGAAGATGCGGAAGCTTTTACCGATTTTTTACGAGATGCTAGCGACGAGAATAATATGCAAATTGTGAAAATTGAAAACCCAAGTGAGAAACTTGTTGACAAAAAGAAATAAATATGCTATTTTCAGGTGAAATAATTGGCGCAGATTCTTCTAATAAAGAACTCACCGTTCGCTGTGATGATGATATTAATGGAATCATTATTGGGGAACGAGTGATTATTGAAGAGCTACTTGACCGCCGTGTAATAAACCGAAAACGATTATATGAATTATACATGTATCAAATAAACGAAATATCTGAAAAGTGCGATTGGAAGAGCGTTTTCAGTCCCAAAGAAATTGTAGATATAATTTGTAATATCGTAGAAAATCATCCGGAATTATTTGATCGTGCATAATGAGGTAATTTTCGGAATTTGTGGTACCGCTGGAAGGAAACAAGATGCAGAACGTCTTTCTCGCAATCACTTTGATGCTATGTGTGAATGCGTTCGAGTATTACTTAAACAATTCAACGAGGGTGGATATGATGTGACAACACTTGCGGCGGGGGGTGCGGCGTTTGCTGACCACTCCGCCGTTACTTTATATTTAAATAAAGAAGTTCCGAAACTTAAACTTTTTTTCCCCTGTCAATTTCTTGGGGTTGATGAGGGATTTGATACTACTCCTTCAAGTGATAATGAGCGAGCCAAAGGATATTCCACCGGAGATATCGCTAATAGACTTCATGCTCGTTTCTCACGTAAGTTGGGAGTTAATTCTTTGAGTGAACTATCCATCGCAATTCAACAAGGGGCAGAGGTTCACGTTGCTAAAGGATTTTGGGCAAGAAATGCTTTAGTAGCTCAATCGGATATACTTCTAGCAATGACGTTTGGGGATCGTGAATGGGTTAAGCCCGGCAGTGGAACTGCTCACTGTGTAATGACTTATTTAAACAGAGTAAAGAAACATGGTTTCTTTGATAAAAGCTTCCACTATAATTTACAAGACGGGGAAATTTACATGGGGTGTAAAGCAAAAACTGATCCGAGTAGCCCATAGAAAGTTACTCGTATCGACTCAATATTAATGCGAATATAACGGAAATGGGAAGAATAATAAATAAAACAAATATTTGTTCTATCGCCCATAATAATTTTGCTATTGATTTCATTGGTTTTTTCTTTTTTCAACAAAGTATTTAATTGTACCCGCCGTGAATCCTACTGCCATGATAATAGTTACAATTTGGTTCGATGGCGGATCATGATAAATCGCATGACAACCTTTCACCAAACAATAAATAGAAAACACAAACAAAACTGTTGATAGTATTTGTTCGCCGGTGTCCTGTAAAAATTTGCCCATGTTGATTGTATTATATCGGTTATCATGAAAATGTCAACACAAAAAAAAAGGTTGACTTTTTTGAAAAAAACGATAAGATGCTAACGATGAACAATGTAGTTTGCATTTTTAATAATGATTATATTAGCATCTTGCTTGGTAATCGACAAATTGGAACGGTTCAAGAAGTCAATGGAGAGCCCACCATGTTTCTTGGAACCAATTGGAAAGATTCGGTAATGATGTTAACATTTACCGATGTTGAAATCATTCAGGATAATTGGGCAGCATTTAAAGAATGTGAAAATAATATTCTTGAAAAAATTAAACAAACCGAATTGGATTTTGTAAATAAATGACCGCAAAATGGAAAGTTAAGTGTTTGTGTTGCAACAAAATAGATACGTTTGAAGATGCCAAAAGTATTACTTACGCCAGATGGCGTATCATAGGATGGGATGTTGGAACTGCCGAGCCCAAAGTATCGTGCCCCGCTTGTGACTATTTTCCGGTGGAACAAAAAAAGAAGAAATAATCCATATATATAGCGGTTGTTGAGAATCGGATTGGATGTCAGAAAGTTCGAGATAAATATCCGGGAAAGAAAATCCTTTTTGGAACTATAGGACGTGTAGGAGAATACGGTAGAACACCACAAATGATACGTGAATCATTAACATAATTTGACAACAGAACACAACATAATCAACGGCGACTGTGTAAGTGAACTTAAAAAAATTCTTACTAACACCCAATATAACATATGACATTAAACGAAGCACATGAACGGTTAGAGGCGCAGGATGTATCAATTGATACTGTCGCCATCTCAATTGAATGGCTATTAAAGGAATGTAAAACTAAAGACATTAAGCCGTTTACTAAATTGGGGAATGAAATGATACAACGATTTTTTTCAATTTATCGAGATTGGCAAAAAATCCGAAAAGAGACAATTAAATTGGCAGAAAAGATTCATGCTGCTGACTTTAAAGATTATTCGGAAGGATTAGTTTATGCCGCTGCGGCTGATTTGTTGGTGCAAAAATGCCAAGTAGGACTGTTTGAGCAAATTGTATGTGTCGCTGAAACCGGAGAATTGCCGGAAAACGATGTTCCCTTTTAATTTTATATGAAATATAAAGAGTTATCTTCCCGACATAAAACTGCTATTATCAATCAAATTAAATTGATGCTGGCGGCTCACCGGAACTATGTATGGAACCGCTGGAGTAATTATGATGATGCCAATCCAATTGATCCCGTAATACATTCGGTGATTTGTAATGAAGGATATTATGGAGAGGCATTTGGGATTATGCGAGGATTGCGGGAAGTTGGATATGGTTATTTTGGAACGACCGACAAAAGTGCGGTAGAAGAAGATAAAAGTTATACTCCAGAACATAACTTGAGATGGTGGTTTCATACATTACAACGGGAATATTTGGTTGAAGAAGGATTTTTTAACTATACCTGTTCTGCCAAAAAATGTTCCGAATTGCTTGATAAATACCGTTCACTCGTTTCGGACTAACATGTCAAATAAAACCATTAAAATTATTACAAATATTCTGAAATCTCTGAAAGCAATGCGAGAAGAAGATGTGCCTGTTTATTGGTGTCTGTTGGTGTTCGGAGGAATTTCGTTTGGAGTTATTATTACGGTTCTACTAAAAGAAATAGGCGTTTATTCATTAATGGTGGTGTTATTCATATTATGGGTAAATTTGTTTATTGATCGATGGTTAGATAAAAATAATTAAAATATATGCAATCTGAAAAAGGTGATAGCTATTGGACTCTTAAAAGTGAAATACTTACTCTAGAAGATTTTGAACTTCCGGATGGCAGATATATTGGTGCTACTATTGAGTTTAGTGGCATTTGGGAAGATGACGCATTTGATTATGAATATGGTAGTATCTGTGGCACTCATCGTGAAGATCCCTATTTTACCATAGAGAAGTGGTGGGTGACAGGTGTTTGGGATATGGCAACAAAAACCGCTATTCCAATGGATGATGTCATTCAAATCGCAATAGATAAAGAAATGGATATTATTGCCAATTCAGTTGCGACTGAAGTCGAATTTCCCGAGCCGGATTGTCAACAACCCCTACCCTAAAGGGATAGGGGCTTGCCAGAGTTATGTCCGACAATTGGTGAGTTGACGTTCACCTGTCCATCAAGTGCTTCACAGCACGAGTTGGAGTGTTTGCTTCCTCTTAATTTAATATTATTTGCAGCATTCAAGTCCGCATCTAATATAATTCCATCCGAAGCATAATACCTACAGCCCTTCCTCTTACCACTCTCAATTCCTCTATGGTCATTTTGACTGGTGAAGTAAGGCTTAACCATTTCCACTCTCTTCCCGAGAGATTGTGCTTTGTAGGTCAGTATGGTTTTTAACAAATAATAAGGTACTTGAGATTGTCTATTATTAAATTTCTTTCCCCTATTCTTTGATTTGATTTTCGATAAATCCTCAATAACAATCGTATTAGCATCATTTTTTAATAATGTATTAACGATATGATGTATGTAATTTTTACTAAAATTATGTTCTTTTCGTTTAAGTGTGTTTAATTTTTTCCTTGCCGAGTGAGAATGATTTTGTTTAGATTGAAGTTTTCGCTTGCTCCATCTTATTTTTCGCTTGTAAGTATTAAACTCATTCCCCTTTATAATATCTCCTTCACTGGTTGCTACTAATCGTTTGATTCCCAAATCAAAACCAATAGATTTTTGATTATCAATAAACGAAGTTTCATCATTGAATACGACCGATAAATAGATATCATTGTTTTTAACAAAGAGAGATGGGTCTTGGAGTTTGTATTTAGCATACATTTCATTCAATTTATCATATGGAATAAAACTACAAACAATTCTTTTTGTATGAGTAGTGAGCTTGATTTTATCGTTACCAACCCATTTATATATTCTTTTATCTAAATTGATGGATAATTTATCGGTTTGTGGGGCTTCTTCTAACTGATGTTTATTTTTTCGGATAGCTTGATATTTTGATACAACATCTTGTTCTGCTTTGATAATAAATTGAGAAGGAATGGTTGGAATTGCTTCTTTAATTTTATAATAGCATCTATCATGGAGACCTTTAAGACCTTGGCATACATCCATTTCAAATCTAATTTTGGAGATTAGATTAAATGCCTGTTTCTTCAGTTCTAAAGAATCAAGAAGAAGTTGTTTATCTTCTTTACTTTCAAATTGAAGTTTAATATTATAGGTCTTCACAATAAATAAATAGTGTTGTGAAACCGAAAACATCGAAAAATTAAAATATTTTTGTGGTTGACAAATTGAGGTGGTTGGTGTAGGATATTAAGAATGGTCGGAATTCCTCCCCGAGGCTAAAGCCGTCGGGGTTTCCTTCCTCCAAAAAAATATGAAATCTCCCGATTTTGGTTGGTCGTTGATATTTATACGACGGAGGAATCCGGCGATGACTACAATAATAAATATTAATAATGGACATATATATGATGTTTATATCGGACGTGCGGGGTTTGGAAAAGATGGATATTTTTGCAATCCATTTACGCACGACAAAAGCGCAGTCAAAGCAATGTTTTTATTACCAACCCGAGAAGAATCAATTAAAGAATATACGAATTATTTTTTAGATCGAATTCAACATGATGCGGAATTTAAACGTCGAGTAATGGAATTAAAAGACAAAACGCTGGGATGTTTTTGCAAACCATTTGCATGTCACGGAGATATTATAGCAAAATGGCTTAATAGTTTACCGAATTAGACGTTAGTTTGTGATTAATGTTATAGCCTCTCACCGATATAGTGAGAGGCTTTTTTATGCGGGATATGGGGGTTTTTCCTACCGTATAACTACTGACGCTTTATTAGATAAGGTTGATATATGTATTATCACAATGAAAACTTTCACTTACATTTTATTTTTGTGTATGGCATTGTCTTGTTTCGGACAATCCAATACATTCCTTTATAATATCGATCAGATAGTGCCCGATAAAGGACAATCGGTATCTGTGACATTTTCTCCCGGTGCTCAATTTAATACCAATCCATTTCAAGCTACTTTATCGTATTCATTATCAAAAGGGCCTATTAGTTCTATTGCGGCGGTATTGCAACATGGACCGGTTCATTATGATTTGATTTCAGTCGGAGATGTTGTAACGGGAACAACTTTTACATCTGAGCCTATTGTTGATTTTCTAGGTAGTAAATATAATAATTGGACCCTTATTGTAACGGATGGTAGTCATGACAATGCTACAATGTTTCTTAATTCAATTAGATTAACGATACCAGAAGCTCCAAGTGGGGCATTATTGTTGCTGGGAATATTCTTTTTATTTGTTCTTATGATGTATCAAAGAACGAAATATGAATGAGAACCAAATATTCATTCAGTAGAAGTGGTATTTTTTTAGGAGCCCACCATGTTAAATCATCTTATACTACTATTAAGATGATGGTTATTTATTTTTTCGTAATATTATTTATAATTCTCATTGGAGTTAGTGTGGGTAGTATTAATAGTTCAAAGACTCCTCGTATGAAAAATATATTCAAATCGATTGTTGAGAATTGACATTTTTCAAAAAATCGGTAGCTTCCCGCCTACAGTCAACAACCCCTAGGCTAAAGCCATGGGGGCTTGAAAGACACCGAGCTTTCTCAGTGATTTATATTCATTCGGCGAATTGACTGTCGCCTGCCCATAAGTCAAACGGTTAGTTTGTGATATGGGATGTTTGGATAATTTAGCAATGTTAATCGCTGCATTTATATCCGCATCGTATATCATTCCATTAACTTTAGAGTAAAATCTACAACCTCTTCTCTCACCTTCAACCTTGCCTGTTACGGAATCGGTTTTAGATGTGTTGTAAGGGCAAACGAGCAGAACAGTTTTACCTTGATTCTGTGCCTTATAGGTTATTACTCTACGAAGTTCAAATAATGGAACTTGTGATATACTTCTTTTGTTTTGGTATTTATTTTTCTTTACTTTTATGGATTTGAGATTTTCTAAGCAAATTATGTCTGCTTCGGTATTGAGAACGGAATTAGCAATTAGATGGGTCTGGTTTTTGTTTTGATTATGTTCTTTTCGTCTTAAAGAATATCTTAATTTTCTGCGGGCAGATTTTGTCCCCTTAGATTTGAGGATGTCTTTTTGGTGTCTTAATCTTCGTTTACGTTCATTGAATTTTTTATCTATAATTAATTTTCCTTCGCTTGTTGCGGCAGACCTACGAATACCTAGATCGACTCCAATTGCCAATCTGGGTTTCAATTGAGGTTGTTTATTTTCAAATGACAAACAAATATAGATGTTTCCCATGTCCTCATAAATCAGAGGGTCTTGATAGGAATATTTATTAAGTAATTCTTTAAGTCGTGGATAAACCGTGAATTCAAATGTTTGTCTTTTATTTGCGGTTGTTATACGAATTGAAGATTTATTTGGTATTGAATAAAGTCTTTTATCCAACCGCATTGATAATTTCTTTTTTTCAATCGGAGATTTTATTTTATGTTTATTTGATTTAACGGAACGATACGACGAAATACATTCATTTAGAGAACGAATGATTACTTGTGATGTTATTTCGGGGTATTGTTTTCTAATATTATGATATACTTTGGAGTGTAATATTTTTGGAACAATTTTAGATTCGGAAAACTGTTCTTTAGAAGCAAAATTAAATACAAGTTTTTGATGTTCAAGCAACTTTTTAAGTTCGCTTGTATCACCGATTAGTTTTGTATTATAAGTAATCATTTGTTACAACAATATATATCACACGATAAACGAAAACATCAAAAAAAGTTAAAATATGTGATTTATTTTATGGTTGACAAACTGAGGTGGTTGGTGTAGGATATTAAGAATGGTCGGAATTCCTCCTCTACCCTAAAGGGATAGAGGCTTCCTTCCTCCAAGAAAGTGAACAAAAAAATTTGGAAATATAGTTGACTTTTTATAAATCTTCGGATAGAATATATCCAGCATGAAATCAAAAACACTTCATCCTTACAAACCAAATTATTGCTCGCATCCCGGTGAAACCCTTCTCGAAACTATAAACCAATATGGGCTTACCATATCTGAGTTTTCCAAACTGGTGGATGTTCCCCCGCTGAAAATTACTAACATAGTTAATTGGCAAGCTCCGATCACCTTGACAATTGCCGAGAAGTTGGAAAACACCCTCCATATCTCATCCGATTTTTGGATGGCGATGCAAGAGAATTATGATCGGTTTCAAAGGAATAGGTTGACAAAGACTATGCAATCTGATAGCATATAGGAAGTAAAATGCCGGAACAGACCAGCCACTACATCACCAACATATCACATGACTGATCAAGAAATAAACGTTGCAATTGCAACTGTGTGTGGAGAAGAATATCATGAACCTACCGGAGAAGAAATTAAATCTGGTAGTTATTATCAATATCAGCCAAACTACACCGGCGACTTAAATGCGATTCATTCTGCATGGTCGCAATTATCCATCGCAAAACAGGTTCTGGCCTGTAGCGAGCTTGAACGCCTGTGCTATGGCCCTTGCGATACAAAATTGAGGGTCGTCAATGCAAGTGCTCGTCTGAAATCGGAAGCCTTTTTGCGGGCAGAAGGAAAATGGAAGACTAGTTCAAAAATGACACCCGCTCAGAAAGCTAGCCGAAAGTAAAATCTGAGACTGTGACAGCGAAAGCGACAGGGGCGTGGAAATCGCCTGGGTGTCACCATTTTTTAAAATTATGAAATTAAATGACCTACCACCATTAGATCAAGCAGAAATCATTGCAAACAGAATTGCCAATATGGATGCTCTACGGGAACACGCCTTGAAGAGTCGCAATCCAATTGAGTTGATGACGATTGAATTGGATGCACAGGCCAGACTTATGGGACTCAATATGGATTATTGTGAGGAATTAGATGATGATGAATATGATCAATAATAATGACTAAATCACAACTACAAAAACACTTGGGGACCAAGCTAACATTTGAATTAGAAACATTCAGGATGTTATTTACGGACCTAGATGATAACCAACGTTTGGAATTAATCAAATCCCTTATTTGGACTTCGATTGACGCTCACGCTATGCATAAACGAGTTGTTAACGCAATTTTAAATCCTTCTTTTGAGAAAACACTTGATTAACTCGGGAGCCAGCAAACCCCTGCCCTAAACATTTTATCTTGGCGGGAGCAGAAAACCCATCTGCTTTAGCGGGTGGGTAGTTCATCAATATGAAAATTAGGCACATATATACAGTTATTAGAGAATACGAGATTGGTGCTGATGATCTCAAAGAAGAAATTGACTTTTTCAATGGTTCTATTATCGATGCATCGGGAGAATTTCTATATTCTGGAACTAGTGGGAAAGAAACAATCACAGTAAAAATGGAAATTGGAGATTAACATCAAAATACAGTTAAACAAAATATGACAAAATATAAAAAAATAATATGGGGTTTTGAACCTACTGATGATGTAACTTGTCTGGAACTTCCACAGAGGATTGCTTTTACTTTCGGTTATAATTGGGAAACGTCTACCATATATTCGAGAATGATTCCAATGGTTATAACTGATAAGAATTTTCGAGTTGGATTTGATCCCAACAGAAAATTAATGAATCTGGTTAAGGATTATAAATCCTCGGAATATTTGGTAGTATGGACAGGTGAATTTTTGATTAAAATGTTAAATAATCCTCCGTTGAATCCAATAGTAATCGAATCTACTGACGGTAAACTATCGGTTCACATTGAATCGGATAATGTGGTTTTTGTGGATAGCGATAAGTCGATTCAAGTTAGTGTTCCAAAGAAATTAGTACGGCAGACGGCGGGATTGTGTTAGTGTTCCAAAGAAATTAGTATGGCAGACGGCGGGATTGTTATTAAAATAGAATAAAGACTCCATCGAACGAAAGATGGGGCTTCTTTTTGTATATAGTTGGATATTTATATCTATATGATTAAACTTAAAGATATAATATTAGAATTTTTTGATAGATATTGGACATTGGAAATGGCTAAACCAATAGCCGATAAACTTGGGGCAAAAATAGTTGGTTCTGTTGCTAAATATGGAAAATCAAATCATGATTTAGATCTTAGAGTCGAACATAATGACATTTTATCTATAACAAAAATTTTAAATATTTTGGGTTTTGAATCATATGGAAGTGAAGTAGTTTCACCAGAAGAAGCAAAAAAATCCAAAAATATATATGGAAAAGGTTGGCAAAGAGCATATAATTTTATAAATAAAGATGATAAAATAATTCAAATTTGGATGGATCAAAATGATTAAATTAAAAGATATAATAGATATGACCAAATTACAACTACGAAAACACTTGGGGACCAAGCTAACATTTGACAATGTGGAACTTGCGAAATATGGCGTTTGATGTTGACAAATCAGGGATAATAGAATACATTACCGCTCGCAAATTGATACACGGTTTTTTGATAATACGATAGTTACAATGGATACAGGTGAAGTGCTGGAACAGATCAGATACTATATCACCACCACCCAGAATAAAAATATGAAAAATATGAAAAATATGAAAAACTACAGGAAAATAGTATGGTCATTCAATCCTTCGATTGACAGCGAAGTCATTCAGAGGATTGCATTTAGTTTCGGATACGATTGGGAGGACAATGACAGTTATGATGCTCTGACTAAGATAATTTTTTCTGAGGAGAGGATGATGTTTGATCCTAACACAAAGAAAATCTCGGCGGTTCATTGTAAATATGATTGCACACACACACGTTGGACGTCTAGTCTGCCCCATTTCATGGAATCCCTCAAAGACCCTCCTGAAATTATTCCAACTGTCTCTTCACCGGCACCGGATACAAAATCGAATCTAAACTTTCCGGTGGTCAGCTTTATGTATCACGACAAGATTCGTCGGGTTCGGGTTACTAAAATGTATGATAACCACCTGGAAGGGTTTGAAACCTCCTGTGGCGGGAAACCCTACCTAATAGAATCCTACAAGAAATATCGGATTGATGAGATGGAATCCGATGTTGTCTTGATAAGTTTCGTGCAAGATATTCCCAAAACTATAGATTACGAACCATGACTAAAGATGAGTTGCAAGAAATCCTAATGCAGTGCTGGCATAGGGAAACATCGGTGGATGACGCATTGGACGCCATCTGTGGAGAAACGATGGTCGAGGAAACGCTGTGACTGAATGCAGACGAATTGCGTGGTGAAGTGCTGGAACAGACCAGCTACTATATCACCTTGTATGGTATGAATGATTGCTGGAACCCGGTTGACCTAGCGGCTGAATATGATGCTCTCATAGTTCAACCGGAAAACGATTGACAAATTAATATAATTCTGATAGTCTTTACCCACAATGAAAAACGAACAATTGAAGTGGTTTCCATATTACCAGAATAACAGCGGGGGCACGCTCCTAATTGACAACGAGGTTGCCGAGACAGTATATGTCCAAGCTCATTCCGCCAATGAGGCGAATAAAATTGCTGAATCACATGGTATCTATTTCGACGGTTGCACCGAGGGAACAGATTGTTCCTGCTGTGGAGATCGTTGGAGTCGAACTATTGACCGATGCGGAACGGATGTTCCCTGCCACTATGGGAAGCCGATTTCGTCGTGGGACGTGCCTGACAACGGAGTTGATAAGACTCGCCGTTATCGACGGTTTCATCGGTTCGGTCTGTGAATCGGGCTTGACTTATTATAATAATTCTGATAGTCTTTACCCAAGATGAAAAACACACAAAGCAATGACGTGATGACTAAAGACGAGATGCAAAAACTCCTAATGCAGTGCTGGCATAGGGAAATATCGGTGGAAGAAGCTATGGCATCATTTATCTGGGTAGAACCGCTGGTCGAGGAAACGCTGGGAACGAATGTCGAGGTTAATGATGAGTGTCTTGAGGCTTTGCAGCCGGTAGATAAAAAAACAGATGATTTTTATTACACTGGAATCCCTGACATAGATATGCGGCGGGTGATTCAAATGGAAGCCAATAGAATATATTCAGATCGAAGTTGACATTGTATAATAATTCTGATAGTCTTTACCCAAGATGAGCACAGACTATATAAACAGATCAGAATTTGACGGATTAACGGATTGGCAGAAGCGGTTGTTGATGCGTTGGGGCCGGCGATATGGAGCAGGTTATCCTCCCGGCAGGCCGTTGGCCTTGGCTTCCATGAAATTCAACAAGCGATATAGTTATGATCGAATTGACCAGAGGTTTATAAACTGGCTTTACACTTACTAAAATAATTCAGATCGAAGTTGACATTTTAGAATAACTCTGATAGTCTTTACCCGAGATGAAAAACGAAGAACTTGTATTATTGCTTAAGGCTGCATTTGCGGCGGGGTTCCGTTACGGGCACGACGCCGGGGCGGATGCAGAATGGGGCCATGGATGTTCAATAAGTAACAAGCCACAAACGCCGGATAAGGCGTGGTCGGAGGATGTCCAATGGAGGATCGACACCGATAGTAGTTATCACCTGGATGTTGAAAACCGAGAGCATTGGAACAACGTTCCATAGATAGCAGACAATGGTTGACTTATTATAGAACCGTGGATTATTATTTATATGAAAACATTTTTATCATACGAAGAAATCCAAATTGGCACTTGGTGGGAAATTGCCCAAGGTGGCGAATATGGTTATTGCGTTATTGGAAAAAATGATCAAACTATATCCAAGATGAATAACGAAACATTTGAAACTTTCGATTGTGGAGACAAAGTAGATGTTCGCTGGCGACATGATTCTGATTTCAATGATGACTTTACCGGGCGAGTTGTGGAGTTTAGAGGTAAGTATATCATCGTTGAAGATCAAGCCGGTGACTGTTGGAGTTGTGATCCCGGGCAGATTAGTTTGAATACGGATTAGTGATTGGTAAACAATAAATAAATTCAGATCGAAGTTGACATTTTAGAATAACTCTGATACTCTTTACCCAAGATGAAAAACGAAAACGAAAACGAAATAACGAACGAAAACTTAATCCTAAATTGTCTTCTCCGTGAGCCGATGCGGGTGCATACGACGCTTGCTAAAAAGTGGCTACACCAGAATCAAACAATCATCATGGGCGGCGTGGTTCGTTATTTGGCTATCCGCCCCCTGGGATTAGGTATCTTCGAAATAAAAGTCGCACCCGTTACCGTTCGATCAACCGAAATGACAAACAATGAAGATTAAAGATTTGATGATTAACGATTTGATCAAAAACTACACCGAGTTGCTAAACGTCCTAATAGCGGAGCCAATGACGCCGGAGGACACACAGCAAGCATACATCCTCAAGAAGGTAGTTGAGGATTTGAAAATGGTAAAAAACTATAAAAATAAAAATTGAGGCCATGAAAAAAGACATGTCATCAAAGGCACAGAACCAACGCCTACTTCGGCGGTTGGCGTATGCTTATAGCACACCGACACGCCGGATTCGATTCGAGCGGGAAGTGAAAAAAGCGAACGAGCGGTGGAATGTGGCATACCCGGCTCGAACGAAAGTTTAGGTTGGGCTTGACTTATTATAATAACTCTGATACTCTTAGGGAGTTAAATATAAAACACTAAAAAGATGAAAACACGTATATTTAAAGATCGAGATGGAGTCAGTAGAATAGATATGGGGCTTTCAAAGCCACGACGGTTTGTTTATATATTACATTGTTGTGCCGCCGATCAGAGACGTGCAAAACGGCAGGGTCAAGGACGAATTAACGCCTTAGTATATTTTGTGGTCAGTGCCATAAAACAAACATGGGCATGTTGGGGACGGTAAAATATGCGTTTTAAACCCCCCATTAAAATAGTTCTTCCCATACTGGCATGTGGAGCGGTGATTGCATCTGTAATATTTATGACGGGGCGGGAAATAGTTAAAGTTTTTCCAAAACTACCGTCACCGGGTGATCTATATACAGATTTTCACTCCAGTCCGTGGAAATGGCGAAATACTAATACAATTTTAGAAATAAAATCCGGCTGGGTTCGATACGTTGACTTGAACGGCAAAACAAACGAAGCTTCTGTTTCAAGGTTTCGTAGCGTCTATTCCTACGTTGGAACTGTGCCAAAGAATCACAAATGAGTGTTGACAATTAGAAAAATATCGGTATAATGTTCCTATGAATGAAATATACGAATATGTGAGAACACAAAAGGGCAGTAGTGTGTTTGTTAATAGTCACGGACAAAAACGTCGCCGTGGTGGAGAGCCAATTGGCGTCGTTCTAGCAACGGTATTAACAAATAGTGATTGTCCAAAAATCGTTTTTGGTTGGAGTAAAGCTAACCAAAAAAGCGGTGACATTTTTGATAAAGCAAAGGGAATTAATATCGCTCGCACTAGAGCTATTTATGGATTGCCTAAGAATATCAAAATTCCTGCCGAAGTCGCAAAAGCCCAAGCATGGCTGGCAACTCGGGCAGTTAAATACTTTAAAGGCGCAATTGTTGGGGAAACATGTTGACAATTAGAAAAATATCGGTATACTTATAAAGTAATGCTTCGGTAGCTCAGTTGGAAGAGCAATCGGCTTTTAATCGATTGGTCGTGAGTTCGAGTCTCATCCGGAGCACCAATTTTGCCGGTGTGGCGTAATGGCAGCCGCACAAGACTTAAAATCTTGGGACTATAAAAAGTTGTGCGGGTTCAAGTCCCGCCACCGGCACCAATTCATTGCTCCCGTAACTCAGTTGGATTAGAGTAGTGTTTTTCTAAAACACGAGTCGCAGGTTCAAGTCCTGCCGGGAGTACCAATTTGGCCCGTTCGTTTATCAGCTAGGACATAGGATTTTCAATCCTAAAAAGAGAGGGCGGCACTCTCACGGGCTACAAATTTTGTTCTTTGATCGAGTAATGGTCCTCGGAAACAATCTGAAATATGGTTGAAAAGGTTCCGTAGGATAAGTGTGATAGCGGTGTAGCGTTAGAAGGACTAACTAACCTTTCGCTCGCAATGCGGTTCACACTAAAACGGGGGAGTAACCTATACCATTACTCTATTTGATTTTACAGTATGGGCGGCGTCTGATAAATTTATAATTTTATGGCCGTAACTCAAAATATTTTTCATTTATTTCAGGAATCTTGTTGACATTGACCAAGAATTCCTGTATATTATATCCATGATGAAAAACGAAAACACCGGTTATGATATAACGGTTGGTGATTCGGGTATATGTCCAAATTGTGGGCTTTATTTTGATGCTCCGCAGATAAACGATGAGGGTGAAGATGGTATATGTCCACATTGTGGGCTTTATCTCAATTATGCTGATGATCCGCAGGAGGACAATTGATGATCCGCAGTCATAAATTCACTTTCTTGGAGCAAGGAAGCCCCTATCCCTTTAGGGTAGGGGGGGAGGAATTGTGACCAATCTAAAATAATTGAAAATAATTTAATGTTTCGTAAATCTTCCCCATAAACAAAATTTGTTGTGTTTTTGAAATAACCACACATATGTATTACATATGAAATACAACGAAGAGAAAGCCCAATGGTATAGAATATGTCCATTCTGTAAAAATGAAATATATCATAAATCAAAAAGTAGTTGCCAAGTATGTGAACGAAGAAGCAGGTCTTGCCTTCAATGTCTTCCAAAGTTAGTCAAATGCACTGTATGCGGTAAACAAGGTCATACGAAGAGATTTCACGATGTTATACCTACAGAAAAAGTATGTTCTTTATGTAAACACAATTTACCGATAGAAAATTTCTATTATAGAAATAAAAAAAGAAAAAATGGTAAGTTGAATTATAGTCCCTATTGTAAAACGTGTGAACAAAAAAAATACAATGAAAGATTCAATAGTTCTCCCGAAAAAAGAGCAATCATATTATGGAACTCGACAAAAATTAGATGTAAAAAAGAAAATGTTCCATTTTCAATAAGTGTTGAAGACATCATCAATCAATATAAACTCCAAAATGGAAAATGTTTTTATAGTGAACAACTTATGTCTCCCATTGCTAAATCACCAACAAAGATGAGTATTGATAGAATTGATTCTTCTAAAGGATATACAAACGAAAACATCGTATTATGCACTTGGAGAATAAATGCAATGAAAAATAATGATTCTCAAGAAAGTTTCATTTCTATGTGTAATCAAATAAGTAGATTTTCAAATGATAGGAAATTTTAATATGGTTGGCAAACGTGTAAAAGGAACGTGTAGGTATGTAGGAGTAGATAACAAGATATTAGATGCCGATATAAATGCTGCAAATAATATAAGAAACCGTTATCTTCAACTTCCCTCCAGTATGTGTAAAAACTTAATGGAAGGGCAGGCTATAGTCAAAGAGCCTTATGCTGGAAACTTGTCTGGCAAGCCCCAACCCTTTAGGGTTGTGGGTAATTGACTCTATTTGATTTTACAGTATGGGCGGCGTCTGATAGCTCTACAACGGGTTGCTCCGTTGAACACTAAATAATGACGAGAATTCCCGCCCACCAATTTTATAGCAATGTAGCTCAATTTGATAGAGCGTGTCTTTTATAAAGGCTTGGTTGTGGGTTTGAGTCCCACCATTGCTACCATTTTCCATCGTTTGCTTATTCCGCCTCTTAACACCAGTCAAGTTTTTGTATATCAAATTCAATATTAAATTTGTTGACAAGTAATCAACTATCTGATAGATTATCCCTAATGGAAACCGAAGAAACTGAGAATCACAATGTATATGAGTTAGGAGTTGTTTCTGGAAAGCGAGACAATAAGATTTGCTTCAATTATGATCCAACTCGCTGGACTACTTATAATAGATTAGAGCAGGAACAGGATTTAATTAGATTAGCATTGTTTGTAGAAGGGTATACCGAAGGATATGGAGTCCAACTGCTTGGTAAACTTGATTAATTATGATGTATTCTGAAATTTCGGTTGAGGTTTTAATTTTCTTTAATTTATTGGCATTTTTAATTGGATATAATTTCGGGAGAAATGGTAATTTTAAACTATGATGTTCATAATTTCCATAATTATTACATTCCTAATAGGATATATTTCCGGAAGAATTGACGAATCCCTCCCATGAAAATAAAAAATGAGTGTTGGTTTTGTAGTAAGCATATCACCCCGTCCAAAACATGGACTATTCAGTTGAAAAGTCAGTTTAGAACAATTGGATTATATTGTTCGGAGAAATGTGCTAAATATGATTCTTGGGGTCCGCTATATAAATATAGCACGCCGGTAAGACTGACAAAAGCTTGACTTGTTATAATAACTCTGACACAATATTATTGTGATTAAAACTACAATAACCGTTCCCGCCGTGGAAATCTCCCGTGAGGAACGAGAAGACATGTTGGCAAGGTGGATAAAGTACGGAGTTTTACCGCCAGATGTTTTAGATTGGAATATCGACGCTAACCCAGAAACAATGCGGTTTGTGGGTGACTTTTGTCAGCGAGTGGTAGTTGAATCAAAAATTAAAAAATGAAACGTAAACATACATCGTGGTGTTGCTGTGCCAGTTGCGAAAAGAAATGGAAAACAATCTGTAGGCTTTGTGGCAAACCATTCCCTAAGCACCCCAATGGACGAATGAAGCCGTGTAATTGCCCAATAAAATAAACAATTCCGGCTTTGTCGTATATTTATACAGTATGCGTAAAAGTCAATTTCGAAAATTAATTAAAGAAATCGTAAAACAAATTTTTGAAGATCCAGATAGTCTGGAAACCAAAAATGGATTTGTCTCTTATGATGTAAATGATGGCGTAGAGGCGGTTGTTCTATTCGGAACCCTCGACAGTATAAATAGTTATATGGTTTATTTCCCATCGAAAAAAACCGTTCTTTGTTCAGACCCTAAAATAAATGCATTATTGGCAGATGCCATAGCTAAAGGAGCAAGTAATCAAATATCTGGCGGCAGAGCTTGTGCTCATATGGAGATGAGAAAAGTTATAATGAATGCTCTTAAAGCAAGTCCGATCAATTGGGAAGAATATACTAGTGCGAGGTTATTTAAAATATATAATCAGTGCGTGTTTAGTTTCTGGGATGCTACACCAACCTTAAGAAGCATAATGCCTATTATCTTTCAATTTCTAAAAGATTTTAAATATAATCCCGCCGAAGTTCTATATCAACCTTGTGGTTATGGAGATACTCAATTACAACCATATAAGGAATTCCAAGACGGTGCGCCACCGGTTAACCGGGGATTATTGAATGAAAATATATATCCGAGACTGTTTTGGCTAAATCCGAGCGGGGAATTTATTAAAGTAGGAATGTATCAGCATGATCCATGGGCGACCGCATATTTAACTAAAATAAATAAAATGCCAGATGATGGGGATATATTGGGTAAAATGGCAGAGCTTGGATGGTATCGGACATCACATGTGACTTCTTTCGGTAGAGAAGTAGTTGAATATGATTTTCCGAGAACGAGACCACCGAGCCCCAAACAAATTATGGCGCTTGAGGATTATGCTCAGGAAAACAAAGCGGAGTTATCCCCCAGAGCATTCTAAACAGACAGGAGTAGCTGTCCCCGGTGCATCTTCTCCTAATATTCTTATCCAGTATCTTGCTTCGAATTTTCTTACATTCCATTCATCGCCAATAATGTAGATTCGATCCCAAACCACACTATGAAGTTTTTTAATTTTACTGAAGAGTAATTCCGATTTCAATAGTTTTCTAAATACAATATCTAAATCTTTCTCGATTTTATTTAGGCTATAATTAGGTTGATCTCTTACGTCTATTTTAATTGGCACGCAGCTTAATACGTGCTCACGACAGTTAATATCGGTATCTGTATAGACCATTCCCATCTTCTCAATAGCTTTACGTCCTTTAATTTCAAAGTGAATAGAATTCATATTATTTATAATTCAAATGCGGATATTGTATATTGAAATGGATTTTTGTCAATATTTTTTACAAGCCGCAACATTTCTGCCGCAATTTCTTTTATCTCTTTTTGAGCCGATGGTTTATTACGAAGTTCTAAAAAGTGATAGAATGACCTCCAATTGAACATTACATCCGCTTGTATTTGTGAATTGTATGTCTTAAAAAATCTCGCCGACTCTTTGGCTCGTTTCCGTCCCAAAATAGGTTCTAATTCAGACAAGCATTGGTGATATAGCTTATTACCTAATTGAGTATAGGATTCTAATGATTTCGCCCAATCATAATTTTTAAATGTCCCGGCAAACTCAGATTCTCCCATATCTACTTTGATACCAACCCAATCATTTGGAATAAGATACTTGTCTTCTTTTATTTCTTTATATCTAGCCGACTCCCCATTGATGGATACTCCCACCCGATGTTTAAGTAGGTGAATATGACTGGCGATATCAGTATCTACGAGAAAATGCAGAGATGATTTTTCAAATGGGGTATGATGGTTATTCTTTGCGAGGGTCTTTAACAATTCGGGAATGCGGTTTCTTTTCTCTTCGGTCAAATCTCTACTTGTAGATGTCCATGCAGATAACGCATGGATTTCATCGTCCCCATAGTGCCCAATAAGTTCTACTGTATTATTCATGTTTTTTAACTTCTCCAACCTGAAGGCGGTGATTTAATTTGATACAGCACATTTTCAATTGCTCGAACCTTTTCCAATTCATCTGCGGTAGGCTTACCTCCGATGGGACTCACCATTAGAATATTATCTAGTTCGTGCAGTTCTATTTGTCTCACGAAATATGGAGTTTCTACGAAATATTTGTTTAGACATTCTACTTTTTCCATAGCAGAACCGTTACGAAGGAATATATCTCCAATCTCTTTTTTATATTGTCTTTCAATTGACCGTTGTTGATCGATGATAACATGTTTTTCTTTTAATGACTTATATTTATCATATAGATCACACCAAAATGTTTCATCATCTGATTGTTCCGTATAATCCATCAAAGTTAGAATAAGTTGTGCAACCCATTCTTTCTTTTCTTCTTGAGTGTAGTCTGCTAGATATTCAATGTCCATATTTAACTTCTCCAACCAAAAGAATCCGGTTAACAACATCATCGGTGTAAAGAGCAACAAATTCAGCCTCTCCATCGATCTTATTATAGGACTCATTCATTAATCTTTCGAGCAATTTTTTATGACCATCCACCCATTTCTTACAATCATCATATAGCCAATCAACCAATGGGAATTTATCGGGAGGAACACGATCATATACACGTCTGACAATAGGAATCATCATGCCGCATAAATGCTCTGAATTTTTCTCTTTTATTAACCGAGTTGCAACGGTATCCAAATAACCAGCAAGTTTATCACAGGTAGTCTCATTTATCAAACCATCAAGCAATCCCGTTACTCTCCATTTTTCTGTTAGTTTATTCATAATTTTATTATAAAACGTGGATATCATTTCTTTAAGTAAATTTCCGTGATCACCAAACCATATAACCAATCCACCAATGGGAATTTATCGGGGCCGTTCAAGCCCCTATCCCTTTAGGGTAGGGGTTGTTGACCTTCCACATGTACTACACAATAATATACACAAAATTCCTGATTTGTATCAGTTATAGTTACTACATCACCCACCTTAAACGTATTTTCAATCACATTAATCTTTTTCTGTTTTTCGTGTGAGATAATCGAATAAGATATCGGTGTATCCTTTATCCCAACATTCTTCGTTGTCAGAGTCATAATGAATTAGTCTGAGTTTACAGTTATAATGCAAACTAAACCATTGATGGATATCCTCATTTTTATCACTCAAAAGATGTGCGGTAGTTAGAGGATTATTAATAAAACAATCACACATCTCTTTATGCTCGTCGCAAACAGCTTTATACCACGTTTTCATATTTTTATATTTATTAATTCATTTGTTTGAGGTATAAATTATAATGATATTTTGATAAACCTCGGGCAAATGGTACAAATTGAGGATCGCAATCGGGCGTTTTATCTACTCTGGCATAAGAAACTGAACACACGTATTCCATTGTGTCTTTAATTTCATCAACTATTTTTTCAACTGACCACGCACTACCATCTAGTCTAACGCCACCCCGAACCTTGCCAATCACCGGGTTAACATAAGATGGGTTATCCGAATGAATTATTGGTAAACATTGTAATCTATACGTTTTTACGATAAATACTGTAAAGTTTCCACCGCCACGAACAATTGCTTCTTTGTTTAAAACATCCGAATATCCCGAGCCACAAGCTTTAGATTCATGTTCGTGAGCAAAATAACCATTTTTATCCACGAACGTCATACAGTAATCAGATGCCCGTATTCCATAAGGCTTTAACCACGCAATAGGTATGATTTCATAAAACTCACCCCGTGTATAGATATGTTCTGCTTTGTCTGACAATAATATGGGAGGTGAAGATATTGCAGATACGATCATAGGAGCACCAACTGCCCCTATGACTCCCGATTTAATAAAGTTTCTTCTATTCACGCCGACTAGATGCTTTCAGTTTCCAATCTATTCAGTTCATTTTCAATTTCATTCACTTCAAGATTGAGGTCATTCAACCGTGTATGTAATAGTTCAATTTTAAACTTATTAATCTTCTCTTGTTCAATTCCTTCAATTCGATGTAAAATTGCCCCAATTTCATCATCTCCACTGGCATTAACAATGTCGCAAGCCCAATCTTCTACACCGTCTTCTTCTTTACCCTCTAGACAGGGAAATAGGATTAATAGTTCGGCTTCAATTTGGGCGGTAAGCGAATTTATTTGAGTGTCGCTGATGAATCTCAATTTTGATGCCGCACTCATAATGATATTTTTAGATGTATTAATATTCTTCATATATTTTAATTTTTTCTACTGTTGTTGATTTCTACAAATCGTAAAACTGTCTCAGAATTTCTTTATCCTGTTCACTAAGATGTTCTGGTATAAGCAGATTGACGCCAGCCGGATTTTTTGTATGTATTCTATCATCTCCACCTGTCCATCCTAATATCGGATTAGTTACCGGTGTTTTTTGTCGGCGACTGTTCGCATACTCAGCTAATTCTTCATCGCTCTCCCTTCGATCTCGCTCCCTTAATCTCTCATTTAATTCTAGTAATTCTTTCCCTATTTGTTCGCCGGTATTACTGCTCGGTTGAATTTTCTCTGAATGTAATGGTGATTCTTCTTTTAATAATAGAAGTTTTTTTATTTCTATCAAATTAATCACAATGGCTATCCCTATAAGAATTCCAACTACCGTCAATGCTATTCCCCAAACCAAATTCATATTTTATACTAACATTATCCCTTCTCCTCCCAATAATTCTTTTAAATTAATCTTCTTTGATTTCGATGTCTTAGATGACATTACATCTCTCCCACATCTTTTTTTTACATTCTCCTTTAATATTTGCATTTTTTTATCCATCCCATTTAATTCCCTCACCGATTCATTCAACCTCGCATATAACTCTTCCATCTCTCCTCTTACTCTTTCCCGCTCATCCCATGGTAATTCATCTACTATTTCCGATGGGTATTTCTTCAAGAATTTATCAACTTGTTTGTCCTGCCAAATAACTGTCTTTTTAAGTATTTCAGAAGCATTTAATAACTTCAAGGCTTCCTCATATAAATCTACCGGCAATTTATTCTTTTTGTGACTTTTCATAATAATATCATATCACAATTAACTTGAATAGCAAGTTATTATAGCCGGAACTATGATTTATATATATATGATATTAACGCCGAGGTTTACGCCGAGGTTTACGTTTTGGAACATATCCAAACTCATGTACACTATCTCCACTACTATATAACTCTTTCGCCGTAACCGTAAGACTTAATATTTTATAATTACCGTTGACGTGATTCTTCCCATGCTCAATAGCATAATCTAAATTCAACGTAACCCAATCGCCGGGATTTATTTTTAATTTATTCTTTTTATGCTTCTCTACTATTATTTTTATATCGTTGTTTAATTTATCAAGATATTCCTGTTTATTATATTTCATTTTTCTAAACACATCATTTTCCTTTGAATCTTTCATTGGTGGAAATCCATATTCAATAAAATATTTCCTTAACTTATTATAATATCTGATTTTATCTTCGATTTCTGAATGGATATTTGGCACTGCTCTATATATCTTCACCTCTGCATTCGGTTTATTTCGATAGAATTGCATCATACTAACACTATTCTTATCTCTATCATCGCCGCCGTTATCTCCATAACATCTGGCGGCATTTTTCGAATAAATGCCAAATTCGTCATCAGGATATATTTTAGTCAAATCATACAGTGGCGCACTACTCGTTTTGCCCGGTGCGGTATGTGGGCCTCTATAATCCTCCTGTTCCTTTATCATTTCATCCGGCTTCTCTGTTAGTGGTTTAGACTGATTGCTCATCTCCATCAATATATCTTTTAACTTAATCATATTTTATTCCAATAATTCGCTAGTTTAGATAACATTTTATTTTTCAATTTTGGATTCTTATTAAACACTCCTCTTTCATACCGGCTAAATATTTTGGAATGTCTGATCGACTCACTAAAAGATATATCCGGATATTTTAACTTAATATGCTTCAATTCATTATTTAATTGCGATACGTAAGCATGTATCTCTGATTTCTGAGTTAAATAGTTATTATACCATTCTTGTTCATTCTCATTTCGGGCATTTCCTTTAGAAGAAATTTGATATAATTTTTGAATAAATTTAACTAAATGTACCGCCTCATGATGAGCTAACTCCTCAATATAATCCCGGTGTATTAAAATATTATTTACGGAATATACCGGATTAATTTGTAAATAAATCTCAATTGGATTACGATACAAATCAACGACGGCTCCATTTATTATAATATCTTCTCTTTTATTTTCCAATGCTAATAAAACATCAACTCTTTGTTCTTTTTCAATATTTAAATCAACCTCATGTTCTTTAATAATAAAAGAACTTCCATCGTCAATCTGTTTTTTAAAATATGTTTTATCTCCCGATAGAATATCCTCAATGCTATTATCTTTGTCCTTTACTTCTTCTAATAATTCTAGCCAGCAATTGAATATTTTATTGGAAATATATTGATGAAGCCGGTGATCACTATAACCAGAATTAGATTCGGTTAATATTAACCACACCCCCTCACTCAATATATCTTTTAACTTAATCATATTAAGATGAACTACCCACCCTCTAAAGAGAGTGGGTTTCCGTTCCAACCAATTGCCCATTGTTTCCAATAGGTCTTACATCAGGACAAACGGCTAACCCAGTCGTTCCGACTGTTAAATTTAATCCTTGTTTTAGGATATTCAGAGATGCATTTAAATCTCTATCGTGTTTGTAGTTACATTTTGGACAATTCCACTCTCTATCTTTAAGTGTTAAATCATCTTTAATATATCCACAGTTACTACAAGTTTTACTGGATGGGAAGTATCTATCAATTTTAATGACTTTTCTTCCATACCATTCACTTTTATAACATATCTGTCTTACTAATTCTGACCAAGAACAATCTCCAATGGATTTAGCATATCTATGATCTCCCATCATATTTTTTACGGACAAATCTTCAAGTATAAGAGTTTGGTTTTCGCTCACTAACTTGTGAGATATTTGATGTAAATGATTACTACGAATATTGGCAATTTTAACGTGGAGTTTTCCGAGTTTTAACCTTGCTTTAATTCTCCCGATGGATTTTTTCCCAGTCCTACTAACTGATTTCTGTCTAATTCTAACTAATTTTTCTAATTGTTTGAGCGGTTTTATGTTTTTAAATCTAATTCCGTCTGAGCATACTACTAAGGATTTAATTCCCAAATCAATCCCAACAGCATTATTTAATTCTGATTTGATTTCAATGTTTTTAGTAACACCAATACACGCAAAATATTGTCCTGCTACATTACGACTAATAGTAGCATTTTCAATTGATCCTTCAATTTTACGATGTTGATCGATTTTTATTCCTTCTTTAAATTTGGGAAAATATATTCTTCCATCTTCTACAGAGACAAATTGTGGTAATCTAAATGATTGTTTACTTCTTCTATTTTTAAATCTTGGATATTTGGATTTTTTCTTAAAGAAACGATTAAAAGCAGTTTCTAGATGTTTTAAAGAATGTTGGAGTGATTGAGAATTACACTCATTTAACCATTCGGTTTCCGTGTTTGATTTGAGTTTTGTTAACTCTGCTGACATTTCATTATAATTTAATGATTTTTTAGCAAGTTGTTTTTCTTTTGCATTTAAGTAAAACTTAGTTCGTTTATCTAAAAATAGATTATACACATAACGAATACTTCCGAAATGTTTAGACAATAATATCTCTTGTTCCTTTGTAGGATAGATTCTAAATTTATATGTATATTGTCTATTCATTTATACGAAATTTTGTTTCTCGTATAATACATATCGTTCATTTTCTCAAAACATCAAAATAATTTAAAATATTTTATTGGTCGCCATTCATCCCAAGGTCTAAAGACACTTGGGTTTTCTGGCGACACAGAGATAAAATAATTTATTGACTTTTATCGCACTCTGTGATACATATATAAATATGACTATTTCAATTAAAACCGCATCTCGTAAAGATATTCAGCAGTTCCAACGATGGGTTAAGTTACAACCTTGGTCTGAAATATCTTTTCTCCACGAAACTTACCTCCGAGATGATTGCCGTGAAGAAAAATTGAAAATTCTCTTCGCCAAATTCTCCGCTCTACCACTAAATCAACGGTTTCCAGCGGGTGATAGGTGATATAGTGACTGGTCTGTTCCAGCACTTCACCGGCGAAGCACCTGCTCGGCAAGGACCGCTACCACGAGGTGGTGATATAGTAACTGGTCTGTTCCAGCACTTCACCATTACCGATGTTTCTTTATAGCATATACATATAACGGCGGTGATATAGTAACTGGTCTGTTCCAGCACTTCACCTAGGCGACTGAGTTAGGGGCTTTTCCTATATAGCGGTGGTGATATAGTAACTGGTCTGTTCCAGCACTTCACCTGAATATGCATTGCCTCTGGTGCAACAATTCGGATAGGTGATATAGTAACTGGTCTGTTCCAGCACTTCACCCAGATAGAAGATGATAAACCGGATTCTCTACTGATGGTGATATAGTAACTGGTCTGTTCCAGCACTTCACCTTGAAAGGATACCATAGGAAGGATATGTATTACTCATGGTGATATAGTAACTGGTCTGTTCCAGCACTTCACCTAGAGTTTGCTTTTGATGAAAGCCAATATGCTGCGGGTGATATAGTAACTGGTCTGTTCCAGCACTTCACCTCTTTTTTTATTGCTCTATGAGCAGAGACTTGGCTCTGGTGATATAGTAACTGGTCTGTTCCAGCACTTCACCTCTTTTTTTATTGCTCTATGAGCAGAGACTTGGCTCTGGTGATATAGTAACTGGTCTGTTCCAGCACTTCACCGTAGAGTTCAGCACTTGGAATATCCATTACTATGATAGGTGATATAGTAACTGGTCTGTTCCAGCACTTCACCCATATTTTCCAGTTGGTTCGGGCAAATCAATCGTGGGTGATATAGTAACTGGTCTGTTCCAGCACTTCACCTTCTTTACTCCATTCCCAGAAGGCTAATGCGAGCGGTGGTGATATAGTAACTGGTCTGTTCCAGCACTTCACCAAATGCAAGTTATCACTATATTTCGCCAACTCGAACGGTGATATAGTAACTGGTCTGTTCCAGCACTTCACCTGTATCCCTCGTAAGTAACGTATTATCAAAGAACTGTGTATCAATTTGCGAGCGGCAGTGTATTCTATTATCCCCGGTTTGTCAACATCAAATATCATATTTCGTAAGTTCCATATTATCAGCGAGTTACAAGTTGCGAGCGGCTACGGCATATTTGACGCCACCTAACCGCTCGCAAATTAACATAAAAGTCCCAGCTCAATATCATAATTAATATGATAGTTATTCAATGCCCACATTGTAATTGGGTCATCGGCATCGTCCCGAATTTTCTCTAGCGGTTCAATAATTCCGGCATTAAGTAATCGTTGGTGTACATTTCCAAATACCGTTACCGAATTTCTGCTAATATCCGCATATCCGAGGGTAATATCTTTAGATTTAATTCTTTCAATGACAGTCGGATCGATTACAACTGTAAATTTTTGAGTTTTTATCAATCGCATTAAATTACCTACGGTGCGGAGATTTCCCTTGGAAAAGTTATCTTCAATCCGAGAAATCATATTCCAATTGCTAGTTGTTAACGTGTCTCTCGCTGCCGATGTTCCCATTGCCGGAATCCATTCATTTTTTTCTAATTTACGAAATACATTAATCGCTCTTTGTGTCGTAGGATTAATAGTTATTGTTCCCTTTCGGATTAATGATTCAGAAAAACAAAAAACATATACTTTTCCGATTTTAAATTCATTATTCCTATTACATCTTCCGGTGCATTGTTGAAGTGAATCTAAACTGGTTTCTTCTCGATAACACCGCTCAAATGATATATCAATACCACATTCTACCATTGAGGTGGCAATTAATATGACCGGTAATTCATCTTTTATTTTTTGTTTTATTAATTCCAATCTTTTTTCTCTAAACTCCGGTGTCACTCGACTACTCAAATGATAGACATTCCCATTTCCGCTATTCAATAATTTAAATAAAACCTTCGCATTATTAGTGGTATTACATACTATTAAAGTAGAATGTTTGTTTTTATATCCATTAGTTATATGCCGACATAATTTACCTAATCCAATAGCTCCCAGATGCGATTTTTTAACCCGTGTATTTTCTCTCGCCTGAAAATGCTTCCATTCCGTATGTGTAAGCATATTATCCACTACTATATTTTTATGATATAAATCCCAAAAATCAATGGGAGTCCCGGAACTAAAAATAACGTGAACATTATAATTGTTTACTAATTTTTCTAATAAAAATAACGCATGTGACCATAATTCATATGGCATCGCTTGATGATACTCATCAAGAACAATGACCGAATCCGTAAAATGAATGAGTTTCCCTATCGCTGCGGGATGATAAGTAGTCAATGCCTCGAAAAATTGCACGCAAGTAGTATACGTTAATGGACCATCTAATCTATTATTATATTTTCGCAACCGCCAATCTGTAAACTGAACCATAGAATGATGCTCGTTAATAACCCCTACCTGATACTCTCCCGGTAACAAAAGAGATTCTTTTGCTTTACCAACAAGTTGATTGATAACATTAATATATGGGGCCACAATAAATATTCGTTCACACCCATATTTTTTTGCCATTTTCAATGCCTTTTTATGATTAGCATTGGTTTTACCCGAACCTACCGTACCATCGTTTTTTATCCAAGATGAGATAGATTCCCTATCCGCCGACGCATAAAGAAGCTTCCGATCTTTAATTCTTTTACCGGGATTTATTTTACTTAATCCATCATTATATTTATCAAAATTTTCAATACGCTCATCCTCTCGAAGTTTATATGGCTCAGGTAGCACATATCCATCATTACGAAATTGATTGGTGTCGGCGTGATCAGCAGACACCATGCAGGAAAAACACTCTGATATATCATGCCAATCAACATTTTTAATATTAATGTTATACCCAACATCCGGCATTGAATCCGTAATAATTATATCTTCTTTATGTAGTTGTTCCCATATAATAAGATTAGCATCTACATAATCTCTTATACGATAATCCCGCCATTTTTCTTTAAGATGTATTTTGGTCGGCGATAACATTTGTGACGGATTAACAAGAGTAATTTTAGTTAATTCTTCCCAATCTATATAACCAATATGATGAGCCAATATCAGCCACGCTGCTAAAAGATAATATAATTCATTGGTTCGTTCATATTCCTTAATACAATGCGATACTCCTGCATCAACATGGTTAAGCATTGACGTATCGCTTTCGCTTGATTGTGAAAGAATTGCTTGACATTCCGGCATCAATTTTCCCAAATCATGCCATTCTGTAGCAGTTTCAAGTATTTTCCGATAGAAATTTACCATTTTTCTATTCTTATAATGACGAAATCTACGATCAAACTCCCGCAAGGCGTTATTACGTACCGCATGAATGTGATCCCGATATAATTGCGGAGCAACTGTACGGTTCGATGCGTTCACCTGATAACCGGAATGGGCAAAATTTTCTGTCAGCATTTTTTAGCTTAACTTTTTTCCTCCGCAAAGTCAATATTTTATTCGGTTTTTTGGATCAATCGATTTTCCCTAAAATAAATCTTGCTTTTTTTCGACAATAGTGTTAGGTTAACACCATGACAAAAGAAAAAATCAAAAAAACCAAAAAGGCAAAAGTAGAAAAAGACTCCGTAACACGGGCGGGTATTTTGCGGATATTGTTGAATCCAGATCAACATCAAGAACTCGATACTCTCATCTCTGACCACCAAGAGGCTGCTAGAGAAATTCAGACTGCGACATATAAATTATCTGGACTAAAGCTATATGACAAAACCAACAACATGGTGGTCGATGGTAGCAAAGCAACCCCCGAAGAACAAGAGGCTTATTATAAAATAATTAATTGGGAAGGTCAGCCAATTTCAATTTCCAATCCAATGGTGCGGGCTACATTTAAAAGTATAGCGAAAGTCAAAGAAGATATTCGTCGAAAACAGGAAGAGTATGCTAAGCTTGAAGAAGCGGATTTGACAAAAATGTCAACCGGTGATGTAAAAAAACATAAAAATGAACTTAGAAAAGCAGCAAACAGAATTAAACATTCTGAAGAGATTCTTCAGTTTGCCAAATGGCGACTTGCCGACATTTTTCCGCTCCCTCTATCGCACAACTCTCAGTTACATCTTAAAAATAACTATCACCAAAATGTATTCAGTGGATTCCATGCACGAGTTAAAGGATGGAACGCATGTGATATTGCGGCTCAAGCAAATTATGCTGAGATAGATAACCGATTAACGGAGTTGTCTTCGGAATTATCCGGTGATTATGGGAGCGAAGTTATAACCGATTTGATGGGCTTGTTACAATACACTAAAGAACTAGGAGAAGGATACACGGATACTTCTTATTTGAATTATAAATTTTTATCGTTTTTTAAGGAATGCTGGCGACCCAATGCAATTGCTAATAACACCGGATTGCTAGAAGGATTTTGGCTGGCAAATAATAAACACACCAATAAAAAAAATCAAGTTGCTTATTCTTTCAATCCAAAAATTAGTGAAGAATTGTTCCGACGAAGAAGTTTATGGGAATCTGATAAATGCCTTTTGTCTGATCCAAGATTTGAAAAATATGTTGAATTATTTGATAAACATGGTCGTTATCGTAAAGGAGCTTCCCTTACTTTAATTTCAAAAGAATCTCCCATTCCAATCGGTTTCTCAATGGATCGCAATGCGGCTAAATTAGTCCGTATAGATAATGATACCGCCAATCGTCAATTAACCATTACTATCGAACTTCCCAATAAAGAAGAACGTTCTTATGTAGCTGCGTATGGACGTAAACATGAAACTAAATGTTATTATAATGGGCTTACAACAAGATTACCTCGTAGTGAGAAGGAGTTGCTTGCATTAGCCAAAGCAGAAAATCGTGAACTCACGGACAAAGAAATACATGAGGCATCACTTGAAAAGTGTTATATTTTTGAATATGCCCGAGCCGGTAAAATACCGGTGTTTGCTGTCGTAAAAACATTATATTTTCGACGCAACCCGTCTAATGGTGAATATTATGTTATTCTTCCAACTAATATTTTTGTTGAATATCACGCCAATAATGAATTCAATTCCAAGGAATTATTCAAAATTAGATCGGAGCTCCAAAAGGCATGGGATGAAGTTCGCACGCCTAAACGTAATGTTCAAAGCTGTGTTTTGGATAAAGACCTAAGTAAACGTTTTGCCGGTAGAACTTTGAAATATGCGGGAATAGACCTTGGATATAGTAATCCATATACGGTTAGTTATTATAACGTGGTGGGAACAGAAGAAGGTATTCAAATCAAAGAAACGGGAAATGAAATTGTTTCTACGGTTTTTAATGAACAGTATATTCAACTCAAAGGGAATATATACCAACTTATAAATATCATTCGTGCCTCCCGTCGATACTTACAAGAGAGCGGTGAATTAAAGCTAAGTAAAGATGATATTAAAAGTTTTGATCAACTCATGGAGTTACTCCCATCCGAACAACGAATTACTATCGATCAATTCATTAAAGATATTAAAAAAGCAAAACAAGAGGGAAAGTTAATACGAGACATTAAAGGAAAACTCCCGGTTGAAGGGAAAAAGAAAGAATATTGGGTTATCAGTAATTTAATGTATGTTATTACTCAAACAATGAATGGTATTCGGGGAAATAGAGATTCTAATAATCATCTCACCGAGAAGAAAAATTGGTTGTCGGCTCCCCCATTAATTGAATTGATTGATGCTTATTATAATCTTAAAAAAACATTCAATGATTCCGGTGATGGAATTAAAATGCTTCCTAAAGATCATGTATATGCCGAAGGAGAAAAACAACGGTGTACTCTAAGAGAAGAAAACTTCTGTAAAGGTATTTTAGAGTGGCGGGATAATGTTAAAGATTATTTCATTAAAAAATTATTCTCCCAAATCGCTCACCGCTGTTACGAATTAGGAATCGGTATCGTAGCAATGGAGAATCTTGATATAATGGGATCATCTAAAAATACTAAACAAAGTAATCGTATGTTTAATATCTGGCCCAGAGGACAAATGAAAAAATCTGCCGAAGATGCGTTTAGTTATATGGGTATATTAATCCAATATGTCGATGAAAATGGAACCAGTCGCCATGATGCCGATTCCGGTATTTATGGTTGTCGTGATGGTGCAAATCTATGGCTACCTAATAAAAAATTGCACGCCGATGTAAACGCCTCTCGAATGATCGCTCTACGAGGACTTACTCATCATACTAATCTGTATTGTAGAAGTTTAACCGAAATAGAAAATGGAAAGTACGTTAATACATATGAATTGTTCGATACCACAAAAAATGACCAAAGTGGAGCGGCAAAACGACTCCGTGGAGCAGAAACTCTTCTACATGGTTATTCCGCTACCGTATACCAAATCCATACCACAAACACCGGTGCCGGTGTTGCCTTACTACCTGACTTAACTGCAACCGATGTCATTAAAAATAAAAAAATCACCGCCACAAAAGAAAATACAGCCAAATATTATAAATTAGATAATACTAATACCTACTACCCATGGAGTGTATGTGAAAAACTTCACAAAAATTGGAAACTATCATAATCGCCAAATGTTGTAACATATCAGTTATTATATCACCGGCGAACTGTGAACTCTCGCAGAAACAAAAGAAATGCTTTCTGCTTGACTTTTTCAAAAATATCGGTATCATACCAATATGAATGAATCATTGGTATGTGGACGGTTAACCGCCCATAAAAAACCTTGTCAAAATTAACCCGTTTTTTATATTATATATATATAAAAACATATCTACGTATTCTTAAAGGTGAAGTGCTGGAACAGACCAGTTACTATATCACCGATATAATATCGGTAACATACCAATATGAATACAAAAACAGATATGAAACAATATGATACCGAAACCCTGTCCCCTCTCATCTATATAGTAAAAAAAATATCCTTACCTACATAAAGATATATCTACATATTCAAAATATAAAAACATATCTACGTATTCTTAAAGGTGAAGTGCTGGAACATATCAGTTACTATACCACCCTATATCCCCCCCCTCCCCCCCCATATCACCAAAAAATAAAATATACCCTTATTCCTTTTTATATTCTATACCCTTCCCCCATCGCTATATGCTATTTTATAAAAACTAAATATCTACAATATTAGTAGATTATAGGGTGTATATACGTATATACACGCCTTTTTTATACTATATTAATGTATTTCACCAATAATTTACAAAAATATATCCATAAATACGTATAAAGAATTATGGCGATAATAGTTTATAAAGCTTATAACGGCAGTGGTTTATATAACATAATATATTGCCGATATATCCTATATTAATGATTTTATAAATAATTATAAAAGGATAGGCTGGCGACAAAAAGTTTCATTTAAAACGGGTATTTCACCAATTTATTTTTATAAAAATAAATATTAACTCTAAGAATGGTATTTCACCAATTTATTTTATAAAAATAATTATTAATTCTAAAAATGGTATTTCACCAATTTATTTTTATAAAATAAATATTAACTCTAAGAATGGGTATTTCACCAATTTATTTTTATAAAATAAATATTAACTCTAAGAATGGGTATTTCACCAATTTATTTTTATAAAATAATTAATAACTCTAAGGTTAGAGTTATTTTTTTTTTTAATAAATCTAAGGTTAGAATTAATCGGTGAAAATACCACTTGACGGGATAACTCTAAGGTTAGAGTTAATGAGAGGAATAAATCTAAGGTTAGAGTTGATCGGGATATGGGTATAGTTGTACGTACTGGGAGGGAGAGAGGGAGGGAGGGGAGAGAGCGGGATATTTGGATTGGAAAGATTGCGGAAAGAATAGCTTGCTTTTTTACGAGGGAGTAGTAAGATGTAAGGAATATGATAACTAAATATAAATGTCCTCTATGTGATGGGTCAATGACGGCGATACCGGATAAGAAGGGTGTTATGGTGAAGTGCTATAATGAACCTTGTGATCCACAATGTAAGGAGAATGTCTTTGGACATGGGAAGAATGAAAAAGATGCTTGGGAAACGGCGTGTGAGAAATATCCGAAGAAATAAAACAATCTGGTTGACAAAAACAAATAAATCGGTATAGTTTGAAGTGTAATAGATAAACACGGTAAACAAAAAGCAGAATCGAAAGAAACAAAAATTATGGCGCATCGCATCTTTGAGTATGACAGGCAGCAGGGTAAGGAGCAAGCATGGCACGGTAAGACGGTAATCACGCCGGATTTGACATTGGACAACAATTGGTTGCGGGAATGGGATTTGGTTCCTCGCAAGATTGCGGATTTGGAAAATAACGAAGAATTGCCTTGGGTGTATCTGCGTTGTTCGGATAATTCGGTTATTCGTGTTGGCCAGCCATATAATCCGGCGACTTTTCAGCCGGTGAACAATGCGGATTTCTTGGATATGATTAAGGCCAGCATATCGGGCACACCGCATACGGTGAGTTCAGTAGGTTCCTTGCGCAATCGGGGCCGGGTATTTGTGAGCATTGAATTGATGGGAATGGAGAAATTCAAGGCGGCGGGCCGGGATTTTGGTGCATTCCTGAATTTCGGTAATGGACATGATAAGTCTTCGGTACTTTGGGTCAATACCAGCAACATTTGTACGGTTTGCGACAATACGTTTTCGTGCAATCTGGTATCTGTAGAAAATAAGGTGACTAAGACGGATGATGATAACGTCCGAATCAGCCAGCGGCATACTAAGAATGTTAAATTGCGGTTGCCGGACATTGCTTCAATGGTAGATAAGGCTATTAGGGTACAGGCGGAATTCAAGCTGGAAATGGACAAGCTAGCTGCAATAGCCGTAAGCCGAAACGGAGTTACCCAGCTCTTTGCTGGGTTCATTGGGCGCAATGTATCGGATAAAGCCAAGGGGTTATCAACTAGGGCGGTCAACACGGTTGCCAAGTTGGATGATTTGTTTGTCAATGGGCGGGGAAACAGGGGTGAAACGTTGGCCGATGCGTTTTCAGCTACCACGGACTTTTACACTCACTTTTCTTCTGGCGGTGAAAATGTGATGCGACAAATGGTATCGAGCGATTATGGGTCTGGTCAAGCCAACAAAGCAGAATTCTGGAATCTGGTTAGGAATGGGGAATTGCGGGAAACAACCAGAGCACGGGGCGAAGAATTGTTAGTGAATACTGCTAAAGATTAGGGGTGAGGAATCAGGGAGGGAGCCTAAAAACCCCCTCTCTTTTTTAATTTGACAAAAACAAATAAATCGGTATAATTCTGATAATGAGAAATAAAACATTATATGCAGTGATACATCGTCACGAGTATGGAGCCGGATTTTATCTTGTTCGGTGTGCTCATGTTCCTAAGAAAGAAGAAGTTATTCAACATCTTGATATTGATATTGCTGATACGTTGGACGAAGAAGAAATAATTATCGAAGAAATTATTTCAAAAGAAGCGGTAGAAATCCCTGAACCGGATGGCACTGAGGGACAAGACCGAAAGAGCTATACCGATACACAAGACCGTAAAAATTATTACTGATTTCGCTTGACTTTTTTTGGTCAATCGGTATAGTGTTATCTGCTCTCTCTCGGTATAGTGCCGGGAGGGGCATTTTTTATTTATTCACCGGCAACAATTCTAAGGTTAGAGTTGATCAACTGTGGGGGGGGGATATGATTTCGTTTGACTTTTGCATGTTCTGGAATATGCAATAGTGAAGTGCTGGAACAGACCAGACACTATATCACTAAAAAATGAAACTTTGTAGTTGATAATTTTGAATAAACCGGTATAATTTATTTAGTGAAGTGCTGGAACAGACCAGACACAATAAGACGTAAGACGAAACAAGTAATCATTGACAAAATAAAAAATATCGGTATAGTTAGTAAAGTTAAGCGATTAAACAAATAAAACAATAAAAAATGAAAAAACAAAATACGGAAGTAGTTGTTGTGACGGAAACGGAAACGGTAACGGCGACAGAAGTTAAGCGTGGGCGTGGGCGGCCCAGGTTTGAAATTAAGAAGCCGGAGACAAATACGTGGACAATGAATGATGTTAAGGCATTGAACCCTGATGTTTGTGCATTGAGTTTATATCAGCATAAGAATAGGTGGATTGCGGAAAATTGGTGTGTGGATAGTGGGGAGCGAATTCCTACGGGCGGGGTGGGAAAGCCATTGACTGTGTTTATTGCGGTTGCGGCATTGCAACGGTCTAAGGCGGCAAAGAAGGCTGCAAAGACTCGTAAGATGAACAGCAAGCTTCCGGTGGCCCCTCCGGTGGATATGGTTGCGGTTCCGGTGACTGATACGGTTGCGGTGACTGATGCGGTTCCGGTGACTGATGCGGTGGAGAATCTGGTGACGGTATAATGGTTTACAATAAAGACGGCGAGAAAAGTAAAATATTCTTTCCGTCTTTTCTTGACTTTTTATATTATATTCATACACTATACCCATGAATAAAACAAAATTAAGTTTCACTCACGGCAATGCAAAGTTATCAAAAGACACTGCAATTCTTTCCCTTCCGGCAGGATATACATGTCCTTTTGCGAACGAGTGCCGGTCTTGTTCGGATAAAGTTACCGGCAAGATTAAAGATGGTCCACATACGCAATTCCGTTGTTATGCCACAACGGCAGAGTGTTTATTTCCTAACATACGGAGAAGTCGGTGGAATAATTTTGAGCTTATTAAAAACGCTAAAACAACAATCGGTATGGCAAATTTGATTGAACAATCTTTGGAAGGGAAGAAAAAAATCAAATTGGTTAGATTTCATCAAAGCGGCGATTTCTTTTCGCAAGCATATTTCGATGCTTGGCTTATGGTTGCTCAAAATCATTCTAATCTAATTTTCTATGGTTATACTAAGGCATTGCCTTATTGGGTAAAGCGATTAGAGGCAATTCCTGCTAATTTTAGGATTGTAGCCTCAAGGGGTGGGACGCATGACAATTTGATTGAAATGTTTGGGTTGCGGTCGGTGCGGGTTGTGTTATCTGAGCGAGAGGCACGCCGGAAATGGAAGCTTCAAATTGACCATGATGATTCGCATGTCTGGAATTATGACAAGGACTTTGCCATTGTCATACATGGCATCCAACCGGCGGGAACAAAGGCTAGTAAAGCATGGCAGAAAATTAAAACGCATGGCAAAGGTGGATATAAAGCCAAATATTTTGGTGACAAGAAAGTTAAAAAGCAGAATAGTGCAGAAGGCTGGAAAGTTAAACGAGTTTTTGCCGATAAAATAGCGGCATAAAAAACACTAAATACCGTTGACTTTAATCAAGTTAACGGTATTCTTTTATTTATGAGAACAATACTTGGTCCCGGTGCAAAGTGCCGGGGATATGTTAAAGAGACTGCTAATGGTAAGGAATTGCTTTCTTCTGGCGGTACCTTACTGGGATACTATAATGAAGATACTGATCAAACACTTGAGCCAGGGGGAAACTTGTATTCCTATGGTGATTGTCTTATCGAATTGCTTGAAGATTAATGTTAACACTATGAACATGAATAATAGAGTTACCCTACAGCGAACAATATTTACTAATTGGAACACCCAAAATCAGACTTACGGATACCGTGCGTATGATGATCAAGGGCAAACGTACGGGAATTGTTTTTCTCTTTTGCAAATGAATTTGCCGGATGATCAATTCTTTAGATTGGTTTATTCGCAGTGTGATGAAATGGTGGCGGCAATGGTAGATTCCTGTTATGAGAATGCGCTTGGAATTGAAATTGATGGGGACGATAAATCGTATGAATGGGTGAAAGAAACACTTGCAAAAGAGACAGAAATCAGTAATATGACGGTATAAGAATAATAAAAACATGAAAATTACATTGAATCAAGCATATCGGTTATTGGAAGATTGTTCGGCGGTTATTTGGGCGGATTATTTTCTTACATTCCCAGCATTGCAAGATGAGGATAATGAGCCAAAAATGTTTTTGTCCTTAGACTCTACGGATGAACACGGGAAAGTGTTTCTGGTGGAATTCTATCGACAAGATAATCAAGAAGTTAAAGCGATTGGGAATTCTTTATTTCTCACGGATACAACGGGTGAAGAAATTCAACTAACATTATTGCATGCAATGAACACGGAAATTTATTTGGATGGAAAACCGGATTAATTAAATCTATTAGTTTCCCGTCTATAACAGGGCGGGGAACTAAGTCTTGACAAAACAGAAATGTAGTATATTATCCTAATATGATTATTAACAAAATTACCTATGGGTTTGTAGTTCAACAATGGGATACAGAAAAAAAACAATGGGTTGGACAAGACTTTGTTGCCGGGGACGTGGTTGAATTTGAAGATGAAACGGGGGATATGATTGATGATGCGGAAATGGAAGAAATCGAGAGCAAGCCAGCATTATCATTTAAAATGGTTCAACCAGAAAACGAAGCAAAGGCTTGACAATTCCAACTAAAGCAGTATAATTTAAGTCGGTGGTTGCATGTTCTGGAATATGTGCTATATATGATAGACAGTGAAGTGCTGGAACAGACCAGTTACTATATCACTTTATGTTGTTATCTTTTTTAAATTTATCCCTTGTGAATAAATCTAAGGTTAGAGTTAAAATAACTTGCATGTTTCGGGGATAAGTGCTATATATGATAGACAGTGAAGTGCTGGAACAGACCAGTCACTAAAACACTGGGAATATGTGCTACTGTATGCGATAATGAAGTGCTGGAACAAACCGACATTGAAAATAGTTGACTTTTGATGGTGTATCGGTATAATGAGCAAGATGAAACAAATTGAAGTTGAATTCAAAACTAATGCCAATGGCACCGGGATGCAATTTTTCCGGCAAATTAAAAAAGGTTTTACCCCTAAAGGTAAAGCTGTATACATATATGAACGTATTCATGCGATTGGAGATAAAGAAGGGGAAACATTTGGATTTGAAGTTATTGCGCCTTCGATAAAGAAGGCAGGAACGTATTCGTTACCTGGTGGCAAATCAATTACGTATGCTGAGGATTTTGAGGAATATCCTGGGGCGTCTAAGTTTGGAATATCAGCCTGGTCGTATCCCGCTTATCAAGCTGGCGGGGCACGATGGAAATTTGAACAGCTTACAAAAGAACTAATAGAAATTGAAGAAATCGAAGAAACTAATAATATGATTGAAAACGATAATGTAGATACAAATGAAGTGCCGTCTAATGTTACTAAGTCGAGGGGACGGCCCAAGAATGATCGTCCGTTGCTAAGTATTCCGTCGGGGGAGTTTAGTACAACGGAGCTATGTAAACTAAACAATACTGATTATTCTGTGGCGGCAGTGTTTTTGAGGGACTGTGAAGCGGCTGGGACGGTAAAGCGAACCCGTACCGAGAGGCGTAATGCTAAGGGGAAGGAAACTCAATTGTTTCAAGTTGTGTAAATATGAAATCGAATAAGCCTATCCCTGAAACATATACGAACCGTGTAGCTCAATTTAACAAGACTGAGCAACGATTGCCTAATGTTCCTGTTAAAGGCAAGGAGCCGGGTTCTACGCTCACGGATACGACCAAAGAAAACCCTTATATGATTGCTCGTCTTAAAGTTCTTAATGACTATAAAGAGGGTAGGCGTATTGAAGTGTTGGCAATGGAAAGAGATAATAGAATTGATCACCGGCATTATGAGGAATTCGTTACCGATGTTCTTAGGGTAGCCGGGGATATTCCTTCTCTGGCTATCCGAAATCGAATCAAAGGAATCTAATCTAATCTAATCTAATCTACAAATCCCCTGTCAAGTGACGGGGGATTTTTTATATATTTAGTGAATTACTGGAACAGACCAGTCACTATCAACTCTAAGATTAGAATTAAAACGAATTGCATTTTTTTGAAATTTCTAGTGAATTACTGGAACAGACCAGTCACTAAAACACTACCGGAGAAGGAGTAATAATTTTTTATCACCCTTCTCCGGCATATATGTAGTGACGTGCTGGGATATATCAGTCACTAAAACACTCAGACTGTACGGTAAAGGTATCAGCACTTTCCCAACTAAAATGATCTACGATTGCTTTACCGGCAGCATCATCTTGATCAAATGCCAATTTGGGTTCAAAATCCGCTTGTTCCGCTTTATTCATAGCAAATTTATAATGATACCCATTATCGTAATCATCTTCGGTACAGATTAATTTACAAAAGTAAAAGTCTGGTTCTCCATTACTGTTAATCCCGGCTACCATCATCTTTAAGTCAAGCATAAAGTCAAGCATATTTTTGTTTTTAATCGGTTAATTGTTTTTTTACTGTGATATGATTATACGGATTTACGGATAGGAGTCAACTAATAAATGTATATATTTAGTGACGTGCTGGAACAGACCAGTCTCTATATCTCTATATCACTAAATTACTAAATTATTCTTCTTCTAATTTTTCTAGGCGATATTGGCGCAAAGCTTCATTGGTTTGCATTTCGTCTATAATATCGCATTCTTGGGGTTGAAATAATCCCATTATACCGACATTTTCGGCATCTATTGATCCGATGATTTCACCGAATTCATTAACTTCTACGTTTTTATTCTTTCTCGGTCTGCCCATAATTTTGTTTTTGGTTTAATTGTTTTTCAACTATGATTTCACCAATTTATTGATTTCGGGATGAAAGTCAACAATTTTCTTCAATTATTTTTCAGATTTCACCGATTTCACCGAATCTATTTTTTCCTATTTCACCGGCGATTTTCATTATACCGATTTTTTCAGAAAGTCAAGCTCCGGTTTTTATTAAATCTAAGGTTAGAATTGATCCCGTGGGGTGACTTCTAGTATGCCATAATGGCAGGAACCCGCTTTGCCGTGAAATAGTTTTGATATTTCGTTGACTTTTTTTATGGTATCGGTATGATGGCGACATGATTAAAAACAATAAAAACCTTATCACGGTGGCCTTCAATCCAACTTGTTCGGTTGGACAAGATGGTGATTGGGCCGAGGGCAATAGCAAATTGGCGGCGATAGAACAGGCTTACGAAAACATATCGGGGACTCATGATTCAACCGAATCGCTTGCTAAGCTAAGCTATGAAATTGTTAATCTTTGGGAATTACCGGATGTAAGTTATAATGCCTTTTCCCGTTTGCATGCACAATGGCGTCTTGCTCGTCATAATGGATGGACGAGCGATGAGGCCGATAAAATAATGATGGAAGAACTCGTTCGCCGGGAAGAAGAGGGTTGACTTTGTTAAAACAATTCATATACTTTGAAATATGAAATTATTCACTGATATTGATGTTACGCCACACGGGGCAATTGTGGGTGCCGGTTCACTTTCGGTTAATCGATCGGAATTGATTACGGACATGCTACCTTGGCAAGAACGGTGTTTACAGGAAACCGCTACTGGCTACGGTGCTAAATTGACTACAAGTCTTAAAATTAATTTTAATGGCAAGCTGTTTAGGATTTATAGCACTTGCTATGGCAATGCCGGTTCATGTTGGTTCATTGCAAAGAAACGAAAAATATTTGTGTATTAATGTTGACTTTGTTAAAACAGTTCATATACTTTGAAATATGAAATTCAACGTTAAGTACCGATCCAGCACTTCTTTTTTAGCACCAAAGGTTTACCGTGTTATAGTTGAAGCTGCCGACATGGAAACTTGTAAGACAGCAATAAATTCATGGAGAGTGCGTGAACTTCGACTTGGTAATAAATTTACAATAATTTCCATCACGGAGACTTGACTTTGTTAAAACAATTCAAGCTGATTATCTTTCGGAAGTTAAATATTACCGTTGACATTCATTAAAAATCCGGTATGATTATAGATAGTTCTAATAAAACAATATGAAATATAGATTCACAATGCCGACACAAGCACAATGTGATGCGTTATGTATTAAACGAGATGGATTGTATGGTCGTACTCAAATGTGGTTATTGGGAGCAGCAACGGCAGTATCTTGGGTAACTAAGATCAATTTGATGTTGTCTTTTCCGGGAAATTCATTTATCATGGAAACCAGTAGCGAAATCGTGGTAGATGGTATTACCGAACGATTAGAATCTTATGGGTTCATTCGGGAAGAAATGAAATAAGAATTTGATTTCACCAATTTCCCAGTCGATTTCACCAATCGACTGGGAGACAGTTTTCTCCTTTTTTTCACCGCTCATTCAATATTCCGGTATTTCTCAAAAAAACAAGCAATTTTATTAACTCTAACCTTAGAGTTGATCGGCAAGTGTGGGAGAGACTGTGAGACTGTGAGAGTGGGAGAGAAATTGCCGGTGGCTAAAATAGAGTAAAATAAGTCTTGCAATACCGGGAATAATCCGTAGAATGTTGACAATGAAACGAATAACAATCAATCTTATACGTGCCGATGGCGAAGTCTTTTGGAAGGGTCAAACCGAATTCGGGAGCGTTGTCTTGTGTAAGTCCCCTATTGACAACATATTTCCTATTGCGTTGAATCTTAATTCATTGCAAATGGTTATATCTTCAAATGAACAGCCGGGGTTTTCTTTGATAAAACTATGTCAATCGGGTGGTTATTGGGCCTGGAACCTATCCGGTATGGAACAACAACCGACTCTCTTAAACGGTCGCCTCTATTTCCCTTCAGCGCACTATTTTGGATTTGCGGAATCAACTATAGATGCGATTTTACGAAGACTAATGGGCAAAGGAAAGAATTATTCTCTTTCCGGGAATCGTAAAGTGTGGATAAAATTCAATACTATTTGACTTCCCGGCAATAACTCATATACTACTCATAGTTAATTAAACAAATAAAGCTAAACAAATATTATGGGCTGGACATTTACAAATAAAGGTTCACAGACAACCAAAGAATTCTTCGAGCGAGCATTCAACTATGACAAGCCGGACGAGGGCCGAAGCGGTAATATCATCCGGTTTTCTTCTACGTGGACAACCGCTTATATTGCGTATGAAGTTAAAATTCCGGCAACGGCGGAATCGCCAGCCAAAAGAGATGTTATCGCAATTGTATGTTTGCTTCGCCATGTTCCTAATGCTAAAGACGGCTACACTTTTGGCTATAAGGACATGACGGAAAATATGGGGCCATACGAAAGCAAGTGCCCGAAAACAATTTTGAATTTGCTTACCCCAACAACGAGCGAGTATGCTATTAATTGGCGTAAGCGGTGCTGGGATAGAATTAACAGGAAAGCTAATGCGCCTAAAGTGAAAGCCGGTGACTTGGTTAAATTTACTGAAATTATTTCTTTCCAACATGGAATAAAAACGGATTTCCTGACATGGGTTAAAGGTAGTACCTTTCGATATGGGTATAGCCTATGTCGAATTCCCAATTGGAAAGAACGGGAATATATTAACCTTGGCGCAATTGTTTAGTGAAGTGCTGGAACAGACCAGTTACTATATCACTCTATATCACTAGTGGATTTCACCAATTTCCCAGTCGATTTCACCAATCGACTGGGAGACATTTTTCTCCTTTTTTTCACCGCTCATTCAATATTCCGGTTTTTCAACAAATAGCAAGCAATTTTATTAACTCTAACCTTAGAGTTGATCGGCTACTGTGAGAGACTGAGAGCGGGGGGGAAAGTTGTCGGTGCTGGAAAATAGAGTAAAATAAGTCTTGCAATACCGGGAATAATCCGTAGAATGTTGACAATGAAAAAACAAATACTTCCTCGCACTGGAAATTATTACGGTATGTCCATTGTCCCGACGTATGGGACGGGCACAACTACATGGGTCGAAGGAGAAATGATGAACACTGATTACGGTCAATTCCGTAGAAGGGGGATAGTGATTCATGCGGGCACACAGGAACTTGTAATGGTAAGATTAGATGTTCCTGATACTTTTTTCAGTATCCCAGCCACCACAAGAGCAGAACATGGATATGTCACCACGAATGCGAAGGGTGAATTTGAATTCCGCCCGCATACTACCCAAACCGTTTCCCCAGCACAATTTCGGAAAGATACTAAACACGCATACAAATAATATTTGACTTTCCAACAATAACCTATAGAATATCAACAATGAAACAAACATTTGAACAATGGCTGGATAGAGTAGATGCTGAAATTCAAGCGATAGCGGGAGTGTCTTTACTCGATCTTCCCGATTGTTGCTATCAAGATTGGTACAACGATGAAATATCAGTGAAAAGGGCAGCGAAAAAAGCGATTCGTACTGCCCAAGAATAAAACCTAGATAAAACAAATTTCCCGCTTGATTTCACCAGTCAAGTGGGAAACTCTTTTTTCCTCGTGTTCCAATCATTTCGGTTTTTCTCAAAAAAGCAAGCAATTTTATTAACTCTAACCTTAGAGTTGATCGGCTACTGTGAGAGAGAAATTGCCGGTGGCTAAAATAGAGTAAAATAAGTCTTGCAATACCGGGAATAATCCGTAGAATGTCCATAGTTAAATAAATATATGCCATACGACGATAACTTCGGTAATTGGGAACTGGACGGCGAGGATAGAGACGAAACAATGTCGTTCTATCGCCACTGCCAGAATAATTCAGTGGAGAAAGTGTGCTCCATTTGCGGTCGTCATGTAATGTTGATGCCCCAATACGACAAGTGTGATGCGTGTTGCCGTCGCATTGAAAACGGTTATTAGTCTTAATCGCCCACAAATCATGCTCCCTTCGGGGAGCCTTTTTTTTGTACTTTTCACCGAACAATCAGCAATTTTATTAACTCTAACCTTAGAGTTGATCACTCGTCCTGGTACAGTATAATTGCCGATATATCGGCGATTAATTGGCGTATGGCATCATCTATGCTTAGTTGCCGGGGGAAAGCCGGAAAGAGTAAAATAAGTTGCGAATATTCTTGCAAATTAACCGGCAACCCGTAAGATTAGGACATGCTAAATAAAACTACTGATACGGGAGCGGTGCTAGACTTCACTGCCCTTGTCAGCTTACTGGACGGTAACAAGTCGGCCCGTTTCATTTCTTTGCTCTATCGGACAAAGGAAAGCGGGGAAGTGGCTCGTCATACGCTGCTGTTAAACGTCAAGCGGGAGCGGTGCTTGAAAGTTGACCTGGCTAGCCTTACTGCCTTGCGCCCTAGCCTTACGGGCATTGAAGCGCAAGCCTGTGATGAATTGGTGGCCAGCATTACGGAGTCTTTGACAACGGGCAGCAACAAGCTTTATACAAAGAAGGGTTATTACACTGCCGAGGGTAACGGTAACGTCCAGGTGTCGGTAAAGGACATTGCCTACGTGCGAGGGTATTCCATCGGCAAAGAGGTTATTACGGAAGGCACCTATAAGAAAGTTAAGTCTAGTGACAAGACTATCGCCAAAAACAAGCTTCGCAAGGGGCTTAAGAATACCAGGGTTCGGGAATTCGTTATCACGCCAGCAAATTTCATTATGGCTCGTCATAATGGCAAATCCATTGAAATTAATGCACTGCGAACCGATTTCAATTCTTTGGCGGAATTGCCCCCAATAACAATCGCCAGTCCTGCCGTTGCAGTGTAAGACGGGTTAACAGGGAGCGTTCCAGCATTGGGCTGGACGCTCTTTTTATTTGCTTTATTTCGGTAACGTTATCGGAATTAGACCAGGATAGGTACACGTACAATGTACCGAAAACCGTACGAAAAGTCAATCGAAATTTCAATTTATTTGAAATTAAATCTAAGGTTAGAGTTGATCGACAAGAGCGAGCGAGAAATTGCCGGTGAAATAGGTTAAAATAAATTGTAGAAAGTATTTGACTTCAAACCGGAAAACCGGTATCGTGTTGACAATGAAATCAATACCTATGGAACAGATAACGATAGAAGACAGGAATCTCCGTATCGGTGATGTCGTGCGACTCCTATGTACTGGAGAAGTAGTAGATACTGGATTTAATCAGCTTGTCGTCATCAACAAGACGGAAGAAGCAATTACCTTTTTTCGTCCTTACGTGAGCTTAGGGGACTTTACATATACTGGAGGGGTAATACCCTATATCGGAATTGAGCGGTTCGACGCTCCGTTCCGGGGAGCCGTTTACATACTCCTGGATAATATCTATCGGGAAAAAGCAATTTAATCATTGGAGCCGCTCATAAAGATGGGCGGCTCCAATAGTTTATTTGAAATTAACTCTAAGGTTAGAGTTGATCGACAAGAGCGAGCGAGAAATTGCCGGTGAAATAGGTTAAAATAAATTGTAGGAAGTATTTGACTTTAAACCGGAAAACCGGTATCGTGTTGACAATGAAATCAATACCTACGGAACAGAAAACGATAGTAGACATTTTATAATAATTAACTAAATACATATATGGGATACAACACGCAGTTTACTGGTCAGTTCAATCTAAACAAACCTCTTTCCGAAAAGGATAAAGAGTTTCTAACCACGCTTTCGGAGACACGCCGGATGGCTCGTAAGGTTGATGCAAAGTATGGTATTGAAGGGGAATTCTATGTAGATGGGGCCGGGATATTTGGTCAGGATAAGGATGAAACCATTCTTGACAATAACTGCCCTCCCAAAACTCAACCTGGATATTGGTGCCAATGGGTGCCAAACGATGATGGAACGGCTATTATCTGGGATTGCAATGAGAAGTTCTATGAATACATTGAATGGATTAACTATTTGATTAAGAATCTTATTGAACCTCGGGGATATTCACTTACGGGAGATGTTGAATGGCAGGGAGATGAACCGGATGATTTTGGGATTATCTCTATCAAAGACAACACGGTGCGGATTGGTCAAGGTGTGCGGAGCTATATCTACAGTTGATCCTTTTTAGTCTGCCGCCGAAAGTTTGACGGCAGACTTGACATTTTAGAATAATTCTGATAGTATCAGAAAAGAGGAATTTGATCTGATTTCAGATTCTGACTCTTTTCCCAACGAATTTACACTAGTAATTGTGGAAATTAACGTAGTTTAACGGCCCACTTTTTCACGGTCAGGATAGTTTGTCGGCCCACTTTTTCACACCCACCCTAAAAACGTGGGCTTTTTTTGTACATCAATTCCATTAACTCTAACCTTAGAGTTGATCGCTTATGCTGACAACGCCGGTGTCTAAAATATTTTCAAAAGGTGTTTGACTTCAAACCGGGAAAACGGTATCGTGTTGACATGAACAAAATCTACGGAAGTCGAACAGAAAAATTGCAACGGTATCAAGCAGCCGTCAAGACAATGACGCAAGAACAAGTCGATGCCTGTGCCTGGTTGTTCGGTGGGTATGGTTCTGCCTGGACCCCAGCGAATTGTGCGGCTCGGTATCAAGAAATTCTAGATCAAGAAATTTCAGAACGAGGGGAAGATAAAACGGGAAATTAAAAATAATTCTTGCTTTTTTCAATATAACCAGTAGAATAACAACCATGAAACTTACATTAACAGTATCGGAGTTAACCGCAATCGTCCGGCACCATTACGCTTTACCGGAACTAACAATCGAAATCGAGGGACTGAACGCTATACCCGTTTCCCATGCTATCACGGCAGACAATTTGATTGCCGACCTGCACCACCGCCCATACCCGGCCACGAACGTCTTCAATCCCGCCATCACGGCAGACAATTTGATTGCCGATCTGCACCACACTAATTGCTTTGATGTTAACAACAATATTGCGCTCGATCATAAGATCGCCGCAATAAAAATCTTGCGGGAAGTGGTTTGTAACTCCGCCCCCAATACGCAATGCGGACTGGCACAGGCTAAGTGGGCGATAGAGGACTGGCATAGGTTCATTAAATACGTCCGCCAGAATGGATTTCCCAAAATGGGAACAGATGACAATAAGAATTGGAGTTAGTACATCTTGAATACACGGAGCACTTGGCGGTGCTCTTTGTCCTTCCCTCGCTTGACTGGTAATCTTGCGAGGGACTTTTTTTGTTGATTTCACCAGAAAAAAACTAAGTTTCACCAGATAGTTTTTTCCTCCTCCTCCTTCCTCCACTTTCACCATTCTTCCGGTATTTCACCGAAAAGCAAGCAAATTTATTAACTCTAACCTTAGAGTTGATCGCTTATGCTGACAACGCCGGTGTCTAAAATAATTTGAATTATTTTGATATTCCAATTGACATTCAAATACTTTCTGATACTCTCTTGAACATGAACATAAACACAGTCCGAATCGCACGTAAATTAAATAAAATCAGTGTCGCAACTTCTGCCCGCCTTATGCGAAGGCTGGGAAGGGTCAACCCCAAAGCAAATAATTGGGAAGCTTTTTGTGCCTTGCGGGCATCTATCATGCGGGAAGTTAAACCTCAAATTCAAGCCGCAAGGGATGCCGAGGAATGGATGGAATCACGGCACCGCACGACAAAGCGCCGGTACATAGACGCATAAGCCACCCAAAACAGTGCTCCGCAAGTGCGGGGCCTTTTTTTTGTACATCAATTCCATTAACTCTAATCTTAGAATTAATCGCCCTCCTGGCGAAGCCGGTGTCTAAAATAATTGAAATTATCTCTTGCAATTCATGTCATAATTAGTATATTGTTAAACATGAACGCTATGTTTACTGAAAAACAAAAACAATTAATTGCCGACCTTGCGATTGACCTTGCGCCCGAAATGGCGCAAATAGAGGCGAAGCCGGAAACAACCCAGCACCATTATGCGGATTATGGTGCCTTGCTCTCACGGTTAGCTAAGGGCAATCGTACGGTGGCGATGGTCCTGGCGCACGCTTTCATCAAAGCCGGAGCACACCCAGTGGGTGTAGCCAATGGGCTAAAAATCTTTGTATAGTTTATCCCCACGCATGCCCACCCTAAAAAGGTGGGCTTTTTTATGTACATTTCACCGATAAGTTAGAGTTATTCCACCAATCTATTAATTTCACCAAAACATCAATGATTTCGCCAAAATTAACTCTAACCTTAGAGTTAATAAACCTTGCTTCTGTAAACATCGCATTTATAGGTATTTACAGATATTTTGCAAAATTAGAGTTATTCCCTTGCTTTATTTTGCGAAACGTATAATCTCTGAATAGTTCAAATTAAATAATCAAAATATGACTGCAAAATCACTCTTCGGACCTAGGCTGGAAAATGGTGCGGAATACCAGAATGCAATTCGGACGGCGGCAACGGAACTGGCTTCCGTACAGGCCGGTATGGGTATCCCTAGCCTATTTCGCCCGTGCTGGACGGATTGCGAGAGTGGCGGGAATGGTTGCCGCAATTTAATCGCCCGCATTCTCATCGAAAACGGTGCCGTCATTGACGGTACCGCCAAAAACGTACATCAGGGAATGACTACAGAGGCCATCATCTCCGCCGCCAGGGCCATAAACGGCTACGACAAGTATCCCGATCGGACATTTGAACAAAATCTCTCCGTCGTTATGACGGAAAGCGGGCAGGCAATCGGTATCCAAATGAGCAATGAAGAGGATGCGGATCGGAATTCCGATGCAAGCAAGGAAGGGAGAATCAGTCGACGCAAAAACGCAATTGCAAAAAAGCCCAGGAAATCATGGTTTTTGGTCCTAGAATAGGCCAATAGAATAGGCCAATAGAATTCACTGGATCGCCAAGGGGCGATCCTTTTTTTTGTACATACCCACATACCAGACTAAAATCCAATCGCCACCATCGGCACGTAGACGCCAGCAAATGCCTATCCTGTAGCCTATGCCATAGGGGGGGGGGGGGGGGGGGGGGGGGGGGGTAGGTGATTCTAGCTGGAGAGAGGGGGGGAGTGCCCCCGCCCCTCAAGGTTATTTTACTATATGTCTTCATTTTTCGTGGAGTTTTCTTATACGTATATATGTAGAGATATATATAGTGATATAACAACTGAATTATTTCGACATTTTACGGTGTATGAGGATTAAGGGTGTTGGGGTGGGGGGTAAAAAAAACTGGGAAAAATTTTTTTATGGCAGGGATTTTATGTTTATGGGGAGGGATATTCGCTAGTAGAGGTAATGGATTCGATTTGGTCTTTTTTGAAGGTACGGATAGCATGGGAGTGGTAGCAGTAGGAGGTAATGGAGTCTTCGGTTTGGGAGATGGGGACGATGATTCGGGAAGTTTTCTCATTTTTGGCATCGACGTAAGAAATTTTGTAGAGGGTAGGATTAGGGATGCAGATATTTTTCATAATTTTTTATTTTTATATTATTCACCGGAGATTATTTTATTGGGGGGGAATATTTTCAATTTTCAGGGCATTATAGATAGCGGTAGAGAGTTCGGTAGCTATTTCGGCACCCCGCATGAAGCCATGAGACCAGAGAGTTTTTATAAATTCGAGTTCAGTTGGGGGTGAGTTTTGGAATTTGGAGAGTTTCAATTCGGTCCAGGCGGATTCTTTGAGGGACTCGACGTAGAGTGTTTTATTGGAAGTATATTCCTGTATATTAATTTGCATGTTCAAAGGTTATCAGATATTGGATGAGAAGTCAAGCTAGAAATGTTTGAATTTCATAATCTTCACTTCGTTGCGGAAACCCCTATCCCTTTAGGGTAGGGGAGGAGCAACGAAAACTTATCCCTGAGTTTGTATGTATTTTTTGATTGTTTCTGGAGATGCTTCTCCAATGGAACAAGCGAAGTATCCATCAGAGAATAGAGTATTTTCTTTCCAATAATGCCCTTTGAGAAATGCTCTATGTTTTTTGTATATTCTAAATGTTGAAATGGACTTGAAGTTATTGACCATTTCCAATACCGACTTTGTAGGAGGATAGTTAACCATTAGGTGTATGTGGTCTTGGTCTGTCTCCATTGCTTTGATGATAATATCCTTCTCATTAGCAATATCATACATAATCATAAATACTTCAAAAACTTTACTTCAAACCCGTCAATGTTCATTTCTTTGGCAATTTTAATTGCTTCTTCCTCAAAATTGATTTGGTCGTAAGCAATCTCTTTGAAGTTGTCTTCCTGAAATCCATTCAATCTTTGGGAAAATACTTTGTTCTTTTTCCACCACGATTTGATGTCATCAATTTTATTTTTACCACCTTGAAACTTATACCAACCCGCTTTCATAGCGTTCTGTTTGGTCTTGTATCCATAACCGCCAGCGTCATCCAAGAGTTTATCATTTCCATCAACAATAATCCATCTTGTTTCTGGTGGAATACCACTTTCAGGTTCTCTGCTCGGATACACCTTTTCTATAACTTTGAAATCACTCATAATGGGAAGTATAACACGAAAAATAAAAAGGTCAAGAACAATCGGTTTTATTTATTTTATATTCGGCATATAGTTCTTTTTGATATCGTTTCAGTTTTTCAATTATTTCGGGTGGTTGAATAACTGAGAATCTTTTCCAACCATCTTTCAATTTTCGTTCTATCCACATTTTTTGAGATTTCTTAATATAATTTGGTGTTTTTGTTTTCATCTTGTATATATATAGAAGACTAATATGAAACACAAGAGAAATTTTTGTAAATGTGGAAAAGAAAAAGACATGCGGTCAGAATGGTGTCGTGATTGTTTTCTCTCTCTTTATAAAAACGGAGAAATTGAAATATTGACCGAAAAAACAAAAGAAGTTATGAGGCATAAACAAAGACATTTACCTCCATTTCGTTCCTTATATAATTTTCTTTTAAATTCTCAAAAACATAGAAAGAAAAATATTATTGTAGATTTAACTTTTGATGAATTTCTCGAATTAACAAAAATTTCCAATTGTCATTATTGTGGAGAATTAGTTAAATGGGAACCATATCGAAAGGTAGGTGCCACCTGTGCTTATAATTTAGATAGGAAAAATAATAAAATTGGTTATACAAAAGATAATTGTGTGGTTTGTTGTAAAGGATGTAATATGTTAAAATCTTATTATGATGATAACGAATTCCTTTCACGAATACAAAAAATATCCAAAAATCTAAAACTATGTTGAGTTATACGACCACACTTTTAGGAGATTGTCAAGAACTGAAAAAGTTACTTGAATACGAAAGGTTTGTATTCAACCTTGCTTCCAAGGAACAACTCCCAGAAACAAAGAACTCTCTTGTAGTTCTTCACTCCAAAGTGTATAAAAATGTTCGTAAGTCAAATCCAGAAATCCCATCCCAAGTAGTAATCAAAGCAGAACAAGAAGTCCTTGCTTCCTATCGTTCTACGAAATCCAATAAACATAAGAAAACTCTCATTGTAAAAAAGAACCTCTCAATGAGGTTGGATAAACGATTGTATTCCATTCCCAATAAGTTTTCAATTCGTATAACAGGAGCAACGGAAGGACGAAAAGAATACAAGTTTGTTGTCTATCCACGACTCAAAGAGTTGATGGAAAAGTATCCATTCCAAGACCCACTTATTTACGAACATAATGGAAAGATTTGTATTGCTTTCTCCTTTGAGAATAAAGTTGAAAAAGTGAAACAAAGATTGGCATTAGGTGTTGATATTGGCATTCGTAGGAGTGCTGCTTGTTCGGATGGACGACTTATCATTGACAAAAAATTCAATGGTGAGAAAAGAGGATTACGACATCTCAAAGATGACTTGAAATCCAAAGGCAGTAAGAGTGCTCGTAAGAAACTTCGTTATTCGTTGCGAAGAAAAGAACGCAATAGGAATAAGAACCAAACCCATTTGATTGCCAATGCGGTTCTCTGCACAGACGCAGACACGATTTGTCTTGAAAACCTCAAGAGCATAAAAAGAAAAAAGAACAAATACCAAAACAAAAGAAGTATATCACAAGTTCCAATGTTTGAACTTCGTAGAGTAATAACCTATAAGGCACAGAACCAAGGAAAGACGGTTCTGCTTGTTTGCCCTTCTTTCACATCACAACGGGACTCGGTAACGGGTAAAGTTGAAGGTGAAAGAAGAGGTTGTAGATTTTATTCTAAGAATGGAATGATATACGACTCGGACATAAATGCTGCCATTAACATTGGCAAAATGTCCAAACATCCCGTATCACAGACACAAAATCTGACTTATGGGCAGGCGTCAGTCAATACGCCAAATGAATATAAGTCCCCGCTCATCGGGGCCGTTCAAGCACCTATCCCTTTAGGGTAGGTGTTGTTGACTTTAGTTATAATATCAATAAATTTAATCATCTATTAATATACCGGAAATTTTATGATATTTTTGGATTGGGGGATATACATATAGGAATGAGAATAAGCATTACGAAGATTAAGGGTTGGGATTTTCAGACACGGTTACAAGAGATTGACAAGCGATTAAAGGTATGTCAAGAGGAATACGGAGAAAGTTCCAAGCGGAAGGAAATTTATTCTGAGGTATTTGAGGATACAATGAATGAAGTTTGTCAAATTGTTATGTATTGGAAGAGTCATATAAAAAGTAAAGAAGACAAGCCAAAGAAAAGGAGAGTGAAATCGGTTAATATTTTTTAGATTATGTTAACATATTACGTTCATTATTTTAACGTTCATGTTTATTACGTAGCGTTTGCGATTTTTTGGTTATAAGGTTGACATTTGCCGGGAATCTGATATAGTTATAAGAGTTAGCAAACAGATCGGGCCTGAACTGGTATCGATCCAGATCATTGACAATTCGGAGCACGTAGAGGATGAGCGTTGGCCTCTTTAAGCATCGTTCAAAAAACCAAATGGCAAACTGAATAAGTTAGCTGGCCTTGAAGTTTCCTTAGTGGAAGACTCTGAGGCTGTGTTAGTCTGATTGACTAATCCGTCATATTGTTTGACTCCTGCTAGAGCAAATGTGGCGTAAAACAGCAGGGCAACCGGTTGTAGTTGTAAATGCAACACTGATTAGCGGCTCTGTTAGTCGCATATACCTGACGCCAGTTTTTTTTATTTATAGTTAGGTGAATTGCAAAATAGGAATAAACGTGTAGTGCTGGGTTGGAGATTATTTGGAGACCGGAGTTCGACTCTCCGCAGGTCCAGACCGTATATAAATTGACGCCTCCACGGGGCTACGGTTGGGTAATGCTAAGATCAATTGAGGAGACATGGATGTCTTCATGTACGAGAAAACCGCTTCTTTTTGGATGGAGGCGGTTTTCTTTGTACTAATCTTCTTTCCGGCTATATTTATACAATATGGCTAATTTAATAAAAGAACTTCAATTAAGGTATTCTCCGGAGGGAGGATCACCCCGACAAGTGTCGCATGATTATTTCGCAATGTTTGCTCTTTGGAGAGCAGAAGGAAGTGGTGGAGACGGGGGAGCTACATCTATTGGAAGGAGTCGATTAGTTGATGATGTATTTAGGCAAGTGGCAGAAGCAATGGGATTAAAATATGCGGAAGGAAGGCAACTAGCGGGACGAGAAGTGATAAAAAAAGATATTGGGCAATTGAATCATTATCTCAAGATGGAAGATTGGATGAATTTCCACGGAGTGGTGAAAGATATCCTTAGGAAAACGGTGGTATCGACTAGGTTTCAGGAATTGTCAAAGATGGAGACAAATCCAAAAGCACATTTGGATGATTTTAGCAGAATGATTAGAGAGCTTGTTCGTTCATCCAGAGTTCTTCCAGATGCACCGGGGGCGTCAACTAAGTCTGAGCCCGAGCCAGCATATAAACAATTTGATAAACCATTAACTGCTCCACCGGCAGCATTATCACCGGAACTCCCAATGAAAGGTGCTCAAATGCATTTGCCGCTTAAACCACAGGAAAAAATTCCGGTTCCTGATTTAACTGGGGTAAAACCATTAGGGGCACCTATGGCAGGAGATGAGCCAAAGCAAGCACCGCCGATGACGGAAATGTTTTTGAAAAAATATGGATATGAATGGAGTGAAGCAGATAAAGCGTATAAGAACGATGCTCGAAAATATAAAATACAATTTTTTCCGGATAATTCAGTAGTGGTTACTTCTTCAAGTGGCAAGACCAAAGAATTTAAAAATATTGGGTTATTATTTCGGGCATTAGCGCACAATAAAAAGAAACGACATCCCGCAAATACACCGGAAGTTCCCGCCGGAGAGCCGAAGGCAGGAGTAACGACAGAGAATTTTAAGATGTTATACGAATTTCTGTATCATTAATTGTTATCATTTATGAGTAATATTACATTATCACTCATTTTAGAGCTTCTAAATCATGATGCTATTCAAGCCGCATTAGCTAAAGCGGGAAAATCAAATTATTCTCGTAAAATTATTGATCTTGATCCAACTAAAGATAAAAATGCAGTTTATTCCATTAAGTTAACCAAGTTTTTCCTTGAACCTAGATCTGGTAACGACGATCAATTCTATGATATTCTCAAGTCTTATTTTGAAAAATTTCTCCTTTTTAAAAATAGAAAATTACTGAAAGGTAAAGACGCTGATCTCAATTCAATAAAATCTTTCAAAGATTTTCATAATTTAGTGGATGCAACCGAAGCAGAACTCAAAAGAAATAAACCGGCAGATATAGTAGCTAAAATTGCTGATCCAGAGAAAGTTGAAGATCAGGGAAATAGAATGGATGTATTAGGTAAGAAGATAGATAAGAAAGATATTACTTATATCGATCCGACGGTTGTTGTTATTCGGGCAGATAATTCATCGAAATCCAAGAGATATGGTGGTGGATTTAGTAACTGGTGTACGGCAAGAAAGACCGGAAATTTATTTTATGATTATCGATTTAAAGAGCCACCACAAACGATGTTTTACGTATATTTTTTAAATAAAGATAAGAATGATAATGAATTAGTATTACATTTTGGAGTTGATGAAGATAGAGACATTTCTTATACCGACAGATTAAACAAAGAAAGTAGACAAACATTAGATTGGTTAGTGAAAAAGTTTCCAGAGTTGAAACCTGCATTAGATAAAAATGCATTTGAATTGGTTCCATTGACAGCAACTGAAATAAGAGTTAAAAAGTTACCAGATACGTTATCGGTGGAACAATTTAATGGATTAAGTTACGATGAGAAAGAGATGTGGTTTCAGTCTGGAGATAGAGAGGCTACATTAGAGGTATGGAATTTAATGGATGAGAATTTCAAGAATTTGTATGTGAGAGAATTTTCAGATAGGGAGGATGATATTAACTATGCAGTATATGATACAATAAAAGGGACAAAGTATGAAAAGTTATATATGGAAGGAATACAGGAGAGGATAGAAGATGGGATATCCGAGTCGGAGACACATACTATAGATCAATGTAGTCCACATGATTGGGAATTTATCAAGACCAGTCCGGGGTTGATTAATAAATTAAATTGTAGAGAAGGAATTTATTATACCTTATTTTATTCGCCGAATAAAAAAGAAACGGCCAGTCTACTTGGTGCTGCAAAGATAGATAGATTATCCGATTGGGAGGTGAAAGATTTGATAGATCGTTCTCAAAACAAAGAGGAAATGATTGAAATTATTTTACAATATAAAGGAAATAAATTAAGTGATGATAATGTTTATAATTTATTACAAAATTCATCAAATAAAGAGGAAATGATTAAATTTATTTTACAATATAAAGGAAAGAATTTAACCGATTCCAATGTAAATGATATATTAACGCATTCTAAAAATAAAGAGGAAATGATTGAAATTATTTTAAAATATACCGGAAATAATTTAAGTGATAATAATGTAAATGATATATTAACGCATTCTAAAAATAAAGAGGAAATGATTAAAATTATTTTACAATATAAAGGAAATAATTTAACCGATTCCAATGTAAACGATATGTTAAAGCATTCTCAAAATAAAGAGGAGATGATTAAATTTATTTTAAACTATACCGGAAATCAATTAACCGATTCCAATGTAGAAAGTTTATTTTGGCATTCTAAAAATAAAAAGGAATTTATTAAAATTGTTTTACACTATAACGGAAATAATTTAACCAGTACGGCTATGAGATATTTGGTAGTGGCTTCTCAAAATAAAGAGGAGATGATTAAAATTATTTTAAAATATACCGGAAATAAATTAACCGATGAGAATGTAGATCAACTGATAGCGGCTTCATACGACGAGGACGGGTGTGTAGACGGGTATGTAGAAAATTTAGCCAAAATATTTGTGGCAAATAAGCATAAATTCAGTGAATCTCAAATTATGAATTTTTTGTATAGTAGCCGATACCCCCAAGAAATTGCTAGAATATTGGGTCAAAAAAATATAAACAAATTAAGTGAATCGAGCATTTTTTCCATATTGTCTACTTATGAACATAAAGAAACGTTTGCCAAACTTTTAATAACATATATATATCCCAATAGAATGACGCAGTTTAAGTTAAAATTTCCCGAATATAGGGAATTGTTGAACGTTCAAGCTGAGGATGAGGATGAATGGCATCCAAATTATAAATCTTATTTTAAATAATAGAAAGCTATACGAGTTTTTTCATAATTTTTGGAGGAAGGAAACCCCGACGGCTTTAGCCTCGGGGAGGAATTCCGACCATTCTTAACATTCTACACCAACCACCTCAATTTGTCAACCACAAAAATATTTTAACTTTTTCGATGTTTTTGATATTTTCATCACTATGTATTGTGTAGTAATGATAACATATAATACCAAACTGAAATTTGAGAAACAAGAAGATTTCAATAATCTCCTTGAATCTCTCAAATTAAATCAATCGGCTTGGAATATCATAAGTCAAGAAAGATTTTCTATGACCGGTGGAATATTGAAAATTCTTCACGACAAATGTTATTATAAAGTTAAAAAAGCCCTGCCAACTATTCCATCGCAGTTTATCATTAAAGCGGAACAAGATGTCATTGCTACTTACAAAACAATTAAATCCAATAAACATAAACTTGATTCTCCCGCTACAAAAAAGAATTTATCCATTCAATTAGATAAAAGAATCTACAAGTGGATAGACAAAACACACTTAAAAATCACCACATTAAATAAACAAGCAATTGTGTCGTTTGATGTATATGAAAAGTTAAATGAATTAGATTTTTCCAAATTAAAAGACCCCAAATTATTTTTCAAAAATGGGAATTTCTATCTAAGTTTGATTTTCGATATTCAGCTTCCGTTTATTGATAATAATAAAATCGTAGGAATTGATGTAGGATTAAAAAGATTAATTTCCACGAGTGAAGGAAATATTGTTAAAGGCAATGAATTCAATGGGCATAAACGTAAAATTCGTTGGAATAAAAGAAAATTTCAATCTAAAAAGCACTCACATTCAGCGAGAACAAATCGTAAGAAACTCAGAAAAAAAGAAGCAAATTTTAGTAGAAATTATATACATAATGTTACTAAAAATGTAATTCTAAATACCAATGCAAATATTTTAGTGATAGAAGATTTAAGTAAAATTAAAAGTAAAAATAAAGGTAAACGATTCAATAATAGATTAAGTCAATTACCATTTTTCGCATTCAGAACTATATTAACATACAAGGCACAACTTTACGGAAAAAAAGTTGCAACAGTTAACCCCGCCTTTACAAGCCAAATAGATCATAGAGGTTTAGTTGGTGGAAAAAGAAGGGGATGTAGATATTATGGTTCGGACAATGTAGTATTAGATGCGGATGTAAATGCCGCAATCAATATTGCTAACAGATATGTAGACAATTTGAGTTTACATAAACACTCCGTTTTGTGTTGCAAAGCACTGGATGGACAGGCTGCGGTCAATCAGCCAATCGTCGGAAGTTCTTTCCGGCAAGCCCCTATCCCTTTAGGGTAGGGGTTGTTGACCGTCGATCGTTCTATTTTTTTCAAGCATTCGTGGGCAATTTTGTTTATTTCGACAAATGTTTCTTTATGGGGGCTTTCTTTGCAATGAGGAAAGCTCTCTTTTAGGATTTTTTTAAGACCTTCGATTATATCGATTTGAATAGTGGTTTGATTTTGCATTTTAAATAAATATCATATTTCCGGTGTTTTTGTTAACATATAGCTATGTATTATAAAAGAGCAAACATTTTATTGAAAAATGTTGACATTTGTTGAAATTCTGCTATAGTAATTCCAGTTCTAATAAAATAAACAGTTGTGCGTTGATGAATAGAAATATTCCAGCACGGAGCTTATAGTCCCGAGTGTTTTGAAAACCTAAATTTAGTAAGAATAAATTTTAATAGAACAGGTAACTATATGGTGAAGTGCTGGAACAGACCAGTTACTATATCACCTACCAATAATGGGAGTAATCGTAGTGGAAATCAATCGAAGCAAAAAGTGGTGGGAAGAAATGCTTTTGAAATTCGTCAAGATATTATAGAAAACGCTATAGAAATCATGCGGATGTCCAATCCGAAATCTTCGTTGAATATAGAAGATATGACCGACGACATATTAAAAATATCATCAAAATTATATGATTTTGTTGAAAATAAATACCGGTAAAATATATGAATTTAAGTTTAACAAATATTATACGGGATAATCCCGATTTAACTAAAAGATTAGAAGAAGGAACAAAAGAAGTTCGAAAAAGTAAAACTAATTTAGTTCAGGCGGCAAACAATTTCAACAATAAATATACCGATGAGATAGAAGAAGGAACTCGGCGGCGGCAAATACTTTTGGAAAATGGTAAGGAGGTTGGTAAAACCGAGGAAGAAGTTCTAGGAACATGTGGCGGATTTATTCCTTCGGTTAGAACTCCTATAATGAATTTTCTGTTTTTTATGATGAGAGATGGAAATCGTTCGGATTGGGTGGGTATTCAAAAAGATCTTAATGAGCAATATGGGCATATAGATACAAATTTAGAAGAAGTAGTTTCAGAAAAAGAATTGGATCAGATATATGGGCAATTGATACATGATGATGCGCAATATAAGAATGTAAACGAACCGGAAGAAATGGACCGATTCATTTATGGAGATATGTCACATGATTTATTTATTAAGATAAAAAAATTAAAAGCTCTATCCCGAAGTGATAATCAAAACGAAGCGTTTTTAGCATATCAAATATGCATGCGATTATGTCGAAAGTTTGGATTAGAAATAGATAAAATTCCTTGTAACATAAAATAAGTTTTTTTATAATTTTTGGATGTCTGATATGGATATGAGACTTTTATGTTAATTTGCGAGCGGTTAGGTGGTGTCAAATATGCCGTAGCCGCTCGCAACTTGTAACTCACTGATAATGTGGAACTTACGAAATATGATATTTGATGTTGACAAATCGAGGATAATAGAATACACTACCGCTCGCAAATTGATACACAGTTCTTTGACAATACGATAGTTGCGAGAGACACAGGTGAAGTGCTGGAACAGACCAGTTACTATATCACCGGTTGAACTCTGTCATATCTATGTCCACGTTAATCAGGTGAAGTGCTGGAACAGACCAGTTACTATATCACCGATCTCTTCCGATGTTTGCTCAAGAGAAGCTTGTTTGGGTGAAGTGCTGGAACAGACCAGTTACTATATCACCTAGGGTTGCTATAAATGTAACAACCAAACTAGCAGATGGTGAAGTGCTGGAACAGACCAGTTACTATATCACCCAGTACTGGAGTACGGTTAAACCGGACACTATACCCGAGGTGAAGTGCTGGAACAGACCAGTTACTATATCACCAATAAACACTGTTCATCCGTTTCCGTTTCCGGTTTCGTTTGAAGGGTGAAGGTGAAGTGCTGGAACAGACCAGTTACTATATCACCCGAAAATGGAATATCTCTGCTATAGTTATGTTTGTAAGGTGAAGTGCTGGAACAGACCAGTTACTATAACACCATCCTTGGACCAACCATCCAACCATCCAAACAGACCAGTTACTATATCACCCTATATCATCCTAAGAAAAGTTATAAATCTTGGAGATATATTTGAAAGGGTATATATTCCATCTTTAAATAAAGGGTCATCAAACAATCTCAGTTGTGGATTATCTTCCATGGCGGCATTAATATCTATTTTATAAAGAGAAAATTCTTTGAGTGTATTATTTAATTCAAAAAATCTATTTGCAATTAATTCTGCTTCGTCTTCCGTTCTAGTGAAATATATTCTTTCGGGATGATAACTTATTTTACTTAAACTTTTTGGGACCAATCCTATTTTTCGTATTTTATTATCATTGATGGAAGGGGTTGCATGATATAAAACCGAAAATTCCATATCAGTTAATTCCGGATCAAATTTTGCTTCGGCTTGAATTGCTATTAATATGTTTAACAATGGGCTATTATTTTTGAAATCATTTTTATCAAATTTTTTCCATTTCATATTTTCTTTGTTTAATAAACCGGCGGAAATGTACCATCCTAAATTATTAATTAATTTCAATAAGTTATCCAGTTCTTTTTCGGAAGGCGGTTTAATAAAAGAAATGGTAATAATGTTTCCATTTTTAGGAACTATTTTTATTTTTTCAGTCGAAATTGCCCATCGATTAATCATATCATTGAATTTTGTTTTTGAAACCGAATAGATTAATCCTTCGTATAATAAATGATCTCGGATTAGGTGGTTTAGCTTAATCATCTGCATATATATATATGCCGGTTAAAATAAAACGTCTACAATTTTTGGATGTCTGATATGAGACTTTTATGTTAATTTGCGAGCGGTTAGGTGGTGTCAAATATACCGTAGCCGCTCGCAACTTGTAACTCACTGATAATGTGGAACTTACGAAATATGATATTTGATGTTGACAAACCGGGGATAATAGAATACACTACCGCTCGCAAATTGATACATAGTTCTTTGATAATACGTTACTTACGAGGGATACAGGTGAAGTGCTGGAACAGACCAGTTACTATATCACCCAATGATCCAACCGCAAACTTTATAAACTGTTGTGTTGGGTGAAGTGCTGGAACAGACCAGTTACTATATCACCAATATTACTACGTCGTATTTATATATCGAATGATAATGTTGGTGAAGTGCTGGAACAGACCAGTTACTATATCACCCAAGTCTATCCATGCAACCTAATACATATCGTTGTGAGGTGAAGTGCTGGAACAGACCAGTTACTATATCACCGGAGAGAGATAAACCTCTACATGGTATGGTTCGGCCAGTGTGGTGAAGTGCTGGAACAGACCAGTTACTATATCACCTTCCCATATTCTTCGGAGTTACTCGAATTATCCGAGGTGAAGTGCTGGAACAGACCAGTTACTATATCACCTGTATGTGGTAACTTTTGTTCCTATAGCATCAACAAGGTGAAGTGCTGGAACAGACCAGTTACTATATCACCGTCAACAGTTGACATACCTTGAATTCCCGGCGCTGTTGGTGAAGTGCTGGAACAGACCAGTTACTATATCACCTAATGATCCAACCGCAAACTTTATAAACTGTTGTGTTGGGTGAAGTGCTGGAACAGACCAGTTACTATATCACCAATATTACTACGTCGTATTTATATATCGAATGATAATGTTGGTGAAGTGCTGGAACAGACCAGTTACTATATCACCTAGCATACTGGTATGATAGGATCTAAGAAGTAATCTTGGTGAAGTGCTGGAACAGACCAGTTACTATATCACCGACCATCGAGGGGATAACCGACACGATTGACCTTACGGCGAATTACTGGAACAGACCAGTCACTATATCGCCGCACCTTATAAAATATACGAAAAAAATATGAAAAAGAAATCTACAAAAAAAGTTTCAACATTACCCACCGCAGCGGAGGTTTTGAATATTGAAGGAATATATCTTCCTTTAGAAACCGCCAATGTATTATATGCATATTTTCATGCATTTTTAGCAAAAGGGTTTACTCAAGAACAATCATTTAAACTCACGGAAAGAATAGCCGGATTTTATTTTAGGTCATCGCCTCTATCCTAACCAAATAGGCTAGAGTAATATCATTCTCCAAAAATTATGAACATGCATGTACCAGAAGAAATTAGATTGAAATATCCACAGATGGAGTTTCGTGGAAAACAACGGAAGTTGCATAATCGTACCATGATTGATGCGGAAAATCATCAGACCGGGATGAGTTTCTACTATTCTTTTGAGGAAGATTTCTTCTGGTTCAAAAATTGTGAAATTCCCGATTGGTTCATAAAAAAAGAATAAAATATGGAAATCAAAACTAAACTCATTGCAAACACAAATCTTCTTCGTGGTTATGGATGTGGTTATATTGGTGTTCCCAAAGGTCATCTGTGGCATGGAATGGAGTATGATGATCTACGTGACGTTGATGTTCATGGTGGGCTAACATGGAGCGATAATTATATTCGTGGCGATGAAGAGGCCGGTTGGTGGTGGGTTGGATTCGACACTTCTCACAGTGGAGATGATCAGATCAATTGTGATGAAAATTATTGTAATGAGCAAATTAAGAAACTTAAACAACAAGCATTGAAAGTTATTGTATGACTGTAAAACAATTAATTGAAAAATTAGGTGAGTATGATCCTGAGATGCCGGTTATGAGTAATGGATATGAGGGTGGTTTGAATGATATTGATTCATTTGAAAAACGTGATGTGGTGCTTAATTATCACGAAGCATGGTATTATGGTAAACACGAAAGCGTTGATGGGATTCATGGGGAAGGTGATGCTTTGAAAAACACTACGGTTAAAGCATTGATCATCGCATAAAATATGAAATGTACATGGATAGTAGAAAATTTTGTTAAAGAACAGTCGTTTAAAGGTCTTATAGAAGCCGTTAAATCGCTTAATTATCCTTTATTGGAGATTAAAGGTGATTACACAAAATCGACATTAGATCAAATAACGAGTAAGTGTGTTATGTTGAACGGGTCGATTAAAATGGTTAAGCTAGTTAAACAAGACCTTCCATCCGATTGTTATCCTGTAGTTTATTGTAATTTTGAGAAATACAAATGTTCCTCGTATTATTCTCATTTCGGGTCATATTTGTTTAATGATAAATATTGTATGATGTCATTGAAGGAGTTGGGGAGACAGAAGTTTGATGTGTGGGGTCATTATGGGAAGGATGCTTTAATATTTATTCGTCCCGATTCAGGGGAGAAAACTTTTCAAGCGGGATTATTAGATATTATTGATGTGGATACTCTTAATGAATCGAATAAAGAGTATGAACATGAAATGGTATTGGTATCCACTCCCAAAACCATTATATGGGAAGGTCGGTTTGTGGTATCAAGGTTCAAAGAAATAATTGCATCTTCCACCTACAGATTTCAAGGACAAGTAAGCTTGATTCCGAGCGTACCAACTGAGACAACCAAGTTTTGCAAAGAATTGTTGGATAAAACAGATTATAACCCGGACTCGGTTTTTTGTATGGATTTATGTCAGGACAGTGATAAAAACGTGTGGCTTCTTGAGTTAACTAGTTTTTCGAGTGCGGGTTTGTATGCTACTGACAAGGTTCAGATTGTAAAACGGGTTTCGGAAATTGCTGAGGAAGAGTATAAAAAATATGAAAATTGCTGAATTTGTAGAACTATGTGTGTGGGATGCTGATCGAGCAGCGAATTTTCCAACGATGATTAATTTAGCAAAGGTTTCTCAAATTGCGTCATGTGGTGAAAGAAAGTTTACCAGAATAATTTTTGAGAATCAAACAGAAATCATAATTAATGGAAAATTTGATGCGGTTAAAATGGAGATAAAACATCAATTGGAATCCGAATGAGAATATTAATAGAATTTGAAGTGACTGGATGTAAGTCGCAGGACGAAGCCAAAGAGAGTGGGAAAGAGTGGGTTAGGAATAATAATATCACAGTCAAATATGGTGAATGTGAATTAACTCCTACGGGAGATGTTTTTGACTTTCAACCGTTTGGTGATACAATATGGAAAAAATATTATGACGACTACTATAAAGAATATTAAGATTACTCAAAGCATTCAGTGGACATGTAGGAGATGGGGTGGTGTATTTTTAGGATTACGGATTAATTTTCCTGTGACCATCACTGATTACGATGGTAAAAATAATAATTCCGTATGGCGGCACATTTTCATTGGACTAGGCTTTTTCTTTTTCACATGGAATATTGATATTGATTATAATTTCCGGGATGAGCCGGTGAAATAATAACCGTTGACTTTCTATAAACTTCGTGGTAGTATTTGAACATGACCGATCAAGAGATTAATATTACAATTGCGGAATTGATGGGAATTCCAATGGAAGGTTCGTGGTGTGAACATTGGGGTAAGATAGCTAGTTGCAGTGCAAAACAACAAGCTATCGCTTTTTTAAGAGTTAAGGGAATAAAGATTTGACTTTCTATAAAATTCGTGGTAGTATAACAAAAAAGTAAAAATAAAAGTATAACAAAAAAATATGATTAAAGAACTAACAAAAGAACAGAGTGATAAGTTTGGTGAGTATGTCAAGGTATGGACCGAGAAGGGGTTGACCACCCAACGGCAAACAGAAAGCGATGCTAAGATTGATTTCTGGAATTTTCAAAAGCACATTCTCAAGAAAGAAAATCCGGCACCAGTAATTATTTTAGATTCACCGCTAAAATGTTGGATGGCGGTAGTGATGTCGTCCGCCATGAAGAGTTTGCCGGCAGAAAAAATTCAGAAAAATGTGATGGATAAGATCACGCCTGTAGTGGGCAAACTCTCTGTAAAACATGAAAACTAAAACAACTAAGGAAATTAAAACTAAACTTCCTAAAACTAAAGTAGTCAACTATACAGTTGATCCTGAACAGGGGTCTATGTTCTTGGCATACGCTGCCCCAAAAGAATACGCCGTTAAATCCATTGATCGTAAAGGAAAAAAAGCGACGGTCACATATATTATATAAGCACGTTGAATTCTGAGTTCGTGACCGCTAGAATTACATGAATAATAAATTAATTAATGATCAAATTTATTTACAAGTTGAGGATCAAATTAGATCACAAGTGCTGTCACAAGTTGAGTTACAAGTTTGGTCACAAGTCTATTCACAAGTCTATTCACAAATTCGGTCACAAGTTAGTTCACAAGTCTGGTCACTAGTTAAGTCACAAGTTGAGTCACCGGTTTGGTCACAAGTTGAGTCACAAGTGCGTCAACACGTTAGAAATGAGCTAAGATCAAATGAGCATTAAATTAATTATGGATCAAGTTTGGTCGCAAGTTAGGCATCAAATCGAGTCACAAATTTGGGATCAAGTCTGGTCACAAGTTCAGTTACAAGTCTATTCACAAGTCTATTTGCAAGTTGCGTTACAAGTTCTGAATAAAGTTAGGTCACAAGTTGCGGATCAATTGCGGTCACAATTAGAATCAAATAAATTATAAAGTAATGCGAGGGACAACATAAAAATGGATTTTCCGGATCAAGTAATATTACAAGAGATGGGTAAAATAATGGGACGAGTTGAGTCACAAATTGCGTCACAAGTTAGGTCACAAGTTTCGTCACAAGTTGCGAACCAAATTCAGTCACAGATGATGTCACAAATTCGGAATCAAATAGATAAATAGTGATGTCTCAATTACAGTTACAAGTTCGGACTCAGGTAAGGCATCAACTTGAAAGGTTTCTAATGTATCCGATGGTGGTACAAACTGGAAGTTTAATATCTCAAGAAGTCAACAACCAAATAGAATCCCAAGTTGGGCGTAAAATATGGGAAACCGTGGAGTTGAACATAGCATATACAATGGAATTCCAAGTTAAAGAACAACTAGAATTACATGAATAATACATTAATTAATGATCAAGTCTGGTCACAAGTCTATTCACAAGTTTGGCAACAAGTTCGGAATCAAGTTAGTTCACAAGTCTATTCACAAGTTGATTCACAAGTCTGTTCACAAGTTTGGGATCAAGCTGGGTCACAAGTGCGGTCACAAATTTGGGATCAAGTAGGGCAACAAATTAGAAATGAGCTAAGATCAAATGAGTATTAAATTAATTAATGATCAAGTCACGTCACAAGTTCAGTCACAAATTTGGGATCGAGTTTGGGATCAAGTGATGTCCCAAGTTTCGTCACAAGTTAGCTCAGAAGTTTGGAAACAAGTCTGGTCACAAGTTGAGTCAGAAGTGGCAGAACAACTCTGGTCACAAGTCAAGGATCCAGTCTGGTCACAAGTTCGGTCACAACTAGAATTATATGAATAATAAATTAATTAATGATCAAATTTATTCACAAGTTTCGGTACAAGTTGAGGATCAAGTTTGGGCACAAGTGCTATCACCAGTTCAGTCACGAGTTTCGTCACAACTGATGTCACAAGTTGAGTCACAAGTTGTGGCACAAGTTTGGTATAAATTAATTAATGATCAAATTTATTCACAAATTAGATCACAAGTCTATTCACAAGTTGAGTTACAAGTTGAGTTACAAGTGCGGTCACAAGTCTGGTCACAAGTTGATTCAGAAGTGCGGTCACAAGTTCGGGATCAAGTTAAGTTACAAGTTGCATCACAAGTTAGGTCACAAGTTGGGGATCAAGTTGGGGATCAAGTTGGGGATCAAGTGATGTCCCAAGTTTCGTCACAAGTTAGCTCAGAAGTTTGGAAACAAGTCTGGTCACAAGTTGAGTCACAAGTCTGGTCACAAGTTCAATTAATTAATGATCAAATTTATTTACAAGTTGAGTCACAAGTCTGGTCACAAGTTAATTCACAAATTCGGTCACAAGTTAGTAATCAAGTTAGGTCACACGTTGCGGATCAATTGCGGTCACAACTAGAATTACATGAATAATAAATTAATTAATGATCAAATTTATTTACAAGTTGAGGATCAAATTAGATCACAAGTGCTGTCACAAGTTGAGTCACAAGTCTGGTCACAAGTTCGGCAAGTTGAAGCACAAGTTCGGAAACAAGTTGAGTCACAAGTTTATTCACAAGTCTATTCACAAGTGCTGTCACAAGTTGAGTCACAAGCCAATTCACAAGTCTGGTCACAAGTTGATTCAGAAGTGCGGGCACAAGTTCGGGATCAAGTTAAGTTACAAGTTGCATCACAAGTTAGGTCACAAGTTGGGGATCAAGCTGGGGATCAAGTTAGGCAACAAATTATAAATGAACTAAGGTCGCATGAATAATAAATTAATTAATGATCAAATTTATTTACAAGTTGAGGATCAAATTAGATCACAAGTGCTGTCACGAGTTGAGAACCAAGTCTGGTCACAAGTTAAGGATCAAGTGGGGCAACAAGTCTGGTCACAAGTTCGGTTACAAGTTGCGTTACAAGTTAGGGATCAAGTTAGATCACAAGTCTATTCACAAATTCGGTCACAAGTTAGGTTACAAATTTTGTCACAAGTTCAATCACAATTATAAGTGTTGACTTTCTATAAATCCTCTGATAGTATTGGAGGAGTGGAATAAATGAATGTTCAGGATCAAATACATAAAAATGTGTGGTGTCCGTACGCCGAGGTTTCGGAAAACGTGCCACTTATTATCACATATCATATCGCATTTATATGTGATCAAATAGATAATTCAGTAAGATTTCAAGTAGCTAACCCACTTGAACTACAAATAAATAATCAAATTAAAAAAGAAACAACAGAAAATATGAATGAAATAGCTAAAGAAATGAATACCGATACGAATGATAAAATCCGGGATCAAATTGTAGCCAATATATTGTCTCAACTAAAATCAAAAGTGACGGATGATGAAACCGAAATCGGGAATCAAGTAAAACTCGAAGTGGCAGAAGAAATCAAATCACATATTATGGCTCAAATGACATCAGAAGACAACAAATTCGTATATCCCTACTTCGATTGCCAGTTCTGGGCATCTTGGTTCAGTTTCTATGAATTTATGAAGACTGAACTAGGTATTGAATTCCCGAATGAAAAGGAATATAATATCCTCAAAGATTGTCAGAAATATGGCATGGTATTTCCTTTGGATGACCTTTGTGTCGTATGTCAGCCGCCGACAATTATTAAAAAGAATAATTCAGGGTTGCACTGTGAGAATGGTCCGGCACTCAGTTATAACGGAGACAACGAGATATTTGCATTGAACGGGGTGGTAATGCCTAAAGAATATGTATTAACTCCTGCTAGAGATATTACCGCAGAGACGGTTATGAAGGAGACCAATGTAGAGATTCGCCGGGAATTACTTAGGAAGGTAGGTATTGAGCGGCTAATGAATGATTTGCCACATAAACTGTTGGAGACCCGTGGTAACTACGAATTGTATAGTATTGATCTAAGTAATGAAATTAAAGATGCACGTTATCTGAAAATGCAGAACCCATCCATCGGAGTTTTTCATTTGGAGGGACTAGCTCCTGGTATTAATACAATTGAGGAAGCTCTTAAATGGAGGAATAATAATTTGTTTGTTGACGCCGAAATTCTAACGTAAACCTAATGTTAAAACCTAATGTTAAAGCTAATGACACAAGTTGAGTCACAAGTTAGCTCACAAGTTTGGGATCAAGTTATGGATCAAGTTCGGTCACAAGTCTGGTCACAAGTTGCGTCACAAGTCTATTCACAAGTTTGGAAGCAAGTTATGGATCAAGTTCGGTCACAAGTTGAGATTCAAGTGGGGCAACACGTTATAAATGAACTGGGGTCGAATGTATAATAAATTAATTGATGATCAAGTTCGGTCACAAGTTAGGGATCGAGTTTGGAAACAAGTTGAGTTACAAGTTTCAACTCAAGTGTCGTCACAAGTTAGTTCAGAAGTGAGGTCGCAAATTTGGGATCAAGTTTGGAAACAAGTCTATTCACAAGTTCAGTCACACGTCTGGGATCAAGTCGAAGCACAAGTTCGGAATCAACTTCGGTTACAACTAGAATTACATGAATGATATAATTAGATATCAAATTAGGGATCGAGTTAGGTCACAAGTTGTGGATCAAGTCTGGTCACAAGTTTCGGCACAAGTTGATTCAGAAGTGAGGTCGCAAGTTTGGGATCAAGTGATGTTACAAGTTCAGTCACAAGTTGCGAACCAAATTCGGTCACAACTAGAATCACATGAACATTAATAAATTAATTAATGATCAAGTCTGTTTACAAGTTTGGGATCGAGTTAGGTCGCAAGTTTCGTCACAAGTTACGTTACAAGTCACGTCACAAGTTGAGGATCAAGTGATGTCCCAAGTTCAGTCACAAGTTCAGTCACAAGTCTATTCACAAGTCACGTCACAAGTTCAGTCACAAGTTTGGGATCGAATTAGGTCACAAGTTCAGTCACGAGTTGCGTCACAAGTCTGGTCACAAGTTGAGTTACAAGTCACGTCACAAGTTGTGTTACAAGTTCGGAATCAAGTTAAATCACAAGTGCGGTCACAACTAGAATTACATGAATGATATAATTAAATATCAAATTAGGGATCGAGTTAGGTCACAAGTTGCGGATCAAGTTCGTTCACAAGTCTGGTCACAAGTTAGGTCACAAGTTCTGAATAAAGTTAGGTCACACGTTGCGGCACAAGTTGGGGTAAAAGTTGGGGTGAAAGTTGAGTCACAAATTAGGGATCAAGTTATGAATCAAGTTAGGTCACAAGTTAGTGATCAAGTTGCGACACAAGTGCGGACACAAGTGCAGAATCAAGTGCGGTCACAACTAGAATTACATGAATGATATAATTAAAAACCAAATTCTTGATCAAGTTAGGTCACAAGTTGAGAACAAAGTCTGGTCACAAGTTAGGGATCAAGCTTGGGCACAAGTCACGTCACAAGTTAGGGATCAAGTCTGGTCACAAGTTGGGTCACAAGTTGGGGCACAAGTTCGGTCACAAGTTCGGGTACAAGTAGCTGAACAAGTTGGGTCACAAGTTGGGTCACAAGTTGGGGCACAAGTTCGGTCACAAGTTCGGGTACAAGTAGCTGAACAAGTTGGGTCACAACTAGAATTACATGAATGATATAATTAAATATCAAATTTTTGATCGAGTTAGGTTACAAGTGCAGGATCAAGTTTGGTCACAAGTTGACGTTCAAATTTGGGATCAAATCTGGTTACAGGTAATGTCACAAGTGTTGTTACAAGTTGAGTTACAAGTTCGGAATCAAGTAATTAATCAAGTTCAGTTACAAGTGATGACTCCATTGATAAAACGAATGGATGAACATGTGGATGATCAAGTTTGGACCCACGTTTGGAATCAAATTGGGTTACAAGTGGCACAGCAAATTCAATCCCAAGTCAGAAATCAAGTTAGGTCACAACTCGAATCACATGAATAATCTAATTAGATACCAAATTAGATCACAAGTTGATTCACAAGTGCGGTCACAAGTTATAACACTCTGGTCCCAAGTTACGTCACAAGTGCGGCCACAAGTCTGTTCACAAGTTTTGGATCAAGTTGCGTCACAAGTTCGGTCACAAGTGTGGTCACAAGTTAGTGATCAAGTTGCGACACAAGTTGGGGCACAAGTTCGGAATCAAGTAATGTTACAACTCGAATCACATGAATAATCTACTTAAAAACCAAATTTGGGATCAAGTTGAGGCACAAGTTGAGTTGCAAGTGGGATATCAAATTTGGGATCAAGTTAGGTCACGAGTTGAGTCACTAATGATGTTACAAGTTCGGAAACAAGTTGAGTCACAAGTTTATTCACAAATTCGGTCACAAGTTAGGGATCAAGTGGGGCAACAAGTTCAGTCACAAGTCTGGTCACAAGTTATGTCACAACTAGAATCACATGAATGATATAATAAGGAATAAAATTGGGAAACAAGTTCTGGTACAAGTGATGTCCCAAGTTGATGAACAAGTTAGTTCACAAGTTAGGGATCAAGTCTGGTCACAAGTTAAGTCACAAGTCTATTCACAAGTCTATTCACAAGTTGAGGATCAAGTTAGTTCACAAGTCTATTTGCAAGTTGAGTTACAAGTCTATTCACAAGTCACGTCACAAGTTAGGTCACAAGTTATGTCACAAGTCTGTTCACAAGTTAGGGATAAAGTAATGTTACAACTCGAATCACATGAATAATCTACTTAAAAACCAAATTTGGGATCAAGTTGAGGCACAAGTTTGGAATCGAGTTAGGTCACAAGTTCGGAATAAAGTTAAGTTACAAGTTGCATCACAAGTCTGGTCACAAGTTCGGAATCAAGTAATGTTACAAGTCTGGGATCAAGTGCGGTCACACGTTTCGTCACAACTCGAATCACATGAATAATCTACTTAAAAACCAAATTTGGGATCAAGTATGGTCGCAAGTCACGTCACAAGTTCTGTTACCTGTGATGTCCCAAGTTGATGAACAGGTTGGGGTTCAAATCTGGTCACAAGCTAAGTCACAAGTTGAGTCGGAAGTGGCAGAACAAGTCTGGTCACAAGTTCGGAATCAAGTAATGTTACAACTCGAATCACATGAATAATCTACTTAAAAACCAAATTTGGGATCAAGTTGAGGCACAAGTTGAGTTGCAAGTGGGGGATCAAATTTGGGATCGAGTTAGGTCACGAGTTGAGTCACTAATGATGTTACAAATTTGGGATCGAGTTAGGTCACGAGTTGAGAACCAAGTCTGGTCGCAAGTTAAGGATCAAGTGGGGCAACAAGTTATAAATGAACTAAGGTCGCATGAATAATAAATTAATTAATGATCAAGTTTGGAATCAAGTTAGGCAACAAGTCTATTCACAAGTTGAGTTACAAGTTGAGTTACAAGTGCGGTCACAAGTTGGGCAACAAGTTAGGGATCAAGTCTTGATACAAATCCGGTTACAAATTTGGTCACAGATTCAGTTACAAGTTCGGTCACAAGTCGAGTCAGAAGTAGCAAAACAAGTGTGGTCACAAATTAGAAATCACGTTATGTCACAATTAGAATCACATGAATGATATAATAACGAATAAAATCGGGAAACAAGTTCAGTCACAAGTTTGGCAACAAGTTGAGTACCCAATGTTGAAACACCTCGTATCACAAGTTACGTCAAGAGGTCGGGATAAAGTTAGGCAACAAGTTAGTAATCAAGTCTGGTCACAAATTAAGTCACAGGTCAATTCACAAGTTCAGTCACGAGTTGCGTCACAAGTCTGGTCACAAGTCCGGTTACAAGTTTCGTCACAAGTCTGGTTACAAATTTGGCAACAAGTTATAAATGAACTAATATCGCATGAATAATATAATAACGAATAAAATCGGGAAACAAGTTCAGTCACAAGTTAGTTCACAAGTCTGGTCACAACTAGAATTACATGAATAATCAAATTAAAGATCAAATTTGGGGTCGAGTTTTGTCACAAGTTTCAGCACAACTTCACCTAATTGATGCTCAAGTCTGGTCACAAGTTAGGTCACAAGTTGAGAACCAAGTCTGGTCACAAGTTTCGTCACAAGTTATGTTAAAAGTTGAGTCACAAGTTGAGTCACAAGTTATAAATGAACTGGGGTCGCATGAATAATAAATTAATTAATGATCAAGTCTGGTCACAAGACTATTCACACATCTATTCACAAGTTCCGTTACGAGTTTGGGTTCAAGTCTGGTCACAAGTCCGGGATCAAGTTCGGAAACAAGTCTGGCAAGTTGAGGATCAAGTTACGTCACAAGTTTCGTCACAAGTTTGGGATCGAGTCTGGTCACAAGTTCAGTCACAAGCCAATTCACAAGTTGAGGCTCAAGTTCGTTCACAAGTCTGGTCACAAGTTATGTCACAAGTTACGTCACAAGTTGATGAACAAGTCTGGTCACAAGTTCGGGATCAAGTGATGTTACAAGTTCAGTCACGAGTTGCGTCACAAATCTGGTCACAAGTCTGGTCACCAGTCGGGGCACAAGTTTCGTCACAAGTTAGCTCACAAGTTAGCTCACAAGTTTGGCAACAAGTTGAACAAGTTAGCTCACAAGTTCCGTCACAAATTAGGTCGCACGTTGAGTTACAAGTTAGGAACCGAGTTATAAATGAACTAAGATCGCATGAATAATAAATTAATTAATGAACAAGTCTGGTCACAAACTTGGGATCAAGTTGCGGCACAAGTTGTGGATCAAGTTAACTCACAAGTTATGTTAAAAGTTGAGTCGGAAGTGGCAGAACAAGTCTGGTCACAAGTTCGGAATCAAATTATGTCACAAGTCTATTCACAAGTTGCGTTACAAGTGCAGGATCAAGTTAGTTCACAAGTTAGGAATCAAGTTTGGGATCGAGTAATGTTACAAGTTCGGAATAAAGTTAAGTCACAAGTTCAGTCGCAAGTTTGGGATCGAGTAATGTTACAAGTTGCGTCACAAGTTATAAATGAACTGGGATCGAATGTATAATAAATTAATTAATGATCAAGTCTGGTTACAAGTTTGGGATCGAGTTAGGTCGCAAGTTAGTTCACAAATTTGGGATCGAGTCTGGTCACAAGTTAAGTCACAAGTTGCGGCACAAGTTGATTCACAAGTGCGGTCACAAGTAAATAGTCAAGTTATAGCACAAATTAGAAATAAGCTAAGATCAAATGAGTATTAAATTAATTGATGATCAAGTCTGGTCACAAGTTCAACCAGAAATTTGGGATCGAGTTAAATCGCCAATGGTGAAACATCTAGTATCACAAGTCACATTACAAGTCACGTTACAAGTTGAGTCACAAGTTATGTCACAAGTTTGGCAACAAATTTGGCAACAAGTTTCGTCACAAGTTCGGTCACAACTAGAATCACATGAATAATACATTAATTAATGATCAAGTTTGGCAACAAGTTAGCTCACAAGTTTGGCAACAAGTTGAACAAGTTAGCTCACAAGTTGCGTCACAGGTTTCGTCACAAGTCAAGGATCCAGTCTGGTCACAAGTTCGGTCACAACTAGAATTATATGAATAATAAATTAATTAATGATCACTTTTGGGATCAAGTCTGGTCACAGGTGATATCACAAGCTTCGTTACAAATTGAGTTACAAGTTAGCTCACAAGTTATATCACAAGTCGGGTCACAAGTTCGGTCACAAGTTTGGAAGCAAGTTCAGTCACAAGTTAGTAATCAAGTTAGGCAACAAATTATAAATGAACTGGGGTCGAATGTATAATAAATTAATTAATGATCAAGTTTGGAATCAAGTTAGGCAACAAGTCTATTCACAAGTTGATTCACAAGTTGCGGCACAAATAAATAATCAGATTAAGTCACAAGTTCAGAATCAAGTTGCGTCACAAGTTTGGAAGCAAGTTCAGTCACAAGTTAGTAATCAAGTTATAGCACAAATTAGAAATGAACTGGGGTCGAATGTATAATAAATTAATTAATGATCAAGTCTATTCACAAGTGCTGTCACAAGTTTGGGAGCAAGTTGCGTCACAAATAAATAATCAGATTAAGTCACAAGTTCAGAATCAAGTGATAGCACAAGTCACGTCACAAGTTTGGGATCAAGTTTCAAATCAAGTTTTGGAACGAATTATATCTCAAGTTTCGGAACAAGTTTCGGAACAAGTTGAGTTATACGTTTTGGATCAAGTTAGAGCACATGTAGTGAGTAAACTTTGGGTAAGTAAATAATCAAATATATAATAACTTGTTACGAATTATGAAGGAGAAAATGATATATCAAGTGTCGAGGGACGTGCAGAATCAAGTGCGGGATAAGGTTTGGAATCAAGTTGAGTTACACGTTTTGGATCAAATTTCGTCACAAGTCAATTCACAAGTCAATTCACAAGTCTGGTCACAAGTCTGGTCACAAGTCTGGTCACAAGTGGGGGATCAAGTTCGGTCACAATTAGAATCACATGAATAATAAATTAGTTAATGATAAAATCTGGTCACAAATTTGGGATCGAATTAGGTCACAAGTTCAGTCACGAGTTAGCTCACAAGTTAGCTCACAAGTTTGGCAACAAGTTATGAATCGAGTTACGTCACAAGTTAATGATCAAGTCTATTCACAAGTTATGTCACAAATTTGGGATCGAGTCACGTCACAAGTTGAGGATCAAGTTGCGGCACAAGTTCGGTCACAACTAGAATTACATGAATAATAATAAATTAGTTAATGATCAAGTCTATTCACAAGTTATGTCACAAGTTGAGTCACAAGTTTCAACTCAAGTGTCGTCACAAGTTGAGTTGGAAGTTGTGTTACAAGTTGCGGTACGAGTTAGTTCACAAGTTAGGAATCAAGTTTGGGATCGAGTTAGTTCACAAGTTAGGAATCAAGTTTTGGATCGAGTTAGGTCACAAGTTGATTACCCAATGATGAAACACCTCCTATCACAAGTTACGTCACAAGTTAGGTCACAAGTTAGGTCACAAGTCTATTCACAAGTCCGGTCACAAGTTAGCTCGGAAGTTTGGAAACAAGTTTCGTCACAAATAGCAGAACAAGTGCGGTCACAATTAGAATTACATGAATGATATAACTAACTATCAAATTTGGGTTCAAGTTAAGTCACAAGTCTGGTCACAAGTTAAGTCACAAGTTGAGGATCAAGCTTGGGCACAAGTCACGTCACAAGTAGCAGAACAAGTTTGGGATCAAGTCTGGTCACAAGTTCGGAATCAAATCACGTTACAAGTCAATTCACAAGTAGCAGAACAAGTAGCAGAACAAGTGCGGTCACAAATATCTTCCAATGGACAATTTATATAATCAAGTTCAGTCACAAGTTGCATCCCACGTTGATTCCCAAGTCTGGTCACAAGTTTCAACTCAAGTCTCGTCACAAGTTGAATTAGAAGTGAGGTCGCAAGTCTATTCACAAATTGAGGATCAAGTTCGTTCACAAGTCAATTCACAAGTTGCGTCACAAGTAGCAGAACAAGTGCGGTCACAAATATCTTCCAATGGACAATTTATATAATCAAATTATTGATCAAGTTGAGTTACACGTTTTGGATCAAGTTTCGTCACAAGTCTGGTCACAAGTCTGGTCACAAGTCTGGTCACAAGTTGATTCAGAAGTGCGGTCACAAGTTCTGAATAAAGTTAGGTCACAAGTTTCGTCACAAGTTTGGGATCAAGTTTGGTCACAAGTTAGGGATCAAGTGATGTTACAAGTTTCGTCACAAGTTTGGGATCAAGTGATGTTACAAGTTGCGTTACAAGTTCTGAATAAAGTTAGGTCACAAGTTGCGGATCAATTGCGGCACAATTAGAATCAAATAAATTATAAAGTAATGCGAGGGACAACATAAAAATGGATTTTCCGGATCAAGTAATATTACAAGAGATGGGTAAAATAATGGGACGAGTTAGGTCACAAGTTGCGGATCAAGTTCGGTCACAAGTGAGGACACAAGTTTGGGATCAAGTTTGGAATCGACTTATTAAAGCTGGTGGATCACAAGTTAAATCAGAAATTGAGTCACAAATATCTTCCAATGAACAATTTATATAAACAAGTTCAGTCACAAGTAGCAGAACAAGTGCGGTCACAAGTTGATTCACAAGTTGCGACACAAGTTCGAATTCAAATCAATTCACAAGTTACGTCACAAGTCTATTCACAAGTTGCGGATCAAGTTTCGGAACAAGTCTGGTCACAAGTCTGGTCACAAGTTTCGCCACAAGTCCATTCACAAGTATGGTCACAAGTTCGGTTACAAGTTGCGTTACAAGTTTGGGATCAAGTTAGATCACACGTTGCGGCACAAGTCTATTCACAAGTGCTGTCACAAATTAGAGATCAAGTTATAAATAAGCTAAGATCACATGAATAATACATTAATTAATTATCAAACCTATTCACAAGTTTGGGATCGAGTGAGGGGACACGTTGCGGATCAAATAATGTTACAAGTGATGACTCCATTGATAAAACGAATGGATGAACAAGTTGCGTCACAAGTTTCGTCACAAATTTCGTCACAAGTCACGTCACAAAATGAATTTGGGTCGCATGAATAATAGATTAATTAAAGACCAAATCGAGTCACAAATCTATTCACAAGTCACGTCACAAGTTAGGGATCAAGTCTGGTCACAAGTCACGTCACAAGTAGCAGAACAAGTGAGGTCACAAGTCTGTTCACAAGTTCGAATTCAAGTTAGGTCACAAGTTGCGTTACAAGTTGAGTTACAAGTTCGGTTACAAGTAAATGAGCAGATTCGGAATCAAGTTGCGGCACAAGTTATAAATGAACTGGGGTCGAATGTATAATAAATTAATTAAAGACCAAATCGAGTCACAAGTTTGGCGACAAGTTGAAGCACAAATCGAGTCACAGGTGGTATACCCAATGTTCGGACACCTCGTATCACAAATTGCGTCACAAGTTTCATCTCAAGTTATGTCACGAGTTGAGCCACAAGTTAGGACACAAGTGAATGAGCATGTTGCGGATCAATTGCGGTCACAATTAGAATTACATGAATAATAAATTAGTTAATGATCAAGTCTATTCACAAGTTTCGACTCAAGTTTCGGAACAAGTCTGGTCACACGTTGTGTCACAAGTTTCGTCACAAGTTGATGATCAAGTTTGGGATCAAGTTAGATCACACGTTGCGGCACAAGTTAGTTCACAAGTTCGGTCACAACTAGAATTACATGAATAATAATCGAATTATTGATCAAGTTTCGACTCAAGTTTGGTCACAAGTTTGGGATCAAGTTGAGTCACAAGTTAGCTCACAAGTCTGGTCACAAGTTCGGTTACAAGTTGCGTTACAAGTTAGGAATCAAGTTTGGTCACAAGTTGCGGCACAAGTTAAGGAAAATGTTGAATCACAAATTAGAAGCCACCTCGCCCGCTCTATTTTGTTTGTTGACTAGTTATGGGTTTTGTGGTTGACAAATTGAGGTAGTTGGTGTAGACTATTAAAGCATGAGAACTGCTGAAGAAATAATTAAAGAAAATGGATGGGATGAATATAAGACAGTGGCGGAAATTAAAGCCATTCAAGCCGATGCGTGGCAAGACGCCATTAAACACGCAATTTCCATAGCTAAAAGATATAGTAAAGATGATTCATGGGGTCAGGAAAAAATCATAGTGAAAGAACTCGGTAATCTTCTTGAAAAATAATATGAATACTGATTATGAACAAGGATGGGATGCTTATATGTCCGGCCTATATAAAGAGGATTGCCCACACACAAACAACCTCTCACAAGGTGGAGATTGGTTAGATGGTTGGTGGGCGGCACAAATACAATTGAGAGATTCCAATGTAGTAGCAGAAAAACCAACACTAAAACCAATACCATGTAAGTGCGGTAAAGAATATTAATAAACATAGGTTAATTGACTAACAAAAAGATGAGAATAGAAATATTCCAGCACGGAGCTTATAGTCCCGAGTGTTTTAAAAACCTAAATTTAGTAAGAATAAATTTCAATAGAACAGGTAACTATATGGTGAAGTGCTGGAACAGACCAGTTACTATATCACCCAAATGAGTTATATAAACACGAAACGGATGAAGAACGAATTATTCGTATGATAAAAGCTAGATCGGCAGAAGATACATATGCTTATTGTATCATGAGACTTCAAAATTTAGGACGAATTTGAAAATTTAAAAATATGAGACTTAAACGAAATAACGTGCTTTTGACTAGTATTAGTTTCATTTTGGCGAGTGTGGTATTGTGGATATCGCCGTCCACAAGTTTCAATGTTGAATTTGCGATTTTTGATTTGAAATTAGCATCGATATTGTTTGCGGCATATCTGTGCATGGATAAAAAATATGAAACTAAATAAAATGTATCTAGTATTGGGCGATTCATCCGACGATGGACACGGTAAGTATGAGAAAGTTTTACTTAATAGTAACGTTAAAGTAGACTCAATTCGGTACGCCTACAAGGCATCATGTAAGCTTACAGGGGTGAGTTTTAATCATAGCACAGACTATACAGAGGTTGGTAATAAGAATCAAATTGCGACTAAATATGAGGATGGCGTGCTTCATAAAAAAGTTTTTGATATTCTTGCTAAACATGGGCTTACTAAGGACATGTTGAGAGAATGGGACGTGTGCGATTATTTCGAGGAAGGAGATTTTGAAGATGGTCAATTTGGGTTGTATGCAGAAATTTTCGTTAGTCTTTGGATTTGGTTTGTTAAACTGAGCTTACCTGAGGTAGTAATATTAGAACGTGACATTCCTAAAGAGGTGATTCCGAATATTAATGGCTGTAAAAATCTATCTAGTCAATTTGGTTACGGATTATATATTTAAAATGATTAATATATGGGAACTAATTTAGACATTAACGAAATTTATAAAATTTTAAGTGAACATAAGTTGTTTGTGGGAAGAATGATTTCTTCTTATAAAAAATCTCCAAAGGGATGTACATGCGTTTGGAATGGAAACATTGTAACTCGCACATATGGAAAGATTTGGTATGGTGATTTGAATCTAACCAAAGAAGGTGATATTTTGAAGGAAATTGCTAATTGTATTGGAGAACCTCTTTATATTCTACGGGAAAGTGATTGTCGTTTTGGATCGGAGAATGATCCAATTGATACGATTATTGGTAGAAGTATTTGGAACACAACTCAGAACCTTGTTTAAAAAAGAGCACACATTTTGTTGAAAATCTCGAACTGTTAGAAGAATTCTCAGAGTCATTATTGAAATAATATGGGTGAAATTGCTATTGGAGATTTGTTTAAGCATAAGAAATATGGATTTACCGGTAAATTGATTTGCGTTGATCATTTCTCCAATATCCATGTAATCCAATCGGCAGATAACCGAGAGCCAAAATATTATTCCGATGAATTATATGAAGGGATAGAATATCCACCAACTCTTACATGGAAAGGTCTGGAATATCAGATGGAAGAAGATTTTGAAAAAATATGAAAATAAACGACATTATCAGATATCAAAATTATACATCGGATGATCGTAAGTCATCGATTAGAAAAATGAGGATAGTAGAGATGCGATTGCTCGGTGACCCCAAAAACCTTACAGAACGTTTTATTGGAGAAACTTTGAGTGGTAAAGATAAACAATGGATTTATGAGGATCAAATTGTCAAATAAAATGAAGAATAGAGAAATTAAATTTAGAGTATGGCATCATTCGTTTTCGAGATTCCTGACGCCGGATGAATGGTTTCTAGCGTTGGATGGTAAGTTACTATTTACTGATTTTACCACGGATGAATGGAGGATTGTAGATTCGGATTATACTATTCAACAATATACCGGACTTAAAGATAAAAACGATAAAGAAATCTATGAGGGTGATATTGTTAAAACTGAATTTGGTCATATGTTTAGTAGTAATATTCATGTGGTAGAGTATATAAAAAATAGATTTGTCCCCGATGATGTGTGTGATACTGATGGTGTAGAAGTTATCGGGAATATTTTTGAGAATTTAGATTTGGTAAAATAATATGAGTAAAACGAAATATTACATCAAAATAGTGCTGCCCGAAAATGATCACGGCTCTGTGCTAGGATTAGAACTAACAGAAAAAATCAGGACCGAGTTGGATAATTATCTTAACCAAGTGTTCAATAATTTTGAAGTTAAAATAATAACTGAAGTTTCTAGTTCGTAAAATAATGTCTTGAGTCATTTCATTGATTATTAGGTAATTTATACCAAATCATAGAAAACTATACCACAAATATAAAAAATTGTCAAGAAGTATCACTCTTTTTGCTCTTTGAGATTTCTAAGCAATATATATTGCTATGAAAACACCTATATATACAAAAATTGCACAGCGAAACTGGATGGAAAAGCGAAAGAAAGCGGGATATTGCTGGGCTACTTTCTTTACCACCAAGGAGAACGTAGCTAAATTAAAGGAGTTCTACGCTGAACTCAAAAAGTCCAAATGATCCGCTCATCAAACCATACAACAAAATTTGCAAATCCTCTCAAACTAAAGAGGTTGTCCAGATTCGTTGACGAATACAGGCGAGTTGGCCAAATCATTATCGATACTATCTGGGCCAACGGTTATGACAGCTTTATTCCATTAAAGGATCAACTTAATTGCCCAAAATACCTTGACTACAATCGGTTTGACGTGGAAACAGACATTTCCCCAAGAGCAATGAGTTCGCTCACAACCCAAATATGTGCTGCCCTATCAGCATCCACAAAAAAACGAAAGAAACTTCTATATACAAAATCCAAACTAATAGATGAAAATATACCAACAAAATCTATCGATAGACTGTTGACAAAATACATAATCGTAAAACCAGACTGCCGTTACATGAATCCAGAACTTAGTTCCAAATGTAGCGACATCGAATCTGGAAAATCCTTCGACTACTTTCTACGAATAAAATGTATCGGTAAATCTTATGGTCACATAAAAATTCCACTAAAACATACCAAAATGAGCCTAAAATGGCTCAAATCAGGAAAACCACTCACATCATATTCTTTAACTACATCTTCTATTACACTGAGGTTTGAAATTAAACCTTTACGCACAACCATTGGAACAAAGGTTATTGGTGTTGATCAAGGGATGAAAGACGTTGCTACTTGTTCTGATTCCCAAACAACCCCCAAAACCGATGCTCATGGACACTCGCTTGAATTTATAATAAACAAACTGTCAAGAAAAAAGAGGGGTAGCAGAGCATTTGAAAAAACACAGTCTCACAGAAAAAATTTTATTAATTGGTCAATCAATCAATTAAATTTTAATGATGCCAAAGAAATTCGATTGGAAAAAATATGGAACATTGGCTACAAAAATCGAACGTCAAGAAAGCTTTCACATTGGACAAACACGTTGATTAGAGATAAAATTATTGGAAAATGCGAAGAACTGGAGGTTCCAGTCATCGAGCAGGATTCCACTTATCGTTCCCAACGTTGTTTTAATTGCGGATTGGTACGAAAAGCCAATCGGAAAGGTAAATTATACAAATGTAAGAAATGTGGGTATGAGGCGGATGCTGATTTCAATGCAAGCCTAAACCATAGTATTGATTTGCCTGATATCGATTGGCGGTTTCGTGGTAAAGGACACAATCTAGGCAAGGGGTTCCGATGGACTCCTACCGGATTGTTCAACCTTGACGGATCGGAGCTTAGAGTCCCGGTTTCCAACAAACAAGGATAATTTTCTATAAATTATCTAACTCTACATCATATACTATGGAAAGTTGTTACGTATGCAAACGTGCTAAATCCAACCAAGAAAATCCATATATTTGTAATACTTGTAGTAAATTAGGATATATAGAAAATAAATGTTTACCAATCGGATTTTTTGATTTTGTTTGTTGGAAACCATTCGTCAAACTCCCATTAGGCAATTGAATTAATATGCAAAGAGAAATTAAAATTAGAGTATGAAGAATTAAAGGTTTTTTGTTTATAATTACATATTTATTTATATGATAATAAAATTAAATGAAATAAAAAGTGTAATACGGGAACTCCTCTTAGAACTTTTTAATAAAGACGCCTCCAAAACCGCATTAGCTAAAGCGGGAAAATCAAAATATTTTGATAAAATTATTGATCTTGATCCAACTAAAGATAAAAATGCAGTTTATTCCATTAAATTAACTAAATTTTTTCTTGAACCCAGATCTCAATCCGATGATCAATTCTTAGAATTACTCAAATCTTATTTTGAAAAATATCTTCTTTTTAAAAATAGAAAACTATTAAAAGGTAAAGACGCTGATCTCAATTCAATAAAATCTTTCAAAGATTTTCATAATTTAATTGATGCAACCGAAGCGGAACTCAAAAGAAATAAACCCGTCGATGTCGTTGCTAAAATTGCGGAACCGGAGAAAGTTGATGATCAGGGAAGCATAATAGAAGCATTAGGTAAGAAGATAGATAAGAAGGATATTACCTATGTTGATCAAAATGTTATTGTTGTTCGGGCAGATAATTCATCGAAATCGAAGAGATATGGTGGTGGATTTAGTAACTGGTGTACGGCGAGAAAGTCCGGAAATTTATTTTATAATTATCGATTTGAAGAGCCACCACAAACGATGTTTTACGTATATTTTTTAAATAAAGATAAGAATGATAATGAATTAGTGTTGCATTTCGGAGTTGATGAAGATAGAGACATTTCTTATACCGACAGATTAAACAAAGAAAGTAGACAAACATTAGATTGGTTGGTGAGAAAGTTTCCCGAATTAAAACCTGCGTTGGCTTCTAATGCATTTAAACTAGTTCCATTGACAGCGACAGAGATAAGAGTTAAAAAGTTACCAGATACGTTATCGGTGGAACAATTTAATGGATTAAGTTACGATGAGAAAGAGATGTGGTTTCAGTCTGGAGATAGAGAGGTTACATTAGATGTATGGAATTTGATGGATGAGAATTTCAAGAATTTGTATGTGAGAGAATTTTCAGATAGGGAGGATGATATTGATAATGAGATATTTAATATAATAAGAGGGACAAAGTATGAAAAATTATATATGGAAGGAATACAGGAGAGGATAGAAGATGGGATATCCGAATCGGAGACACATACTATAGATCAATGTAGTCCGCATGAGTTGGAATTTATCAAGACCAGTCCAGGGTTGATTAATAAATTAAGTGATTATACTGTTTATAGTTTATTAGATCAATCACAGAATAAAGACGAGATGGCTCGGATATTGGGTCCGGAGAATATAAATAAATTAAATAGTGATAATGTTTATAAAATATTAGATTATTCACAGAATAAAGACGAGATGGCTCGGATATTGGGTCCGGAAAATATAAATAAATTAAGTGATGATAATGTTTATAGTTTATTACAAAATTCATCAAATAAAGACGAAATGTCCAAAATTATTTTACAATATAAAGGAAATAATTTAAGTGATAATAATGTTTATAATTTATTACACTATTCATCAAATAAAAACGAGATGGCTAAAATACTTGGTAGTGAAAATATAAATAAATTAAGTGATAATACTGTTTATTATTTATTATACTATTTACTGAATAAAGACGAGATGGCTAAACTTATTTTACAATATAAAGGAAATAATTTAAGTGATAATAATGTTTATAATTTATTACACTATTCACAGAATAAAGACGAGATTGCTAAGATATTGGGTCCGGGGAATATAAATAAATTAAATAGTGATAATGTTTATAAAATATTAGATTATTCACAGAATAAAGACGAGATGGCTCGGATATTGGGTCCGGAAAATATAAATAAATTAAGTAATAATAATGTTTATTATTTATTACACTCTTCACTGAATAAAGAAGAGATGGCTAAAATACTTGGTAGTGAAAATATAAATAAATTAAGTGATAATACTGTTTATTATTTATTATACTATTCACTGAATAAAGAAGAGATGGCTAAGATTTTGATGAATTATTTAAGTTCCGATAGGATAGAGCAATTTAAATTAAAATTTCCGCAACAAGCGAAGTGGTTTAATGCGTCACCTACTCCAATTAGGGAGCGTCATTCCAATTATAAATCCTATTACAGTTGAAAACATTTCTGGTAGAACGTTAATTATCTGAACCCGGTGTTCAACAATTTCAAAGTTAAAATAGTAACTGAAGTTTCAAGTTAGTAAAATAATATGCAAAGAGAAATTAAATTTCGAGTTTGGGATGTCGATGGAAAGAAATTCATTGATCCGCAACATTATGATATCGGACAAGTTCTACTTGATTTTGCGGGCAATATCAGAATTGCAGCATGGTCACAAGGTAATGGAGATAATGCCGCCGATTCTGTATATTCTCCCGTAGGCAATCAAAGTAATTATACTATTCAACAATATACCGGACTTAAAGATAAAAATAACAAAGAAATCTATGAGGGTGATATTCTCGTGTATTCAGAAAATGATCCAACCTCCACTGCTGATAGAACATTGGTGCGTGTAGAATATAAAGGGAGCGGTTTTTGTTATAGAGATTTAGCTACAAATAAACTCGACTCTATTCATTCCATCATCGGAATTGTTGAAGTTGATGTTGACGCAGAAATTATTGGTAATATCTTTGAAAATGTCTATTTGTTGCCATAATTATGCTTAAAAAAGTTATATATCGAATTTCAGAACGAGTTATAGATCAAGTCTATTTACGAGTTGGGGCACAAGTTCAGAATCAAGTTGAGTCACAAGTCTGGTCACAAGTTGAGTCACAAGTTCAGTCACAAGTTAAAGAGCAAGTTATGTCACAAGTTGAGGGTCAAGTTTGGGTACAAGTCAGGGATAAAATTATGGCTCAGATTCATAGTCAGATTTAGTTAAAATCCCACTGGAATCAGTACTGTGTCAAAAAATATGAAGTCGTCAAAAAATAAACGGAAATGGCCTACTTTAGAAGGTAGACTTAATCACCCACTAACATCTCGGGGCGCTGGCTTGAAGCAAATGAAGGCAAATGGAGATATTTTAACTCCATTAGCCGAAAAAGAACTGGAAAAATATTTGTCAAAATCAAACAAATCAATTGCGGACTGAACCGTCTGACGGTACGCACTGAAAATAAAAAATGAACTCTTGACAAAAACGATAAACTAGTGTAGATTGGAGATAGTTATAAACAAACAGATAGTAATAATAAAATTATGAATAAAAACAGAAATACAGCAAAAATTAATGCACAGCAGGGTGATGTAATTCTAAAACGTCTCACGGCTCTCCCATCCGGCGAAGCAAAGCTAATTTCTAAAGGCAAATTGGTCCTTGCGGATGGGGAAAGTACCGGGCATTATCACGGATTATTTGAAGAAAACAGTGAATTGCGTCAGTACGGCAACACAATGGTCCTCGATCTAAAAGAGGAAGCGACATTGACTCATCAAGAGCATGGACCGATTACCTTGGAGCCGGGGTTGTGGGAAGTTGGCAAGGTTCAGGAGTATGATTATTTTGCTCAAATGAAGCGTCCGGTGATGGATTAACATATAAATGCGGCAGATTAATTATAAATTATGAGCAATAGTAATAATGTATGCATTAACTGCCGCATTTCCTCAAAACGATATGGGATGATATGTGGAAAGTGTGGAACAGAGATGGTGGGTATAGGTAAGAAATGGGGGGTGCCGAGGAAGGCTGATATTAAGGGTTGGAGGGATGTAGGGGCTATGGTAAGGGATATATTGGCTGAGAAGGCTAGGACGAGATATGGAGTTAATGCAGTAGAATAAACAAGTTATGACCGACCGAGAATTTGTAACACTGGTTGACAAATTAAAAAATGACGAGCCGTTTACTGATAAAGATGAAAAACTTTTGAGATATTGCGTTGAAGAAGGGTTCCTTGAAGTTACAGAAGACGAAGATAATAATAGTTACGAATAAATTATGGCAATTATATGAAGTTTAGAGTTTGGAGTAATAAGTATAAAATGTATCACGATGATGCAATGTGGCCTAATAATCAACGGTCGATGCAACTATTCTTTTTAGATCCGAATGGAAAGCTGCATGAGATGGTATGGTTTAGTGATACACCGGGGGAGTGTCTTACTGAGGTAACCATTGATAAAAATGATTATGTTGTGGAACTAATAGGTGGTGGCAAGAAAAAAAGTAAACATGAAAAACTTTGAGATATTGCGTTGAAGAAGGCTTCCTTGAAGTTACAGAAGACGAAGATAATAATAGTTACGAATAAGTTATGGCAATTATACTACCGACACCAAAAGACCGCAGTTTAATATTTAGCAAAACCGTCAATAATGACAGTGTTGCTGAACTGACAAAAACACTGCTTGATATTAGCACCGATGATGCGTATATCTCAAAAATATATAATGTTCATGATATTGCATACAAACCGCAACCCATCAAAATTCATATTGATAGTTATGGTGGATCAGTATATCAAGGATTAGGTCTTTTGAATATAATGAAGAACTGTACCACCCCAATTCATACCATTGTTACGGGGTGTGCTATGAGTTGTGGATTTTTGATCTCTATCAGTGGGCATAAACGATTTGCTTATCAACATTCAACTTTTATGTACCATCAAGTAGCAAGTTATGAGTTTGGAAAGTTGAAAGATATTGAGGATGGAGTTATAGAAACAAAACGATTGCAACATATCATCGAACAACATACAATTAGCCAGACGAAAATTCCTATTGCCAAATTAACTGAGGTTTACAATAAAAAAGAAGATTGGTATATGGACTCGAAGCAAGCTCTTAAACTAGGGGTAATTGATGAAATTATATAAATGTTTTTAGAAACTAAATTTCGACTGTGATATGGCATCTACACGATATGTAAGAAGAAATATGATTGAAGAAGGATTATACGACAATGAACCGAGTTATGTAAGGGCAACCATATACGAACGAGTATTTGGAAAAGTCCCTTTTGCCGGGTTTGAAGCTCATGATTTTTTGGTCTGCCGAGAGAAACTTCAGGAGTGGATTAATAGTAATGGATTTACATTGCTTCATGCTAAATTAGCGGTTTATCATGATGATGGAGAAGAGCGACTTACTCGATATTACGTTAATAATGAGACCAAGGTAATGATTACCCTACGTCGTAGTTATAACAATCCGGATATGGAACGAGATGTTTTAATTAGCGACGGTGATCCCAGTGACCGAAACAAGAATCCCAATAAATTCGTATGGCTTTCTTATTATGGGCCGACTGAAGAAATTACTTTAGCATTTAAAAAAGTAATGGATGGTCTTCGGATTAAAGAAGATACCAAGAATAAGTTATACATGCTTAAATCGACGGATTATGGTGGGTTGGAATTAGATTCGTTTCCAACTAACTGTGAAAATATATCATTGGAGTTAAATTATGGAAAGGCTTTTGCAAAAGTGCATAAGCATATTATAGAAAATCTTACAGGTAAGAAATCGGGGTTGTATATTTTTCATGGACCACCAGGCACTGGGAAAACTTCTATAATTAAATATCTTACTACTATAGTAGAAACCAGAAAGTTTATTTTTGTTCCCAATACATTAATTTCGGAATTGTTTTCCCCCAAATTAGTTGACAAATTATATGCATTTAAGAATTCGGTATTAGTTCTTGAAGATGCTGAGATTTGTGTATTTAAACGGAATGGACAAAATAATGAATTGGTCTCGGGAATTCTCAATATTACAGATGGATTATTGAAAGATTTATTAAATATTTCTATTATCGTAACATTTAATTCCGCAGATATTGATGAGTTAGATACTGCTCTGTTGAGAAAAGGACGACTCAAAGTGATTCATAAGTTTGATTTACTTTCAATTGAAGAATCTAAAAAACTGGCTAAACATTTGAAGAAGAAGAAAGAAGTTACTAAATCACTATCGTTAGCCGATATTTATAATTTAGATGAGGAAACCGGTGTAGAAGATGTTCCTGAGAAAAAAGTTGGATTTGGCGGATAAATGTGTTTTTTAAAATTTGAAACGATATTTAAATGTGGCAAGAAGTCGCAGGGCTGCTGGGTGCAGAGTTGTTTTTCATATGAATGACGTGGTGGGTTCGAACCCCATATCTGCGACCAAATTTTACATGCATCATTAGCATAAAAGTAATGTCCGAGTTTTCCAAACTCGTAAAGTCGGGGCAGTACCGACATGGTGCTCCAAATTATTAATAACGGTGACTAGTTCACCTCATGCTTGGTAATTTAAAAAAAAAATAGCGAATTGATAAATCGCAAATGCTGGCTCTAATCCAGTCCAAGTATATTTTAATTTTTTTCTGATATAGTTAGCCCTATGATTACGTATATAGAATTAAATGCGGTATTAACAGATAGCGGAATTCGTCAAGAGGCAATTCAAATCTTCGATGAGGAATTTGTTCTTCCGACCTCCCATTGGATAACGCACGATTTAGGCGCATCTCTAGATAAATTTTTCTTCGATACCGGAATAAAATTTGGATATAACCAATATGAATGTAATAAGTTTGCTAAAACTGCAACTACAATAGCGGATTGGTCTTGGGCTAAAACTAAAACCCGAGACGTCGCATTGGCATTTGGTATGTTTGGTTATATTGGAGGCGTGGATGGGCATATGATTAATATTGCCGTTCACAGAGATTCCGCCAGCAAATTATATTTAGCTTTTTACGAACCTCAACCCTTTGTTGCCGAAGGTGAAATGGCATCTCGACTTGTATGTTTAACTCAAAAAACTCTTTCAAAAGAAGATATTCGGTCTTGTATCTCGTGCTTATTTTTATAAGCTTTCTATCAGTAACGGGATGTACAACTACTTCCCCTACAGTAAATTTACCTCCGGTTGAATTTACCGAGTGAACTATATTTATATTTTGTCATATCCCCGCCGCCTCTAGGCTGTACAGTAACGACAGTTAATGCGTAATTGCGGGGATTTTATATTGGACCATCGTAACTCCAACTGGTACTATTAGAATAGTTACCTGTTCTATTGAAATTTATTCTCGCTAAATTTAGGTTTTTAAAACACTCGGGACTATAAGCTCCGTGCTGAAAATATTTCTATTCTCATCTTTTTGTTAGCCAATTAACCTATGTTTATTAATATTCTTCACCGGAAAAATATATTAAAACAAGCGATTTATTGACAGAATTTCACTTCGGTTGCAGTTTTAATGTTGACGCAGTGGACACCACCTACTCGTCAACCCACAACTGTTTATTTTATTAGAACTGAAGTTACTATAGCAGAATTTCTATAAATGTCAACATTTTTCAATAAAATGTTTGCTCTTTTCTGATACTTATAAACATGAAAACAAAATTTATATTTCTTATAATAAGTTTCTTACTGTTGGTAGGATGTAACACCGTTCCTAGTTTTACTTCTAATAATATTCTTAATTTAAGAGTGGTAGATGCTTCTCAAAACATACTGAGAGGTGGTCAACCAGATGCGAAGGGATTTATATATTTGAAATCACTTGGTATAACTAATATTATTAAACTTAATTTAGAAGATAATGAGGATGCGGAGGCAACTGCATTAGGAATGACGGTGGTTTATATTCCTATTAACACATATGATCAGGTAATTCATTTGGAAAAGTGGAAGTTCGAGGTTGCGGTAATTGCTATAACTCCGAACACTTTCATTCATTGTGCGCATGGACAAGATCGAACTGGGTTGGTTGTAGCGGGATATAGGATGGCGAATGGAATGTCTAAAGCAGATGCAGAAAAAGAAATGCTGGCGAATGGATTTCACAAAGAATTGATTGGGTTATGGGGATTTTTTAAAAAAATAAATTAATGATTTATCTTTTTCTGTTGATATTTAAGATATATGACAGAAAAACAATCACTCCCATCAAGCGTTTATAATTGGAAGAGACAAAAGCCAGATTCTCGTGATTATAAATTTGCAGAAATACCTTCGGTGAAACGATTAAAAGTAACAACTCCACCACCGGTTGTTAATTTACGAAAATGGTGTTCTGAAGTAGAAAATCAAAAATCTTTAGGTAGTTGTTTTACCGGCGATACTTTAATTCCTCTTTTGAATGGAAAGATAGCTACACTGAAAGAACTTACAGATGGGATGTATGGGAAAACTTTTTGGGTATATGGAAATAAAAATGGAAGAATGGTTCCTGCGTTAGCATCCGCATCTCTTACACAGTATATCGCACCCATTTATAATGTCACATTAGATAATGGGAGAACAATAAAATGTACTGCTGATCATCAGTTTTTGATGCGAGATGGTAATTACAAAAAAGCAATGGAATTAGTATCTGGGGATAGTTTAATGTCATTTAGAAGAAAATATAATAAATTGGGATATGAGTATGTTTTTTGCCACAGTGACCACAAATATCATCTTACACATTGGTTAGTCGGAAGTTATATACATGATTATTCTGTTAATAAAAATGGAGTAGAAGTGATACATCATAAGGATTTTATTAAAAATAATAATACTCCGGAAAATTTGGTAGGAATGACAATACAAGAACATTCAATATATCAAAATAAAACGGCGGAATGTAAATTAAAACGTTTTATCGCAGCGAAAAATAGATGGAAAGATATAACGCCGGAAGCTATGAGTCGTGTTGTAGATTCCGCAGAAATACGTTTGGGGGCAGTGGGAACACGAAGTCAGATAGCAAAAACAGCAAACGAGGTATTTCTTAAATGTGGAAATATTTCTAAAGAACAATGGGAAACGACGGACGTAACAAAACGATTTAAGTTTGAAACGGCGATGAAATATTTTGGAAACCAAGACGAGTTATTGATTGCTGCACAAAATTATAATCATAAAGTCGTATCGGTCATTAATAGTAATACATCCGAAGATGTTTATTGTCTCACGGTACCAGATACTCAAAATTTTGCACTTAATGATGGAGTTTATGTTCATAATTGTACCGGCCAGGCGTGGGTGGGTTTAATGGAGTGGCATGAGAATTTCATGGGAAGAGGAGGAAAGGCATTTCAAAATCTTAGTCGGTTGTTTGTTTATTATAATGAACGGGAACTTGAAGGAACCATCAATGAGGATGCCGGTGCCGAATTAAGAAGTGGAGCAAAAGCATTGGCTACGTGGGGGGTTTGTTATGAAAAAAGTTGGCCTTATAACATTGATACTTTCACACAAAAACCAAGTCCAATATGTTATCAGGATGGAGCTATTCATAAAATTAATAGTTATTATTCTATCAGTACATTTAATCATCTTAAAATGTGTTTGGCAAACAATTTGCCGGTGGTATTTGGATTTATGGTATATTCGAGTTTTGATTCCGATGTGGTTGCTAAAACCGGTATAGCTTCTATGCCAGATATTAAAAACGAGGAATTGCTGGGGGGACACGCCGCAATGATTGTGGGATATAATAATTATGAGAAGCGATTTTTAGTAAGAAATTCGTGGGGGAAAAATTGGGGACTTAAAGGAATTAATGCCGGTTATTTTACGCTTCCCTACGATTATGTGGCTAATCCCAATCTTGCCAGTGATTTTTGGACGGTGGTTCGTATTGTCGAAGACGCATGAAAATAGCGTTTTATAAAGGAACTAGTTGGTTTAGTAAAGCAATCATGCGAATTTCCCGTGGGGGTTATTCTCATGCGGCGGTTCAATTAAACGACGGAACCATTGTTGAAGCGGGTGTAAAAAATGGGGTATGTCTGAGAAAAAGTTTATTGGACGACGTGGATATTAATACTACGGTCGATGTATTTGATGTTCAAACTACGCCGGAAGAAGATGAAATTATTTGTGATTTCTTGATTCGACAAATGGGGAAGGGGTATGATTTCTGGAATATAATTGGGTTTGTATTATATTCATCTAAAGAAGGAAGAAAAGGATATGATCGGTGGTTTTGTAGTGAATTGGTAGTGGCGGCTTTTCGACAAGCCGGAATCAATCTACTCACACGAGTTGACGCATGGAAAATATCACCCACGATTTTATCTTATAGTCCTCTCCTAAAAAGCGGACAGAGAATGCAGATTACAAAAAGTAAACGATTCGGTGGCATAAAACACTCAAATTCAATACATACGACAACTGAAAACTTAGGATAATAGTTTATTTGCGGGCACAAGGACATCATTTTAATGGTTTTTGAATAATTTGAACTATTTATAGGATGAACTATAGATAAAATATGCATATCATTACACCGTATAATCCGTGGGCTCCTAAAAAGAAAAAAACTTGGCAGGAAGAGTTGTGGGAACAGCAAACCATTGCGGAGGCTGAAGCAAGAATGTTAGCAGAAGCTAGTAGCAGGACATTACCCAATAATTCTCCTAATACTTCAATGGCAACGGTTGGACCAATGGCAAATACTATGGCAGGCGGTGGCGGTAAACCCGTTTATGCATTTTTTAGCGCCGGTTCAGACGTGGTAAATTTCGATCGGAGTCCTGCTAGTGGAGATGGCCCAGTCACGGTCAATTTTATAAATTTAACTACAACTCCTCAGTTCGATTCATATAAATGGAGATTTAGTGATAATACTACTAGTACGGATGTAAATCCGGTTCATATATTTCAAAGCGGAAGTACTAATTCAACCATTTATATCGCATCGTTGGAAGTAAGTAATTCTGTAACCGGTGCGCCGGGTGGAAGAAGTCCAGATGTTTTTATTGTGGTAGGAGTTCCTAGTGTAACTGCCAGTTATACGTATACAACTACATCCAAGGTAGCGCCTTTCTCGGCGTCGTTTACTAATACTTCGATTAATACAAGTCAAACAAAAACGACTTCGTATGTTTGGATAATCAAAAACGACAATAATACATACACGTCTACGGCGACCGATTTTGAGGTTAGAATTGATAGTGGAAGTGTTACCGCATCGCTCGGAATGACTGGATCGTATGGATTAACTAGTTTGACTAATTCAATGTTTAAGGCGGCAGCACCCACATTATTAGTATCCTACACCGTGGTCACTTCGTCTAAATATGCTCCCGCTAATGTAACGTTATCAAGTTCATATAGCTATACCGGAATCGGAACTCTTAGTGGACTCTGGCGTGAAGGAGAGTATCAGGAAAATGGCACGGAATATGTGGTTGGATATCCCGGTGCAAAAGTTATTGGGCCGGAAGTTTTCAATACGAAATCGATTTCGGGCGGTGATGGAAAATTCACCTCATCATTAGCAATTACTGAGTCTATATACGGAATTACCGCTTTCTATACTCAGAGTTTCCAGCTTAAATTGCCAACGTTGGAACTGTCATTCGTCACTCGTTCATTTGGTAACGGTGGAATAGAGAATTCTTATATGGAGCCGGTTTCAATGTCGTACACTTCGAGTATCGTTACGGAAGGTATGTATGGGGCGAATTACACATTCCTTTGGGATTTCGGTGCGGCAAGTTTCACAAACTCTCAAGGAGTTTATGCTGGGACTGCAACAACTCAAGGACCGCATTTCCGATCTGATTATGCTCCCGGTTCATACACGGCATCACTGGAAGTTACATCGAGCATTTATGGATTGTCGGTGAGATCAACTCAAAGTTTCGTTGTCGGATCTTAATTTAAACACTCATTATAAAATCAAAGACAAGGCGTTAGTAAAATAACGCCTTTTCTTTTTTGTAACATAATCGTAACATAGATTCATCAATTTCGTTTGCGGTTCTTCATAGTTATTTGCAAATTAAAATTATGATGAAAAATCTAAAAGTATATGTTTATGTCGCCGCCCTGATCATGGTCGGTGTTTTTAATGTTAATGCTCAAACTAATGTTGTATCAACGGGTTCCACAAATAAACCTGTACATAAAACATTTAAAACCTTTGATTTGAGTAATTTCGTCTTTACAGTTGAAAACGAGTTCCGTGCTAAAGACACGGGCACCTCCTTCTTCTATGAACATAATGATATTCAAGCTAAATATCTTTTGATAGACAAATATTTTGATATCTTCACTGATTATCGACTTATTTTTAAAAACAGTGCCGAAGGTAATAATTGGAAAAATCAAAGTATGTTTCTTGAAGGCTTTAATATAAAATATCCCGAACAAACGTGGGGTAAAATTAACCTCCGTCAACGACTTGAAATTGGACTGAACCATGCTCCTACAAAAGACACTTATCAGTGGAATGTGTTTCCCAAATATAATACCCCATGGAAACTTACTAAATATGAAATCAATCCATTCGTAGCCGATGAATCCTTCTTTGACACCCAGCAATCTATGGGCTTTGTAAAAAATCGAGTCTATGCTGGTATAGATTATAAGTTTACTCCCAAAATCAAAGGTGGTACTTGGTACTACTATGAAACCGCTGCTCATTCATCATCAACCGCAAATGTCCTCGTTACCCAGATTAAATTCGAATTTTAAATTAATATGAAATATCTTTTTATAAGTGCTATTCTCAGTCTGTTAATGGTAGGTTGTAATAAATCTAATAACATCGTGACAACCCCAACCACTACCATCCAAGTAAAAGGCTCAGATACAATGGTTAATCTGGCTCAAGCATGGGCAGAAGAATATGTAAAAACAAATCCTGCCATCAATGTGGAGGTTTGTGGCGGCGGGTCTGGTGTTGGTATTGCTGCCCTCGAAAAGGGAATCATTGATATAGCGAATAGTAGCCGTAATATGAAACCCGACGAAATTGATGCTACTAAAAAAATAACAGGTAAGTTACCAGTGGAGTTCGTAGTCGGTTATGACGCTCTTGGTGTATATGTTCATATTGATAATCCCATTAATGAAATTACCATCGAACAACTCGCCCAAATCTATGTGGCAAATGGTAAAATTAATAAATGGTCGGATATTGGTATCAAAATTCCCAATGGAGAAGATAACATTGTCCTCGTCAATAGACAATCTAGTTCGGGAACATATGAGTTCTTCAGAGAACATGTTCTAAACAAAAAAGACTTCCGCCTCGGTTCGAGGGATATGAATGGTTCAAAAGAAGTGGTTGAATTAGTTTCATTTACAAAAGCCGCTATCGGCTATAGTGGTATGGGGTATAATATACCGGGAAAAGTAAAAATGTTGAAAATAGCTAAAGCTGCCGGTATCCCATCCGTCGAACCTACAATGATAAATGCATTAAATAAATCATACCCTCTATCTCGTTCACTATTATGTTATACTCTAGGAGAACCCGCTGGTGAACTGAAAAAATATCTTGATTGGTGCGTATCTCCTCCCGGTCAAAAAATAGTAGAACAAACGGGATATGTTCCACTCCCAATTAAATGAGCGGCAATTATCATTTTGTTTCTATTTATTTTGAAGGAAGCAGAAAACCCATCTGCTTCCAGCGGATGGGATGAATGCGACCCATTGAAAAATAGTTTGATGTTTCTCATTTCTCAAAAATATATATTCTTGTAGAAAGCAATCTTCGGATTAGCATTCTCAAGGGCTGGAAGAGTCCTATAGAAACTCTAATGTTAGAGACAAGTGGAAACCCACTTGCTTTAGCGGGTGGGTACTTCATAAATATGATTAAACTAAAAGATATTTTGTTTGAGCTTATTGATAAGAATGCGATATTATATTTAGGATGGGTTAAACGCAATAACCATGATGTTATGGGAATGGACATTCAGTCTGGGGAGGATGAGACGCATCATAATTATATGCTCGGATTGCCTCCGGAATGGAGAAATGAATTTGATAGTAATTTATTGAGATGGAGATATCGAAAAGATATTAATATTGTCTATTGGTGGGAGTTTGGTAATCCAACCGATGACGAGAAAGAGGCGGTAGAACACTGGATTGAAAAAAAATTAAATCAAAAAAATCCTTCTCATAAAATTATTCCTACCGATAAAAATAATATGACTTTTTGGAAATCTCATGGAGAAGATTAACAATGTCAAATTTTGATGTTGACATTTATAGAAATTCTGCTATAGTAATTCCAGTTCTAATAAAATAAACAGTTGTGGGTTGACGAGTAGGTGGTGTCCACTGCGTCAACATTAAAACTGCAACCGAAGTGAAATTCTGTCAAAAAATCGCTTGTTTTAATATATTTTTCCGGTGAAGAATATTAATAAACATAGGTTAATTGACTAACAAAAAGATGAGAATAGAAATATTCCAGCACGGAGTTTATAGTCCCGAGTGTTTTAAAAACCTAAATTTAGCGAGAATAAATTTCAATAGAACAGGTAACTATC